GCAAGATCGGGGAATTTTTGTGGGATTACTATCCGTTGTCCTACTTTGTTGACAAGAAGATTCAGTTTGGATTTTTGGGTTTCGCCCTCACCTACCAACAGGTGTCGTCTGCCGCAAATCCCGACAACATCGCCAGCAAGTTCAACTTCTACGATTTTCTGCCCCACGAGTCGCCTGAAGCCAAGGCCCGCGCGCCGCTCGACCAGTTCGGTCGGCCGCAGATTAACGAGAGTGATTTTTACCGGCGCACCATCGTCTCGGTCGACACCGCCTCCAAGACCACCGAACGGGCCGACTACACCGTCGTCCAGGTCTGGCGCGAGGATTTCAAGGGCAAGCACTATCTCGTCCATCAGGATCGCCGGAAGGTTGAGTTCAACGATCTGATCTCGATGATCGAGGCGCCGGCCATCAAGTACCGGGCCGATCAAATCCTTGTCGAGGACAAGGGCTCGGGCACCCAGTACCTCCAGAACCGGGGCTCGACCGACAACCAGAAGCGTCAGGCCCCCTGCCCGCTGGTGGCGGTCAATCCGGGCGTGGCCGGCAAGAGCTTCCGCTTCGATGGGGTCACGCCGATGATCGAGGCCGGCGATGTCTGGCTGCCCAAGGACGCCCCCTGGATCGAGCAGCTTCTGGTCGAGGTGGGCCAGTTCCCCGACAGCGCCCACGATGACCAAGTCGACGCCATGAGCCAGTACCTCAACCACGCCAAGAAGAACCGCACCCGTTACGGCAGCCGCAAGATCACCAAGCACACCTGATGACCACCCTGGCTTACAAGGACGGCGTCCTGGCCGCCGACACCCGCATCTGCGACGGCACCCTGATGCTGGGCGTCTTCACCAAGATCAGGCGCATCGGCCCGGTCTTGACGGCCGGCTGCGGCAACGCCCAGGACGTGGCCAAGTTCAACGCCTGGGTCAGCAGCGGGATGGAGGGCGAGTTCAGTATGGGCGAAAGCGAGTGCTGGCTGATCGCCCCCGGCCAGCCTGTCCTGATCTACGAGAACGACACCTTCCTGCGCATCGACGCGCCGTTCTACGCCAGCGGCACGGGCGGCGAGATCGCCCGAGGCGCCATGGCGATGGGGGCCGACGCGGTCACGGCCGTGCGCCAAGCCATCCTCCACGACAGCGCCACAGGCCCGCCGATCGACGTCCTCTACCTGGACGGCCGCCCCGGCGAGCGGCTGGCGGCCTGATCCGCCCAAGACCACGATCGGCGACATCTTCAGACAGTCGCCGATCGTCGACTTTGCCCCCTGTGGGGCGCGTTAACCATGTTTGTTTACCCTCTTTGGCCCGTTAACCTTAATAAAATCCCTGGTAGTACCAAGTAGGACCGGCACTACCAGCGGTAATACCGGAGAAAACGCCCGTGTTTCGCTACATCGCTGCCCTTTTCGACCACATCGTCCACTACAAGCTCGCCCCCGCCCACCTGAAGGTGGAGAACCAGGGCGCCCTGGAGCGGCTCCAGGCGGCCGATCGCCAGATCGAGGCCGGCGTCTATGCCGGCAGCGACGTGCGCGGCACCCGCGCCTACGCCTTCCACCACATCCCGCCGCGCGAGCGCCTGATCGCCGCCAACAAGGGCCGCGACGTCACCAGCCTCACCCCGCGCCGCGAGCGTCGCCTGTCGGTGGCCGGCAAGAAGCCCTGGGAGCCGCTGCTGGTCACCGAGCCGCCGCGTGATCCCGAGGAACTGGCGCGCGAGCGCGAGGATGAGGCCCGTGCCCTGCGCGACAGCGCCGAGCATCTGGCCAAGCGCGCGGCCACGCGTCTGGCGCGCCAGCGGATGCGCGAACGCTACGCGCCTTATCGCAGCGCGGGTCAGGAGGTGCTGAGCAACGTCGGCCTGGACGCCACCTGGGTGCGGGCTGGCTATCAGCAGGCCATCGACGACGCCCATCCGATCGCCGAGACCCCGGACGAAGTCTAGGGACCCTCGTCCCAACCGCTCGGGGACCCGGCCGGAAAAAGGCCAGGGACCCTGGCGGAAAAACCTCCAGGGACCCTGCGCCAGACGAGCCAGGGACCCTGGCCAAAATCGCTTCCAACCCAGACGGAAATTCGTAAGCCATGCCCCACGACCTCCTCGCCCTCGTCTATTTCACCCTGGCCAGCCTCCTGGCGCTCGCCATCCTCTTTGGCGAACTCGACTGGGATATCGACGGCCGCCGGGGCAGCCTCAAAGGCCCGCTCGCCCCGCCCGGTCCTAGTTCATAGTTTTCGTGACAACATTTGATTTCATTGGGCTTTTTGGCCTGCTGTCACGATTCAAAAGGTTTCACGCGTGCCCCGAGCCCTGCAAATCCACCCAAAATGGGCGATTTTGATCGATCTCGGGCTCTGGCTGATCGTCAGGATCATCGCATTGGTCCACAATGCGAGGCCGGAGGCCGGTGCGCCACCCACCAAAGCGTGAGACATGTCAAGCCCCCTGGCTTGGCGTGTCATAGTTTGTCCGAAAGGTGACAGGGCGGGCGCAAAAGAAATCCGGTTGACTCCGCAAACCCAGGCCAGACTTGACGTTGCGCCATTCTCCGCAGGTCTTGCGGCGATTGCCCAGGCTATTCTCCGCACGTGTCCGCAAAACCGCCTATGTGACGCCCTGCTTGACACGGCGGGGGCGCTGTGACACACAAAAGGCTCGGGCGTGCGCTCGGATGGAAAGCCCCGCTGTCGGCTTCACGCCAAGGCCTGGGTGGACCACCAGCGCTAGACCTGCCCGCCGGCGCCCTCGACCCCATGCGATCGCCGGCGGGACCCCACCGCCTTGGCCTGCCACACCCGGCGAGGACCCAGGGCGAGAAACGCCCACCAGAGCCCGCCGCCCTGGTGGGCGTTTTGGTGTCCGGGCCTGGACTTGACGTCGGCCCATTTCGCCGCCGACTTGACGCCGGATCATTTGCCCGGCCGACTTGACGCCAGCGCATTTCCCCCAGACTTGACGCGAACGCATTTCGAATTTGACGCGAGCGCGTTTCCTTCCCAAATTTGACGCGAGTCCATTTCAAACTTGACTTGACGTCATTTCATTTCCTTGACCTGACGCCGTTCCGTTCCGCCGGGCCTTAAGGTTAACGGCGGATTAACCATACGGCGAGTAAGGTTAATTTTCAAGGTTAACGGGTAGGATGAACGAACGTGGTTAACGGGCCTTAAGGTTAAATCTTAAGGTTAACAGGCGTTAAGGTTAACGCTTAGGGTGAAAAATTAAGGTTAACGCGCCCGGCCGGACCGCCCAGGCCCTACCGGCGCCGTTAAGGTTAACGCCAGGGGTCGAATCGTTAAGGTTAACACCCAAAAACAGCGAAAATCAGCAAAAATCGTCCAAAAACAGTGAAAATCAGCGAAAAATAGCGCTTTTCAGCCTGAAAATCGCAAAAAATCCGTGTTTTGGCCCATTTTTGGGTCATTTTCGCGCTCTGACCCGCTTCTGGGCCAGCCCGAACGGGCGCCGGCCGGGTCGTGATCCCCCGGCCGGTGGGTCAGTGGAGAATCCAGAGCAACAGCGCCAGAGCCGCCAGTGACCAGCCGTTCAGCAATTTCAGGTGTGCGCCTCTCTCGTCTGCCGTGGCCGCTCGCCACGCTTCCTTCATCGCATACAAGAAAACTGTTGCCAAGCCCCAAAGATCGCTTGACAGCATAAAAGCCCAATGCGACAAGGGGACATCCAAACGGGAGACACCCCCCAATGACCACCGAAACCCTCGACCTCCTCTATCCGGTCCTGATGCTGGAGCAGAAGATTCCCCACCGCGAAGGCATGTTGCGGCTGGCCATCGTCCTGCGCGACTTCGGCCCCAAGGCGCCCCATCGCTACGTCACCCACCTGCGGGCTGAAAACCCCGTGCCGGGCTCTGACCACGCCTTCACCTACAGCTATGAGCATGGCACCTATTCGGCCGACCTGCGCCGCGCCCTGGCCGTCTATTTCGAGCGCGTCACCGAGCGGGTCATGACCGCCATGGTCGTGCTCCACGACCTGCCCGAGGTCGCGCCGCCGGCGCCGACCGTCACCGTGCCGCTCGAACTGGCCCAGACCGCCTATGGCCTGATCGATGACAACGAACTGGACCTCTCCAAGGCCTGCGGCAACGTCACCTTGGTCGAGGCCGCCATTACCGGTCTGGCCGCCGTCCTGGGACCGCGCCGCTACTTCCGCGATGTCGAGGAAGGCAACGCCAAGCTTCTGGAGGCCTTCGAAGCCCAGCAAGCCGCGCGTGACGCGGCCCTAGAAGCCGAATCCGAAGAGGAAGAGGCCTAAAAAGCCCGCCCAGGCCTCCCCGGCCTGGGCGTGAGCCCTCCAGGGGCCGTTAAGGTTAACGCCAGGGGCCGGGACGTTAAGGTTAAGGCCGAAAATAGTGCGAGAAACCTGTTGACACGCATTGCGGCCCTATGCGAGAACAAGGCTCCACTTCATGAGGAGCGCCAAGCATGGCCCTGCCCGATCACTTCCTGGTTTCCGTCGACGGCTCGCTCTATGACACGCGGGTGCAAGGCTGGAACCAAGCCGCGCCGCTGCGGATCAATTACCGGATCGTCAATCGCGACATCCACGGCATGAGCGAGGTCAAGGCCGCCTTGCGCTGCGGCGCCTTTACCGACATCGGCGGCTATCCGCTGTATTTCGTCACGCAGGACGGCCGCGCCCTGTCCTTCGACAGCGCCCGCAAGATGCTCTATCAGATCGCCGACGATTTCCAGCATGGCGCCTCGACCGGCTGGCGGATCACCGGCGCCCTCATCAACTACGAGGATCACGACCTCGTCTGCGATCACAGCGGCGAGAAGATTCCGGCCGCCTATGATCCGGTGCAATGGGCCGCAGGCTGCAATGTCTCGGGCTTCATGCCCGACAGCGAGCCTTCCCACCATGCGACCTGGGAAGAGGCCAAGGAAGACTTGCGCGCCCAGGTCGAACTGGCGCGCGAGCCCTACGAGATCGGTTCGGACGAGGACGACGCCCTAGCCCGCGTCGCCCGCGCCCTGGAGGCCCTTAAGGAAGGCCAAGAGCTTAACATGGGCGCCATCGGCTATCGCTGGTGGGTCGAACGCCTGTAAACCAAGGAAAGGACCCCTTCCATGTTCATTCTCATCGTCGGCAATCCCAGCGACGGCTTCACTTATTACGGCCCCTTCGACGAGCATGACGACGCCGTCACCTATGCCGAGGCGACCGGCACCGAGGGCAACCCCTGGTGGGTCGCGCCCCTGGAAGCGGCGGACTAGCCCGTCATGACCGCTCTCGAAAAGCGCGGCTACAAGGCCGCCCAGGCGGGCGTCAAGTGGTGGAACAACCCCCACCCCAGCGGCTCCCCGGCCGCCTATCAGTGGGACAAGGGCCACACCCGCCACCGCCTCGGACGCTAGCCGAGCCCAGGCCTTCGCGCCTGGGCTTTGCCCGCCCCCTGGGCGTTAAGGTTAAGGCCGAAAATAGTTCAAGAAACCTGTTGACACGCATCAGGCTCCCATGCGAGAACAGGATCAGACGAAACGACAAGACCACAAAGGAGGCCGCCATGAAGTAGCGACAATCTGGAGCACAACTCATGGAATTCTTCGTCCGCACCACGCTGGTCAGCATCGCCCGCCACTGGGAGGACGGCGCCGACGTGATCGCCACCTGCTATTGCGTCTGTGTCGAGTACCCGGACGGCGCCCGCTATGTCCACGACTATCAGCCGGTCGACCGCTATGTCAGCGCCGACGACGAAGGCGAGCCCATCTATCCCTGGCGGGACGGCGAGGCCATCAAGGCCAAGCTGGACGCCTTGCGCGATGAGATCGCCGCCCACGTCGCCGCTGGCGGGAGCCTCGATCCTGGCCACTGGTTCGAGGTCGATCCGCGCTACGGCTCCCCGGCCTATATGGGCCTGGACGCCTTCGGGTTCTTCCGGGCGCGCGAAAAGCAAGAGGCCGCCGAGCGCGGCGACTGACACCCAAAAGGCCCGCCCATCCGGCGGGCCTTTTTCCTTGACCACCGCCTGGGGTTAACCTTAAGGCCGCGTTAAGGTTAAGCCCGCCCAGGCCCGTAAAAAGATGCAAGAAACCTGTTGACACGCATGGAAGGCCTATGCGAGAACAGGGCTCAACACCAACGCCAGCCGGGAGACACCCCATGGCCCTCGTCACCGAATCCTTTGTCGTCGATCTGGCCTGCGGGCGCGCCCTGACCAACGGCGAGCGCCGCATGGTCGCCGCCGTGATCGACTCGCTTCTCGACCCGCATTTCAAGTCGACCGCCTGGGTCAAGGGCGGCGACCATCGCGAGGCCGTCCACTACTGCGACCGCGTGACGCCCTACAGCCTGCACGGCGAGAACGCCAACGCCGCGCGCGTGCGCACCGAGGCCCTGACCACCCGCGACCATGACGCCCCCGTCCTGCTGTCGCTGTCGGTCGGCGACACCATCGGCGAAATCGCCCGCTTCTACACCATCGCCGCCGCTGTCGAATATCTCGACGGCAACCCCGATATCGATCCGACCTCGCTGCACATGGGCGCCTACACCATTGACGCCCCGTTCGGCGTGGCCAATGACATCGAGGCTGACAAGCTCCTCTATGACCTGGGCTATCGCCTGCACGCCATGGCCGGCGGGTCCTGGACCTACAGCGATCCGCAGGGCCGCCTGTGGGACGGCGGCGGCAAGCGCGAAGCCGTGGTCATGATCGCTCTGAAGCAAGCCGCCGACGCTGAAGAGGCCTAAGGCCCGTGAAGCGCCGTCACGCCCTCTTCCTGTCGGTGATCGCTTCGGCGCCCGACGTGGTGATCCTGCAAGCTCCGGCGCACTTCCTGCGCTGGAGCGACCACCGCAAGGCCATCCTGGCGTTCATGCGCCAGACCTACGGCGTCAAGGCCGCCGACGTTCACGCCGTCGAAGGCGTCGCCGGCTATGCCGAACCCGACCCGACCGACGACCCCGCCGTCCTGGCGCGCTTTCAAGCCGCCTTCGCCGGGTCTGACAACTTCCCCAAGGTCGCCCTGGCGGCCTGGGACGGGCAGGCCTATCGGCTGGTCCGCCGGCCTCTGGCGTGAGGCCGCCACCGCCCAGGCTTAACCTTAACGTGGCGTTAAGGTTAAGGCCGAAAATAGTTCAAGAAAGCTGTTGACAGCATAGGAGGCTTATGCGAGAAAGGCTCATCGAAACGGGAGACACCCCATGGACGACACCTATCCGCCCCTGACCCCCGGCCAGCAAGCCGCCCTGGTCGCCTTCGCCGACCAGCATGGCGGCCTGGGCGAGGCCTGGAAAGAGGCCCTGAGCGACGCCTGGAGGACGTGCAGCGAGCCCGATGCGCTCAAGGCCGACCTGCGGACCATCCGCAACACCTATGGCCCCTCCTGGCTCTATGACGAATACGCCTGGGGCTGGCGCCCGACCCTTCCCGACTGGGAGCGCGCCGGCCGCTGGACCGACACCCCGCCGCAGCCGACGCCGGGCAAGGCTCGCTGGAGCGCCGCCTTCGACCCGCCGGCCATCGGCGACCGGGTGCGCGTGACCACCAACGGCCTGGGCTGGGCGCGGGTCACCGGCTACTTCGTCGAAGCCGACTGGCTGGGCGTGATTGTCAAGCTGGAGGCCCCGGCCGACTGGTATGTCAAACAGAACGGCGGCAACGTCCCCGGCCACAGCTTCGGGACCGAGATCGCCCTGACCGACCCCGCGACCGACTGACCTGGACGGCCCTGGCTGGGAGACCAGCCGGGGCGAGGCCTAACCCGGCGCGGTTAACCTTAACCGCCCATTAAGGTTAACCGCCGGCGCCCTGGGGCGGGCGAAAGAAAATGCAAGAAAACTGTTGACACGCATCTGAGGGCTATGCGAGAAAGGGCCATCGAACAACGGAGGCCCCTCATGGCCAAGCTATTCAGCGACCTTCAGGACCTTGCCAACTCGACCTATGTCGTGCGCATCGTCGACAATGGCGGCCAGAGCGCCGACCGCTACACGATCGTCACCGCCGATGGCGACTATTACGCCTACAGCGCCAATCCCGCCCATCCCCAAGGCGTGGGCCTGAGCGGCGAGGGCATCGACCCGCAAGTGCTGGTCGACTGGGTGGAGCGCGGCGAAGCCGTCGACCTGACCATCGGCGAGCTACCCGAGGCCGCCGCCCGCTGTCTGCTGGCGTCGATCAACGCCAGCGTCGAGGACTTCCTGTCGGCTGTCGAGGACCCGACCAGCAACGCCGTGGCCCCGACCCGCGAAAAGGCGGAGATCAATGACGGCGTGATGGATTGCTTCGGCAAGGGCATCTATCGCGTGGGCGAGGGTTTCGCCGTGCGCATGGATGGCCTGGACGCGGGCGATGATCGCGGCCCCTTCATGAGCGCTGTCGAGGCGGTCAAGGCCACCCTCCCCGATGAATACGCCTGGGCTGGCGAGGAATACCTGTCGCCGCGCGACATGACCAAGATCACGCCCGAAGCCAAGCCGCTCGTTCTGGTCCACGCCCTGGAGGCCATTCGCGACTATGAATATCAGCGCGACAACCCCGGCTCGTTCTTCGACGGGCTGAACGAGGACGACACTGACGCGGGCCTGGGCATCGTGCGCCGCACGCGCTACCTGTCCAAGGTCACCGATGATGCGACCATCGTCGGGCTGATCGGCGAGGCGCCGGCCTTCGCCCTGGCCCATGAATGTCTCGACCAACTGTGGACCCTGGCGCAAGAGCGGTGGGAGGCGGGCCAGTGAGCGCCCGCGAACGCCGCGCCCTCTCCGAACTGCTGGCCCTGTTCCACGCGGTCAACAGCGGCCACGTCAAGGGCCGCAACCCCTACGCCTTCCCGGCCGTCAAGCTCGCCAACGAGGTATTGACGGGCGACCCGCTGGACGGGGTTTCCACGTCGCCGAAGCCCTGGACCGGCATCGCGAGGCGGACGGCAAGGCCTTGATTTTCGAGGTCGGCGGTTGCCCGGACGGCTGCTTGCTGTCCTACAGCGGCGCGGTTCCGCGCTGCGTCAACTGCGACACCGAATATCCCGAAGAAAACGGTTGACAGCATAAGGGAGCTATGCGAGAAAGGGTCATCAACGGAGACACCCCGCCCATGTGGACCGAAAAGACCTTCAAGACCCGCGCCGCCAAGGAGGCCTGGATCGCCCGCAATGAAGACCGCTATCAGATCGTCGAGATCGTGGTCTGCAACGCCTACGGCGTGACCTACAAGCCCCTCCGACGCGTCTACTAGGAGACCTCGCATGATCCCCGACTCGGTCCGTAACCCGCAAGATCATTGGACCCCCATCGCCACCCGCGCCAAGGCTGACGCCCTGGCCTATCGCTACAACCAAGATGACGCCGGCCCCGGCCTCTACGAGGTCCACGAAAAGGGCGAAAGCTTCGCCATCGCCTACTATGACGAAGACGGCGCCTTCTGCGGCTACGTCTAACCCGCTCCTGTCAACTTGAAGGCCGGCGCCGCTCTCCTGGCGCCGGCCTTTTTCTTGCCCGCCGCCTGGGTCTTAACCTTAAGGCGAGATTAAGGTTAACGCCGCCTTAAGGTTAACCGGTGCCCCGCATCCCGCCCGGATGCAAAAAACCTGTTGACACGCATTTCGACCCTATGCGAGAAAGGCGACGAACACGGGAGACACCCCTTATGACCACGACCATTCCCGGCGCCGAGCATACGATGATCGGACAAGCCGCCTATCGCTCGACCAAGCGCCCCGACCAAGTGCGCGAGATGGCCTATGGCGCGTTCCCGGCCGCGACGTCGGACTCGCCCTTCGCCGTCAAGCCGGCCTGTGGCAAGGTCCCGAGCGCGCGCGTGCTGGAGGACTTCGACCCCGCCGACGTCTTCACGACCAGAGCCAATGATCGCGGCGGCTTCTATGCCTCCGCCAACTTCGGCGGCTCTGAGGTGTCGTGGATCAGCATCGCCGGCTATGGCGACACCGAGGAGGCCGCCCGCGCCGATCTCATGGCCCGGTTCATCGCCGACCGCGACGGCAAGGGCAAATTTGGCCCTCACCATCCCCTGGTCGGCTATGACTGGGGCTATAAGCTCGCCCCGTTCTGGGACATGCTGGAGCGCGAGGCCGCCATTCGCCAGCCCTTCAAGCGCCAGCTTTACCTGGGCAAGCTGAAGTCCGGCCGCCCTAATCCCAAGGGCTTTGACGTGTTCGTCGATGTCGAATGGACCGGCGTGCGCCTGTCGCTGTCGGGCGTCATCGGCCCCAAGGCCAATGGCAACGCCTGGGACGGCGCAGGCCAGATCGTCGGCAGTCTCAAGCGCAAGGACTTTCTGGAGTTCGCCCCGTCCTGGCATTATGGATCGGCCCTTGACGGTCTGGTCCAGGCCTGGACCCGCTGGCACCTGAACGACCTGCGCGCCGGCACGCTTCGGCAGGAAGACCACCTGCGCGGCTATGAGGCCAAGCGCAACATTGAGCAGGCCAAGGCCGCCGGCGCCCATTCTCTCGACGCCACCCGCGCCGAACTGGCGCGCGTCCATATGGAGCCCGACACCTGGGAGCGCCACAACGGCCGGCCCTATAGCTACGGCTCCGCATGGCTTCGCGAGGAGGTCCCCACCTACGTTCTCGACTTCCTGCGCAATCTCCCCGCCCCCACCAAAATCAGCCCCTGGAGGTAACCCGCCCATGGCCATCAACACCGCCGGCCTCGTCGGCAAGCTCAAGGAAGCCCTCGCCGCCGCCCCCAACCTGACCCTATGGGCCAAGGAACGCGGCCTCTTCCATCAGAACGTTTCGGCCGCCGCGCGCGGCGACACCGTGCCGCAAGAAAGCATCGCCAAGGCCCTGGGCTTCCGACGCGTCCACGTCCAGGCCTATCTGGCGCCGGGCGAAGCCCTGCCGCTCCTGCCGCCCGGCTGGGAGGAGGTGCTTCCCGGTTCGGCGACCCCGGTCGACTGGAAGCCCCGCGACAAGGCCGCCGCCCCCGCCCCGCGCCGGGTCGGTTCGCCCGACCAGATGGCCAAGGCCCGCGACGCGCGCCGGCCGCGTTCCGCGCCGGTCCAGCCCCCGGCCCAAACCGCCGGCAAGCCTCGCCGCAAGAAAGTGCAAGAAACCGGTTGACAGCATAAGGCGGCTATGCGAGAAAGGCTCATCACTTCTGGAGCAAGCCCATGGCCGCCTTCATCTGCACCGCCGATCTCAACGCCCTGGTCGAGGACATCGCCTATGACGTGGAGATGGAAGACCGCGCCGCCGAGGAACTCGACGGCCTGGACTTTGGCGACCGCTGTTACTACGGCGACCGCGCTTACCATGGCCAGCTTGAGCTTGCCCGGATCATCGAGACGGCCGTCGCCGCTCATCCCATCCTGTACGCCTAGCAGAGGAGGCGCCGCTTTGCCACGCTACCGCACCGACTACAGCGAAGACGACGGAAAAACCGTCATCATCGAGGAAGGCCTGACGAGGACGCAGGCCATGCAAAAGGCCGCGATCCTGTCGCGCAAGCACGGGACCGCCTACGCCGTCGCCTCCGACGACAAGGGCCGCGACACCGGCCAAAGGGTCTATGCTGACGGCCGGTTCAGCTACCAAGACGACAAGTTCTAAGGCAAGAGGCCCGGAGCGATCCGGGCCTTTTGTCTGTCCCCCGCCCGGCGATAACCTTAACGCCGCGTTAAGGTTAACCCCCTGGGACGGGGGGCGCCGCCGCAAAAACTGCAAGAAAACTGTTGACACGCATTTCGACCCTATGCGAGAAAGGCGCATCAACCACGGAGGACAACATGTCCACGCACCCGCTGATCGCCGCCGCCCTGGCCAATCTTCGCGAAGGCCCGGCCATGGTCGCCGGCCCCGACCACGTCACCAAGGTCACGTCCTACGAACTGACCCGCGCGGTCATGTTCAAGGCCGCCGACCAGATCGAACGGGCTCTGAGCGATTTCCCCGCCCCGCCCGCCTGCCTGGGCGCCTTCCTGATGACCGAGTTCGACCGCCTGGGCGACAACTGGGGCGCCCTGGGCGACGCCATCACCGAAGGCGAGGCCCTGGCCAATGCTGAAACCGTCCTGGCGTGGTACTTCAACGCCACCCGTGACGACGGCGACCCGGACGGCTACACGCTCAAACTCGCTGGCGCCCTGCCCAACGACGCCGAGGCCGCCCGCATCCGCCGCGACTACGCCGCCGCCCTGGAGGCGCAAGAGCAGGCCAAGGCCGCCGAGGCTCGCGCCTTCGCCGACCGTCACGCCGCCCTAGGTTCGGCCGAAGCCGTCGCCGACCTCCTGGGCTCGCTGTTCGACACGCCGCGCACCGCCGCCGAGGCCCTGGGCTACAGCTTCCATTTCGTCCCGGTGATCGGCGGCGAGATCGAGGGCGAACGCGCCTGGATCGGCGAGGACAAGGCCGGCGAGCGCGTCCATGGCGACTACGCCAGCGCCGACCAAGCCGCCCGCGCCGCCCTCATCTACCACGTGCGCGCCAACCAAGCCGCCCAAATCGTCAAGGACGCCTGACCATGACCGCCGCCGCATCCCTCTTCGAACAAGCCCAGATCGAGGCCGCTCAAGCCGCCATCGACGCCAACACCGCGCGCGTTGGGCTGGAGACCGAGGACGCCACGCCCGGAACCGACCTTTTCCACCTGCTGGGCTCGCTGCTGACCTGGGCCGACGCCTGGGCCGTGGACTTCGACGACATCCTGTCTCAGGTCCGCGAACCGGTGAACCTCTCCAAGACCGTGACCCGCTTTGATCCGGCCACCTATGGCCAAGACCAGCGGCTTGCGGCCATCCGCGCCAATCTCGACCAGCGCAACACCCCTTCCGTTCCGGTCCTGACCCGCGACGAGGCCGAAACCGAGGCCATGCGCGATCTCGCCGCCGTGGTCGGCAAGGTGATCAAGGTCCACGATATCACCGGCTATTTCGGCGAGACGGGCCAAGAGGACTTGCGCCCCCACGACGGCGCGCCGGCCTTTTCGGTGATCGTCCTGCCGTCCGACCGGGACGACGTGATCTACTGGAATGACGAGCATCTGGACGTTCGGTGGAACGTCACCCCCGCGCCGGGCGAAACCCGCCTCTACGAACTGCGCTCGCTCTGGGTGTTCGGGCGCGGCTATGTCATCGAAGGCGAGGGCTGATCATGGCCATGCCCCTGGGCTTGCGGACCACCGCCACCAGCTACGCCATTGACGTGGACGATGACCAGTTTCTGGCCATGATCCAGGCCGAAGGCTACAAGGGCGGTGATTTCGAGCCGTCCCTGTTCGACAAGCTGCAAAAGACCCCCGCCCGCGACATCGAATATAACGGCCACTTCGGCGCGTCGGTCTATTTCACCCTCACCGAGGAAGACGACACCCCCGCCCTACGCGCCGAGCTTGGCCGGATGATCGCCGAACACCTAACCCTCTGCGTCGCCCACATGGCGACCTACGACAAGGACGCCTGACCATGCTGAATATCGAGGACCAGACGATTCGCCTTCGCGAGGAAGGCAAGAACAAGACCACCACCGTCATTGGCGGGGTGCTGCTGTTCTTCTCCTATTCGACCCTGGTCGGCTTTCGCTGTCCGCGCCTGGGGATGGTGATCAACCCGGCCGCCAAGAGCTACGGCGTCACCACCGCCCGCCACGTCGGCGAATTTGGCCTAGGCGCGCCGGGCGTGGGTAAAACCGCCACCGAAGAAGACTTTCAGCGCCTCGCCATGGGCGCGGTCATGGGTTCGTCCGGGCCTGACTACCTACTGTTGAATTAAGCCCCGAGACGAGCACTAGGGCTGTCACGAATCCCCTCATCTATGACAGCTTAAGAGCCCGTTTAGTCTTCCCTGTACTCTGTTGCGCCAGTATCGGCGCGGAAAGTGATGCGCCTATGAAGCTCCTCGAAGGTGGCGGACTGCTGGCCCTGTGCTTCCTTTTCTGGCTCCTCCACTGACAAGGCTGTTGACAGCATCAAGGCCCTATGCGAGAAAGGCTCATCGCCACCGGAGACACCCGCGATGACCGATTACGACGATTGGGGCCAAGAGGCCTATATGGACCACCTCCATGATCAGGCCGTTGACGAGGCTTTCGAGCGCCACGCCGACGACGCCTATGAGGACGACCTGGGCGCCGAAGACCCGGACCTCGAATTCCCCGATGAGGCGGACGACGAGGAAGACCTTCGCCGGGCCGAAGGGCTCATGCCCTGGGCGACCCCCGAGGGCGTCGAGCCTGGGCAGTTCCCCCGCCGGGCCTATGACGACGACGAAATCCCGTTCTGACCTCCTCCCTTCGAAAGGCCCCGCGCGGGCCTTTCTTTTTGCCCCGCGCCTGGGGTTAACCTTAACGCCGCCTTAAGGTTAACCCGGCCGGATCGTTTTTCGTCTTTTGTGTCGGGCCGTCTTTCGTTTTCCGTGTCGAGGTGCAAGAAAGCTGTTGACAGCATAAAAGCCCTATGCGAGAAAGGCTCATCGCAACCAAGGAGCCCGACCATGGGACTCAAGATCGAAATCGACACCGGCAACGAGGCCTTCCAAGGCGTGGCCGGCGAGCATTGCGCCACCCTCCTGCATGAGGTCGCCCGCAAGCTCGATCAAGGCGCCCGCGCCGGCAATATCTACGACGGCAACGGCAACAAGGTCGGGACCTACGAACTCGACCACACCGACGCCCCGGAGTCGTGAGCCGTGGCCAGCTACGTCATCCAGATCAGCGTGAACGTGGAGGTCGATGACCTCCCCGTTCTGTTGGCCGCCGCCATGGCCAAGGCCACGGGCGACGACGGCCTGACCGAAGATCAAGCCCGCGATATCCTGACCAACTCCGACCCTCTGGGCCGGCCGGATGTCAAGGCCTGTCTGACCATGCTGTTTGATCCGGGCGTCAGCCCGGACGGCACGTCGATCAATGACAGCATCGTCACCCGCGAGGACTACGACCAAGACGAGGCCATGGACGCCTATGAGGCCGCCCACGGCGAGGACGAGGAAGGGGAAGGCGATGACGAGGACTAGGAGCAAGAAGCGCGTCCCGCAACGCCTGCTTCTGGCCAATCGCGCGCCCCTGGTCGCCGGGCCTGACCCCGCCACCCGCCGCCACTGGTGGGAGCTTCTGGAGAGCGTCGGCGAGCCGCGCGACCTTGAGGCCCTGCTGGTCGTGGCGATTGACCAAGACGCGGCCGAAACCGTCGCCGGGGTCTTTCCGCTCGCCGGCGCCGACTATGAAGCCCAGAGCCGCAAGGCCGACGCCCTGGCCGCCGCCACCACCCGCCCCCGCAGCCCTGGCCAGCGCGACGCGCTCAACGCCTATGTGCTGCACGTCAATGACCCGAACGCCGAGCATCATCCATGAGCTATTCCGGCCCGATCACCATCGCCCAAGGCCAGCGCTTCCAACTAGACAGCTACGGCAACGGCGCGGCCTATGCCTTCTATGACCGCACCGCCGGCGCCAGCGTCTGGCTGGACGGCGACGACGCCACCCAGTTTCGCGCCGACTTCGACAACGCCGAAGACCGCCGCCCCCATGACGGGCCTGACCAGATCATGGCCCATCTGTGGGACGAACACGACTACGGCGCCGCCGCCACGCCGCTCTAAGTCAAGGCCCGCCCATCCCCCTGGGCGGGCCTTGTCCTGGGCGATCGGCGTTAACCTTAACGCGCAAGAAAACTGTTGACACGCATTGCAGCCCTATGCGAGAAAGAGCGCCTAGGCCGCTTTGGCCCCTGGAGACTTGCGTCATGGAACACCGCGACTTCGTTCCCCACATCATCACCGCCCGCACCGTGGATGGAACCGTCTACTACGAGTCCAGCCACTGCACCGCCTTCCATCTGGGCTATGCCCGCGCCATGGACAAGGCCGACGCCGAGCGCCGGGCCGCCGCCTGGAAGCGCGCGGAAAAGGACGGCGCCCCGCAAGCCACCATCGACGAGGGAACCTATGGGATCACCGTCGTGGCCACCACCTGGGAGGCCCTGGACAAGGCCCGCGCCCATCGCGCCGAGCTTGAGCGCCTGGAGGCCAATTTCCTCGCCGAGGAGGCCCATGACGACCAGTTCGACGACTATGAAGAACCGGTCATGAGCCCCGAGGATATCGCTGCCGAGGAAGAGGCCGCCCGCGACTATCTGGCCACCATCCAGCCCCATAAGGCCGGCGACGTGGTGCGGATCACCGACGAGGGCCATCCCCATTTCGGGGCGCTGGCCACCGTCGCCGAGGCCGAATGGAGCGGCTATCTCGTCCTTGACCTGGGCGCGGGCCTGACCTGGGGCTGGGCGACGGGCGTGCAATCGACGGCCGATTTCCCCCAGCCTTGAAAGCTGGCCTCGCGCCAGCAAAAAGGCCCGTCCCCTGGCGGGGCGGGCCTTGTCCGGTCCGATCGGGATTAACCTTAACGAGAGATTAAGGTTAACGCGCCCTTAAGGTTAACTGGTGGCGTTCTTGCGCGTCGTGGCCTGGGGATTGGCCTTGAGCCATGCGTCGGCTTCCGTGCGGGTCGAGAACGGCGCCCCGCCAATGCCCTGCGTGCCGTCATCCCATTGAATGGTCCAACCCACGTCCTTGATTTCCCAATCCTCCGCCACGCCATGGGGAATCGGCGTATGAAGCGCGATGCGGGTAAAGGGCGCGCGCTTGAGTTGACGGATGCGCGCCGGAATGACTTGCGGCATGTGTGGAATTTCCTTGACAAAGGCCTTGCCCCATGGGCGGCCCGAAAGGCGAATGTAGCAAGCGGCGCTTTCGTGTCAAGAAATGCGACATGGGCTAGAATCCTGTTGACACGCATTGCGGTCCTATGCGAGAAAGATCGGGCAAAGGCGCATCCCGCGCCGCTGGGAGACACCCCGCATGGACCTGACCACCTTTACGGCCAAGGCTGATTTCGTGCTCTGCAATGAGCCGGTGACCATCACCGTCAAGCCCGCCGGCCGCCCGCTCTACCTGTCGTTTTCCATCGACCAGATCGGCATGATCGGCGGCGCCGAGGAGCTTTACGCCAAGGCCGAACAACACGGCGTCGAGGACCTGATAACGGTTCTCAACATTTCCAACGTCCTGTCGCTGAAGTCCATCGAGACCTATGACGACGAAGACCGCGAGGCCGTCGAAAGCCTGCGCTACGCCCTGCTCATGCTCGACGGCGAGCGCTACGCTTCGGATGTCCAGTTCGAGGACGTGGACGAGGCCGAGTTTTCCAACCGCGACGACACCATTGACAGCCGGCAAATCGTCGAGCGGGTCGAGGTGCTTCGGAGCGCCCTGGAAACCGCCGGCTTCGACACCGCCGACCTGTCCGCCCTGGAAGACCTCGACGCCGACGAAGCCGTCAAGGACGCCGACCAGCGCGACGCCTTCAACGCCATCCGCGAGGAATTCCTGATCCTGGCGCGCATGGTCGAGGAGGGCGGCAACTACGGCGAGGATTGGCGGTTCGGCGCGACTCTGGTCCGCGAATCCTACTTCACCGAGTTCGCGCAAGAAGAGTGCGAAAGCCTGGGCTTCATCTCCAAGGACTTCCCGTCCTGGATCGCCATCGACTGGGAAAAGACCGCCGAAACGATGCTACACGACTACACCGAAATCGACTTCGACGGCGTGAGCTACTACGTCCGCGCCTAGGTGAAGCTCCTCGAAGGCGGCGGCCTGCTCGCGCTCTGCTTCCTCCTCTGGTTGCTTCACTAAACCCGGCCGGCGTCCATGACCTGGGCGCCGGCCTTTTCTTACCGCGCCGATCGGGGTTAACCTTAACGCCGTCTTAAGGTTAACGGCGGGCCTGGAGGCGAGGGCGTCAAGGCCGCGAGCTAGGATTACACGCGATGGCTTAGCCGGCGTCCAGCCGGCGGCGCCTTCGACCACCGCGAGGCGGCCTTGACCCTCGCAATCTCGCCGATCCGCGACCAAGTGTCAACCGTTTTCTTTTTCCAAGAAACCTGTTGACACGCATCGAACGCCTATGCGAGAAAGACTCAACGTCAACGCCTGGAACCCTATCCATGCCCCGCACCGTCACCAAACAGGTCTACACCTTCAAGGAACTGAATCCCAAGGCCAAGCAAAAGGCCATCGAGTGGTATCGTGGCCTGAACGATCAAGACTCCGGTTGGTGGGATTTCGTCTATGACGAAGCCGACCGCATCGCCGAAGCCTTCGGGATCACCCTGCGCCGCAAGGAAGCCGGCAAGCCCAATAGCGGCCCGGACATCATGTTCACCGGCTTCTGGAGTCAAGGCGACGGCGCCTGTTTCCAAGGCCGCTACGAGTCGCCCCAAACCCCGGCCGTCGAAGCCTTCGCCGCCCTGGGGATCGAAGACGCCACGCTCAAGGCTCTGGCCGCCCGCCTCGACGCCCTGAGCGCCAAGGTGCGCTTGATCAGCACGGTCAAGCACTCCGGTCACTACTATCACGAGTATTGCACCGACTTCGAAACCGAGCGCATGGTTCCCGACGACGCCGGCGACGACTTCGATATCTACGATTTCGACCACGAGGACGAAAAGGAACTGATCGACATTCTTCGCAGCTTCATGAAGTGGATTTATCGCCAGCTTGAGGCCGTGGACGAAGATCGCAATTCCGATGAGACGATCAGCGAAACCCTGACCGACTCCGATTACGAATTCGAGGCGGACGGCTCGCCGACCAACGACTAGGCCAAGCCCGCCGCGCCCGGCCTCAACGCCGGGCGCGTGTCGGGTTTTGGTTTTTCAAGGTCCTGTTAAGGTTAACGAAAAAAGCCCTCGGACGGCCTGAGAAAAACGCAAGAAAACTGTTGACACGCATCCAAGCCCTATGCGAGAAAGGCTCATCGCAACGGGAGACACCCCATGACGACCCAAGCCAAGAAGCGCCGCAAGCGCTACCCGCCCAAGAGCGACGCGGCCAAGGCCCGCGCCGCCGCCAAGAGCAAGGCGTTCTTCGCCCGTCACGCGCTCAAGGCCACCGAGGCCACGATTGCCGCCATGAAGGCCGGCGATCAAAAGGCCGTCCAACGCCACGCCAAGGACGCCCGGCGCCTGACCCGCTGGATGAACCACAAGCGCGACATCGCCGCCGCCTTCGCGGCCGTCTTCAACATTCGGGCCGCCGCCCAAGCCCTGAGAGCCGCCGCATGACCCGTCGCCCTGCCTTTCTGACCGTCCTGGGCGGGATTGGCCTCATCCTGGCCAGCTTCGTCCTTTCGGCCGCCAGCGCCCCGGAAAAGCGGGTTCTCGTGGGTCAATACTGCGACGGCGACCCCGTGCGCCTCTACGGCCTGGAAGACGGCGAGGAAGCCGCGCAAGCGTGCGCCATCGTCGAAGTCCACGCCCTGCCCAAGGGCTTCTGACCATGGCCGCCCCGAACGACAGCCGCGAGGAGCCGGTCAAGGTCGAAGACCTCAAGGGCGGCATGATGTGCGATCTTGAGGGCGACATGTACGCCGACAACGCCGGGCGCTTCCCGGAATTCGAGTTCGCCTATGCCGTCGTCGTCGAAGTCGACACGGCCCCGCGCTACGAGGCGCCGGGGACGGTCCTGGTCGAGTTCGACAAGATCACCGTGGCCTTTCCCAAGGGCCACACCCTGCCGACCATCAAGGAACCCTAGACATGGAACGCCTCAACGTCCACGTGCTGACCGTCACCTATGACAGCGGCAACCCCGTCCCGCCGTTCGTCGCCCTGGGCATGTCCAAGGAGGAACTTGACGACACCCTGGAGGCCCTGGCGCGCGAGGAAGTCGATAACCGCTATTTCGAGGAAGAAGACCTCTTAGACGACCTCGCCAAGTTCCTGACCGCCGAACGCGTCGCCGAGCTTGAGCCCCTGGGCCTGGACGCCATCGGCCTACTGACTCCGGTCGAAATCGTCGACATGGCCAAGCGCTTCGCCTCGATCACGCCAAGCTTTGACGTGCTCCCGCTCTACCGCGACCCGCCGCCCGTCCGCGCCTTCGATCTCGACGACCGCGAAGCCGCCGCCGTCCTGACCGGCCTGCGCATGATCCAAGCCCAAGGCGTCCCGGACGATCTCGACGACCTCGCCACCAATGGCGGCGCCTTCGAGCCCCTGGACGGCGACGCCATCGACGGGCTCTGTGTGCGGATCAATTTCGACGTGACCGGCGAGGCGCCGGCCTCCTGACGCAAGAAAGCTGTTGACAGCATAATCCGCCTATGCGAGAAAAGGCTGTCAACGGCGATCCCCGCCGCATGGAGACACCCATGAAGTTCATCAAGACCGACATCCTCGACCACGGCCGCGCCTCGACCCTGCGCAACGCCCTGGGCACGGCCCTGGAGCGCTACACCGAAATCGGCAAGGAATTCGAGGGCTACCTGAACGACTATCAGGCCCTGGACGAGGCGGGCAAGGAAGCCTGGAAGGCCCGCAACCACTGGATCAACCCGCGCGCCCTGCCCGACCTCAAGACCCAGTTCGAGCGCCAAGCCGCCGACGTGCAAGACCTCATCAACTGGCTTGACGGCGACAAGTTCATGAACGAAGACGGCGATTTCCCCAAAGGGACCGAGTTCACCATTGTCGCCGGCCTGATCCGCGACTTCTAAACGCCCTGGTCAAGGCCCGCCCTCACGGCGGGCCTTTTCCTTGACCTCGCGCCGTTGTTAACCTTAACGTGCAATCGTTCGCCTGTTAACCTTAACGGGACATGCCTGATCCGTTAACCATAGCCTGCAAAAAAGCTGTTGACTCGCATCCAAGCCCTATGCGAGAAAGGGTCATCAGCAACGGGAACGATCCCATGACCCAAGAATACACCGCCGAAGAACGCCAAGCCAAGTTGACCGAAATGGCCGATCACTGGCGCGAGCAACTGAAGGACGCCCAAGCCCGCCTGGACATGACCGTCCTCGTCGGTCAAGGATTCGTCTGCGCTCTGGAGCGCGATCTTTCCATGGCTATCCGCGCTGACGGTCCCGACCGCTATCGCCTGTGGCCAGTATCGGCGCGCATGGTTCCCATCCTCCACTTCACCAAACTTGACGCCATGCGGGTCGCCGCGCACTGGAATGGCAACCTCCCCGACGATAAGCAGGACCTGCGAGTCGTCGCCACCCATTACCGCGACGTGCTTCAAGCCTATGTCGAGACCGCAACGGCGCAAATCGCCTGGATCGAAGGCGGCTGCAAGGCCGCCTGACCTTGACGCCCTCCGGCTCCGGCCGGAGGGTTAATTTCTGCCCAGCCCGCGTTAAGGTTAACCCGCCGCCGGCCTGGGATTAACCTTAACCCGCAACCGTTTGCGGGTTAACCATTCGATGCAAGAAAGGTGTTGACACGCATTTAGGCCCTATGCGAGAAACGCCTATCAGCAACCGGGAAACACCCCCATGCCGCAATTCGTTCTCGACACTTCGGGCAAGGCCCGTGTTGGCGCCACCAAGAATTTTCCGAACGGCGTCACCATCAACTGGAATGATCTCGACGCCTTCACCCAAGGCTATATCGAGGCGCTGTTTTTCACCGAAAATTCCCCGGCCTTCACGTCGGACGAATGGCACGGCGAGGAATGTCAAGCCGCGCTTGAGGCCGGCACGTCTGACGGCTCGCTCCCCGGTGACGCCGGTTTCGCCGACCTTCATGAAACCGCCCTGGCCACCATCGTCGAGGAGTGCGCCGCCTTCCAACGCGAAAACGCCGACCTGTTGGCGCAAGCCTATGGCCACAACTTCCCGGCGCGGGTGATCGGCGACGGCACCTTGCCCGATTCCCACCGCCCGGCGTGGGACTATGACGAGGCGGCGGCGGGGCGGGATTTCTGGTACACTCGCAACGGCCATGGCGTCGGCTTTTGGGATCGCGGCCTAGGCGAGGTCGGCGACAAGCTTTCCGACGCCTGCCGTTACTCTGAGGTTTACGTGTCGTTCGAGGCTGACGGCAAGGTTCATCTCTAACCCGGCAAAGGCCCGCTTGACAGCGGGCCTTTTTCGTGCCTGCCCCACCTGGGTTAACCTTAACGCCAGCCCGCTTCGCCTTAACGCTCTTTTTGCAAGAAAACAGTTGACTCGCATCCAAGCCCCATGCGAGAAAAGGTCATCAACCACGGAGCGCCGCACATGGCCAAAACCGAAACCGTCGACCTCGCCCTGGTCATGCTCGATGAGCAAAAGGCCGCCCTGGGCGCCTCCCGGACCTTCACCTTTCACGAAGTCCGCGCGGCGTTCATCGACGCCAAGGCCCTGACCACGCTTGAGGCCACCTTGCACAAGATCGCTGAACACGAGTGCAACGGCTATCGCAGCGACATCACCGAACGTTTCGACATCCGCCGCCGCGACAAGGCGCAAGCCGCCGCCACGGCCATTGCCGAGCGCTACGGCCTGACGCTCGATTTCAACGGCGACCCGCGCGGTTCGGCCCTGAAGATCAAGACCCCGCACACCGGCCGTTACAACGGCTTTGGCGGGCGTGAGGATGGATGGTGCGTCTAGCGCCATCCTGACCCCCTTCCACCCCCTGTAGCGCGTCCCTCTCAAACCCCTGGCCCTAGGAGACACCCCATGGCCCGCACCACCACCCACACCCGCACCGACAAGGCCAAGCGCGAGACGCTGGCGCCGTGGGAATATGACCGCCAGCACAAGGCGGACAAGAAAGCCGCCAAGGCGTGGCGCACCGATCGCCAAGGCCGCCGCGCCCTGGCCTCTTCGGACGCCTTCAAGGCCCACTAGGCGGGCTCGAAAAAAGTTCGGCTCGATGCGAGAAAGCTGTTGACTCGCATCGAGCCCCTATGCGATAAAGGGTCATCAAACGGAGACACCGACATGACCCACCTGCAACGCGCCACCACCGACCAAGTCACCGTCGAGCACTACGCCGTTTCGGGCGGTCAACTGACCGTCACCCGCGCCCCCGCCCGCGCCCCGATCTATCGCCTGAACGGCTTCAAGATCACCTACTTCGAGGCCAAGCGTAAGCTCGCCGCCTAAGACCCCTCCCCGATAAGGCCCCCTCCCTGGAGCGGGGCCTTTTTCGTGGCCGTTAGCCAAGCGTTAAGGTTAACCCGTAGGGTTGATTTCGTTAACCTTAATGGGGCGTTAAGGTTAACGGGCCGGCCCAGGCTGTTAACCCTGCGGGCGAAGAAAGTGCGATCCTGTGCAAGAAAGCTGTTGACTGCATAAGCGTCCTATGCGACAAAGGGTCATCAACAACGGAGCTACCCGATGTCCTTCCGCCTGACCCTCACTGACGAAGCCCGCTTCACCGCCGCGCGCGGCGCGGTCCGCACCGTCCGCGAACAGGCCCGCCCTGAGCCGGCCAAGGACGGCTCGGGCAAGTACGTCCTGGCCTCGCAAGACGCTCTGTCGCGCATCCGCGCCGTGCTGGGCAACTAAGCCATGAAGGTCACGGCGCACTATGGCAACGGGCTCTCGCGGGTGATCCCCTGCGAGACGCCGCAAGCCGCTCTGGACGCGATCAAAGCCGCGCTGCGCTATGATCGTTCGGCGACCTTCACGGTTGACAAGCGCCTCACCCAAGGCGCGCCGACCCGCGCGGCCTCCGAACGGGTTTGGCTGCTGTAGAAGAAAAAAGCGAGTCGACGCAAAAAAGCTGTTGACTCGCATAAGGCCCGTATGCGATAAAAGGTCATCAGCAACGGAGACACCCGATGACCTTCCACCACACCATGATGAGCAAGCTGGACGCGGCCCAACAGTCGGGCGAACTGTCCTATGCCCAGCACGCCGACATGCGCGCCACCCTGCGCGAGGCGAACATGCGCGGTCAGGTCTTCACCTCGATGATCGAACTGCGCCAAGCCTGCAAGGGCGCGGGCCGCGACTATCAGGGCCGCTTCGCCAGCTAAGGCGGCCCAAACCCTCCCAAAGCCCCGACCCCTAGGCCCGCCCTTCGAGGCGGGCCTTTTGGCGTCTGCGCCTCGGGGAGGCTCCAAGCCCCCGCCCGCCGGCGACGGTAAATAAGAAGGTTCCAAGAAAGTATGGCCCTACCGGAAGGGGTCCAGGGACCCAAGGCCGGGGTCTGTTGCATTTCTGCCACAGGCCCCTCAGGCGCCTAGGAATCACATTGAATTTTTCATATACCGAGGGTCGCTCAAAATCGAGACCCTGTTTTCCGGCCGGCGATCGCGGCCAGATACAGCTATGTCCTTGAAATTTTTTATAAAAAATTCCGCCACAGGGAAAGGGGTCCCCATTTTCCGGCAGAGACTTTTTCTCAGAAACCACCTATGGTCAAAAATTTTTTATAAAAAATTTCTGGTTGTATAATGCACCTATAGGTTGCATAACCGGCCACCTTGGCCGGATCAATCCGGCCGTATCCGGCCATCAATCGGACATCGAGCGATGTCCAGCTTTTCAGGCGCTGTCAACGAAAACAAAGGCTTAGCAAGAAAGCTGGACATTTCCCGGACATCGACCGGCCAAATCCGGCCAAACGGAACGCGATCCGGCCACTACCTCCGGTCGATATTGTAGCACCCGACGCTGCGCGCATCGACATGCTCATGCACCTCGTAGGCCGGATCGCTCAGGTCCAGCACCACGCTGGCTTCGATGAAGTCGGCGCAGATCGTCATCACCTCGCCGGCCTCGCCCTCGTGATCGATGACGATAGTGCAGTCGATCGCGTCCCAGCGCTCGGGCTCGGTGAGCGGATAGACCTCGATCTCGGCGGGGCTGATCATCGTGCCCGAGATCAGGGTCTCCACCAAGTTGTAGACCTGGAAGCCCTGCACCGGCCCGGTGACCTCGCTGGCGCGGGGATTGTCGAGATCGGGACTGACGACCACATACCAGTTGAGCGGGCTGTAGGGCTCCCGGCGCGGATCATGCTCGACGCTGAACGATTCGCCGGCGCGCAGCGCGCCCAGACGCAGGGCGTCCTGGACACGCGCCTTCAGGTCGGGCGCGGCGCTGGCCGGATCGCAATAGGCCTCGAAGAGTTCGGCGCACAGCGCGCGGTAGTCGATCATGACATCACCGGGGCTTTGAGGTCTTCGCAGGCGTCCTCCAGCGGCGGGGCGGCGCGATAGGCCAGCGGATGGGCGCCGGCTTCCCACTGCGCCAGCAAGAGGCGATTGTAGCGCGCGGCCGAGTGCATGTAGAGGACATACATCTGCGTGGCCAGATAGGTGCCCGGCTGCTGGGCGCGCACCTTGCAGGCGGCCTCGGCGGCGGCCCGCCACTCGATCTGGGCCTGGGCCAGGGGAGACGGCGCCGGCGGCTTGAGCGTCTGGCGCGCCGCCCACAGCATGCAGGCCAGACAGAAGCCGGCGATCACCGTCTGGCAGGCGATCAGGATGAACTTGCTGCGGGTCATGCGCGCGCCTCACGCTTCAGTCGCTTGACGGCTGTCATCTCGACCATGTCGGCGTCGCGCCGCAGCGCCTGGGCCTTGCGCTCGTGCTGGGCGGCCATCTCGTCTTCCAGGTGCGCCTGATAGCGCAACTCGGCGGCCTTGATGCGCGTCTCAAGCGGCAGGCGCTTGCGCCAGTCGATCTGGGCGTCCATCTATTCGACCGCCTTGTTGCGCACCGCCCAGTACCAGCCCGCGATCATGTCGACGATGATGTCGCCATCGCAGCCCTCGATCGCATCGCCGATCATCGCGCGGTCGGTGAGGTCGCGATAGATGAAGGCGACCGTCTGGGCGGCCGGGTCATCCTTGCGCGCCGCCAGGGCCTGGATCACCTCGGCGGGGTCTTGCAGTTCGAAGAGGGCGGTGATCTCACTCATGACGTTCCTTTCGTGGGCACATGCGTGGCCACCAGTTTGTACCAGCCGACGACCAGGGAGATGACGTCATCATCCTCCATGTTCGTCAGGATCGCGTTCAGGCCGGGCCGCTCGTGCATGTCATCCCAGATGCCCAGCACCACATAGGCGGCGTCATCGCCAGCCTCGGCCGCGTCTTCCAGCGCGCCCATGATCTCATCGACCTCGCGCACGCCATAGAGGCGGTCGAGCAGCGTGCGGGCCTGGGCTTCGGTGGTCATCGGGTCTTCATCCAGTCCAGTAGCGGCGGCAGGAAGCCGTCGTAGAAAGCAAAGGCCAGCGCGACCAGGAACACCAGCCACAGGCCAAGGCCGATGACGGTCTTCAACAGCCAGTGCTCCTCCTCCGGCTGGACTTCCCAGCCGGTCCCGTCGCACTCGCCCATCTGGCAGAGGATGCAGTCCTCGTGATGGTGGTAGAGGACCTTGTCAGTCGTCGTCATCGAACTCGTCCGGGTTCTCTTCGTCATAGACGCAGTCGGGGCAGGTCAGCACGCCGTCGATCGTCACGCGCCAGCCATTGGCCTCCAACTCCGTCTTGCCCTCTTCCAGCGACAGCGTGAAAGGCCCCGCCGTGCGGAAGGCTTCCACCGGAACGCTTTCCGTCCGGCACTTGTCACATGACACGTCTACGATCGCGCGGTCAAATCCCATGACACGCCTCCTCTCAGATTTCCGACAGATGGTCCATGACCGTCGGGTATTTTTCCATCATCTTGTTCGCGAAGTCCTCGGCGTGCAGTCGGCCATCCTTCGTCGCGCCGCCGGCCGCCAGGGCCTCGATCCGATCCAGCAGCAGGCAGGCGTCGCGCTCGCAGCCCACATAGTAGGGCTCCATCATCCCGATCAGCGAGCGGATTTCATCGGCGATCTCGTCGAGGAACCCGCCGGTCACCACGATCTTGCGGGTGACGCGATCGCGCGCCTCCTTCTCCTCGGCCTTCTGGGCCGCGTCCCTGGCCGCCTCGACTTCGTGGCACACCCACTTGATCGTGTTGTTGAACATCGCGCCCTTTTCGGGATGCACCGACTGGATGTGGTCGCGCACGGGGGCGAACAGGCGGTGATAGTGATAGCCGCTGCGCATCCAGGTCTTGCCACAATAGGGGCAGGCCATCCGCCCGCCCATGGCCATCTGCCGCAGCGCGGCGGCGACCCCTGGCTCGGCCAGCGGCGTGGCCTCCATCATCTGGCTGGCATAGTCCTGGTAGGGGCGGGCCTCGAACATCAGAACCCCGCGTCGACCGGCGGCGCCTGGAAGATCGCGCAGCGATTGAACGCCACCTCGGCCAGGACCCGCAGGGCTCCATCGCGATCGCCGCTCTCATAGGTTGGCTTGGCGTAGTCGTTGACGCCGATCACCATGTTGTTGCGCGTCACGGTGTCATTGGCCAGGACCAGTTGCGTCCCGGCGCCCTGGAGGCTCTTGAAGCCGGCGGCAAGCTGTTCCTCGGGACTGGCGCCCGTGGTCGTCTTGAAGCCGACCACGAAGACGTCGGGCCGCGTCTTGCGGATCGAGCCGATCAGCTTGTCGGCCGGCGTCAGCCGCATCATCTGCCAGCCGTCCTCGGTCTTCAGCCGCGTCTCGTGCGGCCCGGACTTGGTCGACAGGTACCCGCCGCCCCAGTCGTCGTGGCTGTCGCCCGAGGTCTCCTTCAGGATCGAGCCCTCGTAGTCGCATAGCGCCGCGCTCATCACGATCATCTTCGTCTCGGGATCGGCCAGCAGCTTGTCGAGCAGCGCCTTGACGTCGCTGTTGTAGACGAGCTTGCTATAGGGATCGGCCATCTTGGTCAGATGCAGCTTGACCCGCTGGCGCGAGTAGAGGCTGTAGTGCCGCTCCTCCAGCGGGTGCGCGTAATAGGCCTCATAGGTCGCCTTGTTGCGCCGCATGTGCCATTCCATCTCGATACTGAAGTCGACATGCAGTTTCTTGGCCGCCCCGCCGAACGCCTGGGCCGCCAGCGACAGATGGTTACGCACGGGCGCGAAGGTGCCGCCGCCCAGGATGTGAATCTTGCCGTCCATCAGTCGTCTCCAAGGCGCGGAGCCATGCTGGCGTTCCACCACGCGCCGGCCGGCAACGTCTCCCCCGGATGCAGCCAGTGCGTGAACGGCGCGAACGGATAGCCCTTCTCCAGGACGCCGTGAATCCAGGCGCCCATCACCGGCACGCGCTCCTTGTTGGCCGCCAGCCAGCAGAGCGCGTTGTGCTCATGCCGATAGGGCTTGCGCGCGTCGGCCCAGCCCTTGCCGTTCCCGGACGGGAACAGGCTGAAGGTCAGCATCTCGCCCAGGATGTAGCCCAGGTGGGCGATCTCGTCTTCGGGTAGGGTGCTCATGATCTCGCCGGGAAGCTGTTCTTCATGTCCACGTAGAGATAGTGGATCAGTTTGGTCTGAAGGCGCGCATCGAACGGCGCAAGGCCCAACTCCTGCAAGGTGTTCCAGGCGCTCAGCGTCGCCAGGGCGCACGGATTGATCCGCTGGTCGCGCTGAAGGACCTTCAACATGTCCTTGGTCGTGCCGTCGTCCGCATGGAAGATCGCCAGGAGGTCCTCGTGGGTGCGTCCGATCATGAAATCCACTTCTCCACGCTCAGCGCCGGCGCCTCCGGCTCAGCCTCCACCGGCGCGGCCGGCAGCGGCGGGAACACCGACAGGTCGATGTAGGTCCAGGACTTGATCCACCAGCACCAGACAAGGCGCCCATGCGGCTTGGGATGGAATTGGTTGGGCGGCACCTCGCCCTTGATGCCGTAGAGCTTCTTCAACTCATGGCGCAGGGCCTTGGCCAGCTTCTCGGGCGGCGCGGCGTCAGCCGTCCAGGGTACGGCCACCAGATCGATGTCGCGCTTGCGGCTGCCGTGGATCGCCAGGGCGTAGCCGAGATTGCGGGCCTCGCGCCGCAGCGGGCGCATCAGCCGGCGCGCCAGGGCCTTGACCTTGCGCGGATCGGCCGCGTCGGTGGAATGACCGCCGTTGTGGACCTTGATCGGCTCGACCGACTTGTCGGGGGACTTCTTCTTCATGCTCATGGGTCTACGCCTTCGGCCTGCGGCCTTTCCAATCTGCCCAAGTTGGCCAGGAGCATTTCCGGGAATAGCTTTGGGTGGTTCCAGCGCGTGTCGGGCGGGAAAAGGACCAAACTCTCGCCACTGAGATAGGTGAAGACCCTGTCGACGATCTCGATCATCAGCGCCTTCATCTCGTCGTTGTTGAAGCGACTAAGGTCGTTCCAGGCGATCTCCCCATAGGGAGTGACAACTTTCACGTCGCTGTAGTCACCGGTCTTGGTCGACGGAGAGATGCCAGCGTGCAGGTCTTCTAGCCCGGTGTTGCGTACGCAGTTGAGCACCAACGACAGGGCGTCGAGTTCATCAGGCTCCCATCCAGGGAAGCGGTCCATCAGTAGTCCCTCGGCGGGTCATAGGTCCGCTTGTTGTGGTCGATCACGGCCTCGTCCATGTATTCGTCCACCAGATCGGCGAACGCCTCGGCTGCCTTCTTGTCCGTGAAGCGCGACGACAGCCCGATGCCGTGACGGAAACGTTCGGTCTCCAGGGGCACGAGGCGCACGTAGAAGAACGGCCCGTCGGCGTCCGCGTCGCCATAGACCTGGGTCCAGTCGCTATCACGCATCGTGTTCACGCCCTTCCAGCATCGCCTTGTGGCGCTCGGGCCGCATCAGCAACCAGACCTCTTCGTCCTTGCTGCCGTCGATCCCTTCGACCTTGATCCCGTGGTTGACGCCCAGGATCGCCCAGAAGCCCACGTGCGCGCCCTTGACGGCCTTGGGCACGTCGATCAGCACCGCCCCCAGGGCGCGGGCCAGCAGGTACTTGCTGTAGCGCAGCGTCAGGTCCAGGTCCTCCGGCCCATAGGTCGGATCGAAGGTGCAGCGCACCGTCTTTTCGTTCCCCGCGTCGATGACGCTGTCTTCCACCGCCTCGATCACCACGATCCCGTCATCGTCGCGGCCGTCGGACAGGATGAACCACTCGGCCTTGTAGTCCTTGTAGTCGCGCCAGATGCGGTGACGCTCCTCGATCTGGAAGATCATCACCGCGTCGAGAAAGCCCCGCTCCAGGGCGTGATCGATGTCGCCCAGCCGCGCCTTGCCGGTGATCGGCGTGTGGTCCTCGTTGTGCGGGAACTCGATCCGCAGCGTGACGATCTCGTGGGCTTCGCCCGACAGATGCTTCATGGCGCTCACCAGTCGCGCCCGAAACCGTCGTCATCGTCGTCGAAGTCGATGTCCCGGTCGCCTTCGGATTGGGGTTCGTAGTCCAGGAGCCACCAGACAGCGCCGGAGGCGTCGGCCCAGATGCCGTGGATGAACCACGTGCCCCAGTAGTCCTCGCCCATCTCGATCTCGGTATCCTGGCCAGCATAGAACTCGCCCTCGGCGGTGATCACCGCCAGCAGGTCGTTCCGCACGTCGATGCGGCTATCGTCCAGGCCGACGCGGTCGGCGAACTTCAGGTTGACGGTCTTCATGATTCCCCCGACCAGCCGGAATACCGGCGCGGCTTGATATGCTCGATGACGTTGGCGGTGACGGTCAGGTGGTTGATGGCCACGTCCCCATACTCGTCGACATTGTCGACGTCCTTGCGGACGCGCACGACCATGACGACGTAGTCGCCTTCGGCCGACTCGTCGTTGACCGAGAACGCCAGTTCCTCGCCGGCCTTGATCGATAGCGCAAGGTCCGCCGGCCAGTCGCGGCTGTAGACCACGACCCGCTCGCCGTCCTCGGAGAGGAGGTTGAAGGTGATGTCGAAATCGCGAAGGACGCTCATGTGGGCTTCAGTCTCCTTTCCAGGTCTTGCACGACTTCCCAGGCGCCGACCGCCAGGGCGGTCTGGAACTGGGTCTCGATGATCGCGCGGCGCAGGGCGTCCTTCATCGGTTGCAGCCCCAGGTCAGTGCGCCCCTTGATCGTGTCGATCGCGATCTGCTTGGCGATGGCCCGCTCGATCCGCTTGGCCTCCGTCACCGCCCGCTGGCAGCCCCAGTAATGCTCCTGGGCCTTGCGCAGGCGCTCGCGCACCTTGATCGCGTCGGCGATCTGCTCGTACATCTCGATGACGGCGGGCGTGTCCATGGCGCCTAGCGGATCGCCTTCCAGCCCTGCGGCTTGTTCGCGCCATAATCGACCACGCAGTCGCCGGTCACTTCCGTCAGGCGCCCCGTCGTCTGGCTGACGAAGTAGAAGCCGTCGCTCTCGCCATGCTTTTCGACCTTGCCGGTCGAGAAGTCGTCGAAGTAGGGGCCGGCGGCCGAATGGCAGGTCACCCGACCCGGCTTGCCGTAATTGAAGGTGCGCTCGCTCTCGGCGTCGGTGCAGGCCACCAGCCCAGCGGTCGCCAGGGCCACGGCTCCGGCGATCAGCGCGATTCGAAACTTGGTCATGAGGTCTCCTTAGATATTCGAAAGACGGGTATGTTCGTCGAACCGTCGCTGGGCTTCCAGGTAGACGGACTCGGCGACAAGCTGATCGATGATGGCCTCTCGCAAGTCCGCGCGCAGGCTGCTCACCTGATAGGCCTCGGGTGGCGTGTCGGGGTAGTGCTCGTCGCCTTCGTCGAAGTGCATCCGGTCGCAGATCATGCCCGCGAGGCCTTGGACAACGAGGCGCGCCGACAGCAGCTTGGCGTCGGCCACTTCCTTGAGCATCAGCGGCGACAAGGGCGCGTTGTCCTCGCTCACAGCGACACCGTGTCGATCTCGACGCTCGACAGCCGCAGCGGCCCACAGCCAACGTCGTTGCGATAACCGAAGGTGCGTTCGACCCTGGTGATTTTCAGCGACGGCTCACGGGGCAGATTGATCGTCTCGCCCTTGCGGATCGCGGCGGCTTCCTCCGCATCGATATCGAAGCTGCGCAGGTACGTGCCGCCAACCAGGACGGCCAGGGTGATGTCGCGGTTCATGCTTCGTCTTCCTCGCTCGCCGGGCCGTAGTCGACCACATGCACTTCGATCGTATGGGCCAAGCCGCCCCACGGCGGATTGTCGGCGTCGCCCACCCGGCCCACCGGCGTCTTCTTGACCATGGTCACGCCCATCAGGCGCGCCCCCGCCGGGATGCTGCCCATCGGCTCGGCCAGATCGAGCACCACATAGTCGCGCGTCGACAGCGTCAGCGCCTCGATCGCTGGCCAGGAGCGCGAGACGAACTCGCCGACCTGATCGTCGCGATCGCGGATGAAGAAGTGGACGTGGTACAGCGACAAGCGGGGCTCCGGGCTGGATGACTTGCAGATGGTCTAGCGGGACAGTGGCGGACGTGTCAACGACTTTCTTGCAGGGTTGTGCTCGTCCTCGTAAGCCTTCCGGCGCTCCCAGGCATCGTCACACAGCGCCTGGGCCACGAGCACGTCGATCGCGCGCACTCGCAGGGTCTGACGCGCCATGTACGAGGCGCCGGTGCCGCGCTCGACGATCAGCGGAACGCCCTTCTCGGACGCATAGTAGTCGGCGCGCTTGATCTGCTCGAACACGGCCAAATCGTTGACCTCGCTGGCCGCCTCCGCCAGGGCGATGCGCGCCTGGAGCAACGCATCCCTGCGGCTAAAATGCAGGGCGATCGGCTCTGGGGCGAACTTCTTCGGGTCGGTCTCGACCCCGAAATCAGGTGGCGCCATGCGCATGCTTATGCTCCCCGAGAGGCTTCTGCTTAAAGATCGCCCCGAAGAACGGCTCGATCCCTGGTGAGTAGGCCGTGATCGGCTGCCAGCGCCAGCGTTCCTGCCAGGGATCGGGCCGCACGGCGGTGACCTGCACGCCGATCCCGCCGCCCAGGTGCGAGAAGTCGGATATTTCGTTTTCAGCGGCCATCGAAGGGCTCCGGCGGCGGCCGGCGTTCGATCACCTGCACCAGGACCTGCACATGCGATACGAACGGCTCGGGGATGTTGAGCCCGCCGTCCACGTGCTTGATGACATTGAGCACCTTGACCCGGTAGACGCCCGGCTCGACCTTCACCGCCTCGGCGCCAAGGTCGCCTTCGATCCGCACCGGGATCACGAGGTAGTCGCCGCCCTTGATCGTCAGGGCGTGCATCGTCGGCCAGCCCTTCGACCACACCGTGCCCATGGACAGGCGCGTGGAGTCGACGAAGTTGACCTCCAGGTCGATTGCCTTAGCCTCGATGGTCATGCGCCCTCGCCATTGCCATAGACGATCACCGGATCGGCCCGCATGTCGACGACCACGCACCGCGCGCCGTGCAGCGCCGTCTGGTGGGCGGCCAGCCGCTCCAGACGCTCGCGGTTGGGACTGCGGATCGGCCCGTGCTCGTTGCCCATCTCAGCCCAGCCGTCGGGCGTCAGGACATAGCAACGAAACAGCGACATCTCCTCGGCCAGCGCCGCGATCAGTTCTTCGTCGGTCAGGGGGCGCAGGCTCATGGGATCAGAGGACTCGTGTGGCAGGAAGCAGGCGTCACCAGGGCCTTGATCAGGGTGACTTCCACGGCGGGCGGCTTGAGACCCACTTCGCGCAGCACATCACTGATCAGCCAGTACCGGCCGCCCACCTTGATCTTGGCGCCCTGGACGATGGTGACCGCAAGATCGGCGGGAGCCAGGAAGGTCGAGACGACCTGACCTCGGTAGATGAATTCGACCTTGGTCGTCACGCCTCGATCCCCCGCTGGAGCGCCGCGCGGCGCACGATCGCCTGGATGATCCTGATCGACTGGGTGTGGGCCAGCGTCGTGTTCTTGTGAACCGTCATGGCGCCGGGATGGCTGTCGATGTCGCGATGCACGCGGTCGACGATCCAGAAGACGCCTTGCAGCTTGAACTTGACGCCTTCCTGGATACTCAGCGCCAGGAGATCGTCGGCCTCGAACGAGGAGACCATGACGTTGGTGGGACGCCCGCCTGGAACGTCCTCGATCTCCTGCCAGAATTCAACCTTCGTCGTCATGTAGAAGCCTTTTGCAGTTCGGGTCCGTCCGTGACATCCACCGACAGATGGACCTCGGAGATGAACGGCGTGCCCGCCTCATCTGTATGACGCGCGATCGTCTTGGTGATGCCGAAGACTGTGCCGATGTAGTCGCCCTCCATTTTCTTGTTGAGGACATTGTCGCCGGGACGGATGCGCAGCATGATGTCGTCGCCCCACCGGAAACCCATCGCGACCACTTCCGAGAAATGGCCTATCTCAACGATCGCCAGCGGAGGTATGCCGGTAATGTCGGTAGGCTCATCGTTCAGAATGAAAAGCGTGGCGATCACGTGGATCGGGTCGTGGCTCATTCTTCGTCGTCCTTGTCGAGCACGCCGCGCAGCATGCAGGTCAGGAAAATCCCGTCGATCTTGGCCTTGCCCTCGGTCCCGAACGCGATCTCCCGGTCGACCGTCAGCACCTTGACCTCGTAGGTCTTGCCGTCGGTCGCCATGAAGCTGAATCGGTCGGTCTTGGCGAACGACAGCGCGTCGCGCCGGGGAAACCGGCCGAGGAAGTGAGCGTCGATCAGGACCTCGGCGTATTTCGCGCCGGCGGCCCTGACCGTCACATGGACAGGGATTTTGGCCATCAGCCAACGCCCCTGGCGATTTCTTCCTGCGCCACGGTCGCGGCCTGCTTGCCGTCGTAGCGGCCGGCATAGTTGGCCTTCAGGTGCGCCATGACGTCGCCGAGCTTGGCGTCGGGCTTGTCGAGCTTGAAGACGCCGATGATGCCGCGCAGTTCCGGGACCGTCAGAGGCTCGGGCTCGGCCGGCACATAAGCCTCCAGCACGAAGATTTCGCCGGCGGCCTTGCGCGCGCCCGCTTCGTCGCCGCGCTGGATCATCGCCGCGTGCGTGGCCTTGGCGCCCTTCAGGAAGACGCGCGCGATCTCGATCACCTCGTCGTCGGACGGGTCCTTGCGCGATTCCGCACCCAGGTCGATCAGCGCCTGCTCCAGGCGACCCAGCGGCCAGCCTTCCTCGGCGGCGGTCTGTTCGGCAGCCGCGTCGGCGCCGGCCAGCAGGGTGTCGAACTCGTCATTGACCACGCCGATGGCGTCCAGCACGGCTTGCTCGCCGCGCGGCGCGAACTCGGCCTGGACCTTGGCCAGGGCTTCGGCGCGCAGCGGCTTGAAGAAGCCGGCGTTGTCCTTCTTGGCCTGTTCGAGTTGGCCCAGCGGCCAGCCTTCCTTCTCGGCCTGCTTGCGCAGCGCCTTGGCCCCGGAGGTGAACTTGGTCGACGACACCGTCGCGGTGATCTCCGACAGCAGCAGGTTCAGCAGCGTCACGTCAGCGGGCCGGGCGGCGACGCCATTCTTTGGGTCGCCCTTGGCGGCGGCCAGATCGCTGCGGATTTTCTCGATGAGGCTCAAGGTGGTAGTCCTTCTTGCGGGGTTTTACGGGACCCGGCCCAGTAAAGAAAACGAGCCGCCTTTCACAGTCTTCGGCGGCTCGTTATGGTTCCAATCGGCCGGACATGCTCCGGTGGGCGAACGCTCACTTCATCTCAGCCTCCTGCGCTACCTTCGGTCCACTTGCGCCTCTCATGTGGGCGCGTGGCAATAGAGAGCCCCGACGTTCCTCCACCTCAAGGTTGCTGTCAAGCAGGAAATCACCGTGACGCGATCTACGTCACATGCTGCATTTCTTGACACGTGTCGTTAACCATGGCACACCGGCCTCACGGTCGAGCCACATCCCGTGGCTGGATCGCCTTTCGTCATCGGCCTTGGGCGGGGCCAGTAAAGCCGGATCAGCATGCCGGCCTGAATACCCCGCCTCTTTTTCGGCCGCTCACCCAGGTCAAACGCTCTCATGGCTGGTCAGTCCGCCAATTCCGCCAACATCGATCGCGTCGCGCGTCCCAAGTCGAACGCCGTCAACGCGATCCTGAACCCGGAATACGTCTACTGGGAGCCGGACTGGGTCAAGGTCCGCGACACCCTGGCCGGTCAGCGCGCCGTCAAGTCCAAGGGCCAAGCCTACCTGCCCAAGAACCTGGGCTCTGACGACAGCGAATATGCCGCCTATCTGGCCGGCGCCATCTTCCACAACATGGTCGACCAGACGCTGAACGGCATGACCGGTCAGGTCTTCCGTCGCGCCCCGATCATCCGCAATCTCCCCGAGAAGCTTCAGGAGAAGGTCATCCAACTGGGCCAGGACGGCTCGGGGCACGTGGCCTTCACCAAGACCGTCGTGCGCGAGGTCTGCTCGATGGGCCGCTATGGCGTCCTGGTCGATGCCCCCACCACCTCCGGTGACAGCTACGCCGTCGGCTATCGCGCCGAGGACATCCTGGACTGGGAGATCGAGCGCGTCGATGGCGTCCAGCGCCTGACCCGCGTCCTGCTGCGCGAGTTCCGTCGCGTGCGCTCGGTCCTGGCCGGCCGCGCCCGTATCCGTTCGGGCGGCGGCGCCTACCAGTACGAGACCATCTATCGCGAACTGGTCCTCGAAAACATCGACGGCCGCTGGACCTACTACCAGAACATCTACGACAAGGTCGGCCCGCAGGGCGTGCCCACCGACATCCTGCGTCCGGTGATCAACGGCAATCCGCTGACCGCCATTCCGTTCGTGTTCTTCGGCCCGACGGGCAACACGCCCGACTGCGAGAAGCCGCCGCTCCTCGACATCGCCGAACTGAACATCTCCCACTACCAGGACTATGCCGACTTCCAGCACGGCAAGAAGTACACCTCCCTGCCGATCTACGTCGTACCGGGCGGCAGCGAAGGCGGCGCCGACGAGTACAAGATCGGCCCCAACACCATCTGGGAAGTGCCGCTCCAGTCGACGCCGGTCATCCTGGAGTACAAGGGCGATGGCCTGAAGACCCAGATGAACGCCCTGGCCACCAAGGAGCGCCAGATCGCCGCGATCGGCGGCCGTCTGCTGCCGGGCCTGGGCCAGGGCATCAGCGAATCGAGCGAGCAGGCGACCATGCGCGGCGCCTCCGAGCAGTCGATCCTGATGAACGTCATCCTGGCGGTCCAGGACGGCATGTCGCTGGTTCTGCGCTACTGGGCCGCGTGGCGCGATGTTCCGATGAACACCACCGCCTCGCTGCGCTACGTCATCAACTCCAACTTCCTGACCGGCTTCGCCGACGCCCGCGTGCTGCGCGCGATCCAGATGATGTGGGAAGCCGGCCTCGTGCCGATCGAGGTTCTGTTCGAGAACCTGCGCGACCTGGAGGTCCTGTCCGACGACTGGACCATCGAGATGTTCACCGATCGCATGCAGGACCCGACGGCCTTCATCAACAACCCCGACGCCCAGGCCAAGGTTCGCGGCTACGCCAACCGCAAGCAGGAACTGGACGAGGCCGCCCGCAAGATCGAGCAAGGCCAAGCCGACCGCGCCCTGGACATCCAGGAAGAGAGCATCGACGGCCTGGACGATGGTGACGTGCTGCGTCGCCGCGAGGACCAGCAGATGGACTTCGAGCGCCAGCAGCACGAGGACCAGATGCAGTTCCAGTACGACAAGCTGGCCTCCGACGAGGAACTGGCCAAGCAGAAGCTCGCCACCCAGAAGGCCATCGCCGCCAAGAACGCCCAGGCGGCGGCGCAGCGATCGGCCAATCCGACTCAGCCGCGTACCCCCGGCTCCCTCTAGCCTAGTTCCAAAGTTCCATGGCCACCACGCGTTACGAGACCTTCGAGGACTTCCAGCACGATCTGGATGAGTCCGGTCATCTCTCCAACGATCCGTTCGGGATCGACGTCGACATCGGGTCTCTCGACGAACAGGACCTGGAATTCCTGCTCCCCGCCACCAAGAAGCCCAAGAAGGCAAGCTGATCATGAGCACCACCACCGACGCCCTCGGCGACAAGGCCGAAAAGGCCATCAACAAGGCCGGCGCCTGGATTCAGAACCACACGACCCTCGTGCTGGTCTTCCTGCTGGGCTTCGCCGCCGGCGCGCTGCTGATCTAGGCCATGTTCGCCTACGACCACGACGTGCCACACGTCCTGTCCATGTCCGCCAGCCGCCGCGAGGAGTACCCGATCCAGGTGCGCGGCAACGTGATCGACGAAGGCATCGTCGACCATGGTGATGGCACGGCCAGCTACAGCTACTACGCCAACCTCGCCTTCGAGATGGACGGCGATCTGTTCGATCTTGGTCCGGTGGACCTGACCCGCTTCCAGGGCCGTGTCCCCAAGACGATCAGCTTCGGCTTCTAGCCTTGCGCCCCTGAAACGATAGGGGGCCTCTGCCGCGCCAGCTTTGAGCATTGCCCGCGCGGGGGCGAGCCTGAGGTCCTAAAGCCTCCCGACCCTGGTCGGTTATTGCGCAGATCGAGCCAGCCAGGGCGGCGCGGTCACACCCCGACAACAAGACCCCGAAAGTCTCACCCGATGACCGACTACCTGTCGCACGACGACGAGTGCGTGAACACCTGCGCCTATGCCCCGATCAACATCTCGGTGGTGCGCGGTCTCTTCCTGGATGACGGCGCCGATCGCAGCCGGGGCGGTCCGCGCTTCGTGGCCGACGAGTCCGGCCGCTACATCGCCTTCGACACCCCCGCCTTCGAGGGCGTCCTGCACGAGGACGAGGCCTATCCGCTGCTCAAGCAACTGACGGCGGTGCTGCTGTGATCGTCGAGTTCACCAGCGCCCATACCGAAGCCCCGGTAGCGGTGTCGGCCCTGCACGTGGTGCAGATCGTTCGCAGCGGGTCCGGCACGTCGATCAAGATGGGCGAAAACAGGTCGATCCAAGTCACCGACTCCTATGGCGACGTCGTCGCCGCGATCGCCCAGGCCCTGGCGCCGGCTCCCTTCGACTACACCTCGCTGCTGGCGATGGTCCAGGCCCTGAAGGCTCCCCAATGATCTTCCTCCACCGGCTCGTTCCGAACCGCGACAACACCATCCAGCGCCAACGCATCGCCGTCCGCGCCGACGCCATCGATCTGATCATCGACAACGGCGAGGGCGTGCCGGCCAACATCGAGGTCCACGGCGATCGCTACCGCGTCGAGGAGGACTTCGAGGCCGTTCTGCACCTCAAGCGGGCCTGGACCAGGATCAACGATCACGCCGATCGTCATGCGATCCCCCCGGCCGACATCCTGGGCGTCAGCTTCGACGACAGCGACCCCAGCGCGCCGGTCGTGATCGAAAACTCCAAGACCTCGATCAACGACATATGATCGCCCTCCAGCCGTCCTACGTCCACGATCGCCCGATCTTCCTGGACCCCACCACCATCCGGCGCATGCAGCGTCCGTCGACGACCCAAATCTGGGTCGAGGGCTACGACGAGTGCATCCAGGTCCAGGAAACTCCCGAGCAGGTCGCGGCCCTGGCGTCGGCCTGGAGCAATCGCTGGGAATTCGAAAAGCACCTCGGTGTCCACGCCACCTACGTCGACTTCCGCGACCAGCGTGTGACCTACCATTATCTGGAGAAAAACTTCCATGACCAGTAAGCACCTCCAGCAGGTCCAGGCCGACGCCGAGAAGCTGACCGTGATCGCCGAAGGCGTCATGGAGGCCTCCAACCTGCTGCGCGAAAAGCTCGCCCAGGTTCCGTCCAGCCGTGACACCTCCCTGGCCGTCACCAAGCTCGACGAGTTCGACTTCTGGGCCGGCCGCGCCCTGTCGACGGTGCTCCAGCCGCTGCTCCAGGAACTGCACGACGCGGGCCTGCTCGAAGTCGTCCCCGACTAAGTCGCCGACGGGCTAACTGGCCATATCTGGACAGTTAGCCCGCTCAATGCCTCACAACTGGCCACATGCGGCCAATTCAGCCCTGGCGGAGTCAGGGTTGCAAGTCCCAAGCAAAAGACCAAGCACCCATGACCATCGCCCTCATCAAGGCGCTCGCGTCCGCCGCCGAGCACGCCCTTGCCGAAGCCCTCGCCGGCAAGAAAATCTACCCCGAAAACGAGCAGATGCTGGCTGCCCTCATGGAGGAAGTCGGCGAAGTGGCCGAAGCCCTGCTCGAAGCCCATCGCGATCCCGACAGCACCACCAAGCAGGCCAAGGTCTATGCCGAGGCCATGCAGGTCGCCGCCCTGGCCCTGCGGATCGCGCTCGAAGGCAGCGGCGAGTTCTCCTACGAGTTCCGCCAGGAATACGCCGACGCGTTCAAGACCGTCGAGCCGCCGGCCCCCAAGAAGGCCGCCAAATCCTCCCCCAAGAAGACCACCGACGATCTGGCCAAGGAAGTCGAGCAGCAGAAGGCCATCGACCGGCTGATCGACGAATTCCGCGAGATCAACAAGCGCCCGGTCCCGCCCTACGAGTACCCGATGTGGGTGGGTGTTGGCAGCGCCGGCCGCGCCATGTGGTCGGGCGGCGGCACGGGCTACCGGGGTGAAGGCGTTGGCGTGGCCGGCGGCTGTTCGACCTATGTGGGCGGCCATGGCGGTGGCGGAGGCTACAGCTTCAATGGTTTGGCCGCCGGCGGCCCGCCCATCACCGCCAGCTACCCGCCGATCAACGCGCCCGAGGGCGTGGACATCACCATCGCCGCCAAGCTGCCGGCCAAGCGGCTATCGACCGTCAAGGACGACGACGCCAACTCCACCACGGGCATGTATCACTGATGGCCGCGCCCCACACCCTCAAGGTCGGTGATCGCGTCACCCATCCCGATTGGGAGCCCGGAACCATCCGTATCGTCGAGGGCGTCGCCCCGATGATGCGCTCCACCAGGGTCAACGGCCGTCAGAAGCTGATCGAGGACCCGCAGTTGAACATCATCTGCCTCGATCAGGCTGTCGTCGACAGCGACGGCTTTGCCGACAACGCCTGGATGGAACCGGGCCTCATCCTTATCGAAAGCCCCGCCCCGTGATCGACGAACGTCCCACCATCCAGGTCCTGGCTCTCCACGACGACGAGATCGAGACCTTCGTGCCGACCCCCGAGCAAGCCGCCGCGATCGCCGACGGCAGCCTGATCATCGGCCGCATCCGCTACGCCCCCAATCCCGACTACGTGCCGCCCCAGGAAGCCGCCTGACCATGATCGCCGCCACCTTCGACAAGATCGCCCAGGACCTCGCGATCGACGAACACGCCTCGCCGGCCGCGCGCCTGCTGGCCAACGCCTTCCTGCTGCGCGTGATCGAGGATGACGACCTCGCCGCCGAGAATGAGGCTCTCGACAAGACCGTCGCCTCGCTCAAGGGCCGCCTGCGCGAGGCCGAGGGCAAGCTGGAGAGCGCCTATCAGATCGGCCGCGACGGCGTCCTGGCCGTGCAGAACATCGAGCAGGCCAAGTACCAGCAACTCTATGACGACCACATGGAGACGGTCACCCGCCTCCAGGCCTTGGAAGTGCGCCTGAAGGACGTCCAGGACCAGCCGGTGGTCGACGAGACTCTGGTCGCCAAGCTGCGTCGCGACATCAAGGACTACCAGGATCGCGACGCCAAGTTCCAGGACAAGATCAGCCAGTTCCGCGACGCCAATATCAGTCTCCTCAAGGAGCGTGAGGAGATCGTGACCGCCCGCGAGGCGCTGAGCGAGGAAAACGACTCCCTGGCCAAGGAACTGGAGATGGCCGACGCCGCGCTCCAGGAACTGCACAAGGAGTGGCGCGGCATGGAGGCGCGCGCCCTGGGCGCCGAGAAGGCCCATGACGAGCTTCAGATCAAGCTCAAGACGGCCGACGCCGAGGTCCGCTTCCGCGCCGCCCGTATCGAGGGCCTGGAACGGCAACTGGCCGACAGCCGCGATCGCGTCGAGCAGAAGACTAGCGAGCATCGCGCCGCCCTGGCCAATCTGCGCGACCTGGAGCAGCAGAACCTCAAGCTGCGCACCGCCGCCGAGGTCACCCTGAACGACGATCTCCTGATGGAGAACGCCAAGCTGCAAGCCCAGGTCAAGCAGTTGACCCAGGAAAGCGCCTGGAAGGACAAGACCATCGCCAGCTATCAGGCCGACGCCCTGGTCAAGACCCCTTCGGACGAGACCTTGCTGGCCACGGTCAACGCCCAGGCCGCCGAGATCGCCAAGCTCCAGGCCAAGCTGCGTGACGGCTTCGAAGGTGGCTCGATCGAGCATGCCGAGGCCGCCCCGGTGCTGATCGCCTGCCAGTCGAGCGTCGACCTGCTGAGCCTGCGCAACAACCTCTGGCAGACCACCCTGGCGCCGCACCTGATCTTCGCCGTGATTGGCGAGGACAAGCCCGCCGGCCCGCTGGGCGGCATCATCGTCATGCCGACCCAGGCCGTGGGCCTGAAGAAGCCCGACGCTGTGCGCACTCACGACGCCATCCGCAAGCTCGACTGGCTCGCCGACGTCAAGAAGCAACTGGCCGACGGCGCCGGCCTCCTCACCCTCCAGCCGCAGTGATCACGATGACCAATCCGACCCTCTCCCTGACCGTCTCGGGCGCGCGCGGCGCCGGCAAGACCGTCCTGATCCGCAAGGTGGCCCAGTTCCTGCGCGAGCAGGGCTATGCGGTCGACACCCAGCGCCTGCCGCGCGGTACCGACTACGCCTATGACGGCGTCAAGGGCGATGGCCGCACCATCACCCTGTTCGAAGGCGGCCTCTGATGCTGGCCTCCCTCCTCGAAGACGTCATCGAAGGCACGCGTCTGCGCGCCAGCCAGGGCGATTGTCCCATTCATGACGCCTACTCGGTCGAGTGGCTGGAGGACGCCCTGCTGACCCTGGTTGATGAGCGCGACGCGCTCAAGAAGCAGGTCGAGGACCTGTCGTTCGATCTCAGCCTAAAGAAGATTCGCATCGACTACCTGGAGGCCGTCGCGGCGTTCTCCAAGCCCGCCGAGACGGCCGTCCCCTTCGCCAATGTCCGCGACGACCTGCGCTTCAATGACCCGGTCGCCTACGACAACATGAACCGTGTCCAGGTCACCGCCAAGGACGCGGTGATTACCATTACGCCAGCCCCGGCGCCGCCGGCCAACGACACCACCTCGCCGATCTTCCAGAGCGGCTGCTACCTCTCGACCGACACCATGGTCAGCAGCGAGCGCGACTTCCTGGGCTACACCGGTGGCATCGTCGTGGGCGAGGCGCCGGACCTGGGCCTTTCGCGGGGCGAACTGCGCCATACCGTGACCGATTGCGCCGCGCGGTTTGCCAGCGCCGGCCCGTTCCAAGGTTTCCCAGGCACGGGCGACTATCCTGTCCGTGATCTGTACGCCGTGGGCTTTTGCGATCCCGTCGTCTTCACCGGCGAGCCGGAAATCCCCGGCGAGGAATTCAGCGAAGCCACCAGCAACGTCATCGCCGCCATCGAGCGCAAGAAGCAGCCGCCCCTGACCCCCGAGGAAGAGGCCGACAAGCTGGCCCAGGCCGACGCCGCCGCCCTGGAGTTCGTCAAGGCCATGATGCGCCGGGAACTTCCGGTCGAGCGCTTGAAGACGGGCCAGCCGATGATCCCCACGCGCCCCGGCTATGGGATCGCCGTGGTCGACACGCCCTACGGCAACAAGAGTCGCGAGATGCGGGTCTATCGCGGCGAGACGCGCGACTGATGCTCTCTCAGCCCCTGCGTATCCAGGCCAGCGACAAGACGTGGCAGGCCGAGCATGCCGGCGCCCTGCTCTCGTCGGTCACCAATCTGGAACTGATCCTCAAGGCCGGCGAGGTCCCGAGCGTGACCCTTACGCTCGACACCCTGGCCGCCGGCACCAACTTCCTGGCCGAGGCCCGCTGGCGGTTCATCAAGGCCAACCGCGCCCTGCGGCTGGCCCAGGTCTACGGCAAGGCCCTGGCCGCCTCGGATGAGCCGCCGATCCTGCGGCAGGTGGAAGTCCTCAACACCGGCGGCGGCGCCGGTGACTGGATGGTCCGCTACCTCGACCGGACCGCCACCCCGCCGCTGCGCAAGGTCAAGGTCAGCGTTCGCGGCAACCCACCGATCGTCGTCGCCGACCTCTGGGTCCAGGACGACATCATCGACCATGCCGATGACGCCACCCTGCGCCGTCTCTTCCCGCTCGACTTCGTCACCGAACTCTTGGGCGCCAACTTCCTGGAACTCGTCGATGCCGATTGAGCAACGCTACGCCATCCTCCGTGAGCCCGAGCCGTCGTTCGAGGAGGAAAAGGAGCGCAACGCCCGCAAGATGGGCAAGGCATGGCGCTGGCAGACCCAGCGCCTCCACGACAAGGACGCCGGCGTGGAGGGCAACTGCACCACCGTGGCCCTGGCCAGCCTCCTGGCCATGCCGGTCAGCCACGTGCCCGACTTCATCACCCTCTATCCCGACGCCGGCGAGTTCTGGTTCGCGATTGAGCGCTGGGTGGCCGAGCAAGGCTACCACCTGCAAATGATGCGCAAGGAATTTGCCCCCAGGACCCTCTATCTGGCCTCGGGACCCTCGCCGCGCGACGCCGAACTGTCCCACATGGTCGTGATGCAGGACGGCAAGCTCTATCACGACCCTCATCCGTCGGGCGCGGGCATCACCGAGGTCAAGCACGTGTGGATTCTGCTGCCGACCGACCCCGGCAAGCTGCGAATCTTCTAAAAATCAACAAGAGATGACGAAAATGGCCCTTCCCGACCCTCAGAATGTCGGCCACATGCAGATGGTCGCCCATCTCGCCGACGAAATGGCCAAGATCACGGCCTTGAGCGACCGCCACGATCCGAACGACCACTATCCGCCCAAGGGCACGCCCGACGGCTGTCTGATCCTGGCGCTGTCCTGCGACAATTTCACCGTCCTGGGCCACACCGGGCGCTATCTGCACGCCATGATCAACTGCGCCGGCTTCAACGGCGAGGAACTGGGCCTGGAGGGCGTACCCGACGAGCCCGGCTATTGGGTCTGCGAGAACGGCTCGGTCAATGCCGGCACCGACAGCTACACCGGCGAGGGCTATGCCGAGATGTACGGCGACTGGCGCCCGGCGCGCCGCGAGGACTTCGAGCACTACGGCGTCGACCTGCCGGCGATGCTGCTCTGATGGGCGGCTATGCCCCAAGGCCCGCGAAACGCGCCCGCCTGCGCCCTTCGCCGCCCAACTTCAAGTCCGACTACGCGCGCCACCGCGAGAAGGAGGAGCGCATCGCCGCCAAGGTTGGCGGCGAGCAGGAGTTGAAGCGCCTGCTGCGCGAGCAGGAGGAAAAAGGCCCTTTCGCCGTCCTTTGTCAGGACGTCCAGACCGGTCGTTACCACTTCCTGTCCGCTGTCGAGCACCAGCGGCAGACCAGGGCCTATTTCCAGCCCAAGATCGCCGAGTCGATCGACAGCCTGAACGACATCATGGGTATGCTGACGCCGTCGGTCGCCAGCACCGCGCCCAGGACCGCCACCTCCAGCCTCTATGCCGAGGTCCAGGCCCTGCCGGTGGGCGGCCGGATGGTCATCGACGACTTCAAACGCAAGCCTCAGGAACTGGGGCCGAACGTCAAGGTCGTCTACGACGCCTCCATCGACGCTCACATCGTCACCAAGCTGCCACCTTCGCCGTTCCTGTCCGTCGACAAGCCGCCCAGGCCGGCCAAGCAAGGACCGACCGGCCCCCTACCGCCGGTGACGATCGAGCAAAAGGTCAAGGACGGGCCATCGCCCTTCTGGTGCCGGGTCATCGAAATCGTCGGTGTCCTCCTGGGAAGTGTCATCGGCAGCGCCATCTACCACACCATCACCGGGCCGTCCTAAGGGCGGCCCTTTCCATGTCACGCGCCGTGACACGAGACGCCGGAAAGATTCATGCGCAATTTTTCTTGACCTGTGACGCGCAGCATGACATGACATGGTTAACGCAAGAGGTTGCCATGTCCCCCGACGACACGAAACGCCAGATCGACGCTCTCTTTAAGGAGCCGATCGCTTCCTACCCCATTTCCTCGGCCTTCTACCGCACCACACCGGCGAAGATCGCGGCCGATGACCTGATCGTCATCGACGAAGCCCCGCCGCTGGGTTTCACCGAGGCGCTGCTGCACGGCGCCGAGGCGGTCATCCCGCTGTCGCGCAGCCGGGCCATCCCGATCGAGGCCTATCAGGGTCCCCTGCCCGAGAACGGTCCAGGCCGCATCATCGACGGCGGGACCGTCGAGATGTTCGTCAACACCCTGGCCGTCTACGACAGCGCCACCGATCCGGGCGCCGGCAGTCAGAGCGAGCCGGAATACTTCCTCGATCAGGTCCATCCCGGCGGCATCTGGTACCTGATCCCCGACGCTGATCGTCTGGCCTGGAACGACTACTGCGCCGTCGTTGAGCCGATCTACCGCCGCTACATCGACGAGCACATCGAACTGTCGGCCGAGGAAGAAGACCTCGTGGCCACGCCCTCGTTCGCCAAGCCCTTGCTGGCCCATCCGCGCTGGACGGTCTTCAAGTCGCCCCGCCAAAAGTTCTCCTAACACAGGCCTCACCAATGCCCAAGATCGCCAAGACCTATGCCGAATTCGCGGCCGAAGATCGAGACCTGATCGCCGGCGGCCTCAACCCGGTCGCCCGCGAGCGCTTCGTCGCCGGCAAGCTGAGCCTGGAAGTCATCGAGTTCCGAGGCGAAGGCGTCCGCTCGATGGAGCGCGAGATCGCCGAGAAGAAGCGCCAGGGCCTGCCGGTCAAGGAAGACCTCGAAGCCCTGGCCTTCGCCAAGAAGTGGACGGCCGAGCCGATCGTCGTCATCCCGACCGATCTGGCCGCCTGATGATCGACTACGACCTCCGCCAGCAGCACGATGAGTGGGGCAACAACCCCGCCCTCCTGTCGGCGGAGGATCGCAGCGCCATCGACCTTGGAGCCTGGAAGCGGGCCGGTCACGAGACCCTCTGCGAGACCTGCGACCGACCCTACTGGAAACACCCCGAGGTCATCGGAGCCCTCTGGCTTCATCGCCTCTGCGACAACACCCTGGTGAAGCTATGAGCAAGATCAACGGCCCCTTCTGGGCTGTCACCTACAAGACCGAAAGCGGCGACGAGGGCTTCTACGGCATCTTCAACGAGGAGCCGACCGACGCCCACTTCCTGGCCTTCGCCCTGGAGGATTTCTCCGAGGAAGTAATCGAGGAAGAAGACGACGAGGGCGGCGTTACCCGCACGCTCTACATCTACTTCACCGCCCACGAGGTCGAAAGCATCGTCGACCTGCCCGACCCGGTGGAGGACTGATCATGGTGGACATCCCCACCGCCGCCTCGGTCCTGGCCCTGGTGCCCGGCGTCTCTTTCGAGACCTTCAGCCGCACCATCGTCAACCAGATCACCACAGCCGCCAACAGCGGCCGGCGTGAGATCACCATCATGAACAACGCCGTCAAGGGCAACCTCGTGGCCGATTATGTGAAGGGCGCCACCACCGGCGACGACATCGTCGCCAAGCTCATGCGCGAGTTGGCGGCCAAGGGCTACAAGATCACCCGCCACAGCGAGGACTATCGCGATCAGCGCGACTACTCGCCGGCCTACATCTCCATCTCCTGGTAGCGACATGGCCCACCCCGACGACATCGTTGCCTGTCCCTACTGCACCTCGATCAACACCGAGGCGCATTTCGAGGACCATCCCGGCGGCTTTGGCGGCCACATCCAGGTCGGCCCCTACTCGTGCTTCGAGTGCGACGCCGTCGAGATGAGCCCGTACGAGGACTACCCCGAGGCTACGGCCGAGGAGAAGCAGAAGTTCTGGCTGCGGGGGACGGTCTGATGATCCAGGTCACCGAGCCCAACCGTAAGGTCACCTACCTCAACCCCGACTACATCGTGGCGGTCAATCGCTACGACGCGACCGAGGACGACACGGCGATCATCATCCGAGGCTGGGACGGATACCTGAGGGTCAGCGAAAGCGTCATCGACGTGACTCGCATGATCCGCGCCTCGCGCAAATACGGCGACCACTACGACTTCGTCTTCATCGACAAGGGCGTCCTGAAGGCCGAGCGCGACGAGCGCACCACTGTACTGTAACCGGAGTACCCCGCGTGACCACCATCGCTTTTCGCGACGGCGTCCTGGCCGCTGACCGCCTCATCACCGATCGAGGCGCCCGGCTGGGCTACAAGACCAAGATTGTCCAGCGCAAGGGCATCTTGGCCTGCGGCGCGGGGTCGACCATCGTGTGCCGCGAGTTCACCGACTGGTTCTTGAAGGGCATGAAGGGCTCGCCGCCCTCGATGCGCCTGCATCCCGATCGGCCGGCCTCCGAGTGCGTCATCTACTTCGCCAAGGACCGGTTCCTGACCTTCGACGGGGACGGGATCGCCGAGGTGGAGGCTGAGTACCACACCCTCGGTTCCGGCGCGGCCTTCGCCAAGGGCGCTATGGCCGCCGGAGCCGACCCCGTCAGGGCCGTCGAGATCGCCATCCAGTTCGATCTCTACAGCGGTGGCGACATCCAAACCTACAAGCTCTGAGCCCTCCTCATGCCCGCCTGCATCGTGATCCGTCCCAAGCCCAAGGACGGCAAGCCCGCCCCGAAGCTGAAGGCCTATACGGTCCTGGAGACCTGTGAGAGCACCGGCGGCATCGTCTTCGCCGCCCACCATGCCGTGGCCCGCCGCGCCGGCGCCAACGAATGGGGCGACGGGGATTGGGACTATGTCGAGTGTCATCGCTCGCCGCAGTACGACGATCTCGGCCCCGAGGGCGTCAATGATCTCGTCCTCTGGCGCAACGGCTGGTGGTTCGAGTGCGCCTGCGGCCGGCGCATCGACAGTGACTTCGAGTGGCAGAACGCCGACATGGTCTGGAGCGCCAAGCACGGCGAGTTCATCGACCGCGAACACAAGACCAAGCGCCTCTACTGCGCGCCGGTCCTCAAGGAACCGATCCTCCACGGATCGTGCCTCTACTGCTCGCCCTGGTGTGCAATGAACCGCCGCAACTGGGAAGCCGGCCGCGAGCGCGACAGGAAGCTGGCCCTGACCATGGCGCGCCTGTCGGGCACCCTGGAGGGCTGCGAAATTCTCGGCGCCAGGAAAACCACCGAGGCGGTGGAGACCGGCGAGATCAAGGTCGTCGAGGGCTGGGGCGGCCGGCAACGCGAAGTCAAGGTGACCAAGGACGTCCACGTCTACCACGTCGCCTTCAAGTTCCCAGGCTGCCTCTACCCAGGCGACTGGAAGCACAACGACCCAACCAAGGTCTACCTGTCGAGACTCGACGTGGAGGCTTGGTGCCAATTCAAGGGAAAGCCCTACGATGCGGAACTATATGGATGATGACGAAGATGATCTGAGCTTTGGCGGGGCAATTCGCCCCTTCAAGCAAAAGGTCGCCAAGATCAAGAACGGGGCCAAGCGCCGAGCCTACGAAAAGTACATCAAGAAAGACTACGAACTCAAGAACATCGCTCCGATCTGTATTGAGTGCGGCAGTCTGGCGACCCTGGTGGCGGGCGATATCGCCTATCCCAACAAGCCCGAGTTCCGTCGCGAGCAGGCCTATCTATGCCAGTGCGGCGGGCGCGTGCGCTGCCATCCGGGCACCACCATCGCCCAGGGCTATCCGGCCAACCACAAGACGGCCGAGGCGCGCTGGAACACCCACAACGCCTTCGACGCCCTGTGGCGCGACGGCCCGTTCACGCGGTTCCTGGACGCCCGCTCCCGCGCCTATGCGTGGCTGGCGGCCGAACTCGAACTCGATCTCGACGACTGCCACATCGGCATGTTCAACGCCAAGACCTGCCAGCGCGTCCAGACGCTCTGCGCGGTCAAGGCCCGCGAAGGAAACCTGCATTGACCACCGACTGGCGCCGGGTCTCCTACATCGAAGAGACCCTCAAGAAGATGGGCGATCTGACCCTGCGTGAGATCGCCGAGTGGATCGACGATCTCACGGTCCAGGTCGATCACCTGGAGGCCGAGAACGCCCGGCTCGCCAACGAGATCGACGATCTGGAAACCCAGATGGCTGGAGAAGACCTGTGATCGAGAGCCCCTACGAAGACCGCGTCAAAGAAGTCCTGAGCGCCAACACCGCCTGGGAGTTGGCCGAGCTTTTCATGGTCATCTCCGAGGAGAACGCCAAGCTGCGAAGCGAGTGGCGCGCCCTGATCGCCGAAAATCAGGCGACCCTGGCCGACAGCGCCCAGGCCATCAAGGTCTTGGTCGATGAACGCGACGAAGCGCGCGCCGCCCAGGCCCTGGCCGAGGAGAAATACGCCAAGCTGGCCGAGGTCGCCGGCGGACAGAACCTCGATGAGCAGATCAGGCGCGCCAAGTTCCAGCGCGAGATGGACGGGCTGCGTAAGGCTCTGGGCGAAGCCAGGGCCTGGGCTTTGAAGGAAAGACTGATCGAACCGGACGAGTCGGCCTTGGACATCATCGCTCGGCTCGGAACCGACGCCTTCGTTCACTACGGGACCAAGCCGTGAAGCCAGACCCGCGTCAGATCGAACCGACCGACATCTTTCCGGCGACTTTTCTGGCGGCCTCGGGGCGGTTCTTCCCCTGCACCATGATGTCCTACGCCTTCGACGGCGCCGCGCCCGACGAGGTGCTGATCGAGGCTTCCAAGACGATCCACGCCAAGGTCCACGACTGGATCACCGCCCAGATCGTCGAACACGACTGCCACTGCGCCTGGGTCCGCGTCGTCGGAGATCAGGTCATGCAGGACCACCCCTGGCTTCTGGTCAGGTTCACCCAACCGGCCGTCCAGGCCGCTTTCACCCAAGACTTCAAGGACTACCTCCGTTGAGCAAGATCATCTCCTTCCAGGACGTCACCAACGAACTCGGCAATCGCATCTCGCTGTCGGTCGTGCTGAACGACGACGCCACCCTGACCGTCAAGGTCGCCGGCCCCGACAGCGAAAGCACCAACACCCTGACCCCGGTCGAGTTCAAGGCCCTGGCCGGCGTGCTGCGCACCGCCCTGCCGTCGATCACCTTCTAGGAGCCCGCGCCGGTGGACGTCGAGGCCTACAGGAAAGCCATCCACGAGGCCACCCACCGGCGGCTTGCGCTGGAAAACCCTTGCCGCGAGTGCGGCGCCCTCGGGACCCTCAAGATCGAGGGCTCCGAGGACAGCGAGGGCTATTACCGCTGCAAGCCTTGCGAGGCCTGCGCTGGCAAGGGCTGGATCAAAAAGCCCCTGGCCGAGGTCATGGCCATGCGCTTTGGCCCCGAATGGCCCACCGTCCTGACCCCGCGCCAGAAGCTGATGGCTCTGGAGAACCGCTTCTACAGCCGCCAGACCTGGACGCCCAAAGCCGGCGATCTCTACACCACCTCGCGAGCCGATTATGAGCTATACGAGATCGTCGACATCGACACAGACGACCACACTACCCACCGACGTATTCGCACACGCTACCGGGCAAAACCGGACGGCCCGATCTCGGAGTGGTTCGCGCACGAATTCCTCTCCGAGCACACCTTTGGCTACGCCCGGACCCACGTACCCAATTGGATTTTCGCCGTTCCCGAGGGGCCAGCACAGGGTCTGGCCGGGTAAGTTCGCCCCCTTCGAGCGCGGCATGTGCCGCTGGTGCGGCGCCGTCATCCTCCGGGCCGACGGCTCGGTCAACAAGCGCAAGCAGTTCTGCGATCGCCACTGCGTCCACGAATTCCTCCTGAGGACCGACCCGACCCGCTGGCGCAAGAACACCTACAAGGAGTCGATGGGCATCTGCCACCGGTGCAGCGAGGTCTTCGACTACTACGAGGACGACGGATGGGAGGCCGATCACATCGTGCCGCTCTACCACGCCCACCGGATCGGGGACTGGACCGCCTGGGACCCAGAGAACCTCCAGCTTCTCTGCATCCCCTGCCACAAGGACAAGACGCAGGAAGACTACGCCACCTACGGCCGGCCCTGGCTGGGTGAAAGCCCTGACGTCCTGCCCGACAGCGACGTGCCCCACCCCGACGACCTGCCCGACTTCGGCGAGGAAGACGAGATCGACTTCGACGCCGATGAAATCCCGTTCTAAGACAAAGACTTAAAGCCATGATCATCGACCGTATGCAGAAGGACGGGATCATCTTCCCGCCCAAATGGCTGCCGGCCAATACCCACTACCTGACGATGATGGGCTCGATTGCCTATGCCGTCAGCGGTGACACGAGCGACTGTGATGTCGCCGGCTTCGCCATCCCGTCCAAGGAAGTGATCTTCCCGCATTTGGCCGGCCACATCCCCGGCTTTGGCAAGCAGCCCGAGGCGTTCAACGTCTGGACCGAGCACCACAAGATCGATCCGCGCACCAGCAAAGAATACGACTTCACGGTCTACTCGATCGTCAAGTTCTTCCAGCTTTGCCTGGAGAACAACCCCAACATGATCGACACCCTGTTCACGCCGCGCCGCTGCGTGCTGCATGCGTCGAACATCGGCAACTATGTCCTGGAAAACCGGAAGTTGTTCCTCCACAAGGGCAGCTACCACAAGTTCCGGGGCTACGCCTACGCGCAACTGGCCAAGATCAGGTCCAAGCAGACCTCCGACAACCCCAAGCGCCAGGAGTCGATCGACAAGTACGGCTACGACGTCAAGCACGCCTACCACGTCGTGCGGCTGGCGCTGGAGGCTGAGCAAATCCTGATCGAGGGCGACCTGGACCTGGAACGCAACGCCGCCATCCTCAAGGACATCCGCGCCGGCCAGTGGAAGCTGGATCACCTGGAGCGCTGGTTCCAGGACAAGGAAAAGGCCCTGGAGGTCCTGCACGGTCAGTCGACCCTGCCGCACAAGGCCGACGAGGCCCAGATCAAGGCCGTGCTGATGCACGCCCTGGAGATGCACTATGGCTCGATCTCCAAGGCCATCGTGCGCGAGACCGATCTGGGCCGGGTCCTGGGCGAAATGAAGGCGGTCATCGACCGATATGCCGCGTGAGCGCGCTGCCGGCGGCCAAGAAGGACATCGTCGACTGGGTCCAGGCGCAAATCCCCGCCTGGATGCCGCCGGCGGTGGCCGCCAAGTTCGGCGATGATCCCGAAGACGGGCCGGTGGAGGACTTCACCAGCCCCTATTCGCTCAAAGCCCTGCTGGCCGACGCCCTGCCGTTCGGCGCGGTGATCGAGGAGGACTTCTACTATCGGATCGGGTTCGTCCACGGCGCCCTGGCGCACGGGGCGGGCCGGTTTGACTGGCCTGCTGCCTACGCCGATCTGAAGAAGATCATGCGTCTGCGGCGCGGAGAGGAGCCGGTCCAGGCGCCCCAGCCGGTCACCAAGCCCTACCGTCACCCCGATTGGTACGATGGCCCGTGTGAGCATCCGGCCAAGGACCGCATCCACGGCGGCTACAATGGCGAGGTCCTGCGCCGCTATCCGCTGCGCTACGGCAGCGCCGAGGTCGAGGCCTGCGGCGCGTGCCACGCCTACCGGCTCAACGTCCACGACCCCAAGACGTGGTGGAAGGGTCCCTACGCCCTCGCCTACGCCAAGGCCATGCGCGAGATGGAGGAAGAGTGCTGATGACCCAGTCCGACAAGCTGCGAGACCTGCTCGCCATCGCCGAGCGCGCCTTGCAGGAAATCTACCACGGCGACAAGGGGCCGCTGCTCCTGGCCAACCACCACGCCGCACGCTGCTACCGCCGGGCGCTCGCTGAAGACGCCCTCAAGGATTTGGCGCGCACACGCACTTCCCATCAGGACCTTTGACCCATGCCAATGATCATCTTCGACACCTTGCATCATGCGCCGGAATCGTTGCGTTCTTTCCTGCGCCCAGAGCAGACGCCCAACGCCGACGGCCGCTACGTCTTCGAGTTCGTAAGCTATTCGGATCACACCGATCTGGCCCAGCGTCTGCGCGCCCAGATCGACACGGCTGAGACCACCATTTCCGACCTGCGCGAGTCGATCACCAACCTGGAACACGCCGTCCAGGACGAAGAGGCGGTGACCGAAATCTATAAGAGCGTCGCCCACCAGAACGCCGACGCCGTGGGCGACCTCAAGCGCTTCATCCTTCAGGGCCTGGGCTACGACCCCGCGCCGCTGCGCGACATCATCCGCCACCTCGACAACGTCGCCGGCCTACTGGGTCCGGGCGACGAACCCACCAGCACCATTCTCAACTAGGTCCCCAAATGCCCATCCTCAACTTCACCAACTTCGATCAAATCCCCGAAACCCTGCGCGCCTTCGCCAAGGTCTCCACGACCACCTCGGGCTACGAGGTCGACGTCGCGCCCACCCTGGTGCTGAACGAGTACCTCAACAGCAACGCTGAGTTGATCAAGGAGCGTGACGATGCCCAGGCCAGGGCCACACGCGTCCTCGAAGAAGAACTGGCCCGGCGCACCCAGGAGATGTTCGACGCCTTCACGGCCCAGATCGCCGACCGCGACGCCGTCATCGAAGCGTTGCGCGAGCAGGTCGACCTCAACATGGCGCTGGCCGAGAACAAGCAGCAGCAGATCAACACCTTGGCCCAGACGGCGGACGAGGACGGCCGCCTCATCGACGCCCTGGTCGCCCAACTCGAACAGGCCAAGGCTGCCGACATCGGGCATCTGACCGCCGAACGCGACGCCTACCGTCACTCGTGCCAGGAATGGCTGGAGATCGCCGATGACGCCGCGCGTGAGGTCGATCTGCTCTCGCAGTACATCCTGAGCAAGACCACCTTCGAGGCGGTCGCCGACGAGCACGCGGCCCTGGGCCAGATCGTCGATCTCCTGGCGATCCAGTAAACCTCCAGCCAATTCAAACAATTAGGCCCGCCACGAGGACATCGTGGCGGGCCTTTTGCTTTTCGTCATCGACCTGGGCAGGTCATCGGCGGCGGACCCACGAGGAGACACCCAAGTCGGTCCGCCGCCGGGGCGCTTCGGTCGGTGGGGGCACCGCGCGCGCCTTCATCAACAGTGCCTAAGAAGATTGTCGCCGTCAACCCAGAGAAAGTGCTTGACAAAGGACGCAATTGGCGCCGTGACGCATTTCTTGACATTAGGAATATTTTCCTATACGTTGCGCCTCAATCCCGACAAAAGCGGCGGTGGCGCCCCACGCCACGGCCAACCAGTGTGTCTTAGCTCGACTGCACGAGACGGGTCGTCACGCGCGCTCCCCAGGGTGGGGCTGCCAAACCGAGAAAGTCTGAATTTACATGCCCATCATTACCTTCGAGGACCTGAACGCGGTCCCGGAAGCCCTTCGTACCTACGCCAAGACCGAGGAAGCGACCGGTAAGGTTACCGTCAACGTCGTTCCCGAGGTCAAGCTGTCCGAGTTCCGTGACAAGAACATCGAACTGACCAAGTCGAACGAAGACCTGAACGCCAAGGTGACCCTGCTCTCCGGCATCGTCGGCGAGGACCCGGAAGCCTTCAAGGCCGATATCGCAGACATGCGCGCCGTGCGGCAGCGCGTCTCGGACGGCGAACTGCGCGAAGGTCGCCAGATCGAAGAAGCCATCGCCAAGCGCACCGAGGAAATGCGCAAGGGCTACACGGACCAACTGACGGCCGAGAGCCGTGAGAAGGCCCTGTGGAAGCAGAAGTGGGAACAAGAGAACCTGAAGTACAAGGAGCAGATCGTCGTCGGCGCGATCAAGGATGCGTGTATGGACCCGGCCCTGGGCGTGATTCCCTCGGCCATCGGCGACATCACGCAGCGCGCCAAGTCGGTCTTCCGCGTCTCGGACGACGGCCGTCTGACGGCCTACAACGGTGAAGCCGTGATCTACGGCGGTGACGGCACCTCGTCGATCACCCCCAAGGATTGGGTCGGCAAGCTGAAGGACGAGGCCGACTACTTCTTCAAGGGCAGCCACGGTGGTGGCGCCGGCGGTGAAGGTGGTCGTGGGTCGTCGACCGACAAGAAGGTCGCCGGCAAGTATTCGCCCGAACAGTGGGCCAAGATGGACGCTCGCGCCCGTCTGGCCGCCGCCAACGGTCAAGACCCCAACGCGGCGCTGGGTTTCTAAGCGCCCAACCGGCTTGCAGGCCCGCGCGGTGATCCGCTGCGGGCCTCGCCACCCAAGAGTTTCGCAAGCGGTCCTCTCGACCTCAGGTCGGTGGGCTGATGGCGCAAAAGCATACCCTCGGTGTCGCTGACGGCCGAGGGGCGATCCGAGGCGGGGGCCGTCTCTCAACTGTCAGTATTTTTCACCTAGAGGAGCTAGCCCCATGGCTGCTTTGACCCTTCTGCAAGCCGCCGAAATGGCGAACGGCCGCGACGAAGTTAAGCGCGGCGCTATCATCGAACTGTTCGCGGAGCCCGATCTGCTGCGCGTCCTGCCGTTCATGAACGTGACCGGCTCGGCCTACTCGTACATCCAAGAAGGCCAACTGCCCGGCGTCGCCTTCCGTGGTATCAACGAGTCGTACACCACCACGACCGGCGTCGTGAACCCGCAGACCGAGCGCCTGCGCATCGCCGGTGGTGACCTGGACGTCGACAAGTCGCTGATCAAGACCCACGGCGCCGACGTGCGTGGCACCCAGGAAGCCATGAAGGTCAAGGCCCTGGCCCTGTACCTCGCTGGCAAGATCGTCAACGGCGACAGCGAAGCCGATCCGCGTGAGTTCGACGGCCTGCGCAAGCGCATCGTCGGCGACCAACTGATCCCGGCCGGCGCCACCGCCGGTGGTGACGCTCTCTCGCTGACGGTGCTGGACACCGCCATCGACCAAGTCGACGGCGCGACCCACATCATCATGTCGAAGAAGATGCGCAACCGTCTGAACGCGGCTTCGCGTCAGACCGGCGTCGCGGGCTTCATCACCTGGGACAAGAACGAGTTCGGCACCCGTATCGCGTTCTACAACGACCTGCCGATCCTCGTCACCGACTACGATGACAAGAACCAGCAAGTCATCGCCTTCAACGAAGCCTGCCCCGGCGGCGGCGCCACGGTCGGCACCTCGATCTACGTCGTGAACATCTCGGAAGCCGGCGTTGTCGGTCTCCAGAACGGCGTGATGGACGTCACCGACCTGGGCGAAGTCCAAGACAAGCCGGTGCTCCGCACCCGCGTCGAGTGGCTGATCTCGCTCGCCGTCCTGAACGGCCGCGCTGCGGCCCGTATCTGGGGCATCAAGGACGCGGCGGTGGTGGCCTAACGGTCACTACCACCTCCTCCTTCTAGGACCGTGAGGGAGGGCCTTCGGGCTCTCCCGTCACTCTCCTTCTTCAACCTCTTTTTCTAGGGAAGCTCCTGATATGGAATCCGCCGTCCGTCACCAATACGATGCCTCGCTCGCTCTGCAAGCGATCGGCTCGGCCGCTGTCACCGCCACCGCCGTCGGCACCGGTAAGATCAGCCTGCAACGCCTGACCGCCGGTCGCGGCGATCTGGCCAACCGCTACGGCCAAGGCGCCTTCGACGTCGTGGCCTACTTCTCGGCTCTCGACACCACGTCGGGCAACGAGACGTACGAACTGCAATTCTGCACCTACGACGCCGCCGGCGCCAACGAGACCGTCGTCGAAAAGGCCACCATCACGGCGGCCCAGGTCGGTGAAGTCCTGGAATTCAAGTTCCAGCCGATCACCCTCCAGAAGTTCGACGCCGACGCCGCCCAGTTCGGTGTCAAGCTGGTCGTCGCCGGCACCACGCCGTCGGCCACCTACTACGCCTTCGCCTCGCAGGACACCCACTAACCCTGGGTTTCCTGCCGCAAGGCACTGACTACCAAGAAGCCGCTGGCCCCAAACCGGCGGCTTTTTGCTGCCTGTAATAGTAGAGCTATGTGCCTTTTCGCATAAGTCGATTCTATGCTTGAAGGCGCATAATGTGACGTGAATCATGACCCTTGACAGGATGCGTGACTTGTGCCGCATTTCTTGACACGGCTCGTTAACCATGTCATCAAGATACCCTCTTCCGCACGCCCGCGAGTGGCGTCGCGTTGGCCGCTTCCAGGCCCACCCCCACCACATCGAGAGCCTCATGTCGATCACCCACGTCACCATCTACAATGAAGACGGCGAAGCCGAGACGCACACCCGCCTGAACGCCGTCGATCTCGTCCGCAACAACGGCTACACCTACAAGTACGGCAAGACCTATACCCCGGTCGACAGCGCCGCCTACGCCCAGGCCAAGGCTCCGGCCAACACGCCCGAGCCCGCCCACGCCGTCCTGGCCTCGGTCGGCAGCGGTTCGGCCATCGGCGCCATGGACCAGCCGGTCACCTTCAACGCTCCGATCGCCGAAACCACCGCCCCGGTCGAAGAAGTCTTCGACGCCGGTAAGGAAGAAGAAGCCCCGGTCGTGGCCACCGAGAGCAAGCCGGCCCGTCGTGGTCGTCCCTCCAAGGCCCAACTGGAAGCCGAAGCCGCCGCTGCGGCCGGCGAATAAGCCTCACGGCCAGGGCGCGAACAGTACCGCGCCCTGAGCCAGCGTCCAGCTTGAGCCCGCCGATCTGTTCGGCGGGCTTTGCTGTTTTTCCCCAGGAGCACCCATGGATACGCCCATCACGTTCGGGGCCACCGACAAGCAGACGCTGGTCGAAGGCACGCCCAACACCTTCACCGCCGCCAAGCCCTATACCTCCGTGATCATTCACAGTGATCGCAACCTCTATGTCCGCCTGGACGGCGAAGATGCTGCCGACACCGACTTCTATTGGCTCAAGGACGCCTACCTGACCGTCCGCGCCGAATGGGGCGTGCCGGTCTCGGTTCTGGTCGCCGACGACCAGGACAGCGGCGGCGTGGTCCGCTTCACGGAGGCGGCGATCGTCTAGGATGCCGTCTCTCTCCTACCCGGTTCACGCCAAACTCTTCAACTGGATGAAAGGGGCCTCCTTTGGCAGCGCCCCATCCTCCCTGCGCGTCGCCCTGCTGACCGCCGCCCCGAACCCGGACGGCACCGGCATCGCTGAACCCTCGGGCCTGGGCTATGCGCGTCAGCCCCTGACCTTGAGCGCCATCAGCGTCGCCGATGGCATCTCCACGGTCAAGAACGACAACGCCATCATCTTCGGTGCCGCCACCGCCCAGTGGCCGGCGGTGACGCATCTGGGCGTCTTCGGCAGCGACGGCACGCTGCTGTTCTATGGGCCGCTGGCGGCCTCTCGCGTCTGCACCGCTGGCGATAGCATCGCCTTCGGCATCGGCTCGGTGCAACTGCGCCTGCGGTGAGCAAGCTTTCGGCTTCCTTCGTCGGCAACGGCGGCGCGATCCCGGACCAGCCCCTGGCCCGGCCCAAGCTGCTGCTCTATGTCGAAACGGCGCTGTTTTCTGACACCGGTGGCGCATTTCCCGATCCTTCGGGAATCATGGATGGCAGGGCTGAGCTTTTCGCCGACACCTCGGGCTCAATCTGGGAAAACGGAGCCTATGGGCTCCAGGCTACCCTGTTCGCCAACGCGGTGGCCAACATGTCGTTCGGCGATGACGTGATCGCCGTCGCCGATGACGCCTCGACCGCCTGTGACGCGATCGGCGGCGCCATCGACGAGTCCATCGAAGCCATCCTCGACATCCCCAAGCTCCTGGCCATCACCGAAGCCCAGCTTGCCGAACTCGGCGAAGCCTTCCGCAACGCCGGCCTCGATCCCGAACAACCTGACGATCCCGACGACGTCAACTTCGTCCTCATCTTCAACGCCAATCTGTAGAGACCCATGGCCACACTCGTCACCCGCATTTCCGATCTCGCCACGCGCATTGCCGCCGAGATCAAGTCGCTTCATACCCTGGTCAACGGCAACGCCGCCGACCTGTCGGCCCTGACCACCACCGACAAGTCCAGCCTCGTCGCCGCCCTGAACGAACTGCGCACCTACGCCGTCTCGGTCATCGACGACACCGCCACCTCCGCCTCGACCGCCAAGACGTGGTCGGCTTCCAAGATCACTGGCCAGATCAACGCGGCGATCTCGGCCCTGGTCAATTCCTCGCCGACGGCGCTCGACACGCTGAAGGAACTGGCCGACGCCCTGGGCAACGACCCCAACTTCGCCGCGTCCATGACCACCGCCCTGGGCAACCGCGTGCGCATCGACGCTGCCCAGACCCTGACTGCGCCGCAGACCGCCCAGGCGCGCGCCAACATCGACGCGGCGCAGGCCAGCGCCATCGGTGATCCCGACACCAACTTCGTGTCGGTCTTCAACGCCGGCCTGACCTAAAGCCCATGACGCTCGCGGCCCGGATCAGCGCCCTCGCCGGCGCCATCCGCGACAAGCTCAACACCATGACCCCGCGACTGCTGCCGGCTGGCGGCGGCGCAGGGCAGGTGCTGACCAAGACCACGAGCGCCGACTACGCCGCCGCCTGGGCGGGGCTTCCAGCCCCCAAGAGCGCGACGGTGACGGTACCCTGGCCACCCCGCTACGAGTGGGAACAGGCCATCAACGACGCCAGTCTCACCGGTTCCGAGGTGATTCAGACGTGGCTCGCGCCCGCCAGCAGTAGCGATGAGAACGAGCCCGAAATGCTCGATCTCGTCGCACTGACGGCCCAGGCCAGCGCCGGTGTCGTGATCTTCAAGCTCTCCTTCTCCGAACTCACCAGCGGCCCCATCCGGCTGCACTACAAGGCATAGAATGGCTCGCCTTTCAAAGGATCAAAGCAGCGGAACCCTGCACCCGCGCGAAAACATCGTCGCCAATGGTACGCTCAGCGCCGTCAATTCCGAGATCGTCTTGGAAACGCACGGCAATGCCTCGGTCTATGTTGACCTGCGCGGCACCTTCAACCTGACCGTCGAGGTCCAGGGCTCGGTGGACCTGATCAACTGGGTGCCGATCGCCATGGCGCCGATCGCCGAGAACGCCGGACTGGTCGCCAACATCTCCGGCTCCACGCCCGGCGCCTGGATGGGCAAGTGCGCCGGCTTCACGCGACTGAAGGCCAAGGTCACCGCCTGGACGAGCGGCGCGGCCACCGCCGTCATGGTCGCCACCCTGGCGCCGTTCGACGCGGGCGAGCAGACCACGTCGAGCGCGGTCACCGCCACCGGTTCCTCGGGCGCGGCCGTGACCCTGACCCTGCCGACCAGCGCGCCCCTGACCCACCATCTGACCTACATCACCATCACCCGCTTTGCCGCCACGGCCCTGACGGCGGTAGGCTCCCCGACGGTGGCCACCACCACCAACCTTCCCGGCGCCATGGCCTTCACCCTGCCGCGCGAAGCCGCCGCCCTGGGATCGGTGTTCACGCTGCACGAGGATTACCCCAGACCGCTGCGGGCCAGCGATGTGGGACCCACGACCATCGTGCTGCCGGCCACGTCCGGTGTCATCTGGCGCGTCACCGCCGGCTACTATAACGCGCCTTAAGCGCGATCCATGGCGTTATTCTTGACACGAGTCACAATCTGTGGCACATGTCAAGATCAATTTCCCCAAAAATTTGGAGAGCGCGCCATGCGTCGTTTCGACGTGCGTCACGAGGGTTTCGGCGGCCTGAAGGTCGACCCCTACAACACCCTGGGCGATGGGGGCGGCGGCTGTGTCGGAGACGGCGGCTCCGTAGGCATCCAGCCCGATGGCGGGACCCGAGTTTAACCTTAACCAGCGGACCCCTCAGTGCCGAATTTCACCTACACCATCCACGACGAACTGGTTGACCGCCTTGCCGGCGCGAAGGCCGGCGTCCTGACGGCCGCGCCGCTGCCGGATGGCACGGGCGTGTTCGAGCCGAACGTCGCCGACGGCTACGCGCGCCAGGACTTCGTTTTCACCACGACCCAGGCCCAGGGCGTGACCACCATCTCCAACGCCCAGCCGCTGGTCTTTGGTCCGGCGATCAACGAGTGGCTGGCCGTCACCTACTTTGGCCTCTTCGACGGGGTCAACGGCGACCTGCTGCTCTATGGCCGTCTGCGCTCCACGCGCGTGGCCCACGCCGGCGACAGCCTTTCGTTCCAGGTTGATGCGATCAACATCGGGCTGCGGTAATTCGTGGCCGTCGCGCAGCTTCAATCCACCGCCAAGCTGGAGGTCACGACAGACGCGAACCTGAGCGTCTTTCTGGCCAACCCGCCGGCTGGCGACAACGAACTGCGCTGCAACACCTTCGACATGTGGCTGGAGGTCGAGGAGGACATCAACGTCCGCCACGCCCAGCCGCTGGTCTTCGGCACCGCGCCCGAACCCGAGGGGCAGACGGCCGGTGTTCTGGACGCCTGCGACGTGGAGACCTTCTGTGGTCCCTGCGGTGAAGGCGGATCGGGCAACGGCGGTGGCGGGGAGTTCGACGGCACCGGCTTTGACATCATCCTCGGTCCGGTCGCCCAGCAAGGCGATGGCTCCTGGGACGGCGCCGCGCCGCTGAACGATTCCACCCCGGTGTCGGAGGCCATCGACCGGCTGAATGAAATCCTGGGCCGGCTGGTGCCCAGTGCGCCGCCCGAGTTCCCCAACGCCTCGCTGTCGGTCTCCAACAGCAGTGGCGCCTCGCCCCGTCTGGCCACGGGCGTTGCGGACAACTCGGGCGATGCGCCCTATGCGCCCGGCGCCTCGGTGACGCGGATCACCTCCACGGGCGTGTCGAGCTTCACGTTCGGCGATGTGGGTCCGGGCAACAGCGGTGCCGTCCAGGTCCTGGTCAACGGCGCGCTGGCCGCCACCCGGACCCTGACGGGCTCCGACGAGGGCAACTACGCCGGCTTGGTCATCGCCGACCAGAAGGACTACCCGCCCGCGACGCCGGGCTTCTACAAGTCGATCGACGTCACCGCGTCCAACGTCGCCGCCCCGGTCGGCGTCAACAAGTTCCAGATGAAGCATACCGGCGCGGGCCAGACCAACGTCGTCTACTTCGTCCGCGACGCCTTTACCGCATCCCCGGCGGTCAGCGACACCTCCCTGGCGCTCCAGAGCCTGGGTACGTTGGCCTACTCCTCGGGCGTGCCGCACTTCGGGACCGGCGGCCAGCTTCTGGTTGGCGCCTCGACCAACAACTTTTCGGGTGAGACCTACTATGGTGGGTCTGACCCGTTCAGCGTTTCGGGCTCGGGCGGCATCATGTCCACCCAGAGCTTTGGCTACGCGGCCCTGGGCCTGACCACGCCGTTCGCGCGCAACACGACCGCCACCGCCGCCCTGACGCCCCAGATCGTCAGCATCAACGGTTCGGTCCACGGCTCGGGGCAGGTCTCGGGCACGGCGCGCAACGTCAATGGCTCCGGCTCGGCGCTTTTGTCGACGACCACGATCCTGGTCAAGAACGGCAGCGCTGGCGGGCGCATCGACGAGAACGCCGTCACCGTCTCGGGCCTGGGGTCGAGCCCCAACGGCAATCCGGCCGTCCGGGTCAAGCTCGGCGCGGGCGACACGCCCGGCGGCGCCTATCAGGCCTGGGTCTCGGCCGACCCGCTCGATACCTGGGAAGCCGCCGTCGTCGCCGGCGTCCTGGCCCACAACCAGACGGACTATACGGTGGGCGTTCTGCCGCAAGGTCCCGACTATTCGATCGGGCGCAGCGGCGCCCAGTACGTCACCTTCCTGTTCCAGCGCGCGCCGCTGTCGCAGTTCAAGATCGCCGTCACGGGCGCCTATGCCGGCTGCTGGACCAAGCTGCCCGGCGTGTCCGACGCCACCCCCAACGCCCCGAACGGCTGGTGGAATGGCTTCAAGGCCTATGACGGCGCCGGCGTCCCCGGCGAAGCAGGCGATCCCGACGCCGGCTGCGCCACGGGCGCGGTCATGACCGGGGGGTCGGGGACCTTCACCATGACCTTCGGCACCCAGTCCTCCACCAACGCGACCGGCAACACGATCCTGGTCCGCTTCAAGCTCAACCCAGGGCAGTCGATCACTGCCCTCTCCTTCACCGCCTAGGAACTCCAGTGGCCATCAGCACCGATGAAAAGGTCGACTTCCTCTGGAAGAAGATCGTCTATGGCGCCACCAAGACGGCGAGCGCCGCCAACAAGGCTGGCTCGAACGAAGCCATCCCCTCGCCGGTGGTGGCCTTCTCCGACTACGTCTGGACGCAGTCGAACCTGATCCCGCTGAGCCCGCCGACCGACAGCACTCCGATCGTCGAGGTCTGGGTTGGTCCCGAGCGGATCAAGATGACCAACGACCCGACGTCGCCGGTCAATCAGTCCTGGCTGGCCACCATCCTGCCGCCGGACCTGACCAGCCGCATCGGTGACTTCGTCCCGCCGGCCTTTGGCACTGGCTATGCTGTCAAGGTCTTCATCGGCGACCCGTCGACCGGTCCTGCCGCCCGTATCTTCCCCGAGACGACCAACGAAGAGTGGGTGTTCGACTATTCTGCCGGCGTCCTCAACTTCCCCAATTCGATCCCGGCCTCCAAGACCGCCACGATCGGCACGGGCACCGTGGCCGTCGGCACCCATGGCATCTACATCGAAGGCTACCAGTACATCGGCAAGACCGGCGGCGGCGCGGGCGAACTGGTCATCGAGAGCGGCTATGACCTGCCGCTGGGCGAGACGGCGACGGCCGGCGACGGCTCCTGGACCGACGGCGCGATCCCGCTGACCGACGACACCAAGGTCTCCGAAGCCATCGACCAGTTGAACGAGGTCTTGGGCCTGCTGGTCCCGGCCCAGCCGCCGGCCTTCCCGAACGCGGCCTTGAGCGTCTCCAACGGCACGGGCAACAGCCCGCGTCTGGCCACGGGCGTCACCGACAACTCTGGCGCCTCGACGATCACCGCCGGCTCGGCCGTCACCCGCATCACCGCCTCGGGCGTCTCGTCCAACACCTACAATGACGTTGGTCCTGGCAAGGGCGGCAATCTGGCCCTCCTGGTCAATGGCGCGATCGTCGGCCAGCGCGCCCTGGTGGGTACGGGCGACAACGGGACCTACAACGGTCTGGTCATCGCCGACCAGAAGGATTACCCGGTCGCCACCCCCGGCTTCTGGAAGTCGATCGACATCTCGGTCAACCTCGCCGCCGCCCTGGACGGCGTCAACAGCTTCCAGCTTCAGCACAGCGGCGCCGGCTCCACCGCCAGCGTGTTCTTCGTCAAGGACAACCTGACCGCAGCGCCGGCCCTGTCGACGACCTCGGTGATCGAGCAGTCGGCCGGCGCGGTCGCCTATTCGTCCTCGGTGCCCCACTACAACACCGGCGCGGCCCTGACGGTCGCCGCCTCGATGAGCAATCTGGCCGGCGAGACCTATTACGGCGGCGCCGACCCGCTGACCATCACCGGCACCAACAGCATCATCGCCGCCCAGACCTACGACTACGCGACCCTGGGCGTGACGACGCCGATCGCGCGCCAAACCACCACGCCGGTGGTCCTGACCCCGGTCACCGTCCAGATCAATGGCACGAACGTCCACGCCTCGGGGACCATCCAGGGCTCGGGCAAGAACGCCGCAGGCCAGTCGACGGCGGCCAACATGGCCGCCACCATCATCAACGTCAAGCGCGGCAGCGCCGGCGCGCGCATCGACGAGATGAGCATCCCGGTCGTGGGCCTGGGCTCGCTGCCCAACGCCAACAACGCCGTGCGCGTCTCGGCTGGCTCGGGCGACACGCCCACGGGTTCGACCACCGCCTGGAACCCCGCCAATGCCCTGGCCACCCATGAGGCGGCCGTTGTCGGCGGCGCGCTCAAGCACGACCAGACCAACTACAGCACCGGCGTCCTGCCGGTGGGGCCGGACCTTTCGGTGGGGCGCAGCGGTGCGCAGTACGCCACCTTCAGCTTCAACCGCTCGGCGCGCTCGGGCTTCAAGATCGTCATCAACGGCGCCTATGCCGGCTGCTGGGTCAAGCTGCCGGGCGTTTCGACAGCCCAGCCCAATGCGCCGGGCGGCTGGTGGAACGCCTTCCAGGCCTATGACGGCGCGGGCATCCCCGGCGAAGCGGGCGACCCCAACGCCGGCTGCGCCACGGGCGCGGTCATGAACGGCGGCGCGGGGACCTTTGCGATCACCTTCGGGACCGAGTCGTCGACCAACGCCACGGGCAACGAAATCCTCGTCCGCCTCAAGCTGAACCCCGGCCAAACGGTCACGGCGCTCAGCTTCACCAACTAAGAGAGGCCAGCGCCCATGGCCATCTCGCTCGACCAGAAGGTCGACTTCCTCTGGAAGCGCTTGATCTACTCGGTCACCAAGACCGGGACGGCCGACGACAAGGCCGGCTCCAACGAGAGCATCGCGTCTCCGATCACGATCACGGTCGCCGACATCTGGAACGATGTCGACCTGATCACCGCCGCGCCGCCGGTCGCCGACACGGCCGCGATCAAGGTCCTCACCGGCGCCAACCGCGTCCGAGGCACCAGCGATCCCACGGCGCAGCCCAACTTCACCTGGATCGCCACCGCAACCTTCGGCGACGTCTCCTCCAGGCTGAAGGACTTCGTGCCGGCCAGCTTCGGCTCCGGCTACGCGGTCAAGGTCTACATCGGCGATCCGTCGACGGGACCTGCCGCCCGCATCTTCCCCGACACCACGGGTGAAGAGTGGGTCTTCGACTACGCCGCAGGCGTGCTCAACTTTGCCGGAACAGTTCCGGCCAATAAAACCGCCACGATCGGAAGTGGAACGGTCTCGGTTGCCAGTAATGGCATCTACTTCGAGGCCTACCAGTACATCGGTGGAAAGGGCGGCAAGGCAGGCGTCAATCCCGAAGACCTCGGGACGATGGCCTACCAAGACTCCGACGACGTCAACATCACCGGTGGCACGATCTCCGATGCCACTTTCATCAACGTCACCATTGATGGTGGCACCTTCTAAAGAGGAACTGCCGTAATGGCTTCGCTCGTCTACAACTCGATGCTGGACGATCTCGTCAAGGGCGCGATCAACTTCAACAGCGACACCTTCAAGGTCATGCTGGTGACTTCGGCCTACACGCCGAACAAGGACACCCACACCCGCAAGAACCAAGTCACCAACGAAGTGACCGGCACCGGCTACACCGCCGGCGGTCAGGCCTCGGCCGTGACCATCACCCCCGACACCACCAACGACCGCGAGGACCTGTCCTTCGCCACCGTGACCTGGACGTCGGCGACGATCACCGCGCGCGCCGCCGTGATCTACAAGGACACCGGCACGGCCTCGACGAGCCCGCTCGTCGCCTATGTCGATTTTGGCTCGGACGTCTCGTCCACGAACGCCAACTTCGCCGTGTCGTTCTCCAGCCCGCTGCGCTTCCAGAACTAAGCGCGACCTGATGGCGGCGCCTGCGGGCGCCGCATCGGTCTTTTCTCCCGCCCTCCCGTAAAGGACCCCTTCAGTTGGTCGATCTCGTCGCCGGCACGCCCGCCTCCGTCGCCTATACGGGCGCGTCGGTGGACTATGTCGTCAAGGCGGCGGGTCAGGTCGACATTCACCTGTGGGGCGGCGCGGGCGCGGGTGGCTACTATGCCAACGGCAGCGGTAACGCCAACAAGTTTGGCGGAGCCGGCGGCTACACCAACGTGCGCTTCATGGCGTCCGTGGGCGACGTCATCTCCGTTGAGGTCGGTCAGGGCGGTCGCGTGCCGACCGGCTCGGGCACCACCACGTCGGCTGGTGGCCTGGGAGGCTGGCCAGACGGTGGTTTCGGCGCGCCGAACTCGGGCGCTGCGTGGGTCGCTCCAGGCGGCGGCGGCGGGTCGACGCGCATCTATCGCAATGGTGAACTGATCGCCGTTGCAGGCGGCGGCGGCGGCGCCACGGGCTTCTACGGCGGCGGCAACGGCGGCGGCGCGCTCGGGTTTGCCTCGACGGATGCCTCGTCGGGCGCTGGTGGTACGCAGTTGGCGGGCGGCGTCGCCGGTTCGGGAACGCTGGCCGTCCAGTCGGGCGGCTATTTCCGAGGCGGCCAAGCCAGCACCTCGGCGACCACCTCGAACGCCTATACGGGTGGTGGTGGTGGCGGCGGCTATTATGGCGGTGCCTCCAACGGCGGCGGCTCGGGCGCGCACGGCTCCGGCGGTGGCGGTTCGGGTTGGATGACCCAGGCGACCGACATCGCGGGCGTGTGCCGCGCCGCGCCGCAGGATGGCACGGGCGCGCCGATCAATCCGGCGGCGATCTCCATCCCAGCCGGGACCGCCCAGGGCGGCACCAACAACATCGCCACGGGCCAGTGGGGCGCGATCACGCCGGGCGGCAATGGCTTTGCCTTCCTCACCCTGACGGACATCGCAGCCTTCGCGCCTGATCTGCCCACCGGCAGCACCACGGTCAGCTACACCGGAACCCGGCAGACCTATGTCGTAGACTCTGCCTGCTCGGTTGATTTCGAGATGTGGGGCGGCGGCGGCGGCGGCGGCTTCTACACGTCCGGCGGCAACGCCGCGCGCTGGGGCGGCGCGGCCGGCTATACCAAGCTCACCAGAATCCTCTATCCTGGCGACGTCGTCGAGATCGAGGTCGCCCAAGGTGGCCAAGCCCCCAGCGGCGTCAGCCAGACCGGCGGCGCGGGCGGCTGGCCCAATGGCGGCGCGGGCGGACGGCCCAGCGCGGCGGCGCCCAACTTCGGCGGCGGCGGCGGCTCGACCAACGTCTGGGTCAACGGACGACTGCTGGCGATCGCGGCGGGCGGCGGCGGCTCGACGGGATTCTACTATGGCGGCGCGGGCGGCGGACGCTTTGGTCTCCAGTCGTCCGACCAGACGACCAACAACGGTACCGGCGGGACCTGGGGCGGCGTCAACACGACCTCCAGCCAGGGTCGCGGCTACTTCCTGCTGGGCGGGCACGGCTCGCCGATCGAATCCTCCACGATCATCCATGCCAATGCGGGCGCGGGCGGCGGCGGCGGCTACTATGGCGGCGGCGGTGCCAAGGGCGGCTCTGGCACGCACGGGTCGGGTGGCGGCGGCTGCGGCTATGTTTCGGGCGACAACACCTATAACCGCGTCATGCAGGCTGGCACGCCAGCCACCGGCCAGCCCTATGATCCAGGCACCAAGCCGGCGGGCGTCGGCGTCGGCGGCGTGGGCGGGAACTCGGCCGGCACCACCGGTCCGGGCGGCAACGGCGCCTGCCTGCTGACCGTCACGCCCCTGACAGGCCTGCCGACCTTGCCGACCGGCAAGACGGTCTTCAGTTTCACCAACGCCGCCGAGCACTATGTCGCCGGCAACTACGGCGTCATGGCCCTCAAGGTCTGGGGCGCGGGCGGGGGCGGCTGCACCCGCTCGTCTGGCACCCTGCGTCGCGGCGGCGGCGGCGGTTTCTTCCGCGTCGACATGGTCAAGATCGCCCCCGGCGACATCGTCACCTTCGTGGTTGGCGAGGGCGGCAAGGGCATGCCCGGCGCCAACCTGGGCGGCCGTGGGGGCTTCCCCAACGGTGAAGGCGGCAACGCCGGCGACGCGACCGGGGGTAATGGCGGCGGCGGCGGCTCCTCGCACGTCTATGTCAATGGCAAGCTTGTCGGCGTCGCGGGCGGCGGCGGCGGCGGCGCCATCTCGTTCGATGGTCAGACGGGCGGCTTGGCGGGCTATCCGCCAAGCGGCGACGGCTTCGACAAGACCGGCGCCTCCCTCTACGCCGGCGGCTATTCTGGCCAGCGCGGCGCGGAAGGCAACAATCGTGGCGTCTTCATGCTCGCCGGCATGGGCCAGATTGACGGCGCCACCCTTGACACGCCCAACAACCTCTGCGGCGGCGGCGGTGGCGGCGGCTACTATGGCGGGGCCGGCGCGGTCCCCCTCAACTCGCGCTTCCAAGGCGGCGGCGCGGGCACGACCTACATTTCCTCGGCCTATGTCGGGACCCAGCAGGCCGGCACCACCAGCGGCACCAACATCACCGACGCCGATTGGGGATCGTCCGCCAGCGTCGGCGGCCAGGGCTCGAACACGGTAGGCAACGCCATCACCAATGGCGGGCACGGCCGTATCGTCTGCCAGTTCGATACGCCTGATCTGCTGCTGGAAAGCGCCAGCGCCAATACGCCCGTCGCCAGTCAGATGCAGACCTTCATGGTCGGCACCGATGGCACCCTGACGCTGAAGGCCTGGGGCGCGGGTGGTGGCGGCTCGATGATGACCGCCAACAACGGCTCTGAACTGGCCGGCGGCGGCGGCTATTCGACGGCGACCCTGGATGTCGTCAAGGGGCAGGTCGTTCGCGTCTGGACCGGGCGCGGCGGCGGCGGCGCCAACTACACCAGCGGGGCCAGCGGCGCCTTTGTCGGCTCGGGCGGTACGGGCGGCTGGCCCGACGGCGGCACCGCCGGCATGCACGTCTCGGGCATCTTCGGCGGCGGCGGCGGCTCGACCCGCGTCTATGTCGACGACGTCATGGTCCTGGTCGCCGGCGGCGGCGGCGGCCTGGGCATCGCCACCACCACCACCACGCCGGGCGGCGGCGGTGGTGCGACCGGGGGCAACTCCGACGCTCCCAGCGGCCAGAACCTGGGCGGCTTGGCCTATCGCGGCGGCCAGAACACCGGTCGACTCACCGACACCTCCACCTCGGGCGGACCGTTCCGGGGCGGCACCGGCTACTGGTCTGGCTCGACCTCCTCGACCAGCAACATCCAGTTTGGCGGCGGCGGCGGCGGCGGCCTTTACGGCGGCGCAGGCTCGGGCGGCACCGTGCAGTCGTCGGCCTATTGGCTGGGCGGCGCTGGCGGCTCGGGCTTTGTCGCCGACGGCAAGGGCATCCTTGCCGACGATTTCCTGCGCAACTATACCTCTGTTCAATATAGCTTCGACACCAACGGTGGCGTGGCCGATGACGCGCGAATCCTCGACACCCAGCTTCTCGACACCGCGCCGACTGTCACCACGACGGGACCGAAGTACGGCACCCAGTGCCTCAATTTCCCCGGTACGGGCCACCTGACTGCCAACGTCCCGGCGATCGGGACCCAGGACTTCACGCTTGAGGGTTGGTTCAACCCGTCCTCGGTCGCCACGGGCGTCATGCTGCTGCTGGGCAACAACAGCATTGGCGGCTTCTCGCTCCACTACTATCCCGCCGCCACGACTCTGGCCTTCCGCTGGAACAACGCCGCCCAGGCTTCGGATACGACCTACACCGACTCGGCTCGCCAAGCCAACGTCTGGGCGCATTATGCGGTCGTGCGCGACATCAACGGCACCCGCGTCTACAAGGACGGCGTCCAGGTGATGTCGATGCCCGGCTCGCCGCAGAACCTGACGGCGACGACCCTGACGCTGGGCAACTACAACGCCGCCGCCGGCGCCAGCACGCGTTTTGCTGGCAAGATCGACGAAGTCCGTCTGACCATCGGCACTGCGCGCTATCGCAACAACAACTTCAAGCCCGTCCAGTTCCGCAACACCTTCACGACCGGCCTGACGGGGACTTCCACGGTTCAGGCGCCCAATTCCGGCAACGGTCAACCCGCCTCCACGGGCGTGTCCGGCTATCTCGCAGGGCGGGGCGTCGGCGCGACCGTGCGCACCACGACAGGCAACGGCAACACCGGCGGTGACGGTCAGGTCAACTATTACCTGCTCACCACCAACGTCACCGCCACCGGTCCGATCGGGACGGTAAATGTCGGCGGCCTGACCGAAGCAGCGGCAGGGGCTTTCTATTCGTTGCCGGCGCCCGGCTCGACGGTGGTCGTTCCCTACTCCGGTGCGCGTGTCAACTACTCGGCCGATGATCCGGGCGGCGCGCGCATCAAGGTGGAGATGTGGGGCGCGGGCGGCGGCGGCTGCTCGTTCAACAACAGCCTGACTACCAATGGCGGCGGGGGCGGGGGCTACACCGTCTATGAGATGGACCTTGCCCAAGGCGACAAGGTCATCCTCCAGACGCCTTCGGGCGGCTATGGGTCCACCACGGCTGGCGGCAGCAACGCCACCGGCATCAACACCGGCGGCTATCCCGACGGCGGCGACGGCTATCGGCCGGCGTTCACCGCCTTCAACGGCGGCGGCGGCGGTTCTGCGCGCATGTGGGCGCGTGGCGATCTAGCGGCCGTGGCGGGCGGCGGCGGTGGCAGCGCCTACGGCTCGGGTTCCTATGACTATGCCGGCGGTGCGGGTGGTGGTTCTAGCGGGGGCCAGGGCGGATACCAGCCGGACGGCACCAATGCCACTTACCCCAACAATGGCGGCAACCAGAGCGCCGGAGGCTCCGGCTCGCCCAATGGTTTCTCGGGCGGGTCCTTGGACGGTGGCGACGGCGGCACCACCATCAACCAACCCAACAACGGCCCTGGCGGCGGCGGCGGCTATTATGGCGGCGGCGGCGGCGGCGCCTACAAGGCTGCTGGCGGCGGCTCGGGCTACATCAACACCTCCCTGGCTGGATACCGCACGGGCTCGACGACCGGTGGCTCAGGCAACCAGCCCGGCGGCATGGCCTCGCCCAACTACCTCGCGGGCATCGGCGTCGGCTCCAACGGCAAGTCCAGTCAGGTCCATGGCGGCAACGGCCGCATCGTCCTGTCGGTCATCACCCCCACGCCGGCCAATGCGTCGGGTGAAATCGGCACCGTCAACGTCATCACCCCGCCGACGGTCGGTTACATTACCGGCACGCCGCGCGGCGATCTGCCCGTCGTCCAGCTTATCCAGATGGTCGGCGAGTTCGGCTATCCGGCCTATACGTCCGGGTCGCTGCCGACGGTCACCCTGGCCCCGGTCGAATCCAACCCGACCACCAGCGCCATTGTCATTGTCCCGATCAATGACAGCACCTCGATCAATGTCACCGGCGTTAACGCCGCGCCGTTCTTCATCGACGGCGAAGGCGTGGGCGAACCACCGCCCGTCCTTCTGACGGCGCCGGAAGCCACCGCCACCGTTCCGGCGGCGGCGAGCGGCTCGCTGGTCGACATTACCATCGTCGCGCCTGAGGCAAGTGTCGACGTCATCCTGCCGGTCTCCGCCTCGGGCGATATCGGCACCATCACCGTCTCGCCGCTGCTGGGCGAGACGGACGTCAACAATGACGTCTTCCCGTCGGGCAACATCGGCACGATCCTGGCGATCTCGCCCGAAGGCGTCGCCACGCCCGGCCCGCCGATCGCCATTGGCGACCTGAAGACCGTCACCATCACCGCGCCGACGGGCGCGGCGAGCGCCGGCGCGGTCATCACGGGCGCCTTTGTCGATGTCCTGCTCACCCCGCCCGAGGCGGGCGTGGACGGTGACGCGCGCGGTGACGATCTCGAATTCGCCTATGTCCAGGTCCTGCCGCCGCTGGTGTCGGTCAGCGTCTACCAGGACGGTGAAACCAACATCTACGCCGATCCCGGCCTCATCCTCGTGCGCCCGGCGTACGGCGATCTGCTGGTCATCAGCGACGACAACTACTTCCACGCCCTGCCCGATCCGATCGTCATCACGACGACGGCCCCGGCGGGCGCGGCCGTGGGCAATATTCGTCTCGACGGCGATCTCGCCACCGTCACGATCACGCCCCCGGAAGCCTCGATCACGATCCCGGCTGATGTCCAAGCCTATACCGGCGACTTCATCATCCTGTCGATCCCGCCGTTCCCGGTCACCGAACTGGCGGCGAACATCAACGTCGCCATGCCGGCGCAGATCGTCATCAACGGCAACGACGCCGAGGCCTCCAACGAGGTCACGGTACCGATCGTCGGCTATGACATCGTTGTTACGCCGCCGACCGCCACGCCGACGGGCGTCCACGCCGGCGACATCGGCACGATCGCGATCACTCCGCCGCAAGGCGGCCCGCAGATCGACGCCAATCCGGCGGCGGCCCTGACCACCATCCAGGTCGAACCGCCGCGCTTCTACTATATCCCGCCGATCACCGTCATCCCGCCTGAAGGTCAGGCGCTGGATGCGATCTCGGTCGACCTGAACCTGCCGCTGCCGCCGGCCATCGTCCTGACGCCGTCGGACGCGGGCTTCCAGGTCGGCGTCAACATCTCCCTGCCGCTGACGACGATCTTCGTCTCGCCGATCACGGCCATGGTGGTGATCGCCGCCGACGCCAGCGGCGCGCTGCGGACGATCAACGTCGTCAACACCAACGCCAGCGTCCAGGTCCCCAACAACGCCAGCGGCGCGATCAGCACGATCACCGTCCAGGCGCCGGAGGCCTATGCCGGCGTTCCGGGCGCGGCGACGGGCGCCCTGACGACCGTTAATGTCGAGCCGCCGTCGGCGACGGTGAGCGGCGCGGTCCTGGCCAATCGTCCGCTTCTGACCATCACCGTGACCGCGCCGAACGGGGTCGGTCGAGTGCCGGCCGCCACCAGCGGCGACATCGGCACGATCACCGTGGTCACGCCCACGGCGCTGGCCACGACCGATCTGGTCAACGCCGCTGGCGACATTGGCACGATCACCCTCACGCCGCCGGCCGGTTCGGCGACTGGCCACGCCCGTGGCATCGGCCAGATCGGCACGATCATCGTCAGCGCGCCGGCGCCGTCGATCACCGTCCCGGCTTCGCCCAGCAGTCCGATCGGCACGATCATCGTCTCCTCGCCCGAGCCCCAGGCCGGCGTGGCGGTGGACCTGTCGCTGGCGATCGGCACGATCACCGTCAATCCGCCCGAGGCGGCCGTCCAGGTCATCCCGCCGGTCGAAACCTCCGGCGACATCGGCACGATCACCGTCACGTCCTCGCCGAACGCGACGATCGCCCATGGCCATAATCTCGTCTTCCCGCTGCGGACGATCAACGTCTCGCCGCCCGAGGCCCAGGCCTCCGGCGCCGTCGACCTGATCACCGAGCAGGAATTGACGGTGATTCTTGCGCCGCCCGTTCCGTTGCTGTATCAGGAAGCTCAGGTCATCGTGGGTTTCCCGACGATCTTCCTCTACGCGCCGGAAGCCACGGCCCTGGAGATCGCCGAGTTCGTCTCGGTGCTGGTGACGCCGCCCGATGGCTATGCCGAGGTTCCGGTCGAGCCGGGCGAGGCGCGTATCCGTTACCGCCGCTCGCAGATCAAGGGCAAGGCCCCCGCCTCCCTGGAGCCGCGAGAAATCGCCCTCAACGAGTTTGATGGCGTCCTCTATTCGCGCGACGGCGCCGGCAACGTCAAGCCAACGCCACTCGGCAGCATCGTCGGCCAAGGTGTTCCGCCCGATGGCGGCGATGAAGGTCAGGCGCTGAACGGCGCCCTGTCCTGGAACGAGGTGACGCCGGTCTATAGCGGCCCGATCCGCAATGCGCCGCCGGCCGGGACCACCGTGCCGCTGGCCGATGGCGTGGTGGGGTCGAGCACCTTCACCCCGACGGTGGGCTTTACCTACACCCGGCCGTTCTTCGTGGCCAAGGCCATGGAGATCGCCAACCTTGCCGTCGAAGTGGTCTCGGCCGGCGCCGCCACGGCGACCTGCGAGATCATCCACTGGAGCCTGACGGGCACGCCCGGCGCGACCATCGTCTCCGGTTCGGTCTCGGCGGCGACGACCGGTCTCAAGGCTGTGCCGGGCACGGCCACGACCCTGGCGCCGGGCTGGTACGCGGCGACCTTCTCGGTGGCCGGCGCGGCGGGCACGTCCTATCGCGCCTCGATCACGCCCGCCACGGTGGGGCCGGACATGACCACCACCCAATCGACCCCGGCCTATGTTCTGGCCGCCTTGGAGGCCTAATGACCACCGTCACCTACCTGCCGCCGGGCGTGATCTACCCCGAGGCCATCAAGCTTCGGGGTGGGGCGTTTCCGCCCGGCGCGCTGGCGCCGGGGGAGTTCTATATCGATGAGGAACACCGCCTCCTCTATATGGAAACTTCGGCCGGGCTTCTGGGCGTGCCGCTCGACGTCCTGGCCATCCCGCCTCTGATCGATCGCACCGCCGATGACAGTCTTGTCCTGGTGCGCACCACGACGGGCGCGGCCTGGGACGAACTCGAAGCCGGCGGCGGCGGCACGATCTATGACAGCGGCGCCTATCGCGTACCGGGCCTGACGCCCACGGCTCTGGGCAGCCTCGTCCTGCCGGGCGGCACAGGTGGGCGCGCCATCTTCGAGATGCCCCAGCCCGGAACCCTGACGGCGATCGCCGCGCGCGCCAAGGCCGGGTCGGGCGCGGTGACCTTCACCCTCAAGACGTGGAACGGCGCCCTGGGCGACACTCTGGCCACCCAGGGCCTGTCCTTTGCCACCGTCGAGGCCAAGGTCGCAAACCTCTCGGTGCCTCTGGATGCAGGCTATTACGCCTGGACCTGGACCTCCGCCGCAAACCTCACCCTGGAGACGGTCGAGGGATATCTGTCCTGGTCGACCAGCCCCGAGGCCCACCCCGTCTTCATGCAGATCAGCTAATGGCGATCCAGAACCTTCGTTCCACCGTGTCCGACAGCCTGCCGAACCTACTGCCGGGCATGGTCGCGCTCAACATTCCCGACGACGTGCTCTGGGTGCGCAAGGAAGGCCGGCGCACGCCCGTCAAGCTCGCCGATGTCCGCGATCGCGCGCCGCCGGCGGACGGCTTGCCCGGCGCGCCTCTCGTGCGCGAAGGTGGCAAGGCTGTCTGGGACGATGCCCAGGCCCCGTCCAGCGTCGTCAATGGCGTCATTCGCGTGGACCTGCCGCCAGCGCCCGGCGTCTTCGCCATCCCCGGCGCCCAGATCACCGGCTTTGGCGCCGATCGCCTTCTGGGCATCAACGCCGTCGAGGTCGCGCCCTTCTATGTGCGCTCCGACAGCGTCACGATCACCCAGCTTGCCGTCGGCATCAAGTCCGCCTCTCCGGGCGCGGTCCGTATCGGCATCTGCGACTCTCTGGGCATCATCATCACCGACCAGTTGATCGCCGCGCCGGTCCAGGGCGCCAATGTCGTCACCCTGGGCGCGCCGCGTCTGCTGCCGCGCGGCACCTACCGCACCATCCTCTGGGCCAGCGCCGCCACCACCTTCGGCTCGGCCAACGCCAGTGCGCCAGAGCAGGGCTGGGGCCTGACCAATTCCAGTCTTCTCTTCACCCGCGCCTACCAGGGCCTGAAGGACATGAGCGCCGGCATCGGCAGCCTACCGACGCTCTCGGCGCGCAACACCGCCGAACCGGGCCAAGACAAGCTGGTCATGCTGCGCTGGACGACCCCGTGACAAGAAAAGGGCGGCCCACTACAGGCCGCCCTCCCCTGGGATTTCGTTTGGGATAGACGTCGGCGTCAGGTCTTGCTGGCGGCCGTCGAGCGCTCGTGGAGCCAGGACATGGTGTCCTGCCCCGAGAACCGGCCGCCCTGTTCCTTCAGATCGCCCAACTGGTCGACCGACACGCCCAGCGACTGGGCGACGGCGTCGCGGCTGTCGAACGTGACGTCCAGGGCGTCCTGCTTGCCGAACGTGGAGGACGACAGGCCCCGCTGGAAGGCCTGGACGATCTCCGGCGTCGATTGGATCGTCTGGGTCTTGCCGTCCACCTCGATGGTGATGCGGGCGTCGCGCGCGTTCGGGCTGTTCAGCGCCTGGAGGGCGCCGTAGGCCTGGACGTATTGCGACTTGTCGTCCGACAGATTGAGATCACGCATAGAACTCTCCTCAGAAGGGGTTTGCGGGGCGGTGACGCCGGATGAGCGCCTGAGATGGACGCTATGCCTGGGTTTTTGGGCCGTCAACGGGGTCTGGAAGAAAAAATGACGCGTGTCAGCAGGCATGACACGGTGACGTAATTCTTGACATGGTTAACGGCAGGCCCTATCGTGCGCCCCTGACTGAGGAGTGCTGCATTGACTGTCCGAATCTATGCCCCCGACGGTGAGCCTTTCGACGTCCCGGAGCACCGGGCGGGCGAACTGGTGCTGAACAAGGGCTTCAGCCGGCTGCCGCACGATCCCAACGCCGTCCCGCTCGTCCAGGAGACGCCGGGCTATCGCGAGACGATGGCCAAGGCCCAGGCCGAATGGGAAAGCCTCCAGGCCGATCGCGACTACATCGCCGGCCAGGACATCGACTTCGCCAACCTCCTGGCCGGCGAGGAGCCACAGGAGCCCAAGCCTGTGCGCCGTCGCCGCCGCCGCGTCAAGGACGAAGCGTGAAGGTCGTAAATCTCTACGGCGGCCCTGGCGCAGGCAAGTCGACCACGCGGGCGGGTCTCTTCTACAAGATGAAGATGGCCCAACTGGTGGTCGAGGAGACGCCTGAATACGCCAAGGACCTGACCTACGAGAAGAACTGGACGGCGCTTTCCAACCAGTGGCTGGTGATCGGCGAGCAGAACCATCGGCTCAATCGCCTGCGCGGGCAAGTCGACTACGCCGTCACCGACAGTCCGCTGCCCCTGGGTCTGATGTTCGCCACCCCGGCGTTCCAGACCGAGTGGTTCACCGACGCGGTCTGGGGTCTCTATGACACCTACGACAACGTCAACATCTTCATCGAGCGCGCCAAGCCCTACCAGTCGTTTGGCCGCAACCAGTCGGAAGATGAGGCCCGCCTTATCGACCGCAAACTGCGTCACTTGATGCGAGATCGGATCGACCTCTTCGTCCCCGGCGACGAACACGCGTCCGACCGCATCATGGGGTTTCTGGGGCTGACGCCCTAGCCGGCGCGGCTATAGCTCAGAGGTAGAGCGCCTGCTTGCCATGCAGGAGGTCGCGGGTTCGATCCCCGCTAGCCGCTCCATTCTTCTTTCCCGTGCAGACGGGCTGCGGTAGCTCCAGTGGTAGAGCGCGTCCTTGGTAAGGACGAGGTCATGGGTTCGAATCCCATCCGTAGCACCACTCCTAAGCTAAGGCCAAGACGATGAAAACGCACGAGTTCTGCTACTGGCTGCAAGGCCTCTTCGAGATCGCCGATCCCAAGACCCTGGACGAGAATCAGGTGAGGATCATCAAGGCCCATCTCGACATGGTCTTCCTCCACGACATCGATCAGCGCTACCCCGCCGAGCAGCAGCCGGCGCTCAACGCGATCCACAACGGCCTGAAAGTGGCCGGCAAGCCTCCCATTTCCAAACCCGCGCCGATCCCCGAGGATGGCATGCTCTTTCGCTGTTGATCAGCATGATCGACGACGAGGATGAGCTTCTCTGCGACGTCTGGGGCGATTGCGAGCCCTTTGACGAGCAGGCCCATCTCACGATCGGCGACTGCCAGTATTGCGGAGGCGTGCGCTACCACGTCAACGGCCGCTGGATGACCTGGACGAGCGCGATCCAGGACTACGTCGATCACCACCGGATCACGGGCTACAGCCAAGGCATGATCCTCGACGACCACCTGCCCGAGAGGTTCGTGCCATGCAAGACGCCAACTTCGGCTACCATATCCGCCTGATCCCCAAGGGGGTCCTGGGCGAAATCTCCAAGATCAAGGAGGAGTTCGCCGAGTTCGAGGACGCCATGGAGCAGGGCAGCCTGATCATGGCGCTTGTGGAGCTTTCCGACATGCAGGGCGCCATCAAGGCATGGCTGGCCAAGCATACGCCCGGCGTCACCCTCGACGACCTCAACGCTATGAGCCTCATCACCGAAAGGGCCTTCCGCAATGGACGCCGGTAGCTGGAAACGCCTGCATCAGGCTGTCGAGTTCTATGTCGATCGCGGCTACACCTACATCGATGCGCCCTGGGCCGTCGGTCGCAAGGTCATGGACATGACCTGCCCGCGTCCCGATCTGGCCAGTCCCCTGGAGGACAAGTTCCTGGTAGGCTCGGCCGAGCAGTCGTTCCTCGAACTGGAGACCGACACCCTGGGCACGGGGCGCTTCGTGGCGCTCACGCCGTGTTTCCGCGTCGCCGACGCCGGCCGATCGGTGAACCATTCGCCCTACTTCATGAAGGTCGAGCTTTACTCGAACCTCGCGCTGCGGCGCGAGCGCGTCCTGCGCCGGATGATCGAGGACGCCAAGGCCTGCTTCACCATGCTCGGCGCGACCAACCTCGAAGTCCATCCCATCCAGGATGAGACGGCCAAGTTCGCCCAGGACATCGTCTGGCGCGGCCTGGAACTGGGCTCCTACGGCATCCGCAAACGGCAGCACCCGGTTCTGGAAGAGGAGCACATCTGGATTTACGGCACCGGTCTAGCCGAGCCGAGGTTCTCCCAGGCGCTCCGTCGATATTGATTGCATGTCGGTGAATGAGCCCCTACCACGCGACGCTGAGCCGGCGGCCGGCTTGCGCTGTCCGAATGGGGAAAGAAGAAGCAAGGTCTGAACTAGATGTCGTCAATGATATTTCACGCTTTCGCTGATGACCTGACCCAGGGCAGGTTTGATCCGGCAAACTGCCGTTTCGGGATGCTCTTGGTGTCCAAGGGATACAACCCGGACCGACGCCAGCATCGCACGCTCCAGGACATCACCCATGAAATTTCAGGCGATGGCTACGTGCAGGGCGGGCAGGAGATGCAGATCGTCCCTGGACGGGAACTTCGTTTCGTACCGACCAAATGGGAGAAGGCGACCATCGGCGCGCGTGGCGCAGTCGTCTACCGGGCCGGAGAGACTGCCGAGGAAAGCGGGCTGGTAGGCTACCTCGACTTCGGCGAAAGGGTCTCTGTCAAGAAGGCGAACCTGACCGTCTCGATCAGAAACCCCATCAGGATGCCAGGGGTCTATTGGGGCTCTAAACCTTCCCCGGCTGGACAACGGTCAGCCTAGCTTCGGGCGCCGTGTCACCGATCTTGACAAGGTCTTCCAGATGTGAGATACGGCGCTTTATGACCTTCTCGACCTTCCTTTTCCGAGAGATCGGCTCCGCGAGCCGAGATACCACCGCCTCCTAGGCTGGTGGTACGACGGCTCGCGCGATGTGGGCCTGTCTTCTAAATGGACTAGGAATCTCGGCTTTCAATCGAGCAATGCGGGTTCGAGCCCCGTCAGGCCTACCAACAATTTCCGATCGAAAGCCACCCTGGGCTCTAGGGTGTGAGGGTTAGCAGCGCCGGCTTGTCAGGCCGGAGGAAGGGGTTCGAGTCCCCTTAGAGTCGCCATTTCGCCCGGACGGGCACAACCAATCGAAAGCACCGGGCAAGAGCGCTTAGCGGCCTCCAAGCGCCTGGGTTACGCTGGAAACGCAGGGGTCGCCGGGTCGTGCGTAACGACAGCCCTGGTCAGTGACCGATGGTGGATAAGAAATTGGTCCCAACCTGCTGTAGGTGGTTGGCGGCGCCGGGTCCGAGAACCCGGACGTATTTCCCGCTGTGGCGCTAGTAGGATGCGCTAGTGGCCATGCCATCGAGGCTCACCGCATGGGGGCCGGCGGAAGTAGCTCAGGTCCGCCTAGAGTGAAAACCCACATCATGTCGTCGGCCCCACTGCTCTGCATGCGCCGCCGACGCCCTTTCGGAACCCTCGGTCAGGCCAGCCCTCACCGAGGGTTTTCCTTTTTATAGAGGCCGTGCATTTTTTATTGCACCGTTTCTTGACACGCCTGATGACCTGTGTCATAGGCTACATCATCAACAGCCCAGATCGGGCGCATTTTCTCCGCCGGAACAAGGTCCATGACCCGCATCCATACCACGCTGCCGACCGCCAAGCCCGCCTCCACCGGCGCGCTGACGCTCGCCTCGTGGCCGGCGTCGAGCAAGCCGCTATTGCGGCACTCAGCGGTTCTCGCCTAACAGGCGACCGCTCCGGGTGCCGCTTCTAAGCCGCACCCGATCTCTCCACGACACCTCCCAACTGTCCAGGCGAACCGGGTGCTCCTGATCTCTCAGGAGATCGCTCCTATTTGGTTCATCTTGGCGTAGCGCAGTGGTAGCGCACTCGGTTTGGGACCGAGGGGTCGTGGGTTCGAATCCTCACCGCCGAGACCATTTCACCCTCCGCCGGCTTTGACCGGACGATCCGCGTGCGCCTGGGCGCCGGCGGAGGCGTGTTCTTCGTTGTGCCGGTGTAGCTCAGCCCGGTAGAGCGTCTGCCTCGTAAGCAGGGGGTCCCTGGTTCAAATCCAGGTGTCGGCACCACAAAGAACACGATCGCAAGATCAAAGAGAAGGAACAGACAAGACACAGACTTTCGGGCGAGTAGCCGAGTGGTTAAAGGCACCTGACTCTTAATCAGGCGTGAGAAATCCTACGTGGGTTCGAATCCCACCTCGCCCTCCATTGATACCATGTTCCCGCTCGGGAACATTCTGGCCAGGACAGGGGTCTTGGGATGAGAATGTTCCCGATCGGGATCACGGGCGGGTGTGGCGAAGTTGGTAGCCGCGCGAGTCTCAGGTACTCGTGGTCGAAAGGCCGGGGAGGTTCGAATCCTCTCACCCGCACCAATCTGAACTGGGCCGAGATGGCGGAATGGTAGACGCGCCGGCTTCAAGTCCCGTGTGCCCGCAAGGGCGTCCGAGTTCGACCCTCGGTCTCGGCACCAATCAGATTGGCGATGGAAAGCGAAAGTCATGCAAGGACAGTGCGGAAGTGGCGTAACGGTAGCCGCGCCAGATTGAGTATCTGGTGATCTGAAAGGGTCGTGGAGGTTCGAGTCCTCTCTTCCGCACCAAGACAAGGAGAAGAAAAGACAGGTTTGGTTTGTGCTGAAATGGCCTAGCGGTTAAGGCGCTGCATTGTGGATGCAGACACGATGGTTCGAATCCATCTTTCAGTGCGGGGATATAGCTCAGTTGGTAGAGCAGTTGCTTTGCAAGCATCAGGTCGTCGGTTCGAGCCCGACTATCTCCACCAGACGAAGGGACCCAGGGCGCGGCGCCGGATCGGCGACCACCTGGGTCCGTGACAACAAGACAACTGGAGGGCTGGCAGAGTCTGGCTGAACGCACCCGTTTCGAACGCGGGCAGGGGTGAAAGTCCCTCGGGGGTTCAAATCCCTCGCCCTCCGCCAACACGAGCCGGCATCTATGGAAGGATGGCTGAGTCCGGCTGAAAGCGCCCACCTGGAACGTGGGTAGGCCTTCGCGGGCCTCGGGGGTTCAAATCCCTCTCCTTCCGCCAATACCGAGCCGGCGCGGATCGCCGGCCGAAGCGAGGTGGGTTGACCGAGTGGTAAGGTGCGCGCTTGCTAAGCGCAGGTCAGCCTGGAAGGGCTGCGGGGGTTCGATCCCCTCACCCACCGCCATCGCTTCGACGATGCAGGAGTATAGCTCAACTGGTAGAGCGCTGGTCTCCAAAACCAGAGGTTGGGGGTTCGAGTCCCTCTGCTCCTGCCAACACCGTTTCATCGATCCACAGCACCAAGGAAAGGAGGACACCGATGAGAAATCCCACCATGACCCAATGCCGTATGACGCGAGGCGAGACCGGTGTCCTGATCTCGTGGATTCCGACCGAGTTCGCCCAGGTCGGCCGCAAGATCGACCTGAAGGAAAAGGACTTCTGGTCGCGCGGCTGGATCGTCGACAAGGTCTGGACCACGATGGACGCCAAGGCGGTCGCCGAGCGCGGCCACGACTACCGCATCCACCGTCGGGCCACCGACGTCTAAGAGGTTGGCCCTGCCATGTGTAGGAGCCGCATCGGGGCCGCCCAGGCATGACCTGGGCGGCTTTTGTCGCGTTAGAGGGTAACGAGTTCGATGCCTCTGGTATGGGACACGACGAGCCAGTCGCGCCCAGTGGATTTCAGGAAAATCGCGATGGGAACCTTGGACGCGTCATTGTCTTTCGTGATGCCTAGGGCCACGCCAGAATCGTTCCCGTTGATGACGAAATTGGGGACTGACCGGTCCTCCATGCTGATCCCAGCGAGCTTGATAGCTTGTCCGTTGGGGGCATTAATGTTGAAATGCAGGCGAATGAACAATTCGTCGCCTACTTCCTGACCACCCGCGATTTGAGCGGCGTAGATGCCGGCTTCATCGCCGCCAGTTACGACGTCGACGATTTTTTGACCGTCCGGGTTGATAATGGGCCATTGGAAATAAGGGGCGTCAGCCTGGGTGAGCAGAATGGTGTGCCGAGACATGCGTATCTCCTTTTAGGTACTAGCCTTCGGACGGCGGGTGAACGGCGCCAGCGGGCTGGCCCAGCTACCGGCCCAGCGCCGGCAGCCCCTCCTACCCGATCCATGTGACAAGTCTATCTAAGATCGAGTTTTATCCACAGCAGCTTTAACGCGAGTATAGGCGCACGAAAAAGGGCTCCCCGGAGGGAGCCCTTATTGTTTGAAAGGTTGAGACACTAGGCCTTTCTCGACGAGACCTCAGGGATTATCCTTGCTCAGGTTCCCCTGGGAGTCCAGGAGCCTTTCGGCTTCTCTGTCCCGCCAACGACGGTCATTTTAGGTCCACCACAGACCGTCCTGTTAAACTACTCAGCCTCTCCGCTACCATCAAAGGCTGGCCGGCCCTCGAAGGAAGTTTCCTGACACTCACCTCAGAACCTTGCGGGGTCCTGCGATGCCCCTGCTAAGCCGAAGCCCAGGGGACGTAGTCGTCTATCGTTCAACAGCGGACTGACTTTCGCTTGTGCTTCGTCAGCCAATGATGATCGGGGTTGGTTTAAGCCCCGTGCTACCTTCCCTAGTGAAGACGTGCAGTACCTTGGGCTTCGTGGCTTTTGGCCACAAAATACCCTACGCCTCCGTGTCCCTCAGATCGGAACGGTCCTGCCCGAAAATCCCTCCAGATGCTTTTCACACCCGGCGTGACTTCCAGAAGAACTGGGTCTCGCCCTAAGCCGGTATCTCTCCGGCCTCGAACTGTCGTAGTAGGCTGTCGCCCAGCTACCCCCTACACCTGAATCCTCGCCGACAAGGCCGCCTTGATGTGTTCCTCCCGGCGGATATCACCCCGCACCAGAGCGCCTGTCGGCGCCTTTCGAGACAGAACACGGCCCCTTCGACTATCCTCCACCCCCAGTTTTTACCTGGGTATGAAAGACGGGCTGGTTAGGCCCGGTCTTCGATGCCTGCTTGAGTGAGCCCGGTTTCCCAGGTGGCGAAGGATAGGGCCTCCGCCTCGTTGCCGGGTTGCCCCGGCCGCGTCGCTCTCAAGCGATGACTGGGTTGTAGACGGACGATTTTCCGGGGTCAACAGGCATTTCGAACTTTTTTCGAAAAAGTTTCGATCGACGTCCCCGTGACGCGTTTCTTGACCCGACATCTCCCTTAGGGCAGAAGGGTTTCGAGGGCGCCACGCGTAGTGGAAGAATCCGTGCTCCCGCCCAAGGCGCGGCCGTGTAGCGACACAGTCCTGCACATCAGGCCAACCCTAAGCCGCAGCGCGTTGTCTACCCGCATGCCTCGGGCAATAGGCAAATCCCGGTCCGGCGGACATCCCTCGAAGCTGGAGGAGATAACCGGAGGATACCGTCCCCGTGGGACGGATGGAAGGAAGGGATTTTGTCGATCCCTGGTAGGCCGTCCAGGCTGTAGCGCTGCTGTCTGGGTCCGGGACCGCCAAATTCGGCGAAACGCGAAAAGAGCCCGGCTGGTTTCGCGGCTGGCCGGGCTCACTACCCCTGGAAACCTCATGATCGACAACACCTTCGTCCTCGCGGATGGCCCGCTGTACCTCACCTTGGAGGCGGCCTTGGAGGCGCCCGGTGCGATCTACACCCACGTCAAGAAGGGCGGCATCTATCGCCGTATGGGCGAGGCCAAGTACGCAGGCGAGGCGGCGGCCGAGACCCTGGAAGGCGTGATGATGGCCGTCTACGAGCATCTCTACCCATACGAGCACTCTTTCTTTGTTCGTCCTCAAAGTGAGTTTGTCGAGGTCGTACGGACCCAGCACGGCGAGCACCGCCGTTTCGTCTTTCACACCAATGAGATACTCACCGTCCTCGACACCTGACATGCGTCAAAAGCCTTGTCATACAAGGCGTCACGGTGTCGCCGATCTTGACTTGACACTCGATCTCCGGTAGAAGGCAGACCTGCTTTCAAGGAAATTGTGATGGCCAAGCCGCTGATCGCGGCGACGAAGCGTCAGCGCTTGTCGCCTGCGCATGTCCCCCTGATCCCTACCGACATCGAACTCAGCAGCACCCAGGTGCCAGCCGGTAGCCCTGCGGGCACCACGATTGGCATATTGACGGCCAAGCCCGAGGTGGGCGAGATCGACTTTGTCCTTCTCGACGACGCCGGTGGCAAGTTCGCCATCGACGGCGCCCGGCTGGTGATCGGCCCGGTCGCCTCGGCTGGCGCGACGCTCAACATCACCGTGCGCGCCATCGCCCGCTTCTCCAAGCTCTGGGTCGACAAGGTCTTCGGCGTCGAGGTCCAGACCGTGGTCGCCCCGATCATCCTGTCGCCGACCAATCCGACCATCCTGGAAAACAGCCCCGCAGGTACTCAAGTCGCGGCGATCTCCTCGCCCGGCTCGACCTTGGCGCTGACCAACAATGCCGGCAATCGCTTTGCCTTGAACGGCGTCAACCTCCAGGCCGGCAGCGTGCCGACCGACTACGAGACCGCCACCAGCCACGACGTCACCATCTCGGCCACCAACAATGGCGACACCATTTCCGAGATCGTCACTGTCCAGGTGATCAATGTCGTCGAGATCACCAACATCACCCTGTCAGCCAACACCATCGCCGAGAACTCGGCGGCCGGAACAGTCGTGGGCCAACTGGCCTCGGTCCCGGCTGGCGCGACGCTCACCCTGACCAACAACGCCGGCAATCGCTTCGCCATCGACGGCAGCAACCGGCTGGTCGCGGGCAGCGTCGCAACCGATTACGAGACCAACACCACACACGACGTGACGGTGCGAGCCACCAAGGGTCCTGACGTCTACGACAAGACCTTCACGATCAACGTCACCAACGTCAACGAACTGACCGATATCACCCTGTCGGCCAACACCATCGCCGAGAACTCGGCGGCCGGGACGGTCGTGGGCAATCTCGCCAGCGTGATCGCCGGCGCCTCGTTCACCGTGACCAGCCAGACGCCGTCTGGCGCCTACTTCACGGTCAACGGCTCCAATCAGCTTGTCGCCGGTGCCACGCCGACCAACTACGAGGCAAACACCTCCCACTCGGTCACCATCCAGGCGACGCGCGGGACCGACACCTTCTCCAAGACCTTCACCGTCAACGTGACCAACGTCACCGAGATCACCGACTTCACCCTGTCGGCCAACACCATCACCGAGGGCGCGGCCCAGACCACCCAGGTGGGCCTCTTCACCTCGACGCCGACGGGCGCGACCTACGCCCTGGCGCCGGACAACACCGCCGGCACGCTGTTCCAGGTTTCCGGCACGGCCCTCCAGGCCGGCTCGACCGCCACCAACTACGAGAACGCCACCAGCCACGTCGTGAAGATTCGCGCCACCCGAGGCGGTGAGACCCTCGACAAGAACTTCACGATCAACGTCACCAACGTGGTCGAACTGAGCGACTTCACTCTCTCGGGTTCCTCGATCGACGAGAATTCCGGCCAAGGTACGGGCGTGGGCACCCTGTCCTCCACGCCGACCGGCGCGACCTACAGCTTCGTGGCGCCCAACAGCAGCGCCGGCAGCCGCTTCCAGATCAGCGGCAATGCGCTCCAGGCTGGCCCCGTGTCGACTGATTACGAGTCGGCGACCAGCCACGCCATCACCATCCGCGCCTCTCGCGGCGGCGAGACGATGGACAAGAACTTCACAATCACCGTCAACGACATCAACGAAGCGCCACCACCGCCGGACCTGGACAGCTTCAGCCTGTCGGGCAACTCCATTGATGAGAACTCGGGCGCGGGCACCTTTGTGGGCACCTTCTCGTCGAGTCCGTCGGGCGCTAGCTATGTCTTGACCAATTCGGCCGGCGGGCGTTTCGCTATTTCTGGCACGTCCCTCGTCGCGGGGTCGACGCCGACGGACTATGAGACAGCTACCAGCCATTCGATCTCGGTTAATGCTACGCGTGGAGCCACCACGCTGAGCGACAGCTTCACGATCAACGTCAACAACCTCGCCGAAGGCGGCGGGGGTAGTCAGACGCTGACCGTCAGCAAGAATAAAGGCAATTTGACAGGTTCAATCGTGGGGGGAACTACCCCTCCCACCACGTCAGAAACGATTACGGCGACTGCGTCTGGTGGCACGGCTCCCTATTCCTACGACTGGGAATATGTCAGCGGCGACACCCTGATCTTCCTGGCGAACGTCTCGCCCCAAGAAGCCTATTGGTACCTGGGCAACGGCGATCGTCCAGCCAACCGCACCGCCATCTGGCGATGCAAGGCGACCGACGCGGTCGGAAATTACGGCTATACCTCCAACACTCAGATCACCCTCACGTGGTCATGATAAAAAGCCCGGCTTCGGCCGGGCTTTTCGTTTGACGGCGTCACCGCGCCGCGTATGGTGGCCTCACGGCGGAGAGATCGCGCCGTTCAGAAGGAGAAACCACCATGACCATGATCGTCAAGATCATGACGGGCCATGACCTGCCCGACGATTCCCCCTATAAGACCTTCACCCTGGTCTCCGACGTCAAGAGCTTGACGTTCCACACCCAGGCCGACAGCGAAGGCCGGCGCCATTCTTTCATGCGCGCCTATATCGCCGATCCGGTTAAGACCGCCGAGGTTCCGGGCTTCAGCGAGCACGAGGTCCTCTACGACATTCCGGCCCAGGCCAACGTCTATGTGATGAACGGCAACGGCAAGACCATCTCGTCTTGGACCCCGCCGCCTGCCGACACTCAGGGTAAGTTCGTGGTCGACAGCGCCACGCCCATCCAGTTCGTCGACGTGGGCAAGGACACCATCTACGGCCGCCAGGAGCGCTACTGCGTCCTGCGCGCCGCCGACTTCCTACCCAAGAAAGCGGCCGAGTTGGCGGGTTTTGAGCCTCGCCCCGAGGTCATCGACGCGCTGGAGTCCGATCCCCTGCTGGCGGACCAGATCAGGCAATTGAAGGCCAAGGCCAAGCCGCCGGCCGAGTAGGCCTGACTGGGCCTGCCAAGAAAATCATCGCCACCGCGACACGTTTCTTGACAGGCCCCTATGGCCTGATGTATAAGCCACCTCATGAGCAAGACGTATCGTCAATTTGTGCGCCAGATTCAGTTCGTCCGAGTTAATCGGACGGGCCTTTCGCGCATGGTTGACGGTGGGACCTCGATCTAGGTCCCAGACCCGCTCAAACCCATCCTGCGAAGGCCCGTCCGATCTCTCGGACGGGCCTTTTCTTTTGTCCTCAATCCAAGGAGTTTCGCCATGCAAGGCGATGCCTATCGCTCGGGCCGGCTGGGCACGAGTGAGCCCACGGGCCTGTAAAGCCCACGCGAAAGCTGTGGAGGTGCAAATTCCTCTCCGGCCCACCAGTTTCCGCAGAGCCGAGTATTCGGACCCTGCGCTTCAGTAGCTCAGTGGTAGAGCGCCTCGGTGACATCGAGGAGGTCGTAGGTTCAAGTCCTACCTGAAGCACGCTAGGTTAGCTCAGATGGTAGAGCACCCGATCGATAATCGGGATGTCGCAGGTTCGAGCCCTGCACCTAGCACCAAACACTCTATACGGTTTGGCGTATATTCAAGAAATATACGCAATAGCGTATAATCCAGTAGACAAATACGGAATTCCGTATATTCGATGAGGTGAAGAACGAGAGGAACAAGATACGGGCCGGTAGCTCAGTGGTAGAGCGCTGCTGTCACATAGCAGATGTCGAGTGTTCGAGACACTCCCGGCCCACCAGTTGTTGGGGCATGGTGTAATGGTAACACGTCGGACTTTGGTTCCGAAATTCCAGGTTCGAGTCCTGGTGCCCCAGCCAACTTACGAAGACAACGAGGACTGATGTGACCAGTCCAGTGGAGAAGAGACAGGTTTGTTCCCGAGTAGCTCAGCGGTAGAGCGGCTCGCTGTTAACGAGAAGGTCGCAGGTTCGAATCCTGCCTCGGGAGCCAATACTTTTCTCCACGCCCGGTTAGCTCAGCGGAATTAAGAGCAGACGCCTACGAAGCGTAAGGTCGGGGGTTCGAATCCCTCACCGGGTGCCATTTCTCTGCAAGGTTGCGTACCTTGCGCATGGATAGCTCAGATGGTAGAGCGCCGGCGTGAAGCCCCGGAGGCCAGTGGTTCGATCCCACTTCCATGCACCAGTTTCTCGGTGACCGCGAAGCGGCCGTCAGGACATTCGGTCCTGGCGGCCTTTTTCATGGATCGAAGGTCGCCGAGTCGAGTTCTCGACTTACTGGCAAGTTCTGGATTAAGTAAAACGTCAGGATGTATTTTGCGACGCGGCACCGTGACGCGAATCTTGACACAGAGCACATCCTACCCTAACCTGCAACCACTTTTCAATGGCTCAAGTCGGGGACGCGAGCATGGCCCATGCCACAGAACGTCCTCCCGAAGCGGCTTCGGAGGAAACCGAACAAACGCCGCGAAGGATGCACGCCATGAAGACGCTCATCGAGCATCTGCGTCAAGCCCAGATCGAGGCCGAAGCAGAGCGCAACGCCCACACCGCGACGCCTCCGGCGAAGGAGGCCTAAGTCATGTCCTCGGCTAATACCACCGCCCAGGCGCGCGAGCGTCACCTTCAAATCCAACTGTTCGAGTCGATCAACGACAAGCTCGACAAGGTCGACGTGCGTTTCGACAAGGTCGAGGATCGCTTCGACAAGCTGTCGGACTCGATCACCGACGTCTCGACCCGCCTGACCCGGATCGAGGCCTCGGACGTCGCCTCGCGCGTCCAGAAGCTCGAAGACACCATCCACCAGACCGACACCCGCATCACCAAGCTGGAGACGATCCTGCTGCCGGTCACGGGCCTGGGTTCGGCCCTCGCCGGCGCCCTGGTGACGTGGGCCTTCAACCTCCTGCCGCACACCTAACGGTATAGCTTAAGCATTAGCTAGACCATAAGGTGCGTCAACCTACCTCAGGTTAAAATTTCCTAAACACCAGTCCGCGCCTCTTGTTCCTTCAAAAACTCCCTGTACGGTCATCGTCAACAGCGATCCAGGGCGTAGAGGAGAGAACATGCTGGCCGCCGCAACCGCTTACAGCCCCCAGGAGGATAACCGCCTGGAGGCCGTAGATCAGGCTCAAGAGGGCCTGATTCTTTCGACCACCACCCTTACCGAACTCTGCGCGGAACCCCTGTCTGACATGGGCGTCGCGCGGATGGCCAAGCTGATCGCCCAGGTCAACCAGGACGTGATGCTCACCATCGAGGCTTGGAAGGCCAGTAAAACCGTGTAGCCCCTCGGTCGGAGGGGCCTGAAGGGAGTCCCTTTGACTGACCTGCTTCCCGAAGACATGTTCGAGGCTCGTCCTCTGAACAAGGCTGCTGTTCGAGCCCAGCGTCGCGCCGCCGCCAAGAATCAACCCGCTTCGGACCGCCGTCAACGCACCGGGGACCAACCCGGCGCCAAGCCCCTAGAAGCTAAGACGGCGAAGCAAGCCGAGTACATCGCCCATCTCCAGGCCGGCAAGTCCGTCGCCGCCACGGGCGGCGCCGGCACGGGCAAGACCTACGTGGCTGCCCGTGTTGGAGCGCGGGGCCTGATCGAGGGACGCTTCGAGAAGATCGTCCTCTGCCGCGTGGCCGTTTCCAAGCCCAAGCACGCGATGGGCTTCCTGCCCGGCAAGATCGAAGACAAGCTCAAGCCCTGGCTGGTGCCGGTGATCGACGGCCTGCGCGCCGAGGTCTCGGCCGGCACGCTCGATGAGTGGAAGGCCAAGGGCATGTTCGAGGTCGTCGCCTTCGAGCACATGCGCGGGCGCACCTTCAGCAACGCCTTCGTCATCCTGGACGAAGCCCAGAACGCAGATTTCGGCGACCTCAAGCTGTTCCTGACCCGCACCGGCGCCAACAGCCAGATCGTGCTAACCGGCGACATGGACCAGATCGACATCCCCAACTCGGGCCTCGCCGAGGTCATCGACATGATCCTCGACTACGACGTCCCGGTAGAAGTCGTGCAGTTCACCTCGGCCGACGTCGTGCGCTCGCCGCTGGCCAAGGCCTTCGTCCAGGCGTTCGAGCGCCACGCCGCGACCAAGAAGGCCCTGGCTGAAGGTCAGCGCCACGAGCCGGCGAATGGCGCGTTTCTTGACCGTGCGCCTGCTTTCCTTAACAATGGACTGTCGGCGCACAAACTCGCCGCCTAGCCTCATACACTAGCCGCCGTAATGGCAGGGCTCCGAGTCAGGTGCAGGAGTGCGCCGCGCTCGGAGCCCACTCACATCCCTGGAATCCCTCAATGTCCTTCACCTTCGTCGTGGAGACGGGTCAGGCCCTGCCGGACGCCAACTCCTACAGCAACATCGAGTTCGCCGACGACTACGTCGAGATGGACATCCACCGTTCGGGAGAATGGCTCGGTCTTGACGAGGATGTCAAGGAGAGATTGTTGGCGCGCGCCAGCAAGATGCTCGACAGCCGCGTGAAGTGGAAGGGCAAGAAGTACGACCGCGACAGCGGCCTGCAATGGCCGCGCATCGAAGTCCTCGATGAGGACGGCTATCCGATTTCCGACGACGAAGTCCCGCAGATCGTTCGCGAGGCCACCGTCGAGTACGCCAAGTATTTCATGGACGAGGATGTGGTCGCCGGTTCGACCATCTCCAACTATCGGGAAATCCAGGTCGACGTGATCGAACTGAAGATCAACAACGAGACCAATCCCGCCCTGGTCCCCGACGTCGTCAAGACGATGATCGAAAACTCGGGCTTGGGCACCGTCGACGACGGCACCTCCACCACCAATGGTCGGATGGGCTTCAAGAAGATTCGCCGCACCTAATGGCGTCGCTTTCCAAGGTCATTCAGCGCGGCGTCGACAGCGCCTTCAAGGCGATCGGCGATATCGCCAAGCCCGGCACGTGGCGTCAAATCCGCACGACCGGCGCCAACGCCATCGACATCAACGGCGGCGTGCCGATTCAGCCATACACCGACTATCCGCTCAAGCGCGTGGTTTTCGCACGCTTCAAGCAGGAAGAAACCGACCATACCACCATCACCCTCAACGACCAGAAGGTGCTCTTTCCGCGCCAGGATTTGCCGGTCGAGCCGGCCGACAGCGACGCGGTGATCGATAGCAAGGGCCGCCTTTGGCAGGTGGTGCGGGTGCTGAGCCCGCCGGCCGACGCCGTGGTGATCTGCCAAGTCCGGGCGTCCTAATGGCGCGCGGCGGCGGCCACATGTTTTCGGCCCAGGCCGGCGGCAACTGGCGCAAGGCGCTCCAGCAATATGCCGCCGACGTCAACCGCGCCTATATCCGCTACGTCGATCGCTTCGCTGTGGCCCTAAACGAGAATCTGCTGGGCAACACTCCGGTCTGGGAAGGCACCACGATCCGAAACTGGAACTGGTCGATCGGCGTGGCTGACCGCAGTGGCTACACGCCCGCCGAGGGCGACCTGCCGCCCGGCCCGACCAACAAGATGCCCCTGGGCGCCGAACCGCGCCGTCCCGCCAACGAGGCGTCCGAGATCGGCGACTTCGAGAATTTCCGCCGGCAACTGGCCGCCCAGACCAAGCCGGTCAACATCTACGTGACCAACACCGCCCCCAACGCCGTCTCCCTCGAATACGGCATGCTGCCCACTCCGGCCACCTCGCGTCGCAAGAAGGGCATGCTGCTGCTGTCCCTCGTCGAGACGCTGGCGGCCATGGGTGTGCGCTAGGCCCGTTTCTTGCTAGGAGGACCAGATGGCTGACGAAACCTTCGCCTTCGAGGAACTGCGCAAGCGCTTCCTCACCGAAGCTATCCAGGCCGCCAATACGGCGGGCCTAGGCGACGTCTTCAAGACGCCGGGCTATCCGTTCGTCCAGCCTCAGGCCCAGCCCTGGGTCGAGTTCTCCTACGAGGTCGGCAAGACCTTCCCGGCCAGCCTGGGCGCGGGCGAGGACCTCGACGCTCCCGACTACACCGTCGGCATCTTCCAGTTCGACGTCTATGTCCCCGAGGATAGCGGCACCGGGCCGGGCACGATCCTGGGCGAGAAGCTGCGCAAGCAGGTCAATCGAAAGGAATGGCTGGTCGGGGACGTCGGCCACGTCAAGCTCGGCGCCTTCTCCACCACGCCGGTGAACACCACCATGAAGGGCTGGAACTGCGTCTGCGTGCGCGGAAGCTACGGCTTCTGGCATCGAGGCTAAGACCTCCTGACCTGACTGTCAAGACGCGCCATGACGCAAACCGCGTCACGATGCTGTGTTTCTTGACATTAGGAATATTTTCCTATACGGTCCGACCCAGCCTTTGATGCGCCACCGGGGCGGTGCGCCATCCGCAACCCCACAACTTTAGGTGACGCCTGATGGTCGCAATTTTCGCCGACTCCAACCGCGCTCGTATGCGCTACATCAAGTCCGTGGACGGCTGGGGTACGACCCCCGCCACGGGCCGCACCCGCGAGCTTCGCTACACCGGTTCGTCCGTGACCGCCTCCAAGGAGACGACGGTCTCGGAAGAAATCCGTGCCGACCGCATGGTCTCCGACATCATCGAAACGTCCGCCAAGTCGGCGGGCGAGATCAACATCGAATTCTCGGCCGGCAGCCACGACGACTTCCTGGAGTCGTTCATGATGGGCGCCTGGACGCGCCCGATGACCTTCGACAGCGCCCAGGGCAAGTCGCTGGTGTTCGCTGACGCCGACACGATCTACATCAAGGGCAAGGACGTCACGGACTACTTCTTCGCGGGCCGCCGTATCCGTACGAACGGCTTCGTGAACCCGGCCAACAACAACTACTGGCAGATCGACACGATCGTCTTCAACGCCGGCGCCAACCGCACCGAGATCACGCTGACGACCGCCACGGCCGTTGCCGAAAACGGCACCGCCAACACCTTCATGTACGACGCCAACGACGTCATCGTCCTGAAGAACACCAACATCCGCGCCGGCACCGGCGGCCTGCCGACCTTCGACTCCAACGGCACCAACGCCTTCGCCGCCGCGATCGCCGCCGGTCAGATCGTTCCGGGCCAGAAGGTCTTCGTCGACGGTCTGGGCTTCGCCACCGGCACCGTGACCCTGACGGGTCAACCCGCCGCCGGTTCGCGCGTGCGTCTGTCGGACGGCAAGAAGGCCGTGACCTTCCAGTTCGGTGGCGTGTTCGGTCAGACCGTCGAGCCGGTCGACCTGGGCACCGACTTCAACCAGACGGCCGAGAACCTCGCCCTGGCCCTGAACGAAGCCCGCGCCGTGGGCAAGATCGCCGCCTCGGCGACCTTCGCCGGTGGCGTGGTCACGATCAAGCTCCAGACCGAGACCGGCACCCTGACCGAAGTCTCCGACACCGGCAACGTCATCGCCGTCGCCAACTTCTCGGGCGGCGACAGCACCCTGCACGGCATCTACACGATCCTGTCGGCCACCGACGACGTGCTGGAAGTCTCGCCGGCCCCGAACACCAACGCCAATGCCGGCGCGCGCCCGATCACCATCAAGGGCTCGATGCTGCGCAACCCCCACCTCGTCGAGGACATCACGCCTCAGGACTACGTCCTGGAGACGGGCTTCGAAGACGTTGGCCAATACTTCATCGCCGACGGCCAACGCGTGGGCGGCTTCAGCTACGACATCTCGTCGAACGCCATCCTGACCGGCTCGTTCACCTTCTCGGGCCGCGCCATGACCCGCTCGGACGTCACCATTCTGGGCGACGAGGGCGTCTACACCGTCCTGGGCACCACCGCCACGGAAGTCGCCAACTCGACCGTCAACGTCGGCAACGTCAACGTTAACGGCGAGGTCCTGTCGACCGCGCTCCAGTCGATCCAACTGACCGGCGACAACAACCTGCGCGACCAGAACGCGGTGTCCTACAAGTTCCCGGCCGGCATCGGCTCGGGCCGCATGGACATCACCGGCTCGGTCAACGCCTACTTCGCCGACGGCGCCCTGTGGGACAAGTTCCTGAACCACGAGACCGTCTCGCTGTCGTACTCGATCTCCGACGTGGCGGGTCACACCTACCACTTCACGATCCCGTCCTGCAAGTTCTCGTCGGACCAAGTCAACCCGGCCGGCGGCAACCAGGACGTCATGGAGGCGATGGAATTCACCGCCAAGCGTGACCCGGAAACCGAGTGCCAAATCCAGATCGACCGGTTCTCCTCGAACCTGCCGATCACCGCCTAAGACTCGCGGCGCCGGCGCAAGCCGGCTGTCCGTCCGCCTCGCCGGAGGGCGTAAACTTCCGGTTCCCAATCTGCCCGAACGGGCGCCCAAGACCCGCGACCCCAACAAGGTGGGGAAACGCCCTGGTCCTCATCCAAGACCAGCCCGGCGGCCAAGGCCGCCGGGGCAACCAACACCCCGACAGAGAACAGAGCTTTCGACCCTAGCGGTCACTCCCAAAGCTCACCGGTGAGCCGGGCGGGAGGGTTCTGTCGGGGTCCTCTCCCGCCCACCCCCTCCGACAACTGAAACCCCCGACAACTTAGGATTCCAAGACCATGAGCAGCGTGCTCGACGACCTGTTTGCGACCGACACCTCCGCTGAAGAAGACGGCGTCTGGGTGGACGTCACCCCGACCCTGAAGTTCAAGATTCGCGCCTATAGCGCCAAGGTCGTGGGCGACCTGCGCGAGAAGCTGATCAAGCCGTTCCAGTCGATGATCCGCGCCGGCGTGCCGATCCCCAACGACCAGAACGAGGACATCGCGCTGAAGGTCATCGCCGGCGCCGTCCTGGCCGACTGGCAGGGCCTGACCGCCAAGGGCGAGGACGGCAAGGACGTCGAGGTCCCGTACTCGGCCGCCACCGCCCTCGAATACCTCAAGCGCCTGCCCAAGCTGGCCAACTTCGTGGTCGGCATCGCCACCGACACGGCCTTCTACAAGGCCGAAGAACTGCGCGAGGACGGCGCAAAAAACTAGTCGCGGCGCTAGACGCCGCCTTGACCAAAAAGGCGGACAAGGTCTCCGCGTTCCTGGATGCTCTGAGGGCCGAGGGGGTCATTGACTCCCCGGCCTCGGAGGCTCCCCAACAGGTCAACATCTACGATGACCTGATCTGGGCCTGGAACGCCTTCTGGCGTCTATCCGCCGCTCGCGACATCGGGTTCGACCGGCCCAACCGCATCAAGGTCTCTGAGGTCAAGGCCTACGCCGATCTCAAGCGCCTCAATCCGTACAAGGCCTCCGATCTCCTCTTCTACGTAGACGCCCTCGACGAACGCTGGATGGAGCACGCCGAGGACGCCCGGCTCAAGGCCGAGGAGGAGCGGAAGAAGAAGCAGAAAGACATCACACCAGCAAGGCCGCAGCAGAAGCGGTAAGGGACCATGCAAGCCGAGGCTCTCCAGCTTACAGTCGACTCGAAGGGCGCCGTTGCCAACCTCGGCGCCCTTTCGCGTGCCTTGGACGGTGCTGGTCGCGCCTTTGACGGCTTCGAGCGCTCGGTCTCGGCCGACGCCAACAAGATCGACGCGGCCCTCCAGAAGTCGATGCGATCGGCTGAAAAGGCCGCCAAGGTCGCGCAGCTTCTGGGTCAGACCAAGATCAACGGCGGCTCGGCGAACGCCCTGAAGGATTTCGCCTCCGCGCTCGACAGCCTGGGCCGCGCGCGCACCTTCACCGACGCCAAGCTCAAGAGCCTCCAGGACTTCATCCGCCTGCTGCCGCAAATCCGTGCGCCGGGCGGTGTGGCCCAGCTTCAGCAGTTCATGACGGCGCTCAGCAGCGCCAAGGCGCCCTCGCAGGCGCAAATCCGCAACCTCTCCGAGTTCCTGAAGGTCCTGTCCTCGTACAAGGGCTCCTCGGCGACGCGCGGCGCCAATCAGATCACCACCTTCCTCCAGGCGCTCGCCGGCGCCCAGGCCCCCAGCGCCGCGACCATCAAGCGCCTGGGCGACTTCCTCAACACGCTCTCCAACGCGCGCGGCATCCCCAACGCCTCCAAGATCGCCAACGACCTGATGATGGTCGCCAACGCCGCCCAGCGCGCCTCGGCGGCCTTTGGTACGCTGCCCAACAATCTGAAGGGCTTCTCCGCGCCCGCCAACGGCGCGAGCACGGCCGCCAGCAATCTGGCCCGCAACGCCGCCGCCGCCGGCAAGACGATCGCCGGCAGCGGCGCCCAGATCGCCAGCGCGCGCACCCACGTCAAGGGCCTGGGCGTGGACTTGGGCGGCCTGGGTGATCGCTTCAAGCTGTCCTACCAAGCCGGCACGGTGTTCTCGGCCCTGTTCTCGTCGTTCACGATCGGCCAGTTCATCAAGGGCATCTACGACGCCGGCATCGAGATGGCCAAGCTGCAAAAGGCCATGCTGTTCACCACCGGCTCGTTCGAAGGCGCCCAGAAGGCGACCGGCGAGTTCATGGGCATGGCGCAGGAACTGGGCCTGTCGATCGACAAGACCGCCGAATCGTTCGGTCGCTTCTCGATCACCGCCAAGACCGCAGGTCTGACGGCGGATTCGTCCAAGAAGATTTTCTCTTCGGTGAGTAAGGCGCTGCAAGTCGTTGGTGCTTCCAATGAACAGACGCAGTATGCCTTCTACGGCCTGACGCAGATGATGCAAAAGGGCAAGGTCTCGTCCGAAGAATTCAACCGTCAGATCGGCGAACAACTTCCAGGTAACGCTGAAGCTGGTCGTCGTGCTTTGTCTAAGCTTGAAGGTCGTGCCGTTTCGATGGGCGAATTCTTCAAGAAGATGTCGCTCGGTTCGATCATGTCGGCCGACTTCGTCCCAGCCTGGGCCGAAGAGATCAACAAGATGTTCGATCCGCTGAACGCGATCGCCCAAAAGCGCCCCGACGTGGCGCTCAACCGCCTGGGCAACGCCTTCAAGCTGTTCTCGGCGACCGCCGCCAACGCCGGCTTCATGGGCGCGGCGGGCAAGTCGTTCGACGAACTGGCCAAGAAGATGGTCGTGACCAAGGACGGCGCGCTCGAACTGACGCCGGAGTTCCAGGCGCTGGCCGACCGCATCGGCACCAACCTGGGCAAGGCGGTCAAGACCGCCGGCGACTTCCTGAAGTTCCTGGCCGAGAACATCGACGGCGTCGTCAACGCCGCCAAGATTCTCCTCGCCATCAAGATCGGTTCGACCCTGGTGGGCTGGGGCCGTGACGCCGCCGACGCGGCGGGCGCCTTCAAGCTGCTGGCCGAAAAGATCGGCATGGCGACGGCGGCGGCTGCGGCCCAGCAGGAAGTCAAGGTCGGTACGGGCGTGGCGGCGACCACCGCCGACATCATCGCATCTCGCGGTCGCGGCGCCGGTCGCGGTGCAACGGGCCGTCCGATGGGCTCTGGCATGATGGGTCCGGCGGGCTTTGCCGTCGACGTGGCCACCAGCTTTGGTAAGCGCGCGCCTCAGGTCGCGACCAACGCTGGTCGTGTCGTCCAGGGCGCCGAAGGCCTCGCCGGCGTGACGGCGCGCGTGGGCGCCAATGCCGCCGCCGGTGCGGCGGGTCAGGGCATCCTGGGCGCGGGCGCCACGCGCGGCCTGACCGCCCTGGCAGGCCCGCTGCGTAACGTGCTGGGCCTGCTGTCCAATGCCCACCCGCTGCTGAAGGCCATCTATGTGGCGGTCATGGCCGCCGGCGCGGCCTGGGCGATCTTCGGCAACCGCATGACCGAAATCCAGGGCAAGCAGGTCAAGGTCAACGACATCCTGGGCGCGAGCTTCAAGATTCTGGGCAACAACCTCAAGCAAGGTTGGATGGACGGCATCGGCAAGAACTTCCAGAACTTCAACAAGTGGCTCGACGAGGCCGCCAAGGGCAGCGGCGGCTTCGTCACGCAGATCGCCACGGGTCTCGTCTGGCTGGGCGAGTTCGTCGGCAAGCTGGGCCAGCAGATGGCCTATGATCTGGTCAAGCCGTTCAAGCAGGTCATGGCCGCTATCGAGGCCTGGAAGAAGACCGGCAAGGTGAGCGACGCCATCGCCGCCGCCGACAAGTACAACAAGCCCGGCGCGCAACCGCTGGGCCAGATGCGCTCGTGGAAGGACATCCAGGCCGAGGTCGAGAAGACCGCGATCAAGACCTTAGAGGATCGCAAGAACGCTGGCGTCAACACCGCCAAGAGCCCGGCCGAACTCGCCGCCGAGGCCGCCCTGCAACGCCAGAACGCCCAGAACGCGGCGGCCGAAGCCCAAGGGCGCGCCGAGCAACTGCGCGACATCCTCTCGCCGGTCAAGACCCCCACGATCGAGGAACTCCAGAAGTCTTTCGTCGATCTGGCGGCTGCCGCCAACAAGGCCACCGACAACGTGTCGGCCATGGGCGCGGGCGTGGCCACCGCTTCACTGATGGGCGGCGACGCCAAGGACCAGTCCTACAACCTGATCAAGCAGTTCGAGGGCTATCGCGAGAAGGCCTACCTGGACACCGGTCGTGTCCGGGCGTGGCGCGCGGGCTTTGGTTCGGACACCTGGACCGACATGAAGGGTGGCGTCCATACCGTCACCAAGGACAGCAAGGTCGGCGGCACCGAAGCCTCGCTCGACTTGAAGCGTCGCATCGGCATTTTCCAGGACAGCGCCGCCAAGACGGCGGGTCAGGCCAACTGGGACCGTCTGGCGGACTCGACCAAGGCCGCCCTGACCTCGATCACCTACAACTACGGCTCGCTGCCAAAGCGCCTGCTGGCTGCCGTCAAGACCGGCGACAACGCCAAGATCGCCACGGCGGTCGAAGGTCTGGCCGGCGACAACAACGGCATCAACCGCAAGCGCCGCATGCAGGAAGCCGCGCTGATCCGCAACGGCAAGGTCCAGGCCGTGTCGGCGACCGACGTCGAGGACTTGGCCGAGAAGTACAACAACGCGCGCGGCACTTGGGAAGGCCTTGCCGCATCGCTGAACCCCGGCGCGGCGGCCGTCTCCGACCTCAACAAGTTCATCCTGACCCTGGAGGACCTGCGCAAGAAGCAGGAGGACTTCAACAAGGTCAAGCCGGGCGCGCCCCAGATCGTCGACACCAAGGTGCTCGACGCCCTGATCGCGCGCAAGAAGCAGGAGGTCGAGGACCTGACCAACCCGCTGGGCAAGGACAATCGGGACGCCGAAAAGGCGCTCGAAATCGATCGTCTGCGCGCCAACGGCATGGAAGACATGGCCTCGTGGCAGGAGAAGCTGAACAAGCTTCAGGACCAGGGCTACGACCTGACGACCATGAATCTGGATGCCGAGAAGCAACGCTTCCTCCAGGTCCAGAACGCCAACCGCGTGCTCGAAGCCCAGGTCTCGCTGGCTGGCAAGCTGCGCGACATCGAAGCCCAGCGTATCGCCCGCACCGGCAACGGTTTCCAAGCCGCCGAGGCCAACGCCGTCGCCGGTCTGGGCATCGGCAAGGAAACGCTCGACCAGACGCGCAACCGTCTCAAGCAGCAAGGCACCTACGATCCGCTGGTCCAGGGCATCCAGGCCCAGGAAAGCGAGCGCCGCTCGGCCGCGATGCAGAGCGCCCGCGACCAGTTCTCCGAAATGCGCGCCACGGCGGGCCTGTCGGACAAGGACAAGCGCTACCGCGAAGCCTACAAGTCCTACCTCAAGGACCTGACCGGCTCGCAGGCCGACGCCCTCTCGACCATCGAGCAGGCGGCGACCGAGGCCGAGCGCAAGATGGCCAAGGGCTACACCGACCTCCTGCGTCAACTGGAAAACCCGCCGGGCTTCCAGCGCTGGGCTGCGGCGCTGCAACCGTTCGCCGATCGTCTCCAGGACATCAAGGCCAACTTCATGGACGGCCTGTCGGACGGCATCACCGCCGCCCTGACTGGTGACAAGTTCGACTGGCGCTCGATGCTGCATGGCATCTCCCAACAACTGGTCAAGGCCCAGGTCGATTCGATGCTGGGTAGCGTCGTCACGGCGATCACCGGCAAGCCTGCCGCGCTCAAGCCTGAGCAACAGGCCATGCTGGCTGCCCAGACCCAGACCGACGCGGCCATGACCCAGGGTCAGGCGGCCCAACTGCAATACCAAGCCGCCCAGACCATTGCCCAGGCAGCGGCGGGCGGCGGCATCGGTGCGACCGCAGGCGCAGCGCCCGGCGGCGCGATCGGCGTCCTGGCCAGCGCCCAACGTCAAGCCGCCAGCCAAGTCGCCGGCGCGATCGGACAGGCCTCGGCCAATGGTCAGCAGGCCCTGGCCTCGGTGAGCAGCGTGCTCAACACCGCCCTGGCGCCGACGCCGTCCTATGGCGCGGCCAATGACAACATCGCCACGACCGGCGCCATGGACGTGACCAACGCCGCCATGCAGGTGGCGCAGTCGCAGATGACGGTCTCGGCGACCTCGGTGTCGCTGAACGCCGCGCAGGTCAATGGCCTGGGCGGCGCCGGAGGCGGTCTTGCTGGCAGTGTGCTCAACACGGGCCTGGGCAGCATCAGCGGCGCGACGCCCGGCGGTGTTGCCGGCGGTGGCCTGGGCGGTCTTTTCAGCGGCATCGCGCAAGGTGCAGGCAGCATCTTCAGCAGCCTGACCGGCGGCGCCAACGCCCTGTCGAACATCACCAACAATGCCGTGTCGGTCGCCGACAACGTCCTCAAGCCCCTGATCGTCGATAGCACCGGCGGCCCCGGCTTCCAGGCGGCGGGCTCGTTCATGTCCTCGTTGGGCAAGATCACCCCGCCCGGTGGCGCTGGCGGCATTGGCGGCCTGTTCTCCAGCCTCGGCAGCGGCATGAGCGGCCTGCTGCAAGGCGCGGGCAGCATCTTCAGCATGTTCGCCGGCCCGCTGCTGGGTCAGTTGACCAAGCCCAAGAACAAGTCCCAGAAGTTCAACACCGACAAGCCGCTCAACGGCATCATCGGCGAACGTCGCGCGGTGAACCTCGAAGGCCGCGCCGTCGGTCCCAAGCAGAACATCATCGGAACGATCCTGAGCATCGCCACGGACCTGTTCAACCCGGTCGGCGGCATCATGAGCGCTGCGGGTCTGGCCAGCGGCGCTGCGGGCGCGGCCGGCGGCGCGGGCGGCCTGATGAGCATGTTCGGTGGTGCGGGCGGCGCCGGTGGCGGTCTGGGCGGCATCATGAGCCTCTTTGGCGGCATGGGCGGTGCTGGCGGCGGCATGGGCATGCTCGGCGGAATGGGCGGCCTTGGAGGCCTGTTCGGCGGTATGTCGGGCCAAGCCGGCGGCCTGGGCGGTCTCTTCGGCGGCCTGTCTGGCCAGGGTGGCGGCCTGGGTGGTCTCTTCGGTGGCCTCTTTGGCGCGTTCGAGGAAGGCGGCATCGTCGGCGCTCCGGTCTCCTCGGTGATGGGCGCGGTCGATTTCCGCAACGCGCCCCATTACAAGGAAGGCACCGCCAACACCTCCGGCGGCATCCCCTCGATCCTGCATCCGAACGAGGCGGTGATCCCGCTGAGCCGTGGCCGCGCCGTCCCGGTCGAGATGAACGACAATGCTCGCGTTCAGCCGATCAACGTCAGTTCGAACTTCACGATCGTCACCCCCGACCCCAACGGCTTCCGCCAGTCGGCCGGTTCGATGATCCGCGAGCAGAACAAGGCGCAAAAGCGCGCCGCGCGTCGCAACCTGACCCCCGGCGGCTAAGGCCGTCGGGCGTCACGCCCACTTTCTCGTGACGTAATTCTTGACCCATGTCGCTTTCCGTGACACTGAGGTCGCATGCGCCATTAACCATGGCGCCCAAACCCTTGAAGCACATCCCCACATGCCTGTCTTCCACGAGGTCCTCTTCCCGGAGGATATTTCCTATACGAGCGGCGGCGGTCCCAAGTTCAAGACCACCGTCTTCATGTCCGATTCCGGCTACGAGCAGCGCAACATCGACTGGTCCAATTCGCGCGCCGAGTACGACGTCAGTCAGGGCATCAAGAACCAGGACCAGATGGACGTCCTGACGGCCTTCTTCTACGCCCGTCGCGGCAAGGCCTACGGCTTCCGGTTCAAGGACTTCAACGACTACCGGATCAAGCAGCAGGTGATCGGCGTCGGCGACGGCGTCAAGACCAAGTTCCAACTGATCAAGACCTACGTCAACGGCCAGTCCGAATCCGGCGAGACCTACACCTATACCCGCAAGATCACCAAGCCCGTGTGGGGTACGGTGGCCGGCGTGACCGTGGGCGTCGCTGTCAAGGTGTCGCCTGACGACTACGAGGTCGACTACACCACCGGCGTCATCACCTTCTTCGATCCGCCCGGCGTCGGCGCCCAGGTCAAGGTGGGCTCGGCCCAGTTCCACGTGCCGGTCCGCTTCGATACCGACCAACTCGACGCCACCCACGAGTTCTGGAACCACCAGACCTGGGGCTCCATCCCCCTGGTCGAAGTCCGCGACTGGACGGATGTCTTCGCATGAAGGACCTGACCGACGCTCTGCGCGCCCACCTTCGGGGCGGCGTCACGACCATCTGCACCTGCATCGAGATCGTGCGCAAGGACAAGAAGTCCTTCCGCTTCACCGATCACGATGAACCCCTGACGGTGGCCAACGCCATCTACGTGCCCTACGCCTCCTATGCGCGCACCTCGATCTCGACCTCGATCGAGAACGAGGTCGACGAGATGGAAATCCGGGGCATCCTGAACTCCAACTACATCGCGCGCGACGACGTGGCCGGCGGCCTTTTCGATCACGCCGACGTGCGCATCTTCGTGGTCAACTACGAAGACCCCGACTCGGGCACCTGCGTCCTTCGCACCGGCTGGATCGGCGAAGTGACCATGAACGAGGACAACACCTACGTCGCCGAAATCCGGGGCCTGTCGCAGGTCCTGACCTACCGTATCGGCGAGGCCTATTCGCCCGAGTGCCGGGCTGACCTGGGCGACAGCCGATGCAAGCTGGCGCTCAAGCCGCCGCGCTGGCAGCGCAACTATCGCTATGCCCAAGGCACGTCCGTCCTGGGCATGATCAATCCAGCCTCGCTCTACCTGAACCTGAATTTCGTCAATCCGTCGTTCGATCAGGAAGGCTATGTCGAACTGACGCGCGACGTCGAGGGCTGGACGACCTATGGCGATCCGAACGGTCGCTGGTCGATCCGCCAGGACCCCTTCTACAACACGCCCGGCAAGGAGGGACACGCCCTCTTCGGCACCGACGATGGCAAGGACCGCGATCCGGTCAAGCACACCGTCGCCGACATCGGCATCTACCAGGACCTTGATCTGGTTGAGCAAGGGGTCGACGAATACGACCTCGATAGCGGGGAGTGCCGCCTTTACGCCACGCTCTACAGCGCCTGCGTCAACGGCACCGAGGCCGGCACGCGCTTTCGCATCTTTGCGCTCAACGAGTATGGCGGCCAAATCTCGCCGGCGGCGATCTACGACACCGGCCAGCGCAAGACCGCCGAGGACAAGTGGTTCCAGACCATCGTTCAGGACCTCCTGATCCCGCCCGGCACCCGCAAGCTGCGCTTTGATCTGTTCGCCCACAAGCGCCCGCGCTACGAAGAAGGCGCCGCCTTCGATACGATCACCGCCGCCATCAACATGCCCGGTGGCAACTACGGCTCGGCCGACCAGTTCGGCGACGTGGCGTTCCTGGCGCTGAACGACGGCGTGAGCGGAGACACCGAGCCGGCCTGGGGCAACCTCCTCAACACCACCTACACCGACGGCACCATCACCTGGAAGGCCGTCAAGTCCTGGAAGCGCACGACCTATGTCGACAGCGCCTCCAACGGGGGTCGCAACATCATCCCGACCTACGTGCCCGAGGGCAACGGCTACTATGACGGTGGCCTGATCACCTGGGAGACCGGCAAGAACGCCGGCAAGTCCCAGGAGATCAAGTCCTGGAAGGACGGGGTGATCACCACCTTCCAGCGGCCATTCTACATGCCCAAGGAAGGTGACCGCATGGTCATCCATCCAGGCTGCGACAAGCGTCGGGTGACCTGCAAGGAGAAGTTCGCCAACATCCTGAACTTCCGGGGTGAGCCCGACGTGCCCGGCCAGGACAGCTACTACTCCACGCCTGACGCGCCGGTGGCCTAATGCGACGTCAGGAGATCATCGACGAAGCCCGTCGCTACGTGGCCGCCGGTACGCGCTGGCGTCCGCGAGGCCGCTCGATCAAGGCGGTCGACTGCATTGGCCTGATCTGCTGCGTGGGCGGCCATTTCGGCGTGCCCTACGAGGATATCGACGGCTATTCGCAAAACCCCGACGGGCGCTTTGTCGAGCACATCCGCAAGTTCATGATCTATCGCGAGCCTCAGACGGTCGTGCCCGGCTGCGCGGTGATCTTCAACGACAACCACCAAGCTTGCCACATCGGCATCATCGGCGAGCGCTATGGCCAGCGCTCGCTGATCCACGCCTCCCTCGCCCACCGACAGGTCGTCGAGGAGGAATATGACGGCCATTGGACGAGCCGCTTCCGTTGCGCGCTCGATTTCCCCGGAGTTGAAGACTAGATGGCGCAAGCAGCCGCGTTCGCCGCGACCCAGGCCCTGAAGATCGGGATCAGCTATCTGTTCCCGAGCGAAGGGCCGCGCCTGAAGGACCTCAAGCTCACCGCCTCGACCTACGGCGCGGCGATCCCGTGGGTGTTCGGCATGATGCGCGTGCCGGGCAACATGATCTGGGCCAAGCCGATCCGCGAGAAGAAGAAGAAGAAGTTCGCCGGCAAGGGTGGCTTCTACAACCAGTACACCTACTTTGGCACCTTCGCCATGGCGCTCTGCAAGGGGCCGGTCAAGTCGATCCTGCGCATCTGGGCCGACAACAAGATCATCTATGACGCCACGGCCGGCACGCCGCGCAAGGAAGGCACCCTGCCGTCCGGCACGCTCAAGCAGTACATCCGCACCTTGGCCCTGGAAGCCGGCGCCCAGATCACCTCGTCCAAGTACAAGATGCGCTTCTATACCGGCTCGGAGACTCAAGTCCCCGACTCGACCATGGACGCGCACCTGGGCGTGGGCAACGCGCCCGCCTTCCGAGGCACCGCCTACATCCTCTTCGACGACATCCCACTGGCCGACTTCGGCAACCGCATCCCGCAGATCACCGCCGAGGTCTTCATCGGCGAGTTGAACGAGACGGTGATCGTCGAGAACCTCTACGAGGCCGACGGCGACACGCCCCTGGCCACGGACTATTCGGTGACCGACGCGGCCTTCGACTGGACCCGCAACTACGGCTACCTGCGCTATGGGACCTCGGTGACCCAGGTCAACCTGCGCACCTATCAGGCGGTCAAGACCTTTTCGACCAGCGAGTTCCTGTTCCCCGGCGGGGCCGAGATCGCCAAGCTGCATGCCTGCGGCCAGGACAGCTTCGTCTACGCCACCTATGGCCCAGACGGTCCCACCATGCCCCTGGCGAGGCTCGATCCCTACTCCTTGCAGATGGTCGCCAGCCAGACGCTCGACAAGCCTCTGGAGGTTTCGACCGCGACCGACAGCACCGCGATCGAGCACGTCATCGCCATCTCCGAGACCGGCGGCTTTACGGTGATGAAGGCCGCCGACCTTTCGGTCGAGGGGACTGGCCAGATCGGCTCTGGACCGCATGCGGGCAACTACAAGGTCTGCGCGCGCGACCCGGATGTCACCACCAAGTCGACCTTCTATGTCTTCCACAAGGAGGACGACAGCACGCTCAAGCTGGTGCGGATCAACGGCGCGGGCCAGAACGTCGTCGACACCATGGTCGGCACGGGCATGGAAGTGGGCGGGGCCTTCTGGGACACCGTGATCCCCGGCGTCGTCCTCTTCTGGCGCTCGGGCGGCCAAGCCTATATCTCCAAGTGGGGCGAGGATCGCGGCGCCGAGGTTTGGCGCGCGTCCATCCCTGGCTATCCCGAGCGCTTTGATGCCCAGACCCGGATCAACGGTCAGCTTTTCTGCTGGGAGTACGGCAGCGCCCTCTTTGGCGTCGACACCTCCGATGGCCAGTTCAAGGACCAGATCGTCGATCCGGCGACGGGCGAGGAGAACGCCAACGTCGGCAAGGTCGACTGGAACGACTACATGGTTCGCTATCCCGACGTCGAGGCCGCGTGGCTTTCGTCGGGGACCTCCGTGGCCGGATCGCGCGAGGGCTTTGCCCAGTGGCACTATGAGAACTACGGCAAGAATGAAGGCCGCACCCTGACCTACATCGGCCAGGGCCAGGGCGAGGGCTTCCCGCTGCCGGAAGCCTTCTCGGGCGAGCATGCCGTGCTTCAGGCCTTCAGCCCCCAGCAGGGCCTCCTGGTCGCGCTCGGCGGCATCGACGGCATCGTGCGCGTTAACACCATTTCCTCCGGCGTCAGCGTCGCCACGGTGCTGGAGCGCCTGTTCCTGGAGGCGGGCCTGACCTCGGCCCAGATGGACCTCAACACCCTCTACCAGATTCCGATCCGAGGCTACGGCTGGGCCAACGGCACCGACATCAAGTCGATCGTCGACGAACTGGGCCGGCTCTACCTGTTCGACATCTCCGAGCGCCAGGGGGTGATGACCGCCATTCCGCGCGCGCCTGATAACGAATACGGTCCCTCCACCCAGACCATTCCGCAAAACGCCCTGGGCTCCACGAGCCCCGACGCCGTCGATTTCTGGCAGGAAACCCGCCTCCAGGAAGTCGATCTGCCGGCCCAGGTCTCGCTGACCTACATGAATTGGGACCAGGACTATGAGACCGGCGTGGCCCGCTCCAAGCGGATCACCAGCCCGACCCCGACCATGTTCTCGCGCCAGCAGGTCAACCTGGAAATGAACATGGTCATGTCGCCCACCGAGGCGAAGATCGTGGTCAACAAGATTCTCTACTCGCAATGGGGCGAGCGCACCAAGCACACTACCACCCTGCCCTGGGCGCTCCTGGACCTCGACCCGTCCGATATCGTCACAGTCGAGTTCAACGACGGCCGCTCCTATATCGAGCGCGTCCACCGTCTGGAGTTCGGCGCCGACTATCACTTGGCCTTCGAATCCTATGGCCAGGACAGCGGCGCCTACGAGAACTGGGAGGAGATCACCACGGCCGATGGCGGCGACGGCAAGACCCCTGCCGTCCTGGACGACGCGCCGCGCACGGCTATTCCGTTCATCCTCAACACGCCGCTGCTGCGCGATGGCGACGACACCAACGGCGCGATGTCGCGCTACTATGTCGGCATCGGCAACGGCTACCCCGGCGCCTACAAGGGCGCTGGCCTCTTCAAGTCGAACAACCTTCTCGACTACACCCAGATCGACGGCGGGGACAACGACGTCGAGTGGGCCACGGTCGTGGGCAAGCTGCCGCCGCCCCATGCAGGCCCCTTCTCGATGGATTGGCAGACGCGCCTGCGCTTGGTGCCGGCCGTGCCGTGGTTCGAGCTTGAATCCATCACTGATTCGGAGCTTTGGCAGGGCCTCAACCCGGTCATCGTCGGCGACGAGGTCATCCAGTTCCGCGACGCGATCGAGAACGACGACGGCACCTGGACGATCTGGAACCTGCTGCGCGGCCGGCGCGGGACCGAATATGCCTGCGACAATCACGCCAATGGCGAGCGCTTCATCTTCCTGAACGACGCCACGATCGCCCAGCAGGCCGAGGTCCTCAACGCCCGAGGCCAAGCGCGCTATTTCAAGGCCGTGGCCCAGGACCGCACGCTCCAGGAAACCACCGCCACCACGATCCTCTACGAGCCGCGCGACCTGATGCCCTACGCGCCGGTCGACATCCGCCGCGAGTTCGCCACCGACAACAGCCTCGACATCTCCTGGTCGCGCCGCACCCGCTACGGTGGCGGCATGATGGATGGCACCGGCGAAGTGCCCCTGGGCGAGCGGTACGAAAAGTACGAGGTCTATGTGCTGCCGGCGCCGTTCTCCGGCGATCTTTCGCGCGGCGCCGAGCCGGTGGGCTACACCCGCAAGTTCGAGACCGGCGCTCCCTCCATCAGCTACACGCCGGACATGCAGACGGTCGACGGGTTCAACCAGACGACCGATACGCTGCATCTGGCCATCTACCAGCTTTCCGACGCCGTGGGCCGAGGCTTTCCCGGCGTTCGCTCGATCCTCCCAACCAATCCGTTCTAATGGCCGATCAGCTTTTCTCCTTCGCCACCGACAATGCCGCCATGATCGGGGTCAGCTACCTGTTCCCGAGCAAGGGGCCGCGTCTGAAGGATTTGAAGATGAGCGCCTCGACCTACGGGGCGGCCATCCCGATCGTCTTTGGCGTGACGCGCGTACCGGGCAACATGATCTGGGGCACCAAGATCAAGGAGCACAAGCGCAAGAAGCTTTCGATCGCCGGCAAGGGCGGCTTCTACATCAAGTACACCTACACCGCCTCGGTGGCCTTCGCCTTCTGCAAGGGGCCGATCTCGCAGTTTCGCCGCATCTGGGCCGACGGCAAGGTCATCTATGATGTGACCGGCGCGAGCAAGAAGACCAACAACGACAAGTACAAGATTCGCTTCTACCTGGGCAACGAGGAGCAGAACCCCAACTCGACGATCGAGGCCGACTTGGGCGTCGGCAACACGCCGGCCTTCCGGGGTCTGGCCTATATGGTCATTGAAGACATGCCGCTGGAGGACTTCGGAAATCATATTCCGCAGATCACCGCCGAAGTCTACAACATGCAGAAGTTCTTCGACACGCCCCAGGTGCCTGTCACTGCTTATGTCGAGGATGGGACGCCACGCCCTCTGAGCTATTATGGCAATGCGTTCTCGGCCGACGTCACGCGTGGATACTTCTACCTGACGGACCCGTTCTTCAAGAATACAGGCAAGACTCATCTGCGCCGCTTCAGCCTGAACACGGGCAAGGAAGACATGGCCATCCTGCCGGCGTTCATCAACACGGCCCAGGGCGTGGGCATCTACGACGATCAATCGCTGCTCTACCTGCATGCGGTCAAGCGCGATGGCACCCTGTTTGTGTCGAACGGCGGCCTCAACAACTACGTCGCCGCCTCGCTGATCGAGCCTCAAGGCTACAACACCATCGCCACCCAGGGCATGTCGGACGCGTTTGGCCGTCCCAATCCGATCCTGGGCCTGGAGGTTGGCTATCCGCCCACCGACGGCTCGGCGCGCACGAGCGCCTATTCGCTCAGCAGTAGTGGTCAGGAGATGGCGCTTTGGTGGGGGCTCTTTGGCGACGTCACCACCTTCGACATCACCGATCCGATCCAGTTTCAGCGCGTGGGCGGCACGACGTGGCCCACGCGCATTGGCTCGGTCTACCATGGCGTCGTGGTTTGTGGCTCCATCGGCCTGAAGACCTGCCAGTTCTATGGTGCGATCACCTCCGAAGAGGACGCCGACGCCCTCTATATCGACCTCTACGACATCACCAACGGCGGCGGCGGACCCCTCCTGGGCCGCCTGGAGCGCAAGTTCGCCGGGCTTGGCTTCATGCCCTACTGGATCATGTACGATGAGAGTGATCCAGGCATCCTCATGGTCTATTCCGAAGGCGACCAATCCGTCTGGATGGCCAAGTTCTCCCTGGAGAAGATGGAGTGGAAGTGGCGCAAGCAGGTGGCTTACGACGCCCGCAGCCTCGACCCTCGCCTGGGTCGGATCGTCAACGGCCAGTATCCCTGGATTCAGTCGACGCCCTTTGGCCCCACGGACGTGGCCATCTATATCATCGACACCCGCACCGGCTCCTATGTGCTGCCCAACAACACCGCCGATGCGCCTCCCGAACTCTATGCGCCGGAGGACATTCAAAGCCCCTATGTCAGTGACGAGGACTATCACGGCATCCCGGTCGACAAGCCGGGATTGACGGCGGTTGGCTCGCAGTTCTTCAACTGGACCAATTACAGCATCGTCTCGGTGTCGACCTTCGCCGGGGTAGGCGATAACCGCATCACCTTCCTGGGCGGCAAGATCGGCTATTGCAGCCTGGGTTTCATCTGCGACCGCCTGCTGCGCATGGCCGGCCTGACCTCGTCGCAGATCGACATGTCGCGCCTGATGGACACCGAGGTCCTGGGCTACGGCTGGGCGCAGTCGACCGACCTGAAGTCGGTGCTCGACCAGTTGAAGATGATCTACCTCTTCGACATCGTCGAGAGCGATGGCAAGCTGACGGGCTTCTTGCGCACCGAGGGCGGCAATGACGGCCTGCCGGTCGCCCAGATCAAGAAGGCCGCCCTGGGCTCGACGGGACCGGACGCGGTCGACTACTGGACCGAAACGCGCCTGCAAGAGGCTGAAATCCCTCAGAAGGTCTCGCTGACCTACCTCAACTACGATCGCGATTTCCAGGAATCGGTCGCCCATTCCAAGCGCATCAGCAGTCCGGCGCGGACCATGCAGTCCGAGCAACTGGTCGCCATCGAGGCCAATCTGGTCCTCAAGCCGGCCGAGGCCAAGGAGCGTGTCAACCACATGCTCTATGACCAGTGGAACGAGCGCACGCGTCACACCACTCACCTGCCGTGGGCCTATCTTGATCTGGACCCTTCCGACTGGGTCGAGGTGCGCCTGGATGATGACCGCACCTATGCCGACCGTATCCAGCGCACCGAGATCGGCGCGGACTTCTCGATCGCCGTCGAAGCCTACGGCCGCGACGGCGGCGCCTACGAGCCCCTCGAACAGGAAGCTGACGGTGGCGTGAGCCCGCCCCAGGTCATCTATGATCCAGGTCAGGCGGTCCCCTTCGTGATCAACACCCCGCTGCTGCGCGATAGCGACGATAGCGGCGGCAACATGAGCGTCTTCTACTACGGGGTGGGCAACAACACCGATCGCCCATTCGATGGCGCCAGCCTGTTCCGTTCGATCAACGACCTGGACTATGACGAACTCGACACCTTTGACAAGGAAGTCGAATGGGGCGTGACCACCATTGCCTTGCCGGCCCCGCCCACCGGGGACTTCGCCCTGGACTGGAAGACGCGACTGATCATCCAGCCCTACACCAAGTCGTTCGAGCTTGAATCGATCACCGACGACGAGCTTTGGGCCGGACAGAACGCGGCCCTGATCGGCAATGAGGTCATCCAGTTCCGAGACGCGGTCGAAAACTCCGACGGGACCTGGACCATCTGGAACCTGCTGCGCGGACGTCGGGGCACCGAGTACGCGGCCGAGGCGCACGTCAAGGGCGATCGCTTCATTGTCCTTCAAAACGAGGGCACCTTGGAGAAGGCCGGCGAGACGATCGATGTCATCGGGCAGTTTCGCTATTACAAGGCCGTGGCCAAGGCCCAGAAGCTCGAAGACGGCCTCAAGCAAACGCTCATCTATTATCCCCGCGATCTGATGCCCTATGCCCCCAAGGACATCCGGCGCACGATCAACGGCGATGGGACCATGACCTTCACCTGGAAGCGTCGTACCCGTATGGGCGGCGGCTTGCAGGACAACACCGGCACGGTGCCGCTCAACGAAACGACCGAGCGCTACGAAATCTACATCTACGTCGGTTACGACTTCCCCTTCTTTTTCGATATCTCGACCGGCGGGATCGATCCGACCCTGGCGGTCGCCCAGGCGACGACCACAACTAACAGTTTTGTCTGGAACTATTCCAACCTCAAGAATAGCTTGTCACTCCCCGTGACATTTGACGTCAATCTTGACAGGGTGACGTGCATAGTCTATCAAGTTTCATCCGCTGTTGGACGCGGATTCCCCGGTTGGCGTGTGATCGAGCCGTGGCGGACCTTCTAGGTCTCGCCCACGGACCCACGCTGGCGCGCGCTTTTCTCCCTGGAAAACATGGCCAATTCGCCCATCCTCAACCTGCCTCAGGTTGCGCCCAATCAGAATCAAAAAGAGACCACGATCAACACCGCCCAGGGCATCCTGGAAGCGGCGATGAACGATGGGATCAATCTCGCTGTCGCGGCCAATCGCGTCCTGACCTCGGACGAGTACACCAGGGCCTTCATGCTGACGCTGACGGGCCTGACCAGCGAGTTCACCGTCTCCGCCCCGGCCACCAAGCGCTTCTTCGCCGTCAACAACGCCGGCGCCTCCAACGCCACCATTAAGGTTAACGGCTCCTCGGGCGCCACCGTTGTGGTCGAGCCGGGTAAGCGGACCTTGATCTACAGCAATGGCGTCGACATGGTCGCCATCAGTTCGGGCAACAGCAATCTCGCAGGCATGAGCGACACCGCCGGCGTCGACGACGCCAGCGACGGCCAAGCCCTGGTGTGGGACGCCACCGCCGGCCGCTGGACCCCGGCGGACATCCCGGCCGATCACACGATCACCAGCATCGCCAAGCCCACCAACGGCCAGACCCTCTACAAGCACGTCTTCACCCGGACGGTCCGCTTCTACAGCAACTATTCCGGCTCGCAGGGCCATGCCGACACCACCGCGACGGCCTCGGCGGTCTTCAACGTCTACAAGAACGCGACCTTGGTCGGTCATGTCACCTTCGCCGCCGGCTCGGCCACGCCGACCTTCAGCACCGACCTGGGCAGTGGCTCGGTGTCGGTGACCTACGCCCCCGGTGATCGGATCACCGTCACCGCCCCAGCCTCCGCCGACGCCACCCTGGCGCTTCTGTCCTTCACCCTCAAGGGCGTCTACCTCTAAATGGCCGAATATACGCCCATCCTCCATCTGCCCCAGGTTGCGCCCAACCAGGACCAGAAGGAATCGACGATCAACACCAGCCTCGCGATCCTGGAGGCGGCGTCCAACGACACGCTCGAAGTGTCGCTGACCGCCGGTGACGTCACGCTCAACACCGACGAATATACCAAGTATTTCCATCACCAGTTCTACGGACACACGACGACCCGCACGGTTTCGCTGCCAGCGACCAAGCGTTGGTTCAGTGTCGAGAACATGGGCACCGCCACCATCACCTTCCAAATCTATGGTTCGGCGGGGCTTTCGGCCGAATTGGCCTCGGGCAAGATTGGACTGGTCGTTTCCGACGGCACCAATCTGCGTTTTGTCGTGCCCGACCCTACCAGCGGACTGGGACTGCTGACCGACCTGTCCGACGTCGACGGCGGCCAGACCGATGGACAGCTTCTGCGCTGGTCGAACGCGTTCAGCGCCTGGAAGCCGTGGACGCTGGATTTCTCGTTCCTGAACCTGAACGACACGCCCAACACCTACGTCGCCAACGTCGGTAAGCTGGTGGCGGTCAAGGGTGACGGCACGGGCCTGGAGTTCGTCTCCTCGGCCGCCAACGTCAATTCGTTCGTTGATCTGGACGATACGCCCGGCAGCTACAGCGGTGCGCCCAATCGCACGGTCAAGGTCAACGGTTCGGCCTCGGCGCTGGTGTTCGACTGGCCCAAGCTGACCGAAGCCTCCGATTTCGTGTCGTCCTACGCCGGCGCGGCCAACAAGTTCCTGCGCGTCAAGGCCGACACGAGCGGCGTGGAACTGCATGCGCCGGTCGTCGCCGATCTCACCGACGGGCCGGGCGCGCCGACGGGCAACGCCCTGAAGTACCTGCGCGTCAAGGCCGATGGCACGGGCGTCGAGTACGCCACCGGCACCGGCGGCCCCGACGACTTCCTGGAACTGCTCGACACCCCCGACAGCTATGCCGGCAAGGGCCTCTATTTCGTGCGCGTCAAGTCCGATGCGACGGGCCTGGACTTCCTGCGCGCCAGCTTCACCGACCTGATCGACGTCCCGAGCAGCTACAGCGGCCAGGGCGGCAAGTACGTCAAGGTCAATGGCGGCGGCACGGGCCTGAGCTTCTCGGCGCCCACCGTCCAGGAACTCTCCAATGGTCCGGGCAACCCGGCCGGCCAGAACGGCAAGGTGGTGCGCGTCAAGACCGACGGCACCGCTCTGGAATACGCCGTCCTGCCGATCACCTCGCTCTCGGGCTTTCCGTCGAGCTTTTCGGGCCAGGGTGGCAAGTACCTCCAGGTCAAGGGCGATGAAACCGGTCTCCAGTTCGTCACCACCTCCTACACGACCAACTTCCTGGCCCTGACCGATACGCCCAGCAGCTATGCGGGGCAAGCCGGCAAGATTCTGGCCGTCGACCCGACCAGCAGCGGCCTGATCTTCATCACCCCGCCCAGTGGAGGCGGCGGCGCGACCAAGCTCGACGACCTCAATGACGTCGAATTCCCGACCGGCACGCCGGCCGACGGCATGGTGCTGACCTTCAGGGGCGGCATGTGGTCGCCGGAAGTCTCGGCGGGCGGCTCGGACGGCACGCTGGAAGGCCTGACGGACGTCGACCTCACTTCGCCGACGGACGGCCAGACCCTGATCTATCGCGCGGGGTCCTGGGTGAACGAGGACACCGTCGGCATGGGCGTGCCATCGTTCGGCGAGCACACCTACTGGCGCCTGCTGCTGCACACCACTGACGGCTCGACCGTTCAGTACGGCATCCAGGAAATCCAGTTCAAGCACACCAAGACCGGCCCCGACATGGCCAATGGCGGTACCGCCTCGGCCAGCAGTGATGAGTTTGGGACCGTAAGCGGCGCCTTCGACAACGTGATCAGCGGCGCGTGGTTCTCGACCAGCGCCGCCGATGGCGAATGGATCAAGTACCAGTTCCCCGCCCCGGTCGACGTGCGCTACATGACGATCCAGGGCTCGCAATCCCAGCCCACGACGTCCCCGGCCTCGTTCTCGGTTCAGTTCAGCGACGACAACGCCGGCTGGACCACGGCCTGGGAAGTGACCGGACAGACCGGATGGGCGCCGGGCCAGACCCGCGAGTTCCACGCTCCGGTCGATTTCTACTTCACCGACCTTGCCGATGTGCCTCAGTCCTACATTGGCCAGGGTCTCAAGGCGCTGCGCGTCAACACCGCCGGCACGGCCCTGGAATTCTTCACCTTGCCGTTTGTCCCGACTCGTATCGGTGATCTGGCGGACGTCGAGATGGGCACCGGCACGCCAGCCGAAGGCGCGGTGCTGACCTGGAAGGATGGCGTCTGGCAGGCCGAGCCGAACACGGGCGGCGGCGGTGGAGGCGGCGCAAGCTCCTTCCTGGACCTCAACGACACGCCCAACGCCTATGCCGGCGAAGGTGGCAACGCCGTTCGGGTCAAGATGACCGAGGATGGTCTGGAGTTCTACACCGCAGGAACCGGTGGCGGCGGCGGCGGAGGCTGGCGCGGAGGCTGGGCGGCCGGCGCCGAGCAGGTCTTCATCGACTTCGAAGATGGCGCCCTCAACCCTGCGTTTACGTACGACGCCTCGGGCTTTGCCGTTGTCACCCAGCCCGACTCCGTGCCGGGCACGACCTATGCTCTGAAGTTCCGGCCGATCGGCAACGGCGCGACCTGCTATTGCGAACTGCCGATCGTCGACGTCCTCAATGTGTCGAACCTGAAGGTTCGTTACAAGGTCTCTTCCGAAGGGCCTGACTACTTCCGTATTCTCCAAGACGGATCGCAAGTCCACCAAGATAGCGGCAACAATGGACTCTATGAAGAGTTCTCGTTCGCGACCACAGGCGACCACACGCTTCGTTTCTCCTATTCGAAGGACAATTCGCTCGCGGTCGGCGACGATACCGTCTATATTTCGCAGATTACCTATTACAAGACGCTGGACAATCCTTACGTCTATGGGGACACGGTGTCCTACCAGGGCGGCTATTGGTTCTGCCGTCAGGCGGGAACCACCGAGGAACCGGGCGCGGGCGATGATTGGATCAGGCTCGCCGAAGGGCTCGCCAACCTCAAGGACGTCGATTTCACGACGCCACCCGAAAACGGTCAGACCCTGGTCTACGATTCTTCGTCGAGCAAGTTCAAGCCTGCCGACGCCGCGTCCGGCGGATCGGGCGGCAACACCTATTATGTCGGCCTGCCGCCGCGCACCCGCCTGCACCGCGCGGCGACCCAGACGATCCCGACGACCACCTGGACGGCCATCCAGTGGGATACCGAAGTCGAGGATGCTGTCAACGCATACACGAGCGCTGCCAATACGCGCATCACCGTGCCGGCCGGGGTTTCCAAGGCGCGGGTCACTGGCTACCTGACCTGGGCCGACAACGTCGCGGGCGCCACGATCGGCATGGCTTTGCGCCGCAACGGCGTTGAGACCGGATCGTCAGGCGGGACCCCTCTTGCCGTCTCGCGCACGGGCATCGCCGAATCGCACCTCAACATGACCTCTGAGTGGTTCTCGGTCACGCCCGGCGATTACTACGAGGTGTACGCGCTCCAGTCGACTGGCGGCAATGCCAACATCAATGGCCCGGTGACTCATTTCGGCGAGAACAGCTACGTCCAGTTCGAATGGGACGACGGCACGCCGCTGACCGCGATCGAGGCCGGCGACAACCACGGACCTCACCAGGGCTGGCGCATGCTCGTGCTGGAGAGCCAGACCGACACCTTTGCGACCATCTCGGAACTGAAGTTCTACGATCGCTCCGGGGTGCAGATCGCCACCACCGGTGGTAGGCTCTACGACACCAACTCCCACGCCTCCTACCCGGTCCAGAACGCCTTCGATGGCAGCACCTCGACCTACTGGTCCTCGCTGCAACAGACGTCGACGGGCCAGATTGCTGGACCCGGATACATCTTCGCCTCGGCGGTCGATGTCGGCTCGATCAAGATCACCTCCACGGGCACGGATTTCAACGCCACCAACTCGCCCAAGAATTTCGTCGTCCAGTACAGCGACGATCGTGGGGCGACCTGGACGACGTTCAAGACGTTCACGGGTCAGACTTCGTGGGGCGACAAGGAGGAGCGGACCTTCGTCCTGCCCGCCGTCGGCGAGGCCCGAGTGGCCGGCGCACGAACCCTCGACGAGCTTATCGACGTCACCCTGGGGACGCTCAAGAACGGCGATCGCCTGACCTACGACCTCGCCTCGGGAACCTGGAAGCAGAAGACCCCGCTGGGCTGGGGACCGCCGGTCGCCAGCGATTTTCCGACGGCGATCGGCACGGTTCCCCTGACCCTGGCCAACGACGCCGACGTGGGCCTGACCATCGACTGTGGCGCGGCGGCGTCCGGCGACGTCCAACGGGGCGTCTTCAAGAGCCTGCCGGCCTCGGGGGACTGGTCGGTGACCGCCAAGATCGTCGATCACCTTGCGCCGGTCTACTACAACGCCGTGGGCATCATGCTGCGGGAATCGACGACTGGCAAGCTTGTGCTCCTCGGTTGCGAGATCGCCGGATCGAGCTTTTCGGTTCCCATGCGGCAGGTGCGCTATTCGCGCCTTCCAGGGCTGACGGGTTTCACGGCCAACGACTATGGCCGTCCCTCGCCGTCCCTGCCTCAATGGTATCGCGTGTCGTTCACCTCTGGCACCTCGACGCTGAAGGCCGAAGTGTCGACCGACGGCAAGTTCTGGCGAACCATTGTCTCTCAACCCGTAACCACTGGTTTCACCACCAAACCCGACCAGATTGGACTGGGCTGTTCGCTGAACTACTCCGACACCCAGTCGGCGATGTTCTCGGTCCCGTACTGGTCTCAGTCCTTCTAACCTGAGTAGAGTAAATGCAGCGCCACTACTGGTCTGTCCCACGCCTTTGGCTGGGGCAGACGGCGGTGATCGTCGGCGGCGGCCCGTCCGTCAAGGACGTTGATCTTTCCCAGATCGGCGATCGCGCCCGCGTCATCACCCTCAACAACGCCTGGGAACTGCTTCCCGCCCCCGACATCATCTTCTTCGCCGATACCCGCTGGTGGCGCTGGCATGGCGCCGATATTCCCAAGGACTTCGGCGGTCGCATCGTTACGGTCTCCAAGGGTGACCTCCCAGGCGGCAACGAGCGGGTCTTTCGCCTGCGCAAGGAGCATGAAGGCGGCCTTTGCACCGATCCCAAGGGCGTCTATGGCCGCGATAGCGGCTTGATGGCCATCAACCTCGCCCACAACCTGGGCGCCAGCCGTATCGTCCTGATCGGCATCGACATGCGCTTCACCAATGGTCAAGCCCATTGGCATCCCGATCATCCGATCGCCGCCGTCGAGAGCTACTATACCCAGGATTTTGCGCCCACCTACCCGCCGGTGATCGCGCAAATCCAGGAGACGGGCGTGGAGGTCCTGCGCGTGACGCCGTCGGCCCTTGACTTCATCCCACAGGTCTCATTGGAGGACGCCCTAAGCCGCCCGCCGCGCCATCGTAGCGACATCTATGTCTAGGGCCTATGTCGACCTGAAGGACAATCCGCACTATCGGATGTCCAGCTTCATCAATGGCTTGGCGCGGCTGGGCTACACGGTCAGACGCGGCTTGCCAGATCATCCGGTCGAACCCGGCGACGTGGCGCTGATCTGGAACCGCCTGGGCCGCTCGGTTCAGGCCGAGGCCATGGTCAAGGCCGGCGGCGGCGCCCTGATCGTCGCTGAAAACGGCTATTACGGCCAGGACGCCGACGGCAATCAAGCCTATGCCCTGGCGCTAGACGGCCACAACGGTTCGGGCCGCTGGTTCGTCGGCGACCAGAGTCGCCTGGACGCCCTGAAGATCGACTTCAAGCCCTGGCGCATCCAAAACACCGGCCGCCTCCTGGTCGCCGATCAGCGAGGGATCGGCTCCCCGGTCATGCGCTCGCCCGCCCTCTTTGCCGAAAAGATGACGGCCTTGGTCGAGGCCCAGGGCAAGAAGGCCTATGTCCGGCCCCATCCAGGGCGTAACAAGCCGCTTCGGAGCCTGATGCAGGACCTGGAGGACAAGGAGGGCCTGATCGTCTGGTCCTCCAACGCCGCAACCGAGGCGCTGATCGCCGGTGTGCCTGTGCATTACGCGGCGCCAGCGATCGTGACACGAGGCGCGGCCAAGCGCTTGACAACTCCTTTCTTGTGGAATAGCGATGCGGACGCCCGCCCTGACGCTTTCAAGCGGCTGGCCTGGGCGCAGTGGTTTCTTCATGAGATCGCCTCTGGCGAGGCCTTGAGGACCCTGCTTGACGTCCATCAGGGGAAACTCCCCGCCGTGCAGGAAGGGTTTGGCATTTGAGCAACTACGGGGTCTTCAAGCCGCCGTTCGTGGTGATCCAGCGCGGCAAGGAGAAATCCGAGATGCTCGCCAACGCCGTGGTCAAGGGCTATGGCCTGGGCGCGGGGCGTATCGGCTATGAGACGCCCGTCGCCGACATCCCCGACACCTTCATGCCCGTCTATGTCGGCGTTCACCCGACCACCGTTCAGTCCTTGCGCGACTGCCATGCCGCCCGCCGCCCGTTCGTCACCGTCGACAACGGTTATTTCCGGGGCTACAAGCGCGGCGGCTATTTTCGCCTGACGACCAACGCCATGCAGTGGGCGCAGCGGCGTCACGAGACCAACGCCGAGGATATCGCCCGCTTCAAGGCCCTGGACATGCCGGTGCAGCCGCTCCGGCTGAGCCAGGGCGAGCACATCCTGATCGCCTGCCAGTCGCCGGCTTGGTACCAGATGATGGGCCTGGGCAGCGTCGAGGCCTGGGTCAATCCCCTGGTCGACCGCCTGCGCCTGATCACCGACCGGCCCATTCGCGTGCGCCAGAAGCCGCTCAAGGGTGTCAAGGAACCACCGATCGAGGAAGACCTGAACAAGGCCTGGGCCGTGGTCGCTTTTTCCTCCAACACCCTGATCGAGGCGTCCTTGATGGGTATCCCGATCTTTCCCATGGCGTTCAGCGCTGCCACGCCGCTGGGCAGCGATGATCTTTCGACCATCGAGAGCGCGCCGTTCCGCAACCAGCGCACCATCAACCGTCCCGAGGTGTTTGCCCAACTGGCCGGCGCCCAATGGACGGTCCCTGAAATCGAATCGGGAAAGGCGTGGCTGGTCCTGAACCAGCGCTACGACCCCGACTTCAAGCCCCTGGCCTAAGGAGCCCACATGCCCTTCCATGTCTTCGTGGGCTACGACAGCCGCGAACAAGCCGCCTACGACGTCTGCGTCAGCAGCCTCACCGAGCACAATGTCGGTGACGACCGCGACGTCGTCGTTCACAAGCTCGAACACCGCGACCTGCGCCGGCGCGGCCTCTTTGATCGTCCATGGCGGATCGATGAGACCGGGCAGTTCTGGGACATGCGCGACGGCCGTCCCTTCTCCACCGAATTCAGCCACAGCCGTTTCCTGGTGCCGACGATCGCCCGTGACCTGGGCATCGAGGCGCCGGTGTTGTTCGTCGACTGCGACTTCCTGTTCCTGGAGCCGGTCCAGAGCCTGTTCGATCAAGTCCTGGCGACCGAACCCTTCAAGGACGGAAGCTATCCGCTTTGGGTGGTCAAGCACGAGTTCAGCAAGGCCGACGAAGGCGTCAAGATGGACGGCATGGTCCAGCAGGCCTACTTCCGCAAGCTCTGGTCGAGTTTGATGATCTACGATCTTCGGTTCCCCAATATTCGCGGCTGCTTCCCGTCCAGACATGACGCCAACCACAAGTCGGGACGCGACCTGCACGGTTTTGGCAACTCCATTGTGCAGCCCCTCGACGAGGACCTGATCGGCGCCCTTGACATGGGCTGGAACTGGATTCCGGGCCACTCCGCGCCCCTCGACAACCCCAAGGCCGTCCATTGGTCCCTAGGCGGCCCCTGGATGGAAGGCTATGAAGACACGCCCTACGCCAACACGTGGCGCGTTTACCACCGAGGCGCCCTTCTCCAGCAAGTGGGTCTCGTGCCCTCCATGACCAAGGCCGCCTGATGTCCGACACGATCTCCGAAGCCTACCGCTCGCTCAACGCGGCCCTGCACGGCGAGAACCCTTCCTACGGCGCCAATGGCTGGCAGTGGATCGGCCCGGTCCTGCATTTCGCCCAGACCCACGACGCCCGCTCGATCCTCGACTATGGTTGTGGCAAGGACAGCTTCGCGCGCTGGGCGCCGCAGACCGCGCCGAGCATCCGCTACGAAAGCTATGACCCGGCGATTGCCGAGCACGCCGCGCCGCCGCCGATCTGCGACTTCGTCGCCTGCCTGGACGTGCTGGAGCACATCGAGCCCGATCACCTCGACGCGGTCCTGGCCGACATCCGCGATCACATGCGCCTGGGCGGCTTCTTCGTGATCTGCCTGCGCGCGGCCAAGAAGGAACTGCCCGACGGCCGCAACGCCCACCTGATCGTCGAAAGCGATGGGTGGTGGATCGAGCGCCTGAAGACTGTCTTCAGCGCCATCCACAAGATCAAGGGCCTGTCCAAGGACAGCCTCGTCGTCCACGTGGAGCGCTGATCGATGGGCATTGGCGACAAGATGATGGCGATCGGCGACGCCTGGAAGCTCCATCAGGAAGACCCGCTCAAGCGCAAGGTCGCGATCGGCGATGGCCAGATCGTCGACCCAACCGACAACGACCTGCTCTGGGGCCTGGACTTCGTGGCGCGGGCGGGCCAGACCAACAAGGACACGCCCTGGGTGATCAGTCATCCCGGCACGCGGCCCTATATCGACTATAGGGCCATGCGCCGCGAACTGATCCGCCAGGGGCGTCGGCCCTTCAAGCACAAGAAGCTGGCCGCCATGCTGGGCCGGTTCATCTGGAACATGGACTATCGCCCCACGCCGGCGCCCATCCGCCTGACCACGGACGAGGAGATGATCGTCGCCCGCTGGGCCAAGGAGCCTTTCGTGGCCATCGAGCCCTACATCAAGGCCGCAGCCCCCGTCGCCAAGCAGTGGCCGATCGACTACATGACCGAGACGGTCAAGCGCCTGCGCAAGGAGGGCGTCAAGGTCGTCCAGATCAGCGCGGGAGGTCAGCCGATCATCCCCGGCGCGGTGATGGCCGCCACGCGGACCTATCGCGAGGCCCTGGCTGTCCTGAAGGCCGCCAGCCTCTATGTCGGCCCCGAGGGTGGCCTGCATCACGGCTCGGCGGCTATGGGAACCAAGGCCGTGGTCATGTTCGGGGGCTATATCAGCCCCCTGACGACCGGCTACGACTTCCATGTCAACCTGACCGGTGGCGTGGAGGAGCCCTGTGGGCGCCGGGACGGGGTCTGTCCGCATTGCGTCGAGGCCATGGCCAGGATCACGCCAGACCTCGTCACCGACCATGCCTTGCGCCTGCTGCGCGAGACGGTGAAGGCCTGAAAATAGAGGCTTGACTAGCTGTCAAGCCTCTGATACATGCTACGAATCTTGACACGAGACGTTAACCATGACACGAAAGGGTCCTCCTTCCCTTTCGTGAGCATCTCATGCGCGTCTCCCCCACGGGTCTGGCCCTGATCCAGGCCTGGGAAGGCATCGAAGACGGCGATCCGTCGACGGTCCTTCTCGATCCCTACATCGACATGGTCGGCATCTACACCATTGGATGGGGCCATGTACTGCTCACGCCCGCCGGCCAGCAGATCAACATCAACGTGTTCGGCCGCGCCAAGGCCAAGACCCTGGCGACCCAGGCGATGATCCGCATGTTCGGCACGCCGGCGATCACGCGCGAGAAGGCCGAAGAACTGCTTCGCGCCGACATCATCTCGTTCGAGAACGCCGTGGCGGGCATGGTCGCCAAGGACACCACCCAGAGCCAGTTCGACGCCATGGTCGCCTTCGCCTTCAACGTCGGCAAGACGGGCCTATCGAAGTCCTCCCTGCTGAAGCTGCACAACGCCGGCAAGCGCGCCGTGGGCGCCCTGGACGTGGCCAACCTGATCGCCACCTCCAAGGCCCAGAAGGCTCCGACCAACATTCCGCAGGGCTTCACCTCGTGGTCGTACGCGGCCAAGAAGTGGACGCGAGGCCTGTTCCGTCGTCGCTGCTCCGAAGCCCTGGTCTATGGCGGCATGCCCGGCGCCCAGGCCTTCAAGCAGGTCCAGGCCTATGCCGCCTAACCGCCGCCTGAGCGAGAATTCGGTCAGCCGCGTTCGCCGGGCGATCTTCGCCTTCTTCCTGACCCTGCTCTGCTGGGCCAGCATCATGACGCTGGCGCGCTTTCCGGTCCCGGTCAACCAGGAGATCGTCAACAAGGCGATCGACACCCTGGGCTTCTTCGCCACGGCCATCGGCCTGGGCTACATCGGCGGCTCGGTCGTCGACTTCTCGGGCATGTTCAGCGCCATCGGCGGCAAGTTTGGCATCAGCATCCCGCAGGCCCAGCCTCAACCCCGCAACGACGAGATCGGAGGCGTCTGATGCTCGGTTTCCTCTTTGGGCACTTTGATCTTTTCGGGTTCATCTTCGGCCATCCGAAGGTGATCCTCGGCGTCATCGTCCTGGCGCTGGCCGCCGGCCTGATCGTCTTCAAGGGCGCGTTCCTGAAGTTCATCACCAACGCCCGCGTGCTGCTGGTGATCGCCGTCGCCGTCGGCATCCTGTCGGTGGCGAGCGTCAAGCGCGACATGGCCGCGCTCGAAGCCAAGAACGCCCACCTGACCGAACAGGTTCAGGCTGCCGCCGATGGCGCCAAGGCCGTTTCCCACAAATCCGAAGCGCAGCGCGTGAACGCCCGAAACACCGCGCGCCTGCATGAGGTTATTTCCAATGCAAAGCCCGACCAAGCCCTCGACGACGTCCTCGACGAGATCGCCCTTCAACAAGGCCAGAGCGTCCCTGGCGGCGCTGGCCATGATCCTGTCGCTCAGCCTGTCGGCGTGCGCAACGACGCCCCCGCCGCCTATCAACCCGGAAGCATTGATCCCAACGACATTGACCGTCTGCGCTGACGCGCCGAAGGTTCCCGATCGGATCAGTCCAGGCGAGCCGCGTTCCGACGCGGTCCAGGCCAACTATGTCGTCGGCCTCTACGACGCCTATAAGGACTGCAAAGCCACGGTCGAGGCGGTCAAGGTCCGCCGCCAATCCCTGGATCAGCGCGAATTCGAGGCCAAGCCCTGGTACCAGCGCCTGTTCAAGAAGGCTCCCCAATGATCCCGCATCTCCGCCAAGACCATGACGATCTCCTGGCGCGTATCGCCGCGCTGGAGGCCGAGGTCGAGAAGCTGAAGAACGCCCTGTTCCATCGCCATCCCGACCCCGTGGTTCCGCTTCCGGCGCGACCCATCCCCGCGCCGTCGCCCATGGTGCCCTACACGCCACAACCGTTCGACTATCCGACGGTCGTGCCGATGACTCCCATGGTGCCGCTCCAGCCGGGTTTCCCGAGCTTTCCGGGCGTGCCGACCTATCCGGCGTATCCAGCCCTGGACCCCACGTCGCCCTACGCGCCCTGGGTAACGCCCATCACCATCTGCGCGACCGACAACGCCTCGGATGCGGCATAGGCCGCGCCCCGCGCCTCGATCGCCTTCAGATAATCCTCGCCGGCCAGGAAGACTTCGACGTTTTCCTGGTCGTCGCCTTTTTTGATGTCCTTCATGTTGGACTTCAGGACCGAGGCATGCTTGGTCAGCATGTCCATCTCGCCCGATCCATCACGCTTGACGACCCCGACGCGAACGGCGCCGGCCGTCTTGCGCACATCCTCGATGGGCCGGTCAATCAGCACATAGGCCACCTTGACGCCCTTGGGCGCCAGCTTGGCCAGCGCCACGCGATCGGCGCGCCGGATATTCGTGGCGTCCACCACCGTCGGCAGGCCGCCGTCCATTCGCGCCGCGACCACCTTGTGAACGGCGGCGAAGACCGCCGCATTGCGGTCCTGGATGTGCGGCGAGCCGGTCAGGAGGCGCCGGAACGCGTCCGACGAGACGATCGTCGCCGGATCGAAGTGGCGGCTGGCGAAGGTCGACTTGCCTGCGCCCGAGATGCCGATCAACACCGTCAGCAGCGGCACGCCCCCGTCGACATACACGCCATAGGGCCGCACCCTCGGCGGTTCGTCGAAGTCGCCCGGCGCGACCTGGAAGCAGGCCACGCCGTTGTCGCGCCACATGTCCACGACCTTCTGACGATCATCGAAGATCGCGTCGGGCTCGTTGCCCAGGGCGCGCTCCTCCAAGAGCCAGGACAGCTTCAGCTTCTCGTCGGGCGTGTTGTCGCCTTCCACCCGCATGCGCTTGAGGTGTGCGCGATCGATGCCCTGGGCCTCCAGCCACACCGCCGATTTTTCGAAAACGATATCGCTGCGGCCCGACCAGATTTCGACTCGGTGGCCAGCCTGGATCAGGTCCTTCATGATGTTGAGGACGGCGTGGACCGGCTCGTCCTGATCGCAGGCCTGGAAGAACTCGTCCCACTTCTTCATCGCCACCAGATGGCGTCGATGATCGATCCAGGCGATCGTGCCGTCGAAATCGAAGATGTAGTAGCCCACGCCCGTCTCCTATGAGGTTCGGCTGGGACATTATCCACGTCACGGGCGCCCGTCAACGAAAACCGTGGCGCATTTCTTGACACGGTGACGTGGATCGTGACATGGACGTGCCATGCTCCTCTCTCCCGCCGTCCGCAAGGACCCGTCCATGCTCGGGCAGCAGCAGTATGCGCGCTCCGAGCATGATCACTACCCCACGCCGCCCAAGGCGACCCAGGCGTTCCTCGACCATCCCTATGTCGCTTCCCTGATCGCCGACCGCGTGATCTGGGAGCCGGCGTGCGGAAACGGGGCCATCGTTAAGGTTATCGCCCCGCAGGTCCGCGCCACCTATGCCACCGATCTGGTGGTCTATCCAGGCGATTTCGAACCGGACGGCCTGGGCGATTTCTACGCCATCAAGGACCTCGCCAACGACTTGTCGCTGGTGATTGGCAAGACCGCCGAGGTCCCCGACGGCATCATCACCAACCCGCCCTATGGCAAGGACGCCGAGCGCTTCGCCCGACACGCGCTCGACCTGATGCGTCCCGTCGGGGGCTTCGTGGCCATGCTGTGCCGGCACGAATGGGACGCGGCCAAGGGCCGCAAGGACCTCTTCGACAGCCCGGCCTTCGCCGCCAAGATCACCCTGCGCTTTCGTCCGCGCTGGTTCGAGAACACCACCGGCGCGCCGCGCCACTCCTATGCTTGGTACGTCTGGTCCTGGGCCAAAGACGCTGCCACGCCCCCGATGACCCTTTACGCAGGCTGAGTACCCATGGGCTGGCTTTACCCCCAATACGACCAGGAACCGGCGCCCGAGCCGCGCGAATACACCGAAGCCGAAGCGATCGCCGCGCGGGCGCGCCTGGAAGAGGCCCGAGCCGAACGCGCCGAGGAGATCGCCGACTGGCTGACGAATGGCCCGAACCATTATCGGCCCAGCGAAGCTGAAGTCGAGGCTGCCGAGACCCAGGTGGTGGAAGACGTCCCGCGCAAGGTCAAGCTCGAAGGCCTGACCCTCACCGAACTCGCCTCCCTGGCGCACACCGAAATCCTCGCCCTGGTCAAAAAGGCCGGCGGCCAACGCGCTTTCGCCCGCAAGACCGGCATCCCGCGCACCACGCTGCAAGGCTATCTCAACAAGTCCCGCGAGGACCCGTTCGGTCACAGGCCCGCGCCCGAGCCCGTCGAGATGATTACCGACTTCGGGCCGGCCATGCGCCGCGTAGTGCGGCGGTTCATCCTGACCTCGGCCCAGGACGGCACCAAGGTCCACGAGCCTTTCCTGCGCAACCTGGAAGCCTACGTCTCCTACCTCAACACGCCCGAAGGCGACACCTGCGAACTCTTCGTCGCCGGCTTCACCTACAACAAGTCGCTGTTCGAGGACCACTCCAAGCAGAAGGTCTTCTGGCCCGAGTCGATCAAGAAGTACATGCGCGACGAGCGCCTGCGCTTCAACGATCGCGTCGACTTCTGCGCCGAGATGAACACGCTGCCGACGGCCGTTTCGCCCTTGTCGGGCTTCGACGGCTACACCCATGACAAATGGGGCATCTTCCCCCATCCCAAGGTGCAGTTGGTCTCGGTTCCGACCATGGCCCACAAGCCGGCCAAGATGAACATGACCACCGGCGCGGTCACCATGCCCAACTATGTGCCCAAGAAGGCCGGGCTCAAGGCCGCCTTCCACCACATCATCGGCGCGGTGATCCTGGAAATGGACGCGCGCGGCCGGTTCTTCTGCCGCCACCTGATCGCCGACGAAGCCGATGGCAGCTTCTACGACCTGGACCGCTTTGTGTTCGACGGCGAGGTCACCACGGGCCATCGCGCCCGCGCCCTGACCCCCGGCGACGTCCACGTCTTCCAGATCGATCCGATGGTCTCGGCCGTCACCTTCGGCATGTCGCCCACCAACCTCGAACACGAGGAGCATGGCCGCGTCTGGGAGGCGACCGATCAGGTCTCGATCATCGACCACCTGCGCCCCGAATACCTCTTCATCCATGATGTGTGCGACTTCAGGGTCCGCAACCACCACTCGATCGCCGATCCGCTCGACCGTTTCCGCCTGTTCGTCGACGGCACCGAGTCGGTCGAGGATGAGTTGAAGGAAGTCGCCTTCTTCCTGTCGACCGTGGGTCGCGAAGACATGCAGACCGTGGTGGTCGAAAGCAACCACGATCTGGCGCTCAAGAAGTGGCTCAACACTGCCGACTACCGGCACGATCCGGTCAACGCTCTCTTTTTCCTGCGCTGCCAGACGGCCTCCTACGAGGCCGTGGCCAACCGGATCGATCACTTCTCGATCTTCGAGCACGTGATGAAGACCTCGTTCGAGGACTACGACTGCAAGGACGTCGTCTTCCTGCGCGAGGACGACACCTTCGTCGTCGACGGCGTCGAGATGGCCAACCATGGCCACAACGGCGCCAACGGGTCGCGGGGCAACATCAAGCAGTTCTCCAAGGTCGCCTCCAAGGTGACGATCGGCCATTCCCATTCGGCCGGCATCAACGACGGCGCGGTGCAGACTGGCACTTCGACGAAGATGAAGCTCGGCTACAACAAGGGACCGGGCTCCTGGTCCTGGTCGCATGCCCTCCAGTACCAGAACGGCAAGCGCACCCTGCTGACCATCCAAGACGGTCTCGCCTATCTGTGACGTTATTCTTGACATGGCCGTTAACCATGTCATGAATGGCGTCACCAAAGCCCCCGGACATCCATGACCTTCCGCTACCTGACGACCTGCTCGGGCGTCGAGGCGGTGACGCTCGGCTGGGCGCCGCTTGGCGCCCGCGCCGTCGCCTATTCCGACTACGACCCCGACAACGACTTCCCCACGCGCTTCCTGAAGGAGCGCTTTCCCGAAACCCCCAACCTTGGCGACATGCTGAAGATCGACGGCCGCCTCTGGCGCGGCCGGGTCGACGTGCTCTGGGGCTCCACGCCCTGCCAGAGCTTCAGCCTGGGCGGTCTGCGCAAGGGCATCAAGGACCCACGAGGCGCCTTGACCCCGGCCCTGGTCGGCCTCGCCAACGAAATCGCCCCAAAGGTTCTCTGCTGGGAGAACGTCGACGGGGTCCTTACCGACGGAGACAACGCTTTTGGATGCTTTCTCGCAGCGCTGGCCGGAAGCGATACTGTCCTCGTCGCTCCAGGGAACAAATGGCCAAGTGCAGGTTACGTTGTTGGACCCGAACGCCGTGTTGCGTGGCGACTCCTCGATGCCAAACACTTCTTCCTCCCCCAGCAGCGCCGGCGAGTGTTCCTTGTCGCGTGTCCTGTTGACGGACCCGATCCCCGAGAAGTTCTATTTGAAGGCTTCGCGCCTTTCGACACTCTTGGCGAACGCCGAGAAAGCTGGGCGCCAGTTGTCGAGCGCCGCGATGTCAGCGCTGACGCTTACGCCTGCGCGATCCGAGGCCGCAAGCACGGACAGCAGTTCGAGCAAGGCGGCCTGATCGCCAACTGCCTGCGCGCCAGCCAGGGCGGCTCCGACAAGCCCCAGGTCTTGGCCAAGGAAGCCGGCGAGCAATGGCGGGTCCGCAACATGACCCCCGTCGAGGCCGAGCGGTGCATGGGCATGCCCGACAACTGGACCCTGATCCCCGGCGCCTCCGACAGCGACCGCTACCACGCCATCGGCAACAGCCTTGCCGTCCCCTGCGTCCGCTACATCGGCGAACGCCTCCTCAAAGTGCTCGGGTAAGACGAACCCCGTCAACCCGGCCTCCTGGCGCTGATGAAGCGCCGACACCTGCCTACCCGCGACGGAAATGCGCGGCCCTGGGCCTGGAGACCTCGACACCATGAAACTGCGCCGCCGCCGGCTCATCTGGGACATCGAAACCGATGGCCTGCTCCACGAACTGACCCGCGTCCACGTCCTGACCATTCGCGACATCGACACGCGGCAGACCTTCGTCTTCCGCCGCAACGATGTGATGGACAACATCCGCGATGGGCTGAAGATGCTCAACGAGGCCGACCTGATCGTCGGCCACAACATCATCGGGTTCGATAACTACGCGCTGTGGAAGGTCTACGGCGACGAGTACAATCCCCAGGGCACCATGCGCGACACGCTGATCATGTCGCGCATGCTCTACTCGCAGATCAAGGACGACGACTTCCGCCTCTGGAAGCGCGGCACCCTGCCGGGCGAGTACATCGGCAGTCACACCCTGGGCGCCTGGGGCGCTCGTCTGGGCTTTCCCAAGGACGACTACGCCGCTCGCCGCAAGACCGAGGCTACCGAGAACTGGCAGACGATCTGGGGGCTGCCCGACCAGTTCAACAACGACCTGAAGGCCTACATCCACTGGTACACCTGGGCCAACTGGAACCAGGACATGGAAGACTACGGCATCCAGGACCTGGACCCGACCGAGGCCCTTTGGCTGAAGATGGAAAAGGTCGAGTGGTCCGAGGACGCCACGATCCTGGAGCACATGATCTGCGACCTGATGGCGCGGGTCGAGCAGAACGGCATCAACTTCGACCGCACCCTGGCGCTCCAGATGGAGGCCGAGCTTCGCGCCGAATATGACGCCAAGACCAAGGAAGCCATCCAGCACTTTGGCAAGTGGTTCACCGCCACCAAGTGGCGCAAGGGCGAGCCGCCGCGCCCCGAGTTTGGCGAGGATGACAGCCGCCTCAACTGGGGCGAGGTCACCGTCCCCAAACGGTCGATCAAGTTCAAGGACCCGATGTCCAAGGGCGGCGACAAGACCGAAGGCTGCGCCTACTGCCCGATCGTTCTGAAGGAGTTCAATCCCAACTCCCGTCCCATGATCGTCAACCGTCTGGAGACGATCTACGAGTGGGTGCCCGAGCGCTTCACCGAGAAGAACACGCCCATCGTCGACGACGAGGTGCTGCGCAACCTTGGCTTGACCATTCCGATCTGCGTCGAACTGGCTGAAATCTTCTATTACAAAAAGCGCCTGGGCCAGCTTGCCGACGGCGCCGAATCCTGGCTGCACAACTGTGACGCCGAAGGCCGCATCCACGCCCGGATCAATCCGGGCGGCACGGTGACCAACCGCGCCAGCCACTCCAAGCCCAACATCGCCCAGGTCCCCCGCGTCGTCTACAAGAAGCTCAAGCAATGGGTTGAAAAGGACGTCACCTATCGCTGGATCGGCGGCAAGATCGCCTACGGCGTCGTCAAGACCGACAAGCGCACGGGCGAGGAGTATTTCGACCAGAACCTGACCCCGCTGCTCGATCCGAACGGTGAGCAGTTCGTTGGCGTGCCCGTGGTCGACAAGGAGACGGGCCAGTATGTCCTGGATCGCGACGGCACGATCAAGACCAAGCCGACCCTGCTGAAGGGACGCGCCGGCGATCACGGCTGGGACAGCCGCAACCTCTTCATGGTGCCCGAAGGCTGGGTCATGATGGGCGCCGACCAGAAGGGCATCGAGCTTCGCGCCCTGGCCCACTTCATGTGGGAGTTCGACGACGGCGAATACGCCCAAATCCTACTCGAAGCCGACATCCACGACGCCCACACCGCCGCCATGGGACTGGACTCGCGGGACAAGGCTAAGACGTTCATCTATGCGATGATCTACGGGGCGCAGGACTTCAAGCTCGGTGTCACCATCGACCCGACGCTCGAAAACTACCCCACCAAGGCCAAGGCCCTGGGCGCCCAGATGCGCGAGCGTCTGATGTCCAGGTATCCCGCCTTGCGGAAACTGATCAAGTCGGTCCAGCGCACCGCCAAGAAGGGCTACGTCGAGGCCCTGGATGGGCGTCAACTGTTCGTCCGGGCCAAGCACAGCGCGCTCAACACGCTGCTGCAAGGCGCCGGCGCCACCCTGGCCAAAATCTGGTGCGTCTCGTTCGAGTCGTTCATGGAAGAGGCCGGGTTCAAGCACGGGTGGGACGGAGACTTCGTCATCCTGGCGTGGATTCACGACGAACTCCAGGTCGCCGTGCGCGACGACCCCGCCGTCAAGATGGCAGCCGAACGCTACATCACCGAGGCCGCCACCTACTCGGGCGAGCGCGTCAATTTCCGCCTTCCGGTCGAGATCGACGTCAAGTGGGGCACGCGCTGGAGCCACACCCACTAGGGCTTCGTGTCGCCAAAAATATCCTGTGACGCAATTCTTGACACCGTCCCAGGCCTCCTCTATTAACCATGACAACGGGAAGGGGCTGACGCCCATGACCAACTCCTCCACCACCCACGAGCCGGAATTCTTGGCGGCCAACCCCGCCACGGCCAACCTCTTCGACATCGCTCGCGTCGGTGCGCCTCTCCTGGTGCTCGGTGCGGCTGTCTCGACCTTCGCGGCGCTGCTCACCTTGGGCCTGCACGCCTGGGTCAACCCCTCCATCCCTGTTGTAGGCTTTGGACCCGCCGCGTTCTTCGCGGCTGTCCTGGTCCTCTACATCAGCCTGCAAAGCCTGATCGCCTCGACGCTTCTGAGCGTCCTAGGCGTGGCCGGCGAAGTGATGGCTGCTGGGGAGCAGGCCAGAACGGTGTCGTCGGAAGACGTCAAGAAGTTCTTGAGCCTTCGCTGATCGGCGGTGCCGATCAGTCATGAACAATCGCCAAGTCTAAGTCCAATCGAAGGCTAAGTATGCTCCTCTTTTTCGACACCGAAACCACGGGCCTGTGGAATAAAGGCCTCCCGATGGGCTCCCCCGAGCAGCCCAAGATCGTTCAGATCGCCGCGCTCCTGACCGAGGACGACGGCACCGAGGTTCAGAGCCTGAACTTCATCGTCCGCCAGGACCACGTGCCTGAAAAGGCCGCCGCCGTTCACGGCATCACCACCGAAGTCTCCCAGCGCCTGGGCCTCAACGAAGGCACCGTCCTGACGGTGTTCGAGGAACTGCTGATGCTGGCCGACGTCGTCGTCGCCCACAACGACGAATACGACCGTCAGGTCGTCCTCAACGCCATCGCCCTGATCGACCAGAAGATTTCCGACCCGTTCGCGGGCAAGAAGGCCTTCTGCACCATGAAGGCCTCCACGCCGATCTGCAAGATCAAGGGTCCGCGCGGCTACAAGTGGCCCAAGCTGATCGAAGCCCACCAAATCCTGCTGGGCGAAGGCTTCGACGGCGCCCACGACGCCTTGGCCGACGTCCGCGCCTGCAAGCGCGTCTTCTTCAAGCTCCAGGAAATCATCGCCGAGCGCATCGCCGCCCAGAAGGCCGCCTGATGCCCTGGTTCATGGTCATCACGATCATGATCGGCGTCACCTGGATGATCCTGCCGCCGGGCGGGGACCCGCCCAACAACTCCGGCCTCGCGCCCGCTTAAGACCCCTACATGACCGCTATCAACTTCGCCAAGGGCTTCGACGAGTATGTCGCCGCCCACCAAAAGAAGTGGCGTCACGATCGCTCCAAGAGCGTCGGCGCCTCCGAGGCCTTCGGTTGCCTGCGCAAGGCGTGGTTCGGCAAGCACAACACGCCCAAGGACCGCAACTACAAGGACGACTGGGGCGCCCTCAAGCGCGGCGACGTGATGGAGGAGCACTGGGTCGAGCCGGTGGTCAAGTGGTACCTGGATCAGCTTCCCGGCAACGTGCGGCTGATCTGGGGCGGCAAGCACCAACGCACCCTGGTTGGCAAGACCGCGCCGGCCTCGGCCACGCCTGACGGCCTCATCGTCGACGCCGATGATGACGCCCTGGCGCTCTATGGCATCCCGAGCCTGGGCGGCACGGGTTGCTTCAACTTCGAAATCAAGTCCATCGATCCGAGAGTAAATCTCAAGGAGGAAAAGGGCATCCATCGCGGTCAGACGATCATGCAGATGGGACTCACCCGTGAGTTGACTTCGTATCGCCCGAACTATGCTCTGATCATCTACGTGGATGCGTCGTTCTACAGTGACATGAACTTCTACGTCATCCCGTTCAACCAGGAGACCTTCGAGGCCGGCAAGGAACGCGCCCGACAGGCCTTCGAGATCAAGAGCGTCGCCGACATCTTCCCGGAAGGTAAGCTGGATGGGTCGTGCGACTACTGCCCCTACACCACCGCCTGCGCGGTCGCCACTGGCGAAGCCACCCCGACCGACGGCGTCACGACCGAGACGAACACCCCGTCTCCGATCGTCAAGGAATTCGAGGACCTGATCTTCCTGGAGCGCGAGCTTCAGGCCGAGAAGAAGGTCGCGGAAAAGGCCCACAAGGAGGCCCAGGAACGGCTCAAAGAGCTTTTCCGAGAGGTCGGCACCCGCCGTTTCCAAGTTGGAGACATCAAGGCGTCGATCACCTGGAACAAGGGCAAAAAGTCCTTGGACCGTAAGGCTATGGAAGAAGACGGCATCGACCTTACTCCCTACGAGAAGGAAGGCAACGGTTTCGACACCCTGAGGATCACCGAAAAGGGGTCCGGGGTCGACGACACCTAACGCGTAAGAGCACGGTAAGCGTACTCTAAGCTAAGCCAGAGCTAATCGAAGACTATGTCACGGTAAGCCAAGCCCAAGCTACGTCTAAGACCTACCAAGACAAGAACAAGTCCAAGCCTAAGCTAAGACTGCATTACGCCTAAGACGAAGGCACTCCCCAAAATCTAAGACCACCCCGCCGGCGGCATCCCGCCGCCGGCCAATCCCAAGGATAAGTATGTCCACCCAACTCACCACCACCTCGACCGGCTTCATGGCCACCACCGACGACGCCTTCGCCCTGCTGTCGGAAGTCGCCAATGAAATGGGCGGCGGCTCGGGCGTCTTCCTGAAGTTCAACGGCAACGACGGCCTGTTCACCTACGGCGCCACCGGCGACGAACTGCCCCTGGGCTCGCAACTGGCCTTCAACGGCATGTCGCTGGAACGCGGCTGGATTTGCTGGAAGGACGAAGAAGTCGTCGGCGAGGAAATGGTCTCGTTCCTGACCGGCAAGCCGAAGGACAAGAGCCAACTGCCCGACAACGGCCCCTACGAGTCCAACCAGGACGGCTGGCAGGAGCAGATGGCGGTCACCTTCAAGATGACCGAGGCGCCGTTCCACGAACTGTCGTTCAAGGCCACCGGCGTGACCAAGCTGAACGCCGTCAAGCGTCTGGTGCAGGACTACATCAAGTCGATGAAGGCCAATCCGGGCCTGATCCCGATCGTCGAGATCGACGAGACCGAGTTCGAGTCCAAGGCCAAGGGCGCCCGTGGCGCGCGCAAGCACGCTCCGGTCTTCAAGATCGTGGCCTGGGTCACCGAGCAGCAACTGATCGACGCCCAGGAAGGCGCCGAAGGCGAGTACGAGCCCGAGCCGGAACCGGCGCCGAAGGCCCTGGCCGCCCCGAAGGCGACCGCCGCCAAGCCGGCCGCGCGCCGCGCCGCCCCGGCTCCCGAGCCGGAACCGGAAGCCGAGGACGACGCTGGCGCCTATGAAGACGAGGCCGAGGCCGAACCGGCTCCCGCGCCGGCGCCGAACCCGCGCCAAGCCGCCGCCCGTCGCGGCCGCTTCTAGGCCTTAGCGCCCACGACCCCGAAGGCCCGTCCACTCCGGTGGGCGGGCCACCTTCTACCCCGACAATTTGAAGAGAGGACTCCCATGACGACGTTCGTGGCGTTTCCCAAGATCGCGCGCCTGAACCGCGAGATCGTGATCACCGAGAAGCTCGACGGCACCAATGCCCAGGTCGAGATCAACGACGCCGGCGACGACATCGTCTCGGCCGGCTCGCGCAACCGCTACATCACCCCCGAGATGGACAATCACGGCTTTGCGCGCTGGGTGCGCGACAACCGTGACGAACTGATCAAGCTCGGGCCGGGTCGCCACTACGGCGAATGGTGGGGCAATGGCATCCAGCACGGCTACGGCCTGGGCAAGGGTGACAAGCGCTTCTCCCTCTTCAATGTCGGCCGCTGGGAAGACCCCGCGACGCGTCCGGCCTGCTGCGGCGTCGTGCCGGTGCTCTATCGTGGCCCGTTCTCCGAGGCCGCCATCCAGGACGCCGTGGAGCGGCTGCGCACCGAAGGCTCGATGGCTGCGCCCGGCTGGATGCGCCCCGAGGGCGTCATCGTCTACCACACCGCCGCTGGCACCCTCTTCAAGGTCACCCTGGAGAAGGACGCCGCCCCCAAGTCGACCTATGACGCCGAGCACGCGGCGCGCATCGCTCAGGCGGCCTAGGATGAGCACCGCCGCCTGGATCGACGCGCTTTTCGGCGACGGTTTCGTCGACACGCGCACCCCCACCCAGAAGAGGATCGACGACGCCATTGGTGCTGTCGTCCTCATCCTGGCCTTGGCCATCTCCGCCGCGCCCTGGCTGATCGGCGCCTTCGTCATTCTCCGTTGGCTGGCCAAGCTCGGAGGCGTGATCTGATGCAGCTTTCTGGCCAACAGGAAGAGGCGATCAAGGTCATCGTCAAGCGCCTCGTCGGTGACTATCCCGAGCCCCTGACCTATCTGGCGGGCTATGCCGGCACGGGTAAGTCGACCATCCTGCCGTTCATCATCGCCTCGCTGGGCTTTGACCCCAAGGACATCGCCTTCCTGGCGCCGACGGGTAAGGCCGCCAAGGTCATGACCCAAAAGCTGATGGCCCAGGGCTTCAAGCTGTCGGCCGCCGCCACGATCCACTCGGCGATCTATCGTGCGCGCCCCGCGCCGATCTCGCAACTGGAAGCGGAGCTTTACGAGGCCCAGACCAGCCGCGAGCGTCTGAAGCTCAACGGCGGCCAACCCGAGGCGATCAATGCGCTGACGCGCACCATCAACCGCCTGGAGAAGGAACTGGACGACCTCTACACCGAGGAGAAAATCCACTTCCAACTCAACCCCGACAGCCTCGTCAAGGACAAGAAGCTCATCGTCGTCGACGAAGCGTCGATGGTGGGCCGCAGCATCGCCGATGACCTTCTCTACTTCGGCGTGCCGATCCTGGCCATGGGCGATCCTGGCCAGCTTCCGCCGGTGCAGGACGATGCAGGCCTGACCGCCGGCGAGCCCGACTACTTCCTGACCGAAATCCATCGTCAGGCCGCCGACAACCCGATCCTGCAACTGGCGACCATGGCGCGCCAAGGCAAGATTCTGGTCCCCGGCGTCTACGGTGACGGCCGCGCCGTGGTCATGAAGCGTCGCGACTTTAACAACGGGCACTTCGACTGGGACGCGCCGGCCCCGCAGTTCATCGTCGGCACCAACGCCACGCGTTGGCGTGTGACTAAGATGCTGCGCCAGGGCTACTGCGTCCCCGGCGCCGAGCATCCGAACTCCGGCCCGCAGGAAGGCGAGCCGCTGATCATCTGCAAGAACAATCGCGCCTACCCGACCCTGGTCAACGGCACCGAGGTCGATGCGATCGCCTCGCACATGCTCCACAAGGGCCAAACCACCTTCCCGTTCAAAATCCAGGACGAGGATGGGCGCAAGTACGAGATCAACGCCTTCCAGGGCCTGTTCGAGGAGCACTACGCCGGCAAGAAGAACGCCTTCTCGTCGACCTCGCGCTCGGCCTTCAAGGCCCGCAAGAACTCCGTCGAACTGGACTGGGGCTGGGCGATCACCTGCCACAAGTCCCAGGGCTCCCAATACCCCGAAGTCGTCGTCATCGACGAGAGCGGGGTCTTCCGCGACGACAGCGCCAAGTGGGCCTACACGGCCATCACCCGCGCGGCCGAAAAACTCACCATCCTGGTCTAGGGATTTTCTCCATGCAAATCATCGCCTTCAATGGCAAGAGGGGCGCCGGCAAGGATACCGCCGCCGACGTCCTGGTCGAACAGGGCTACACCCGGTTCGCGCTGACCGACCTGACGAAGGCGATCGTCCGCGACGTCTTTGGCGTCACGGTCGAGGAGCAGACCGATCGGGTCCTTAAGGAAACGCCGCTCAAGCGCTATCCGTTCAAGAGCCCCCGCCAACTCGATCGGCTCGTGGCCGAGGAGATGTTCCGCGAGGTCTTCGACCCGGACGTCTGGTGCCATTACGCCGTGCGCGAAATCCGCAAGCTCAAGGCCGCCGGCGTCAAGAAGATCGTCATCCCGGACGTGCGCCGGCCCAATGAGGCGGCGTTCCTGCGCGACGCCTTCGAGAGCGCCGTGACGATCATCAAGATCGTCAATCCGCGCCTGCGCGACAACGACAGCCATCCCTCGGAAACCGAGGTCGACGACGTCGTGCCCAACATCACGATCTACAACGAGCGCGCCGTCCACGACCTTAAGCAAGCCGTCCTGGCCATCACCGAGGAATAGGACGCCATGTTCACCTCCAAGCAAGACGCCTCCAAGGCCATTTCGATCACCGCGTCGATCTTCCCCAATGGCGTCCGGGTCGATAGCGCCCAGCTTCGCTACTGGCGGCCGATCCACGGCGAGTTCATGACCCACCGGGACTTCTCGCGCAACGGCGCCTCGGGGCGCGCGGTGCCGGTCGGGGCGGTTCTGGCGCGCGATGAAGTCTACATCCCGCAGTTCAAGCACAACAAGCCGGGCATGCAGCCGGGCGAGTACCTGTCGCCGGAAAAGCAGGCGCGCGCCGAGAAGGCGTGGCTCAAGGCCGTCGGCGCCTGCCGCGAGATGGCGGCCTTGCTGTCGGACAAGGACGACCTCAACGTCCACAAGCAGTGGCCCAACCGCATGATCGAATGGTTCGGCTGGATCGACGTCCTGGTGACCTCGACCCGCTGGTCCAACTGGGACGCCCTGCGCCTGCATCCCGAGGCTCAGGACGAGATCAGGTTCCTGGCCGAGGCCCTCTACGAGGCGCGCCGAAACGCCAAGGTGCAAATCCTCAAGCCGGGCGAATGGCACAAGCCCTACGTCCGCGAGGAGGATGGCGAGACGGTCGACCGGATGCTGCGCAATCAGGACCTTCCCGACGACGTGCGCGAAGCCCTGTATCTGATGGACACCCGCGACCTCAAGGACGTCTCGGTACGCGAGAAGGTGCTGCTGGCCATCTCGGCGGCCCGCGCCTGCCGCGTCTCCTACGCCAAGATGGACGGCTCGCCTACCACCATGGCCGACGACATGCGCCGTTTCCTGCTGCTGGCCAAGTCCAAGCCGATGCACGCCAGCCCGCTGGAGCACCAGTGCCGCGAACTGACCATGTTCGATTCGCCGCGCCTGCAAGGCAATCTGCTGGGCACGGTGCAGTTCCGCAAGTGCTTCCCCCACGAGTGTCAGTGATGGGCGGGCTCCAGCAGCGTCTCTGGCTCTGGTTCCACGCCGCCTTTGGCGGGCGCTGGAGCACGCCCCAGGACCGCGCCCTGCGCGTCCTGGAGGAGGCGGTCGAACTGGCCCAGGCCGTCGGCATCATCCGGGGCGTGGCCCTGCACATGGTCGATCACGTCTATGATCGGCCGCCCGGAGAGCCGCTTCAGGAACTGGCCGGCGTCTTCAACACCGTGCTGCTCACCGCTCAGTCCATGGGCGTGGATGCCGAGCAGGCGGGCGAACACGAACTTCAACAGGCCTGGGGCCGGATCGACGAAATCCGCGCCAAGCAGGCGGACAAGGTGATGCTGTGATCTGGTGGCTCCTCGGCGGCGCGCTTGGCGTCGGCATCATCTGGTGGCTCATCCGCGTCGGCGCGGGCCTCTTCCTGCTGGAGGCTGCCGGCGAGGTTCTCGAAGGTCTCGCCGACTGCCTGGGCGACATCAGCTTCGACTGAAGAAAGTACGCGCGTCTCGTGACGTTGGGCTTGACCCGTGTCACGAACTGCGTCACACATTAACCATAAGGCCGCAAAAGCCTTCCTGTTCGGTAGCGTATGACCCTCGACACTCCCCAAGACATCCACGTCCCCGAATTTGGCCTCGCGATCTACAAGATCGAAGGCGCCGAATTCGATCAGGCCGCCCTGGACGTCCATGTTCCTGAATTCGCCTCGACCGAGGAGCCGGCCTCGGCCGCCCTCCTGCACGGGCTGGGCATCATGATCCTCGATCACCAGGGCGAGATCGCCCGCATGGTCGACTCCCTCTTCGGCGACAAGCGGCCCACCGAGGCCGAAGCCGTCCGCATGATCAACTCCCTGCTCCTGAAAGCCGACTGATGTCCCAGCGTATTCCCGAAGCCATCCTCACCATCCATGACGATCTGGGCGCGCCCGGCAGCGTCCTGTTCTCCCTCGACCTCGACATGGAGACCAATCCCGACAGCGAGGTCATCCCCTACAGCGACGTGGTGGCCCTGACCCTCTTCAACATCGCCCGCCGCCAGCCGGAGGCCTTCACCGAGACCTACCTGCAAGTCCTGGGCTGTCTGGCCGAGTTCGCCGAAGAAGTCCAGGCCGGCGCCGATCCCGAGAAGCTGGCGGCGATCCGCCAAAAGTGGGGCATCGAACTCCGTGCGTAAGCCTGACCTTGCTCTGATGCGCGCCAGCTTCGAGCAAGAGTTCGGAAGCGACGACGACGCGCTCGATATCGACGAGTTCTTCACCCCCGACGACATCGCCGATCTCGTCGATCCGGCCTCGGATATCGCCTTCGATGACGAGGAGGATGACGAGGACGAGGTCCCTGCCAAGGGGCGCAAGTCCAACCTCTCCAACCGCCTGCCCCGCGAGGACTTCGCGCCGGTCGTTCACTTCGACGACCGCCCGCCGCTGATCGAGCGTTGCCAGGAAATCCTCAAGGACCGGCTGAAGATCAAGAACGGCTGCTTCTTCCTGGATCGCAACCCCGTCCATACCGACAAGGTCGTGGAGGCCGCCGGCCTCCAGTACCTGGAGGACGAGGCCCCGATGCGCTCGCCGCCGCCGCGCCGGCCCAAGCGTCGCCGCAAGGTGCTCTGATGTCGTTCGGTTGGGAGCCCTACTATGCCGCCGTCGCCGCCTTGGTCTACGTCGGCATCGTCATCTACCTGCTGGTCGATCCCAGCGAGGACGATGAGAAGTGGCAGTTCCTGATGTGGGGCGTCATGATCGGCATCATGTGGGGGCCGATCCTGGCGATGATCATCGTCTTCGGCGCCATCCCGGAGGGTTTCAAGGCCCTTCACCGGTGGATTCACAAGGACCGTAGCAAGCCCCTGCCACCTGCGCCGGCCAAGCGCGTGACGCCGCCGGGCAAGCTTTCGATCGACAAGGACTAGCGCCGTGGTCGAGATCACCCGCAAGACCGTGATCGTCAATGTCAACCGACAGACGATCGACGCCAACTCCAAGAAGGCCCGCCTCGGCGAGCCTTCGGAGCCCGCCGCTCCCATTCGTGTCCAGAAAGGCAAGAGCGGCAAAGCCACCTATGGTTCCGAGGTGGCTGTTCTGGACGCCAAGGGCGAGGAAGTCGCCCGTTTCATCTACAACCCGCAAGGCGCTCTTGTCTCCTGCGGCGCCCGGCTGGTGCTGGTCGCCCACCATGGGGCCAAGGTGGTCGCCTAGGAAATCAGACAATGACTAAGCTCCTTCTGGCCCTCGTGCCGATCATCCTGTGGCTCGGCTTCATCGTGGGCACGGCCGCCGCGTGGCTGACCCACGTCATCCACTGCATCCAGACCCAGGAATGGGTGTTCCTGATCGCCGGCGCCCTGGCCTTCCCCGTGGCCGTCATCCACGGCATCGGCATCTGGTTCGGCCTCTGGTAGAGGCTGTCACCGACGACCGCCTGAGGCGGGAGTTCAAGAAGCTCCTGACCCAGGGGTTCTACGTCGTCGATGAGGACGGCGTCGTCCTGGAGGGCGAGGCGCACGACGCCGCCCTCCAGATCACCAAACTCTGGCGCGGCGATCTCTGGAGAGCCTTCCGCCGATTGGAAGACCGGCTTTGGCCGGAACAAGCCCCATGACCACCTTCCTCTTCATGCTGTTTACGGTCTCGATTGTCCTGGCTGCGATCGTCGTGCCGGTGCTGGTCTTGACGCACGACGAGGCGCCGCGTTCGATCACCCGCGTACCCGGCGGCGTAAACATCCAGCCGACCTATCGTTCGACCATCACCTACACGCCGGTCGAGCGCCCCAAGACGAGCAGTTCGGGTGGCTATTCGCCGTCCCCCAAGCTTTCGACCAGTAAGGCGCCGGCGGCCAAGAAGGCCTCCAGCAGCGCCAAGACGCCATCCCGCAGATCGTCCAGCGGGTCTTCGTCCAGCTATTCGTCGACGTCCGACGACAGCTACCTCTACGCCGCCGCTGCGGCGGCTTCGAGCTACGATTACGGCTCCTCGTACGACTCGTCCTCGTCGAGCAGCTACGATTGCGGATCGTCCTCGTTCGACAGCGGTTCCTGCGACACTTCGGGCGGCTTCTAGCCCGATTCCAAAACCCTGGAGATACAAGAAGTTGTGTCTCCAGGGGCTCTGGCGCCCTCAGTCTGGTGGTGGTTCGTACTATGTCAAGCTGCGCGTCACGTGACGCGAATCTTGACTTTTAACCATGTTTCAGGCACCTTGCCAAACCCTCTCGAAATGAACCTCAAGCCCCGTTCCGGGGCTTTTCTTTGCGGACCCCTACATGCCAGTTTCTCCTGCTTCCGTGCGGATCGATTCCGCGCGCGACTCTCGTTTGGACGATTTTTCGAAGCAGACCCTCAAGGAACGGTATCTCCTCCCCCACGAAACGTCTCCCCAAGAGGCCTATGCGCGCGCCTCGGCGGCTTTTGCCGACGACGCGGACCACGCCCAGCGCCTCTACGACTACGCCTCCAAGGGTTGGCTCTCCTTCGCCACCCCGGTGCTGTCGAATGGCGGGTCCGAACGTGGGCAGGCGATCTCCTGCTTCCTGACGTCGGTCGAAGACAGTCGCCAGGGCATCTTCGATCACTGGGATGAGATTGGCTGGCTCTCCAGCGTGGGCGGCGGGGTTGGCGCCAACTGGTCGGAACTGCGCGGCAACGGCGAGAAGACCTCGCGTGGCAGCCAGTCGACCGGCATCATTCCCTTCATCGCCGTCACCGACCGCATCATCCTGTCGGTCAGCCAAGGCGGCACGCGCCGGGGCTCGCTGGCCGTCTATCTCGACGTCAACCACCCCGAGATCGAAGAGTTCATCGTCGGGCGCAAGCCCACCGGCGGTGATCAAAACCGCAAGTTCACGAACCTGCATAACGCGGTGAACATCACCGACGAGTTCATGCACCACGTGATGTCGGGCGCGCCGTTCCCGCTGCGCTCGCCCAAGACCGGCGAGATCATCCGAACGGTCAACCCGCGCGAACTCTGGAAGCTGATCCTTGAGACGCGCATGCAGACCGGGGAACCGTATCTGCATTTCATCGACACCACCAATCGTCACCTGCCCGAGACCCAGAAGGCCAAGGGCCTGAAGGTGCGTCAGTCCAACCTCTGCGTCACGCCCGACACCGAGGTCCTGACCGACACCGGCTATCTGCCGATCGAGGCGCTGGCCGGCGGTAAGCACAAGGTCTGGAACGGCGAGGCCTTCAGCGAGGTCGAGGTCGTCCAGACCGCGCTCTCGGCTGAACTGGTCCGCGTCTGGTTCAGCGATGGCTCCTATCTGGACTGCACCCCCTATCACAAGTTCTACGACGAGGACGGTGTCGAGCACCGCGCCGGCGAACTGGCCAATGGACTAGTTCTGGAGCCCACGCGCCACCCGATCATCGAAGGCGGCGTCGTTGTCTCCGATGAGAAAGCCTATGCCGCCGGCTGGGCCACCATGGCCGGGTTCGAGGACGACAACCGCACCGCCGTGTTCGTGCCCGGCAAGCCGCGCCCCGAGCAAGCCCGCCGGCTGGTCGTCCATTCCCTCGACAGCACCGTCAGCGAAGACGGCCTGCTGGTGCGTTTCGAGCCCCTGGCCGTCCCGGCGGGCGTGGTTCCGGCTCATTGGTCGCGCCGCGCGCGTGAAATGTGGCTGGGCGCGGCCCTCGACGCCATCGGCGAATGGATCGAGACCGAGCACGGCCCGATGCTGGGCTTCGTCTCGCCCGACGCCGACCTCGTCAAGGAAGTCCGTCTGCTGGCCAAGACCCTGGGCCTGGAGCCGATCATCCGCCTGACGGACGCGGGCAACGCCTTCCTGCTGCCGGCCGGGGACGGCAATCGCCTGATCACCCATGGCTATGTCTGCATGCACGATCATGCCGACATCGTCATGACCGCCCAGTACATCGAGCCCACGGTCAGCGTCGTCGATGTCCACGCCCTGCCCTACCAGACCGCCACCTACTGCTTCACCGAGCCGCAGCGCAATCGCGGCACGTTCAACGGCGTCCTGACGGGCAACTGCACCGAGATCACCCTGCCCACCGGCCGCGACGATCAGGGCAAGATGCGCACGGCCGTCTGCTGCCTGTCGTCGCTGAACGCCGAGAAGTATCGCGAGTGGCGCCACCACCCGACCTTCATCGAAGACGTCTTCCGCTTCCTGGACAACTGCCTCCAGGTCTTCATCGACGACGAGACGCCGGGCCTGGAAAACGCCCGCTACTCCGCGTCTATGGAGCGTTCGGTCGGCGCCGGTCTCCTGGGCTTCCACTATCTCCTCCAGTCGGAGAACATCGCCTTCGCCAGCGAAGAGGCGCGGGCTCTGAACCAGGAGATTTTCGCCCACTACTCGGCCGAGGCCACCAAGGCCTCGCTGAAGCTGGGCGCCGAGCGCGGCGAAGCCCCCGACATGATCGGCACGGGCCATCGTTTCGCCCATCGTATGGCCGTGGCGCCCAACGCCTCGACCTCGATCCTGCTCAACACCAGTCCCTCGATCGAGCCCGTCCGCGCCAACGTCTTCCTGCACAAGACGCTGTCGGGCAGCTTCCGGGTCCGCAACCCCTATCTCCAGAAGCTGCTGGAGACGATCGCCATCGAAAAGGCCCCCGAAACCGAGGGCTTCACCGACGAGGATCGCGTCGCCTGGGTCGAGGCCCAGTGGAAGCTGATCAACGCCGATGAGGGCTCCGTCCAGGGCCTGGACTACCTCTCCGACCACGAAAAGGCGGTCTTCGCCACGGCCATGGAGATCGACCAGGAATGGGTGATCACCCACGCGGCCGATCGCCAACCCTATATCGACCAAGCCCAGTCGGTGAACCTCTTCATGAAGGCCGGCACCAACGCCGTCGACCTGATGAAGGTCCACTACCAAGCCTGGGCCAAGGGCCTGAAGTCCCTCTACTACCTGCGTTCGACGACCGCCAAGCGCGGTGAAAACGTCAACGCCAAGGTCGAGCGCAAGCACATCCCCGAACATGTCGAGACCCTCGACGTCGAGAAGGGACCGGCCAGCCCGATCGAGGATAGCGCCTGCCTGTCCTGCGAGGGCTGACCCGCTCTCGCTTCGTTGAGGCCGCCGGCCGTGGCGGCCTCCGACCCCTTTTCTGACTTTGGATCACCCATGAGCCTCCTTGAGCCCCGCGACTACTACAAGCCCTTCGCCTACCCCTGGGCCTACGACGCCTTCAAGAAGATGCGCGCCATGGCCTGGGAGCCGCACGAGGCCCCGATGGCCGATGACGTGAAGGACTGGAACCAGCGACTCACCAATGACGAGCGCGAATTCCTTACGCAACTTTTCCGATTCTTCACCCAGGCCGACATCGACATCGCCAAGGGTTACCGGAGCAAGTACATGCCCCGGTTCGAGCATCCCGAAATCCAGATGATGTTCGCCGCCTTCGTCGACGCCGAGGCCAACCACATCGACGCCTATTCGACGCTGATGGAGACCATCGGCATCTCGGAAGGCGAATACAAGGCCTTCCACAACTACAAGGCCATGAGCGAGAAGCACGAGTACCTGTTCGAGAACAGTCAGGGCAAGGGACTCGCCGATCTGGCCGTCGACATCGCCAAGTTCTCCGCCTTCGGTGAAGGCCTGCAACTGTTCTCCTCGTTCGCCCTTCTGATGAGCTTCCAGCGCCGCCCCGGCGGCCTGATGAAGGGCATGACGACGATCGTGGAATGGTCGATCCGCGACGAGACCCACCACGTCGAGTCGATGATCAAGCTGTTCCACGAACTGATCAAGGAACATCCGCGCATCTGGAACGACGAGACCAAGGCTCGCGTCTACCAGACCTGCCGCGACATGGTCGAACTGGAAGACGCCTTCATCGACCAAGCCTTCGGCTTGACCGCCATCGAAGGCGTCACCGCCGCCGAGACCAAGGCCTATATCCGCTACATCGCCGACCGGCGCCTGCTGCAACTGGGCCTCAAGCCCAACTACGACCAGAAGACCAATCCGTTCGAGTGGCTGGAGGAGATCATGAACCTCCCCACCCACACCAACTTCTTCGAGCAGCGCTCGACCGAATACTCCAAGGGCGAGATCGAGGGCTGGGACGAGGCCTTCGAACTGATGAGCCACGGCTTTGCCCTGCCGCAACTCAAGCCCCAGGTCGAAGCCTTCTCCCTGGTCCCCAAGATCGCCTACATCGTTCACACCAAGCCCGGCTGCCCGCATTGCGATCGCGCCAAGGCCCTGCTGGACGCGCGCAAGATCAGCTACGTCGCCCAGGTCCACGATGACGACGAGGACCGGTTCAACCTGCTGTCCCAGATCAAAGAGCAGTTCGGCGTGCCCTGGCGCACTTTCCCGGCGATCATCGCCCTGGGCGAAGCGACCCCGCGTTTCGTGGGCGGCGCCGATGCTCTGACGCAGGAGCTTTCGTGATGACGGCGACCGCGTCCTTCCGTAAGCTCACCGAGACGGCGACCCTCCCCACCAGGGGGTCGCCGCAGGCGGCCGGCCTTGATCTCTATTACGATGGCGCCAAGACGGTCCAACTCTGGGCAGGTCAAATGGTAATGCTGGGCACCGGCATCGCCATTGAGGCCATGCCCGAGGGCTGTTATGGTCGAGTGGCTCCGCGTTCAGGCATGTCGATCAAGGGCAGTGACGTCCTGGCCGGCGTGATCGACGCAGACTATCGAGGCGAGTTGAAAGTCGTTCTGCTTGGAGTAAACTTCGAACGCGGCGCGATCACCATCGAGCCCGGCGACCGCATCGCTCAGTTGATTTTTGAGCGATACACGCATGCGGAAGTGCTTGAAGTCTTCGACACGAATGATACACAACGGGGCGCCGACGGTTTCGGTTCCACCGGAACGTGACGGGGTACATCTTTTTGTAGAAAGTCGCGTCTATTTGACGCGATACTTCAATTTTCGCTTGCACCTAGTTGGTGACGTGATACACGACGTAAGTCATGTACCGTGACACACAACTCGGAGGTGAAAATTAATGGTTGCAAGCGCTGCTTTGAGGGCCGCTCCGGCGGCTTCCTCGCGGACCGCCGCCCAGAAGGCCCCGGCCCGCACCAAGTCGTCCCGCACGACCAATGTCTGGATGCGCAACGGCGATGAATCGACGATTCCCGGTCGCCTGACTTCGCGTCGCGTGCAACTGGGCATGGACCAGATCGACGTCGCCAACAAGATGGGCGTGGCCCGCGCGGCCTATTCCCAGTACGAGACCGGCAAGGTCACCCCGACGCTCGACAAGATCATCAAGGCCGCCGAGGCCCTGGAGACGACGCCGCAATGGATCGCGTTCGGCGGCATGAACCACGAAATCCCGATCCTCACCTACAACTCGTCCAACCGCACCTGGGTCAACACGGACCAGACGTGGCCGGTGCCGGCGTCCTGGATCAAGGACCGCCTGTCCAACGTCGATCCCCACAAGCTCGACGCCTACGAAGCCACGACCAGCAGCCCCAGCGCCATGGTCCAGGCCGGCGACGTCGTGCTCGTCGATCGCGAGGAAAAGCCCGGCACGCGGCTGTACCAGGAGTTCGTCTTCGCCATGGATGGCGAATGTCTCACCGACAACCTGCGCAAGACCGACGGCGGCTACCTCGTCGGCCTCGCCGAAGAAGGCGGCAAGCAGCCGGTCCTGGTCAACGCGCGGGCCATCCGCATCCTCGGCAAGGTCGTCGCCGTCTTCGGCGCCCCCTAGGTCTCCGCTGGCTCATGGTACATGGAAAAGGCCCGCCAGAGCGATCTGGCGGGCCTTCCTGTAGGTCGCCCGCAGGCGACAGCATCCAAGATTTAGGCGAAGCGCCAGGGCTCTTGGTAGCGCAGACTTCGGCAGGTGATCCGGGGTAACGGGGTATCCCGCGCCCTCACCTGCGTCAGCCGACTCCGACTCGCACTCGCTCGGCCATCCAGCCTCGCTTCTCCGCACTCCGCGTGGTCCCATCACCGATGGGCGGCGCCTGCTCTCCCTTTCAGTCGGACCGGAGCAGGACAGGGACGCGTCACAGCGCCCTTGATGTCTTCAGCTTAGCGTCCAACGCTTCTGTGTCAAGAAACGCGACACGAAGAAAGTGCGCTTGACGCATAGCCTAAGCTCGGCCATCCTCCCCTGGCATCGACAACCCTGTCTCTAGCACGTCAGGACCGGATTGCGAGCGTGGGGCGCTTCGGCGCGCTGGACTTCGGCGGAGCGCCCCTCGCTGACAAAATTAGCGTCCCGACGACACAATGCTTGACACGGAAAACGAGGTAGGTTACAGGTCAGGAGTTGTCGGCTGAAGGGCCTTCGGGACCTGGATGACGGAATACACGGAGACTGTTCTGGACCGGGGTGCGATTCCCCGCGCCTCCACCACCAAGTCTCCCGGCCGGTCCCCACCCAGGGACCTGGGCGTCGCCTTCAGCGACGGCGCCCGATCTGAACGGCGCGGGAGACTTTGTTATGGGGGCGATCAGCATCGACAGGCAGGGTAAGTAGAAGACGCGACACGGCATGGCTGCCGGTTCCTTCGGGAGCGCTAGGCCGACTTTGACAAATGTCAACGCTGCTAACGACAACGACGTCGTGGTTTCGACCATGACCTCGGTCAAGCTGGCCGCTTAACGGCTCGGGGTTCAGAAGGCGCCTTTTCACCCAATGGCCTTCAGCTTGCCCTAAGGGGCTCAGAGGACAGGCGGCGCAAGCCGCGCGATCAACACCAGGGGGCGGCCTGGGTCCCGAAACCGCCCACCCTCCTGCTTTCGCAGGCGGGATCAAAGGGTCGGCCTCAAAATAGGCGATCTGTCGGAAGAAACCCCGTTTCGCCGGCCTTTTGATCCCGTCTACGAAAGCTGGAGGTTCGGCGCCGCCCTCGGGAGGCATCGAGCTTTCACTGATGCGGGGTGGAGCAGTCCGGTAGCTCGTCTGGCTCATAACCAGAAGGTCGAGGGTTCAAATCCCTCCCCCGCACCCAGTTTTCTGTGCTATACAGGAAAGCACACAAGGCCGCTGAACCGGCGTCTTCGGACGTCGATGAAAGGTCTAACCTCGCGTCCTTCCCTGGTCAGTAGGGGAGGGGCAGTCGGAGCAGATAAGGCGGGCGCGCTGCGGCCGAGATAAGGGCTTCGATTAGTCGGCCGGCGGGCTAGGGGGTTGAGAGGCCAGATGTCTCCTGCCGGAGAGACGCTGGCCGACCTACGATCTGTTTTCCAGGCCTCATGCTCGGCCCCGATCACACGGGGTCAGGGACTGAGGCTAGGTCCCGGCGAGACGCCTGTAGCAGGCTCCCAAGCTAGGGCATGCGGCCTGGAAACCAGATCGGGGTGGTATAGCTCAGCCCGGTAGAGCGGGAGGCTCATTCCCTCCTTGTCCTAGGTTCAAATCCTAGTGCCACCTCCAACCATAGCAGCGCCGTTTCGGTCACTGGGCATTGCGACCCACACCCACGGCTCAAGGACCCGGCGCCGGGCCTTGACGGGGTTGTCCAGACCCGGCACAAGGGCAAAAGGAACCCAGCCCCAGGTACGCCTCGGGCTGGGTTTTCCTTTTTATGGATGCCGTGGACTGAATGGTTTAGGCGCGAGACTGCAAATCTCGATCATGCGGGTTCGAGCCCCGTCGGCATCTCCACCGTTCCAGGACACCATGCCTCCCATCCCCAAGCCATCGCCAGAGTTCTTGGCCTCGCCCGAGGGGCAAGCCCTCGAAGCTCACTTCGCCGCGATCAGGGAGAAGCACCGGCCGGCCATGGACGCGGTGATCGCCGAGGCTGCTGCCTACCGTCGCGAAGCCCTCGCCACGCTGAACTCGATCACCGACAAGGCCCTACGCGACAGCGTCGAGTCTGGCATGTACTGCTGGTTGCCCGCCAGGATCGTTCTGCCCATCCCAGGCTTCGAATGAAAAAGCCGCCGACCTCAGGTCGGCGGCTTTTCCTTTTCCAGGGCCTCCAGGACCGCTTCTCGCGAAGGAGGGGGCGACAGCATCGCCGGGCTCGCCCCGCCTGAGTAGAACTTCGCCCGGAGGCTGGGCGAGAACGCCCCCTCGATCCCCGTCGCCAGGGCCATCAGGTCGAAAGCATCGCCTGGGCTGAACCTGATCGTGCCTGTCGAGGGCGCATCGCTGATCTGCTCGCCGGACGAGCGCAAATCCTTGATGTTCATGATGGTCTCCGTCCTGACCGCCATACCCGATCCGGGGGCCTCGCGCCAGGAGAAATCGGCATTTCACCGAGGGTTCACACAGCCGAAGGCTGCCAAAGGGCAATTCCGCAATAGAAACAGGCACTTGAAGTATCTTTCAGCTTGTGCTATAGTCCTTATAAGATCAGAGGGTGGCTCTGATCCATGAAGGAAATGAACACGATGCAGGAAGAACGTGATAGCCAGCGGTCCAAGCTCTATAAAGCCGAATTAGTTCTTGCAACTATCAGCCAACCATTGAAGACGGTCGAAGACATCGACGCCTATCTTCAAAAAGTCATCAACAAAGCTCCCGTACAGGCCCGCTTCAAGCGCGAGACGCGCCGGTCCTTCAAGATCAAGGATGGGAGAGGGCGCAGGAAACCCGCCGCGACGGGCGACTACATCACCATGCCGGCCTATGGCCGCACCCAGTGGGTCGCCCTACATGAATTCGCGCACGTCATCACCATTCGCCGACACGGCATGGCGACCGCTGGCCATGGCTGGCAGTTCGCCGCCATTTACCTGGACCTCGTTCGCTTTGGCATGGGCGTGGAAGCCCACAGGATGCTCAAGGAGAGCTTCAAGGCCCACAAGGTGCGCTGGACACCCAAGCGCACGCGCACGGCCTCTCCTGAAGCCCTGGAGCGCCTCGCTAAGGCCCGCGCCGAGATGGCGGCACGACGAAAGGGCCACACGACAGGCGCCGTATAGCCTTCAGGTTATATCTTCGTCAGATTTTATAGCCTGTAGGCTATGAGGAAAGATGCGCGACCGGCGAGCGGGCGAAGCCCGTGAGGTGGGAAGCGACCAGGATAAAGGCCTCCCACGACAGTTCCGTGTCGTTGAATGGGGAAACGCCATTCGTGGGAGGCCTGCTTGTCTCAGCGGACAGGCTTTGCAGCCTAGGCCGCATCGGGCCTGGGCTCTCTAGGGTGAAGCTTAGAGGCTGTCAACCCGGCGGGCGGACGATAAGATCATCCTGGGTCACCATCACCAGGACACGCGGCTCGTGCTTCAGGGTCGAGGCCTGGGCGCCACGGACCTGATCGCCTGGAAGGGAAAGTTCCACATAGCCCATCCTCCAGTCGCCGGCGACCTCGGCCCCATCACCGATATCGCTTTGCCCGCCCCTATGGCTCATCATCCTGGCGCGTTGCTTGGTGGTCAGCATGACCTGGAAGTAGGGAAACTCGTAGGCCAAGTCCGCCAGGAACCCGGTGTGCTTGGAGGGGTAGTGGACGTGAGCGCCGGGCGCCCGGAACACCCAGACCTCCTGCTCGCCCAGGCGGTCGGGGACCATCAGCGCCTCACGCGCCCGCTTGCGCTCGATGGCCACAGTCTTGCGCATCGCTTCCATCTCGACCAGCTTGGCCTGGGACAGTCTCGTCTCCTCGCTTCGGCCCAGGAGTTCGCAGGTCGCGTCGAAACGCGCCTGGACGTCCTTCTTGACCGCCTCGTAGAGACTGAGGTCCTTGACCTCGGGCGGCGCGCACAGCACCCTGGTCAGGTCCGCGAGCTTGTCGGCGATGTCGGCATAGGCAAGGCTCACCCGATGGTCTCCACGATGTTGTCTTCCTTGACCTTCAGGGCCTGGGCGATGCGAGCGTCCAGTGAGCCGTTTGCCACGAGGTAGTAGATGAAAATCTTGTCGGACGTCTGCCCGATCCGGCAGACGCGGTCCTCGCACTGCTCCATCATCGCCGGCGTCCAGTCCAGTTCGACGAACGCCACGTCGTGGGCCGTCGTCAAGGTGTGACCCACGCCCATGGCGTGGATGTTGCCGATGATCACCCGGCAGCGGTCGGTCTGCTGGAAGGCGTCCACCATGTTCTGGCGTTCGCGCTGGGGGACCTTGCCGTAGATGTAGGCCGGATTGTACTTCTTCAGACCCTCGATCAGGGCCTCGACCACATCGGTGTGATAGGCGAAGACGACCAGCTTCTCGCCGCCGTCCAGGAAGGTCTTGATCCAGTCGATCGCGGCCTTGACCTTGGCCATGCCCAGTTCGCGGCGGACCTGGGCGATTTCCTCGAAGTCGATCTTGACGGCCGGCGGCTCCAGCCCCAGGACCGCCGAGGCAAAGTCCATGTTGAGCTTGCGCGCGTCGGTCTTCTGCTCGCCGTCGCCCATCGCCATGTCCAGGCCCAGGGCCTTGGCGCGATCGGCGATCATCTGGCCCTGGAAGGCTTCGTAGTCCTCGACGCTGTTGAAGACCTTGTTGGGGTCCGGCGCCGCCATCATGTGCTCGAACAGCCGCAGGCTCTGGGCCAGTTCGTCTTCCTTGGTGACGAGGTCCCTGATTTCGGCGCTGTCAAGCGCCACGATAGAGCGCGTCTTGGGCGGAAGCTCGGGCAGGACCTCGCGTTTGAGGCGCCGGATCATGAAGGTGCGGCGCAGCTTCTCGCCCAGTTCCTTCAGGTTGGTGGCGCCCGAGGTGTCCAGGCCATGGTGCGTGCGGTAGGCGCCGCAGTAGCGGTAGTAGAAGGCTTCCTGATTTCGGCCCAGCCCCGTGGGATCGAAGGCCTTGACGATCGACCAGAACTCCGCCGGCCGACTCATCATCGGCGTTCCGGTCAGGAACACCCGGCGACGCGCCTCGATCGGTTTCCAGGTGACCGGCAGGCGCCGGCCTTTCTTGAAGTCCGCCGGCTGGACGCCGCCGCAGATGAAGAGGGTTCTCAAGCTGTCGGGGGTCTTCAGGGCGTGGGCCTCGTCGCAGACGAGGTAGTCCCATTCGCGCTCCTTGATCCTCGCGGTGAAGCGGTCCAGGATTTCGTAGTTGATGATCACCACGTCGGTGTCGGGCCAGACGTCGACGCGCTTGACCCGCTTAAAGCGCGGCTTTCCGTTCTTGAAATAGCCGTCGGGGACCTTCTCGACGAAGCTCGCCTCGGCGATGCCGACCGTGAGGCCCTGGGTCTGCCATTTGACCCATTCGCGGCGCCAGTTTTCCTTCAGCGACGCAGGCACCACGACCAACGCGCTGGTGATCGGTGCATCGTCCGTATAGACCCCGATGCTGTTGCCGCCCAGGATCGCCTGGATCGTCTTGCCAAGGCCCGGCTGGTCGCCGACCAGCGTGTCCTTGCGCATCAGGATGTACTCGACGCCCGCCTTCTGGAACGGGAATGGCCCGATGCCCTGGTCCTTCAGGGCCTGGGGGATCGGCGGCTCGAAGTCGGTGAAGGCCTGATAGCTGCGCTCCAGGCTGTCGATCGAATGGGCGCGTTGCAGGGATGCGGCCGAAATCGCCGCTTCGGTCCACACCACGCCTTCGACGGCCGTGGCGATATCGAGATTGGCTGCCACCCAGGCGCGAGGCTTGGAGTCGGCGTCGAGCGTAAAGCCCGCCTTCTGCCAGATGATCCGTTCTTCATACGTGCCCAGGCCGACGAACCGGCCGTTGCGATAATCAATCCTGGCCATGAGCCGCCTGCTGCGCGCGCGATGCCAGGATCAGGGCTTCGAGCTTGGTCTGGAGGTATTCGAACGTCGTGGGCGCGGTGATCGCCATGCGCGCGCGGTTGGTCCCGACGCCATCGGCTGGCCAGACCACGATGCCGCCCTGCTGGACATGCTTGAAGAGGCGGCGCATGTCCTGGTCGATCATCTTCTTCTGGGCTTCGGTCTCCAGCGGCGCCTCGACGAAGTACATCTCGCCGGGGGTGTACTTGGTGCGGATGCCGACGGCGTTCGGCTCGCCGCGTAGCTCGGCGGCTTGGCCGCCGTAGCCCTTGCGCGCCACGTTGTCGCCGAAGGCGTAGAGCAGGTACGGGTTTCGGCGCGCGTCTTCGCGCTTGATGATCTTCTGGAAGATGACGGGCATGCCGCCAACTAAGCGTTAACCATGTTCCGTGTCAAGAATTGCGTCATGTGCAAGAGGGCTTGACCTGGGTCACATTCCTTGACACGGTAGGGTATTTCGGCCATGCTTGCCGGATGAATTGTACTTGCCAGGAACCCGGCTCGAAGCTGGACCTGATCGAGATTTTCGATCGGGATGGCAACCGCGTATGGTATGCGAGGAAGACGTGTCCAATCCACAACCTGATCCTCGCGGTGAGCGAGACGACCGTGCCGATGACCTCGGCCGCCGAGCCGCCATTCTCCGCCAAGTCCTCGACGACGACACCCCCGACGGAAGACTGGTCCAGCGTCCGAGCAACCGTCAGAAGGTCGAACAAATTTGCCGATTGATCGGCGGCAAGCCCGACCAGTTCGACTTGACCGACGACTATGATTTCGATCGGCTGATCAGGACGCTGAGCGTCGACAACGCCGTCGCTGGTCTCTATCTGGCCGATCTCCGCGCCCAGTACCACGGCCGCCTCCAGGAGCCGCAGGAAGAGGCGATCAACGAGTGGTGGTTCGAGCAGTTCGACAACATGCTCATCCTCCTGCGCACGGGCGACGCCCCGCCCAAGAAGCGTCTGCACTGATGTCCGTCAAGAAGCACCTGATCCTCTACGCCGATCACGAGACCGGCGGCCTCAAGGCGCGCGTCATCGGCTCGTTCATGCGCAACGGCCAGACCTTCAACGTCATCGCCCCCGGCTACGATTCCCAGGGCCGCCGGCGCCAATCCTGGACCCAGGTCTGCGTCGACGACGTGCCGGTCTGGGAATGGAAGCTCAAGGCGCCCGTCGCCGACGTTCTCAAGCAGTTCGACAAGCTGATGTCCAAGTCGATCGGCAAGAACAAGAAGCTTCTCAAGGCCGCAATCGCCCAGACCCAGGCCAATCGTCGATCACGCTTCAAGGATGGCGTCTCCGGCGTCGAACCGGCGCCGGCCCTGACCAGGGACGGGCGCGAAGCCGGTCCCAGCTACGTGGCGTAGTTAATTCTGCCAGAAGTCTGTTGACTCCTGTCACGAAACCGCATACCTCTGCTTCACGAAACGTGACACGGAGACACCCGTATGCGCCAAGCCGCCGATATCGTCCACCTCAACCAGTTGCGGGTCCACGCCCGTCCGTCGACCTTGGCGACCGCGCGCCGCGCGCCGGCCAAGACCAAGAAGGGCGTCCTGCACCGCGCCAAAATCCTCACCCCCGCCCAGTTCCAGGAACTGCGCGGGCTGGTCGAGGAAGATAGCAAGACGCCTGAGCGTGATCTGGTCGGCATCCTCCTGTCCTTCTACTGCGGCCTGCGCGCCCAGGAGATCGCCTACCTGGAGTGGGATCGCCACATCCTCGACGCCAAGGGCCGCTTCCGCACCACCGTCCTGGAGGACGGCACGGTCCAGCACACGATCTTCATCTCGGGCGACATTGGCAAGCGGGGGCGCGAGCGCACCCTGCCGATCCCGCCCCAGATGGTCCAGGCGTTGAAGGACCTGCGCGCCCTGCGCAAGACCGATGTCTACGTTTTCCATCGCCTGGACTGCCCGCCGGGCTACGGCCCGCTGCTGGCCAACTCGGTGGCCAAGTGGTTCGGCCGCATCTATGAGCGCTACAACTACGACGGCTGCTCCAGCCACAGCGGTCGGCGCACCTTCGTCACTCAGGCCGCGCGCAAGATGCAGTTCGCCGGCTGCTCGCTGCGTGACGTCCAGATCATGGCCGGCCACGCCAGCCTCGCCACCACCCAGGCCTATATCGAGCCTTCCGAACAGCAAGGCGCGCTGGTATCGAGCCTCTACGACTAAGAGCGGTCGCCCTGTCAACCAGGGCGACCGCAATCCATTAGGAGGCCTGTGGGACTTGCTTGACGACCTGGAGCCACGTGGTGCCGGTCCAGCGGAAGATTGCGATCGCCGGCCCGAAGTAGTTGGGTTCGATCGAGAACGCCGGGAAGCTAAAGTAGCTCAACCGACCAAAGCCTAGATAGTTGTCGTCGATCTGGAGAGAGCCCGGCACGAGCGTCTTCAGCGTCAGGGTCGCCTTGTTGCTGATGTCGACGCCGTTACTGATGTGCGACGCACGCCGGATCAGCCGGATGATCAGTTCGTCCCCCACTTCCGCGCCTGGGCGCACGAGGCCCGCAAGATTGACGGCGCTATCGGTGCCGAGCAGAAGGTCAACGGCCTTCTCGCCGTTGGGGTTGATGATGAAGGGCTCGGGCTGATAAAGGTCAGTCGACGAGGCAGGGACCGTAACGATGGGCTTGGACATTGATATCTCCTGCGACGACATGTCGCATTGACGACATTAGGTAAGACTTATGACAGAGTCATTACTGAAAATGAGTATTTCTTGACTGTCCAAACCCTTGACCTTAAGATCAAAGTATGCCGCACCTTTCCCCTACTATTTTCACCGAAAATCCCTATCAGCCTGAGTGGTTTGAGAGGGACTTTCTGCATAGCCCCGACGGCATCCGGGAGTACCCGGATCACCACTGCAAGCAGACCTTCAATCTCTCCTTGCCCTTCGTGTCCCGACTGCGACACGCCGTCGACGTGGGATGCCGTGATGGCGAGTACAGCCGCTATCTCCAGCACCATTTCGACAGGGTGACCTGTTTCGATCCGCGTCACCGGACCCTCTTTCCCTACAACGTCGACCTGACAAAGGTCACGCACTATCTCACCGCCCTGGGCGATGCGCCGGGCGAGATCGAGATGTTCGGCGGCGGGCACGACCCCAAGGCCGGCAAGCAGGTTACGATGCCCTGCCATACCCTGGACAGCTTTGGCCTTGAGGACGTTGACTATCTCAAGATCGACGTCGAAGGCTTCGAGCTTCGGGTGCTGCGAGGCGCCGAGGCCACCATCGAGCGCTTCCGCCCCGTGATCGTCATCGAGCAGAACGATGCCAGCCTGCCTGGGGAAGACCCCTCTGGCGCCCGCAAATGGCTGGAGGAGCGGGGTTACCAGCACGTGGCGACTTGCCCGCGAGGTTGGGATCACATCATGGTTTCGCGGCGCAACAAGGCCGCCTGAATCGCGCTCGGAGCTACCCGGAGTGGCTCCGAGTTTCCTGTCGTTTCCGACGTCACATGACGCCGAAAATATCCTGTGACGCAAATCTTGACACGGGCGCGGAAGTGGTAAATGGTGCCACCCGCAGTGAGGTTGTCGTACCGACGCCTCCCAGAAAAGTTCCCGCATGTCCGATTTGCTCGATTTCGCCGGAGCCCTCACGGGGCTCTATGACGGTCCGATCGCCTTCGATCTCAATGGCGAGCCGTATCCCGCCTCGGAAGCCGAGGCCATTACCGCCCAGGAAGGGCAACTCTACATCCAGGCCCTGCAAGAAGACGGCACCGTGCCGTTCGTCTGGGGCATCCAGGACGAGGCCTCGCCGACCGATTGGAACGCCTGCCGCCTGAAGCCGACGGCTGTCCTGCACCAGGACGGCACGATGATCCTGTTCTGGGCCTTCGACACGCCCATGCCGGCCGAGGCCCTGGGCTGGGTCGAAGAAGCCTTTGACATGAAGCTCGACGAGCCGGTGCCCACGCCGGGCGCCAACGGCTGGGAACTCGTGCGCCTGGACGCCGAGACCTTCTACACCTACGAGGACTTCGAACGCGCCTATGGCGACCCCGCGCCTTCCGACGGCGCGATCTATGCGGCCGTCTCCAAGGCTGACGCCGACAAGGCCGCCCAGGCCGAGATCGAAGCCCTGGCCGCCGAGGTCCAGGCCGAGCCGCAAGCCAAGCCCAAGAAGAAGGCCGCCGCCAAAAAGAAGGCGCCGGTTAAGGTTAAGGCCGAAGACGAGGCGCCCTGGGACGAGGAGCCGGTCAAGTACGGCGACGCCTTCATCCGCTCGGCCTACGACGAGAGCAATCCGGTCCTGCATCAGGACATCGTCGTGACCGTCGGCGCCAACGCCGAGACCTACAACTGGAAGCCCCAGACCATCAAGCTTGGCCAGATGATGGCCATGCTCTGCCAGCACAAGGAGGGCAAGAAGGACGGTCTGGCCTGGGTGCTGGGCGACATGGTCGCCGGCAAGCGCGGCATCAACTCGGTCAAGACCCTGACCTCGGTCGGCCTCGACATCGACACCGGCATGAGCGGCGCGGACCTGGACAAGGCCCTCAAGAAGCTTGGCTTGATGGCGGTGCGCTACACCACCCACAGCCACATGAAGTCCCGCACCAAGGTGCGCAAGGACATCATCCTCAACTGGATCGAGAAGAACCACGCCGGCCTCGACATCGAGGACCCTGAGACGGTCCAACTCTACCTGATCGAGGCCAAGAAGTACGAGCCCCAGGTCGTCACCGACGCCAGGATCGTCAGCTACGACCACTCCGATCGCGGCATCGAGGCCGTCATCGAGCACATGCCGATGCCCAAGCACCGGATCGTGCTGCCGATGGCCGCGCCCTACGACATCGCCGAGGAGTCCAAGGGCACCTCCCAGAAGGCCGCCCTGGAAAAGTGGCGCCTGATCCCCAAGGCTCTGGCCCGCGATCTGGGCGACCTGCCGATCGACAAGACCGGCAGCGATCCCAACCGCCTGTTCTACCTGCCGCGTCACGACAAAGGCGCGCCGTTCGAGATCAGCCTGTTTGGCGGCGACCTGTTCGACTGGCGCACCATCCAGCTTGTCGATAGCGGCGAGGAACTGGACAAGTTCCTCAACCAGGGCAAGTCCAAGTCGACGACGTCCGAAGGTCGCGACCTTGGTCGCTGGTCGATCAAGCGCGCCCACGGCTTCCAGATCGCCGATCTGGTGCGAAGCTTCGCGCCCGAACGCATCCGCTCCGATACCGGCCTGAAGATCGAGATCGAGTGCCCGTTCGACGAGCATCACTCCAACCCCGGCGATCCCGAGGACCGGGCCTGCATGGCCGTCAACGCCGGCGACGGTCCGAGCGAAATCTTCACCGTCTCGTGCCGCCACGAGTCGTGCCAGGAGCGTACGAACCTGGACATGGTCGGCAAGATGATCGCCGACGGCTGGTTCGATCGCGAGGACATCGACAAGGAGGACTTCAACGCCCTCCTCGACGAAGAAGCCGTCGAGAACGCCACGCCCCAGCAGGCCAAGCGGATCGAGGAAGCCACGCGCATCGAGCTTGAGGATACCGCGCGTGAGGAATACCAGATCAAGGCCGAGGCGATCACCGCCAAGTCGACGGCCGGCGAGATCGAGGACGCCCTGAAGACGATCCTCGAAGCCAACCTCTCGTCCCTGGACGAGGCGCGGGCCATCGAGATGATCCAGAAGAAGCTGGGCCTGTCCTCGCCGCGCTTCAAGGCCGAACTCAACCGCATCAAGCGTGAGATCACCGCCAGCAAGGACAAGAAGGGCCAAAAGCAGGTCCAGTTGGACGATGGCAAGCGCCTGATGTTCACCTACTCGGGCGAGATCGACTTTCACGCCGCGACCGAGGCCTGCTTTGGCATCCTGCGCGCCAAGAACGAGGAAGAGGGTCTGCCCCATTTCGCGTCCCTGGAGCATCGGCCCGTCCGCCTGACCCACTCCAAGACCGGCCGCACGCGCTATGACGAAATCTCGTCCAAGACGCTGTGGTCGGAACTGAACAAGTACATCACCTTCGTCCGCACCACGGACGACGGAGGGTACGGTCCTCGCGCCTCGGTGCCCAAGGAAGTCGGCGATCAGGTCTACGAGACCATCTACGAGGAAATGCCCTACGCGCCGGAGATCATCTACACCCCGATCTTCGACAGCAAGGGCCGCCTGATCTCCGAGCCCGGCTATTACGAAGACGAGGGCCTGCTGATCCCGTCCCTCGACTTCGAGGCGCCGAACGTCCCCGAAGCCCCCTCTGAGGAGGAGGTCAAGGAGGCCGTGCGCCTGCTGGCCGACGAGATGCTGATCGACTTCCCGTTCTCGGACTACGACAGCAAGGGCGTCGAGCGTCGCGAGCCGTCCAGGGCCAACGCCCTGGCCATGATCCTGACGCCGTTCATGCGCCGGATGATCAATGGCTGCACGCCGGTCTTCTTCGTCTCCAAGCCGGTCCCCGGCACGGGCGGCACCTATCTCGGGAAGATTCCGATCCTCCTGTTCGATGGGGAAGAGGGCGCTCCGATGATCTACACGGAGAACCCGGACGAAATGGCCAAGGCCCTGCTCGCGGGCGCCCTGGCGGCCAAGTCCCACATGTTCTTCGACGACGTCAAGAGCTTCAACAACCGCGAGATCATGCGCGCGATCACCTCCACCCAGGTGGGTGGTCGCGTCCTGGGCGCCTCGCGCAACATCGAAGTCGCCAACCGGTTCAACTGGATCGCCACCGGCAACAACCCGGACATCAAGCCGGAAATGGGCCGTCGCGTCGTCACCATCCGCCTGAACCTGAAGGACGAGGAGATCAACAACCGCGTCTTCAAGGGCCACCCGAACCTCCACGAGTGGCTCAAGGACAACCGCTCGCAGATCATCGGCGCCATCCTGACCCTGATCCAGCACTGGCAGGTCAACACCAAGTCCAAGCCGTTCAAGGACCGCAAGCTCGCCTCGTTCGAGGACTGGGCCGAAAAGGTCGGCGGCGTGCTCCAGGCCGCCGGCATCGAAGGTTTCCTCGACAATCGCAAGATGGCCGAGGCGGACATGGACGAAGCGGCCACCCGCATGCTGGTCCGCGACTGGTTCAAGAAGTATTCGGATCGCCCGGTGACGGCGAATGACCTGTTCGGTCTGGCCGAAGACAATAGTAACGATCTGATCGACGGCAACCCTGAAGACAAGCGTACGCGCAACAAGTTCTTCAAGCACCTAAATCATATCGAAAACCGCGTTTTCATCATCGGCGCCGCCCGCGTCGTGGTCATCAAGACCATCGACGAGCAGTTGCAGCCGGTCTTCATCCTGCAAATCCAGGACTAAACTACATGTCCATCTTCCCGCTGATCGAGCACATCGATCAGCTTCTCCCGGCCCTCGCGGGCCGGGAGGAGTTTGTTGTGGCCAAAAAGGACGGCTACACGGTCATCGACTACCGCTACGTCCTGGCCGACAGTTTCGACGAGCCGCTGCGCCGCGAGTGCCGGGGCATCAAGTTCGACGAGGAGGGCGTGATCATCGCCCGCCCGCTGCACAAGTTCTTCAACTGGGGCGAAAAGCCAGAGACGGGCTTGCAGCAGGTCGATTTCGCCAAGCCTCATGTCGTCATGGAGAAGATGGACGGATCGATGATCCATCCGGCCTTCGTCAAGGACAAGCTGGTCTTCATGACCCGCATGGGCCGCACCGACGTGGCCCTGGAAGCCGAGAGGCTGTTCCTGGAAGGCAACGACTATCTTCGCCAGGGCCTGATCGAGAGCCTCGTCAGCGGCTTCACGCCGGTGTTCGAGTACATCGGCCCGGACAACCGCATCGTCGAGGCCTACGACAAGCCCGAACTGGTGCTGCTTCAGGCGCGTGACATCGCCAACGGCGACTACCTCTCCCTGGACGCCTTGCAGGTCCTGTCCGTCGAATACGGCGTGCGCGTCGCCCCGACCTATCCGGCCTTCTCCAGGCACGAGGACGTCCTGGCCGTCCACAGCCGCGCCGAGGGCGGCGAAGGCGTGGTCCTGGTGTTCGAGGACGGCCTGTTCGTCAAGATCAAGACCGACGAGTACCGGCGCCTGCATCGGATCAAGGACGACGTCAGCCGCGAGCACGATCTGGCCCGCCTGATCCTCGACGGCCAGATCGACGACGCCCTGCCGTTGTTCGACGAGCGCACCCGCGCCCAGGTCGAAGCCTTCGCCGGCACGCTGATGTCGGCCTATGCCGGCCTCGGCGATCGTGTCCAGATGCTGGTCACCGCCGGCCAGGACGTCGACCAGAAGACCTTCGCCACGGTGACCCTGAAGGATGCGCCCAACGGCGTGCGCTCGTGCGCCTTCAGCCTGCGCAAGGACCCCTCGATCGGCGCCGGCAAGGTGGTCCACGACTTCCTGATCGCCCACACCAAGGACGCCAAGGCGTTCGACTCGGTGCGCGACATGCTGGGCGGCGTGCGCTTCGAGGGCAAGGTCGCCCGCATGGAAGCCGGCTGACCATGCTGATGGTCATCACGGGACCTCGGGTCAAGATCGCCCGCGCCTCGGTCCGCAATGTCCTGGACATCCTGTTCCCGGACCCCAGTCAGATCACCATGATCTCCGGCCGCGCCAAGGGCACGGATCAGTTTGGTGAGGACTGGGCGCGCGATCGCGGCGCGGGCCTGATCCGCGTCCCGATCGACGACGCCTATGATGGCCACAACCCCTACACCGCGCCCAAGAACCGCAACCAGCGCATGGTCGATCTGAAGCCGCAATTGTGCGTCGGCTTCCCCGGCCACGGTGGCACCAACGACATGCTCGACCGCTGCCACAAGGCCGGCATGACCGTCTGGGAAGTCGAGTTCAAGGGCGGGGACTTCGAGGTTTGGCAATGGCCAAACGCCCGTGAACCTAAGGCCCGGCTGATCGCCGCCGGCGCCCACTGACCCCGAGAAACCATCCATGACCACCGATACCCTCATCGTGGGGCCGCCGCTCTACAAGTACGACAGCAAGGGCAAGCTGCGCGTCTGGCGCATGGAGCAGGAAGGCTCCAAGCACCGCACCGTCGCCGGCCTCGACGGCGGCGCCCTGACCACCAGCGAGTGGACCCAGTGCGTGGGCAAGCAGAAACGCTCCGACGAGGAGCAGGCTGCCTTCGAGATCGCCTCGGGCTACGAGTACCAGTTGAAGCGCGAATATTTCGAGACGCCCGAGGCGGCGGCTGGCGAAGCGCGTTTCTTCAAGCCGATGCTGGCCCAGAAATGGAGCGATCTGGGCTGGGACGGCGCCCAAAAGCGCCTGAAGAAGTCCGGCTGGACCCCGCGCTTCGATGGCGACACCGGCGTCTACGCCCAGCCCAAGCTCGACGGCTTCTGCTGCATCGCCCAGAAGACCGGCCTGACCTCGCGCGAGGGCCAGCCGATCGTCGCCGTGCCTCACATCATGGAAGCCCTGGCCGGCTTCTTCGAGGAGTACCCGGACGCGGTCCTCCACGGCGAACTCTACAACCACGTCTTCAAGGACGATTTCGAAACCCTGGTCTCGATCCTGAAGAAGCAGAAGAACATCTCCGAGGAGCAATATGCCCTCGCTCGCGAGATGGCGCAGTTCCACCTCTACGACTACGCCGCCCCGCACGTGCGCGACGACCGCTACCCGGATCGCTACGAAGCCCTGGTCGCGCAGACCGCCGAACATGTCGAACTGGCCGACGGCATCCTGCACATCGTGCCGCTGGAGCCGATCACCAGCGCCGAGCACCTGGAGCAGCACCGCTCCAAGCAGGTCGACCTGGGCTACGAGGGCCAGATGCCCAAGCTTGATCTCTGCGGCTACGAGCAGAAGCGCTCCTGGAGCGTCCTGAAGAACAAGGTCTTCGACGACGGCGAGTTCGAGGTCGTCGACATCATCGAAGGCAAGGGCAACTACAGCGGCTACGCCAAGCGCGTCACCTGCCGCCTGCCAGACGGCCGCACTTTCGGCGCCGGCATCAAGGGCGGCCAGTCGAAGTTCAACAAGGACCTGCTGGGCGAGGCCGGCCAGGAGCAGAAGGTGGTGACCATCACCCACTTCGGCTGGACCGGCGAAGGCATCCCCCGCATGGGCGTGGCCACCAAGTGGCACGGCGCCGAACGCACCCTCTAAGGAGAACCACCATGGGTTATGACTACGCCTACAGCGGCACCATCAAGATCACCCCCGAAGTCTCGATGAGGAAGGCCAAGGAGGTCAACCGCTATCAGGACGGCCACAACGATCGCTTTGCGCCCCAGCAGTGGTGTGGCCTGGGGATCAACGAGGACGGCGAACTGGAGTACACCGCCGGCGAAGGCCTGTGTGAGGTGGCCGCCTGGATTACCTACTTCCTCGAAGGTCCGCTCAAGGGCTATACCCTCAACGGCACCATCACCGAGACCTGCGGCGATTTCCAGTCCCAGACCGACATCGAGGTCGAGGACAACGTCATCTACACCATCGACTACGAAATGCGCCCCGGCCCCAGGGTCCGCTACCCCGCCGAGCCGGTCTAACACCCACGAGAAAGGCCCCAGGATCGCTCCTGGGGCCTTCTTCTTATCTCGCCGCTAGGTCGGTGGCCTAGGCCTTTCTCGCAGCCTCCTGGGCGGCGTTCCAGCCCTTGCCCCACGAAACGGCCATGGCGTGCTCGACGACGGCGCCGAACAGTCGATAAGGCCGCGCCGCCGACGCCGCGTCCACCGACGTGACCCCGCTCTCGTAGCAGGCCTTGCCTTCGTCGAAGCAGTCCTGGAAGAACGGGAGCGGCTTGGTTCGCCGAGCCATCAGGCGGCCTGCTTGGCTTCGGCCTTGGTCGCGCTCGACACCCGGCGCTTGGCGCGAATGACCGCGTCCCGGTCGCCGTTGGCCACCAGGACCGCCTCGCGGATCAGGTCGGCGGCGGCGCGCGACTCGAAGCTTCCGGCTTCGGGCATGCCGGGCAGGTTCAGGATGTCGGCGAAGTCGGCCAGCTTGTTGATGACCGCCGGGCGGATGCGTTCGACCAGGGTCGGCGACATGGCGCGCGTGCCCGTGATGATGCGCGAGATCAGGCCCTTGTTGAGGCTGGTCGCGGTGGCCACTTCGGACTGCCACATCTGCGCCCAGGCGCGCTGACCGATTTCCTTCAATTGCAGAGGCGTCATCTTTCGGGTCTCCTTCTAGGCGAGGTTGCGGCGGATCAGGTCGGCATGTTGGAAAAGGTTCGGCGGTTCGGACTGGCTTCGGTCCTTCCAGGCGTTCGAGGTCGAGCCAACCTGGACCATGACGCCTTCTCCCCAACGCTCGGCCATGGCGAAGAGTTCACGGCCCAAATCCGTGGGATAGTAGCGGGCCGTGTAGCCCTGCCATCCAAGGTGGGTGGCCTTGGACCGCACGGCTTGGTTCTTGACCAGACTGGCGATCACCGACCGAACCTTCTCGGGCGGCAACTCGGCGATCGCGGCGATGTCGCTGATCGAGGCGCCAGGATCGACCTCGCCCTTGGTGCGGCGAATGAGGTTGGCGCGGATCAGGGCGCGGAAGACGGGCACGTGGGCGATCGTGACCTTGGCCACGCCCCAGGGCGCCCGGATCAGCAGGAACTCACGCCGGGCGCGGTCGCCGGCGGCCTGGACGCGCGCCATCCGTCCGCCGATCGGTTCCTGGATCACCTCTTCGAGGCTTTTCGCAGGAACCCTGGCGCGGGCGGGACGATCGGTAACGACCTCGTGGGCGCCGTCGTCGAGAAGGTGTGCGTCGGTGTTCATGGCGCCCTTTTAGACGGCTTGCGGCAGGCTGTCAACAGATTTCTTGCTCAGGTCAACCAGATTATCAGGGGCGCTTTGCCCGGCCGACGGACGACCTTGACGATCCCGGCGCTGATCAGGTCCGCATAGAAGACCTCGGGCGGCGGGATTTGGTGCTTGGGGTTCTTGCGGGGAGGCGGCACGGAGGGCCTTTTATAAGCTATAAAGACAAAACCCTGGGATTGGTGAAAATCCCAGGGAAATCATAGGTTTGCTTATTTATAGACCTGCTAGGCTTGAAGCTTCATCTGCTGGATGTGGAACTCATAGGAGCCCTTCAGACCCTGTCGGGTGACCTCGGCCATCTCCCTGGCCATGGCGTTTTCGGCCTCGGTCCGGTTGATGTAGATCGAGTCGACCATGAGGCAGTCTTCGACGCGATCGTATTCGATCAGGGCGTAGACGACGCCATCCTCGGCGATGTCGCCGGAAATGTGGTTCTGATAATAGTGGAACGAACTGTCGCGATCGGGGATGGCGTCCACGAACGACTCGGCCGCCTCGAACGAGCGGAATGGGTCATGGATCGTGATGGCCGGCTCATCGCCGCTGGCGACTTCGATGACCACCCAGCATGAGGTCTCGGTCCGCAGGATACGGTCGTAGGAGACCCGATGGCCCAGGCGATTTAGGATCATGTCGGCGACGACCTCGGGGCCGCCGTTGCCCATGTAGCGAGGGCTGTCGGCGGCCTCCTCGTAGAGGATTTCGATGATCGCGTCGCGGGCTTCTTCACGAGTCACGAGGCACCTCGTCGATGATGCGGGCCGCGCTGATCGCCAGATCGCAATAGGCCACGATCTTGCGCTGGCGGGCCGCGCTTGGGGTCGGGCCATCGGCGGCGGCGATCGCCTCCACCTCGTCACGCGCATCGCGCAGCGCGTGACGAAGCTGGTTGATCACCGTCTCGTACTGGACGCTGGTCAGGACGGCCAAGGTCAGACTTCGCCGTTCAGGATCGCCACGAGGCGATCCAGACCGATGGCCACCTCGAAGCAGGTGAGCTTACGCGCGCCGTTGATCTCCGGGAAGTCGGTGCGTCGTGACGTCGAGGCCACTTCCTTCCAGTCGCCCTTCCAGCCCGTCTCGATGTCGATCGTCTCGGTGGCGTAGGCCGGCAGACGATCGCTGGGGATCAGGCGCGCCTGATCGCCGACGATCAATTCGACCTCGCGCAGGACGCTTTCACGCACCGGCGTGGCGTAATCGGCCTTGGTGTCCTCGGCGTAGAGGCACTGGAACTCCAGTTGCCAGAACTGGTTGAAGCGTAGCTTCTCGGCCGTGGCGCCGTCGCTGCTCTCGCGGCGGAACGACGGACCGGCCTGCCAGACGCACAGCGGCGCCTTGAAGCCCGACTGACGCAGCAGGTGCTCGGCGATCTTGTAGGTGCCCGGCGTGGTCTCCGCGCGCAGCGCGAAAGGCTTGTCGCCCAGGACGCCGGCCAGTTCGAAGATGTCGCCGCCGTCGTAGGCGCACGAGAAGTCTTCTCGCGGCATCATCAGCGGCGTCTCGACGCGTTCGAAGCGCCAAGCCGAGTTGAGGTCGAGGAGGGGTCGCGAGACGGCCTCCAGGAGGCGGGCGATCATCTGGTCACGCAGCAGGATTTCCCGCTGCGTCCAGAAGCGCAGGCCACCACTTTGTCGGTTGTAAAGGGCGTAGCTCATGGGGCTTTCATGTCATGATCCACGACACGCTGTCAACCACCCTTACTGAGAGCGGCCAGCGCGTCGTTCAGCTTCTTGTGGATGATCGGCCGATCCTGGGCGTCGGTCAGGCGCTTGGGCATCCTCTGGGGCAGCCCCAGGTATTCGCGCCCGCGCCGGCGCAGTTCGGCCGGGTCGGTGATCTGGTCCTCGAAGAGAGCGCGCAGGAGTTTTCCGACGCCGATCATCTTGCCGATCAGGACTTCCTCGACGACCCGCTTGCTAGGCGGCTTGCGATTCTCGAAGGCCTGTAGATCGAGACACAGATCGACCCAGACTAAGTTGGCGGAGTCTCTCACGCGCTGATGGACGGTTTGGCTCCACCACTTTGGGGGCGGGGCGGAGGCTTCTTTGGATGAGGTCTTCATAGGCCTTGGCGCCAATCTCGATCTTGGTGTTGTCCATCCGGCGGTACTGCCGCTCGCAATAGCCCCAGACCATCGCCCAGTCGGCGTCTTCACGGGTAAAGCCCAGCACCCCCAGGGCAAGGTCAAGGTCGCCGACGGTGAAGTCCATCAGGCAGATGCGTTCCTCGGGGCAGGCTTCGTCGAAGCGCGCCAATTCGGCGTCGCGTTCGGAGACGTAGCGGCGTTCACGGGTGTTGAGGGAAGGACTCATGGGTCGGAGCCTTCATGTCACGCCTCGTGACACGGGTCAAGATTTGCGCAATGGCACCAGCAACCAGACGATGCCCGTCAGGACCAGCGCCGCGAAGACAACGGCCTCCATCACAGCGCTCCGGCGCAGGCCAGGGCCATCTTCCAGCCGCGCTCGGTCGGTTCGAAGCGGGCCACCGGCGAGATCAGCTTGGGGTCGTTCAGGAAGTGGGGATCGAGCCATCCCTTGTTCTTCTCGACGATGGCGTCCAGGCTGGAGGCCTGGAACACCAGGACCTTGCGGCCCTCGTAGTTCGTGCAACCTGGATAATCGATCTCCAGGACCAAGCCCCGGCCGTTCCGCTGCTCGCGAATCAGCTTCCACTTGACCGGATCGGGATCGCCGGGCGCCAGGGACATGGGCGACACCCCGCCCCGCGTCTTAGGCGCGCTGCCTGGAGACACCGAGCCTCGGATCGGCTCGGGCTCCCGATAGGAACTGCCGGGCGAGATCGACGACCTGACAGCGCGGGGCGCCCCGCCGATCGAGAAGGGCCGAGGACTAGCCTCGGTCTTTCCCGTCGACAGGATGCGTGGGCCGCTCGCCGCCCTGGGCGAGCGCCCCGAGGAGAACAGCCGCATGCCCATCAGAATTGCGACGCGACCAGGGCGCGGATGTCGTCCAGGTAGTGGGCGTTGACGACGCGGCCGGTGTTGAAGCGCTCGACCAGGAGATCGTCGGGCCGAACCTCGCCCGCGACGATGTTGACCGACTGATAGCCGGTCTCGGGGTTGTAGATCAGCGCGAACCGCCCGGCCTTGGAGGCCTTGCCAGGATCGGTGATCGGGTCCTTCATGATCGGCGTCTCGACGCCGTCGATCACGTGGTTGGAGGCCTTCATCGCCCAGCGGTTCTTGTCGCGATCCATGTCGGCCGTCGCCATGCCGCCGCCCGCCGCCGTCATGACGCTGTCGGGCGCGATGGCCAGGGATTCGGCGACCTCGAACGGCTGCATGTGCGTCTTCTCGTTCATGCCGTCGCCGGTCAGGACCTTGACGCCGTAGCGGATGACATCGCGGCCCTTGGAGTTGCGGTCGGTGCCGAACCCGCCGGCCAGGATGCGCAGGACCTCCGGGTTGACGTCGAAGATTTCACCCGAGTCCGGCCGGCAGACCATGGTGATGTTCTTGTTGATGATCGCTTCCTTGCGGGTGACCAGCGTCTTGGAGAACTCGAAGATGTTCCAGGTGTCGCCGACCAGCGACAGGATGGAACCTTCGGGCACGCGCTCGATGGCGTTGTCGATGTAGTCGGCGTCGTTGTCGCGTCCGAAGCCGCACGAGATCGAGTGCTCCGACGCGATGACCGAATAGCCGGCCATCTCGTGATGGTAGTAGTAGTTGACGTGCCGGATCGCCGGATAGTTGTCCGAACCCATGAAATGGAACAGATGGCCGATGCCGGCGAGGCACGAATGGTCGTAGCCCATTACCCCCCGCGAGGAGAAGTCCAGGAACGCGAACGGGCTCATCGGGTTGTCGCTGCGGTCGACCCACGAGGCGTTGATGCGCTGGGCGATGTAGAAGTTCCGCGTCGCGATCGAGCAGGCCGTCCACAGGTCGCGCAGGATCATCGTCTCGAAGTAGCTGGTCAGCCAGTAGAGGTCCGGGTCCAGGTTCTCGACGGTGAAGAGGACGTTCCTGACCGGCACCAGGGTGCCCTCGGCGACGGCCTTGATCCGCAGCGGCAGCCAGCCGTCGTAGACGTCGATGATCTTGCGCCAGCCGGCCTCGTTGAACGGCACGCCGTGCTTGGGAAGGTCACGCCGCAGTTCGGCGAGGTCTTCTTCGGTGACGCGCTGGCCCAGCTTGGCGTAAAGCAGCGGCTGGAGTCCGGCGAACATGATCGCCGGATAGTGGCCGCCACGGCTCTCGATGTAGCTGTAGACGCTCGTCGTGCCCGTCCGGTAGATCAGGAAGTGGCTGAACTTGTAGCTGTCGGTGTCGGCCACGAGGTTGTACCGCAGCGGCGGCATGTGCTCGGGCAGGCGTTCCTTGATGCGCAAGGCGTGTCTCCTCAAAAGCTGGCGTAGCGGCCGATCATGTAGTCGGCGATGTGGGCGTGGTCCTCGAAGGTGTCGGTCGGATCGAGGTCGAAGGTGGGCATCCAGAAGGCGGACTTGGCGTCGTCGCTGCCGATCAGGCGCGGCAGGCCATAGCCCTTCGGGATTTGGAACAGGAACGCTTCGGTGATCAGGTGACCGCGCCGCGAGCGGTTGGGATCGTCAAACCGGTGGCCCTCGCCCTGGTGGAAGGACTTCAGCAGAGCGATCGCCTCGCGCAGGAAGCCGGGGTCTGTCGGCGCCTCGCGATTGGCGACGCGCGCCTCGTGGCACTCGCCCAGATAGGCCGTGAAGGCCGGCAGGTCGCGGTCTTCGATGAAGATGCCCGTCTCCTCGACCCCTTCGCGCGCGGCGCCGTCCAGCAACCGCTCGCCAGGGTTAAGGAAGCCGCCGGGCAGGCCCTTCATGCCAGTGCCCTCCTCGCCGCCGCGCTCGATCATCGCGATCTGGTCGCCGGCCAGGATCACCGGGTCGACGGTTTGGTGCGGACCTGGACCCCATTTCTCGCGATAGGCGATCTCGGCCGCCAGTTGCTTCATGAGGTAGGCATAGACCGGGCGGTCACGGAAGCGGCGCAGGAACTCGACGGTGGGGCGCGGCACAGTGCTCCAGTCAAAGCCGTCGTTCCACCCCTTGGCGTCGAAGTCGACGGCGCCGGTGAAATAGGCCTTGCGGATCGCCGTGGCGTTGGAGCCGGTGTCGGTGACCGCCACGTAGTCCCAGGCCCGGAACCACGTCAGATATTCGCTGGTGGCGTCGCGGATGTTGCCGACCAGGGCCACGCGCGGGCGCAGCGCCTTGGTCGAGCCCCGGACCGAGGCGTTGACCGAGTCGATCCAGCCGGCCTTGTTGTAGGGCAGGTCGTTCAGCGGCGCGAAGGAGATGCGCTCCATGTCGCCGGCGCTGTAGCGTTCCCGCAGGCAGGCCTCCATCACATCACGACGCTCCTCGTAGGTGAACGGATTGCGCGTGTCTCGGGCGACATTGGCCGACCCGATCATGATGTGGACGCGGTCGGAGACATCCATGGCCTTGTCGATCACCCGTCCGTGCCCCTCTTGGAAGCACTGGAAGCGGCCGATGACGCCGGCGACGTCGTAGAGAGCGGTCGAGCGGTACGAAGTCATGGATGTCCCCGAGATTGGCGCTTAGGCTTCGGCGGCCGGTTCGTCGCCCGCCGGGGCGGTCTCGGCCTTGGCGGCGCGGCCCTTGGCCGGGGCAGCCTTTTCCGGTTCCGCGACCGGGGCGGCGGCGGCGTTGCTCGACTCGTCAGCGGCCGGCGCGGCGCCGACTTCCTCGAACAATTCGGCGAACGCGGCCGGCGAGTAGACTTCGATCTTGTTCTTGCCGACCAGGACCAGGAAGTCGCCGTTGTTGGCGTTGGTCACCACACCGTTGGACGGGACCAGCAGCGTGCCCACGCCCGACATGCCGAGCGGCGCCCAGGTGTTCAGCGAGGTCAGGCCTTCGTACTTCTGCGCCCATTCCGGCCACGTCGAGCGATCAGCGTGGCGGTCCCAGGCGAACGCCTCGACGGGCAGCGGCTTGCGTTGATAGGGCATCAGGCCCTCCTTGTTACAGATGCGGGAGAGGTAGCATGTCCATGACGCGAGAACTAGCCCCGCGCCATGAATTCTATCACGCCGTTTCGGCGGTCTTCGCGAGGTTCTTGGCCAGTTGCGTGACCGCCCGTTGGTTGGTCTGATCCAGGCCCAGATAGGACTCGGCCAGTTCAAGGCCGCCGACGGCGGCGAACTTGGTGAAGGTGTCGGGCTCGATCACGTCTTCCTGGTCGCTGACCGCCGGGAAGAAGTAGCTGACCGGCACTTGCAGGAACTTGGCGATGTCGTAGAGCTTGGAGGCCGACACGCGGTTGGAGCCGCGCTCGTACTTCTGGACCTGCTGGAACGTCAGGTCCAGGGCGCCGGCTAGTTGCTGCTGCGAAAAGCCCATGACCTTGCGGCGGGCGCGGATTTTCTCGCCGACGTGCTTGTCGACGGGCGCGGGCTGCTTCTCGGGCGCGCCGAGCTTGGCCGGCGCGATGGCGTTCGTGTCTTGGGTCATCAGAGTTCTTTCCCTTCGGGATCGAGGATCGCCAGCTTGTAGCCGCAGGCCTTGAGCGTGGCGTTCAGGGTTGAAACCAGCGGACGCCGGGTGCGGTAATCCGTCCAGTTGCGCAGGGTCGTGGAGGACGCGCCCCCACGGCGGGTGATCTCGGCCTTCGAGAGATCGGTGTCTCCCAGGACCGTGATGGTCTTGACCAGCAGTCCGTCGATTTCGGCGACGGGCACACGGCGATCACGCGGCGGCGCGGGCGAGGTGTTGCGGCCGATCGGGCCTTCCACCGGCGCGCCCGACGAATTGACGAGCTTGGCCTGGACCTTGACCTCCTCGGGCACGACCGCCAGGGGGTTGTCCTTGGCGCGCCGTTTCACCAGCTTGGGACCGCCGCGCACCGTGTCTCGGCGCCCGGAGACCTTCCAGCCCTTCTTCTTCGTGAACGTCATCATGACCTCCTAGCTGAAGTCTTCCATGTCCTCGATCGCGCCGATCGCGACCAGATACTGCTTGTTCCCCGAGCCGATCCACCCGACCTTTCCACGGGGCGTCAGCGTGTTGACATTGACCCAGGACGGGCGAGCGACGGTTCGGACGGGCTTGTCGCCATGGCCTTCGGCGAAGACCGGCGTGCCCTTCCTGATCCGCACCCGCGAACCGACCTTGATCTTCTTCTTGACTTCCGTCGGGCTCATAGGAGGCCTCGGGACGCCAGGACTTTCTCGGCGCCTTCGACCGGACGCAGCCGGCCGCAGGCCTCTTCGCCATCTTGACGTCGAGAGTTGCCCCAGGATTGCCAGAATGGCTTGGGCTCGGTGCCGCTCTCGGGGCTCCGCGCGCAGAGCCGCGCGCTGGGGCACTTACGATCGCCACACATCTCGAAGTCAGGCATGGGTGTCACCCAGGATTTCGCGGATCGCCTCCCCTTGCAGCCGCAGCGCTTGATGGTCTTCATCCAGCACATGCAAAGCATGGCTGATAGACGCCTTGGTTGCAACAGGAAGTTCGCGATTAACGATCATTTCGATGAGGTCAGCGGTATCCGCGAGCAACTCCCGATAGGTAGCTGCCTTCTTCCTCGCGGCACGCGCCGCGTCGAGGGAGAAGAGGACGGCGGTCACAGGTTCTTCATCGCCAGGGACTGGATGTTGGTCTTGGCGCTGTCGAGCACGCGTTCCAGGCGCTGGGCCGCGTCGACGATCCCCGGCGGGATCATGTCGCCCTGGGCGGCCAGTTCCTTGCTGGCGGCGATTAGGCCCTCGACCTGATCGACATAGTCCTGGACCTGCTGGCGGCTCTCGGCCTTGGCGGCGGCCAGGAGATCGGCCAGCTTCTGGCGGGGGGCTGGCGCGTTCGGATGCAGGGTCTTGACGTTGGCGGTAGCCGGCATCGGGGTAATCTTCCTTTTACTTGTCGTTGGCGATGTCGAGATACTCGACGTCAATGGTGTAGCCGGTGATCTTGGGCTGCGGCCCAAAGATCATGTTCTCGTGTATGCCGTCGGTGAGGACCTCCGACTTGATCGAGCGCACGTCGGGGTCCATGGCCAAGCGCATCAGCATGGCGTTGAACGCCTCGCCGGCCTGTTCCATGGTCCCGAAGGCGCCGCGAACGTCGAAGACCCTCTTCATGGCGCTATCCAGCCCCGAGCGTCGTGGGGACGTAGGCGAAGGGCTCCAGGTCGTGGGCCTCCACCACGCTGGCCGCTTCGCCCGCCCAGCGGTTTTCCTGCTTGCTGATCCAGGACGACAGCACGTCCAGGCCGGCGGTCAGTCCCGGAGCCTCACTCTCGGCGATCGCCTTGATGATCTCGCAGAAGAGGTCGTTGACCTCCGGCGGGTTCACGCGGAAGAGGGCGGCGGCGCGCGCCGGCTCGAAGGGGTCCTTGCCCGTCAAGCCCATCGCCACCACGGCGCGGGCATAGACGTCGACCGGCACGCCCGAACCCCACGACCCGGCCAGGGCGTAGAGGTCCTCGAACTCGGGGAAGATGTCCAGCAGGTCCTCGGTGGCCGCGCCCTGGGTCACGACCGTATCGCCGCTCTCCTGGCGATCGACGATCCGATAGCCCAGCATGAAGATCGGATCGGGATTGCCGGAAGTCTGCGCCAGACCGCCCAGGGCTTGGTAGAACTGGGTCGGTGAGGCCGCCGACAGCGGCATCTCGGCCAGGATCGGGATGAGAACTTGGACGGTCATGAGGTCTCCGGCGCCTTAGGCGGCTTGGTTTTCGTAGTTGAGTTTGCGGGCGTATTGGCTGCCGCCCAGGCTGTCGCGCGGCAGGACGGTCGCCTCGGCTTCGGCCAGCGGCTCGATGTGCGTGCGGAAGGTCGACGAGGACGAGAACTTCTTGGGCACGTACTCACGGCAGCGTCCCGGCGCCCCTCGCACGTACTTGTGGTCGGCGCGGCCAGCGTAGATGAACTTGTCCGTCACCTTGGTAACCGTCTCGATGCGGATGTTGACGAGCTTACCCGTACGCGCCGAGATCGCCACGTACTTGACCAGTTCGCCCACCTGGGGGCTCCACAGATCAGTCATCGTCGTTGCCTCCTGTCGAAAAGCGCGGGTTCTTGATCACGGTTTGCGGCTCGTCCTTGTAGGTCTCGTGCGCCGAGATCGTCGCCTTGCCGGCGACCGGCGTGCCTTGGCGGATGAAGCGCGAGCCGAAATAGGTGAGTATCTGACCGTTCTCGATCCTGATCTTGATCAGGTAGCGACCCGACATCCACGAGGTGGCCTCGCGCAGGCAGCGGGCGTCGACGACCTCGCCGGAGAACTCGATCCGCTCGCCCACCACGCCAACATGCCGGGCGTTGGCCAGCCGGGCGCGAGTCTCGTTGTCGCGGTCGATGAATTTCTGCACCGCCTCGATCTGGGCCAGGGTGAGGTCCTGGTGTTGGATCAGCCGCCACATCGAGGCGAGGAAACCGCCGGGTTGATCACGACCGTCTTCGGCCATCGCCTTGCGGGCGTAGAGGGCCGAAAAGCTTTGATAGAAGGGATCGGCCGCCAGCTTGTCCTTACGGGCTTCCCTGGCCTCTTCCTCGGCCTTCAGGCGCGCGGCCTGGGCGGCCTCGTAGGCGCCGCGCTTCTTCTCGCGTTGCTTGTCGCGCACGGCGTTGAGCTTGGCCAGTTCTTCGGCGGTGTAGAGCCGCTCGTGGCGGGTCTTGCCGCGACCATGGCCTCCGCATTGATAGCAGGTGTAGCCGGTCGCCGCCCATTGCTCGGAGCGACCCGCGCCGCCACAGCGACCGCACGGGTACTGGATGGCCGCGACGGGGCGACCCTTGTCGTCGACGCCGGTCTGGCGCGCGGACTGACCTTCCCGCAGGAAGAGTTCGACGATCTGTTCGGCGCTCTGGGGCAAGGTCAACTCCTTTCGTTGACCAGACCATAGGGCGCACCCTGCGAGGCTGTCAACCGAAATCTCGCAGAATTTACGGCTTGGCCTTGGGATGGGTGTTCGCCGCGATCCAGGCGCGCACGTGTTGAGGAAAGCCCTCCAGTTCCTCCTCCGAGCATCGCCACGGGATGCCGTCGGTCCCCACGCCGAAGGCGGTACGCATCGGCACGATCGTGTACTGGTGGGCCATCAGGTCGTGGGCATAGGTGGCGATTGTGTCCTTGGTCCAGCGATCGTCGCCATCGGTGGCCGTGTCGATAACGCCGTCCTTGCGGATGGCCACGATGATCACGGCGCGCAGATTGTGCTTCTCGCGCAGGGCGATGGCGTCGTCGGAGGTCACGATGCAGGCGGGGTCGTCACGTTCAGTGGGCATGGGCGTTTACTTGGAAAGACGGGCTTCGATGTCTTCGGAGATGTGGGCCAGGATCAGTTCCCGCGCCTGGGCCGAGGCCATGTCGACGAATTCCTCGGACAGGGTCGCCGGGTCGACATCCAGGCCCACCGCGTCCAGGGCGGCAAAGACCAGCGGATGGGAGAACTCGCGAAAGAGGCTGCGGATGGTCACGGGCGCAGCTTCGATGCGCTCGTGGCTCAAGGCCTCGTTGGTGAGTTTCTGATAGCGGCTGATGTCAAGCATTGGCGACGGCGACCTTCCAGTTGGGGATGACGCTGGTCAGCAGCATGTCGGCATCGCCCACGTCCTGGATGATCTGCATCTGAAGTTGTTCGAACGAGGCCACCGCCACCAGCGCCGTCTGGGCGCCGGAAAGCAGGGTCCTGATCCGGTTGGACGCCAGCATCTGGTGCATGGAGTCCGTCAGGCCCTCGGCCGCCACCTGCATGGCCACGCAATGCAGTTGCAGGTTTTCGACCTTGGGCTTGATCGTCGACATGAACGGCCCGATCTGCCCCAGCAATCGCTGGCATTGGTCGCGGGCGCCAGTCAGCATCGACTCGTAGTAGCCGGGCTTGGACTTGCCGCTCAGCTTGTCCAGAAAGCCCATGGGCTTGCTCGACGCTTCCTTGGTGTCGGCGATCCAGTTCTTGATCCGCGTGCCGCTGTAGGCCTGCGCGATCTTGACCTGTTCATTGGTCACGCTGACGTTGATCGCAAGATCGTCAGCACCCCAGTTCGTCCATTCGGTGACCGGGATGTCCAGGATTTCTCTGATCTTCGGACGGATGCGCGGATTGGCCCCGACGACCGGGTCCAGTTCGAGCGCTCGGGCCGCCAGGGCGTCGATCCGGTCAGGGACGCGAGCCGGCGAGACGGCGGGGACCGCCGACGAGATCGGGGATGCGAAAGAGGGAGCCGGCGGCCATGTCGAGGTCTGCTCGAAGTAGGGCGTGCGCTCGGGCTCGGGGGAGGAAGCAATGGTCCGACCCTTCGGGGCGGGACGCGGGGCCTCCTGGGGCTCCTCCGACGCGACGATCTGGCGGCCGACCGGCGGACTGCGCAGAGGCGCTTCGGGCTCGGGGCTGCTGTTGATGATCCTGGGACGCATGGAGGGTGCTGCCTTGGAGGGGTGGTCGACGATCGGCGAGGGCTCGATTGGAGCCCCCGCCGAGGCCGGCGTGATGATGCGAGGTCTGATCGCCACGCGGTAGTCCTTACTGGCTAGGCGACGGCGCCCGGCAGGTAGCTGTTGATGATGTCCTTGATCGTCGCCTTCTGGCCGACGTCCAGGGCCTGGAAGCGCCACTGGTTGTCCTTCAGGTACAGCGAGCCGAACTGGAGGGCGTTGTAGCGCGAGTAGTCCTCGGTCAGGTCATAGCGCAGGATGACCTCGCCGGTCAGCGGCTTGCCGTTCTCGTCCAGGGCCACGTTACCGGCCGCGTCGCGCACGCCCTTGTAGAGGCGGCAGTAGGCGTTCTTGACCGAACCGAAGTTGATGCCGGTGTCGTAGATGTTGACCCACAGGTCGAGTTGGTCGACGCCGCCGGTCAGTCGGCCCAGGTCCAGGATGATGCGCTCGTCGTCCTGGTCGGACGCGTTGCCCTGACCGGTGCGGTTGTCGCCGGTGTGGATGATGGCGCGGTCCGACGATTCGAGTTGACCGAAGTAGATGGCGCCGGGGTTGCCGATGCACTTGGCCGGCTCGTCGTTCGGCTGCTGCTTGCACAGGAAGACCGACGAGTCGAGGTCGGCTTCCGTGGTCCAGCCGATACCCAGGATGAAGAGGGTGTCGCCACCGGCTTCCTTCTGGATGTTGATCCGTTCGCCCTTTTCGACGCTCAGATTAGCCATGGGTGTCTCCTTAAAATCCGTTGCAGGGAGGGTAGAGAGGCGAGGCCGCGAAGGCCTCGCCCGGAGGGAATTAGGCCGAAGCCAGCAGGCCGTCGGCCTGTTTCTTGTTCTCGATCAGCGACGTGATGAACGCCGCGCCGATGATGATAGCGCCCAGCAGGCCCGTGATCCACTCGGGGACCTCGAACACCGGCGAGATCAGCATCAGGCCGCCCAGGGCGATGATCGCCCAGAAGGCGCCGTGTTCCAGATGCGGATAGGCTTGCAGCGTGCCACGATCGACGGCCAGCAGCGTCAGTTCCCGCACCGCGAAGGCGCCGACGAACAGGCCCACGGTGATCCAGACGATGTTGTTGGTCAAGGCGAAGGCGCCGATCACGCCGTCGAAGCTGAACGAGGCGTCCAGGACTTCGAGGTAGATGAAACCGCCGATGCCGGCCTTGATCACCTTGTCGGCGACGTCGCCGCCGCCAGTCGCCAGGGTGCCCACGGCCTTGGTGGCCAGATAGGTCACCAGACCCAGGGCGCCGGCGAAGATGTAGCCGTAGCGTTCTTCGGCGGGCAGGATGCCGGCCAGGGCCAGGACGGCGATCAGCACGATCATGATTTCGGCCGAGTCCAGCATGCCGATCTTCGACAGGAAGCGCTCGATCGGACCGAGCCAGTGATGGTCCTTTTCCTTGTCCAGGAAGTGGGTCAGGCCCACCTTGAGCAGGAACACGCCGCCGAAGGCCGCCACCATGTAGTGGACGCCGGTCAGGGTCGCGGCGTACTTGGCCGGATCGGTCAGGGCCATCACCGTGGCGTCGACGGGCGACATGTGCGCGGCGACCGACACGATGGCGATCGGGAACAGCAGACGCATGCCGAAGACGGCGATCAGGATGCCCCAGGTCAGGAAGATTTTGCGCCACTTCTCGTCCCAGTTCTCCAGGACGTGGGCGTTGACCACGGCGTTGTCGAAGCTCAGCGAGACTTCGAGGATCGCCAGGACGGCGACGGTGATCGCCATCGCCGGGCCGGCGATGATGAAGGCGGCGATGACTGCCAGCACGAAGGCCAGGATCGGCAGTCGGAAGTAGTGGAATACGGGCTTGTGCAAGGGGTCCCCCTGTTTGCCGTGGATGGGAAAGGCGTCGAGTCCAGGGGGACCCGAGCCCGACGCGGTTTACTTGCCGCCGATCTTCTTGGCGAAGGCGGCGAACTCGGGCGTGAACAGCGACGCGTACATCGCCTCGTCCGAGATGTTGAGGTCACGGATGGCGATGAAGCCGACGTGGTCGTACTTGTCCGCCATCTGTTGCAGGAACGGGAACGTCGTGCCCATGCCCACGCCGACCATGAAGAAGTAGATCGGCTTGTCGGCGCAGGCCTTGATCGCGGCTTCAGCTTCGCGCGCGTCGCTGTTGTCGCCGTCGGTCAGGAAGAAGATCACCGCCGGATCGTTCGAGGGCGCGGACGCAGCCTTCGGAGCCTCGGGCTTCTTGCCGAAGAGGCCGCCGAACATGCCGGCCGGCTTGACCGCCGCCGGGGCGGGCTTGCCCAGGAACAGGTCACCGTGGATCAGGTTGATGATCGGCGCGTACGAGGTCGAGCCCCAGAGGTGCTGGTCGCCCACCTTCAGCAGCTTGTCGCGCATGAAGGTGCCGAAGTCTTCCGCCGTCGCCGAAGCGATCTTCAGGGCGCGGTGATCGAAGATGTAGGAGTCGAGATTGCCGTCGTCGTCCAGGCGCACGGCGGCGCCAAGAAGCTGGTCGAACGACTTCTGCATGGTCCCGTTCTCGAACATCCATTTGGCCGAGTACGAGACATCGAACACGGCGCCGGCGCGCACGGGCGGGATCGAGGTGATGCCGATCTTCTCGATGGCGAGGCCGGCGGCCTTGGCTTTCTTTTCGACGCTGAGTTGCGACAAGGGTGTCTCCTTAGTTGGTGCGGGCGAGCGCGGCGGAGACCTGCGAGGTCAGGGCAGCGATCTGCGGGGCTTCGGCGGTCAGGCGCGCGGCCATGTCCGAACGAATCTTGGCCATGTCGTCGATCGAGCCGACGACGCTGGCGGTGACGGCTTGCAGCGAGGCCATGTCGACGCTGCTGCGGGCCATGGCGTTGCCGATCGCCACCGTGTTCTGGCGCGTCAGATCGGCGTTCTTGACGATCGCCGCATTGAAGGCGTCGTCGATGTTGTTGGCCAGTTCGGCGCCCTTCTTCTGCTCCATCTGGATGATGTAGAGGGCGAATTGGCGCTTCATGGCCGGCAGGGTGTTGGCCTTCAGGTCCTTGAACTTCTCGGTCAGCAGGAACGAGTTGTTCTTGACCTGGGCCAGTTGCGGGCCTTGCAGCAGGCACAGGGTGCGCGTGCGCTCCAGGTCGTCGACCTTCTTCTTGGCGAAGGCGATCGCGTCGTTCCAGTTCGACACGGTCTGGGCCGAGGTCGGATCGTTGGGGTCGACCGCCGGCACGTTGGCTTCGGCCCAGGCGATGCGTTCGTTGGCGGCGAGGACCACCTGACCCAGCGCGTCGTAGAGCTTCTTGTTTTCGTCTTCCAGGCCCGTGATGTCGCCGATCCGGCGCTCGAACAGGGCGATCTGGGTCTGGACCTGATTGACCAGCTTGTCGACATTGTCGTTGACCGACGAGACGTGCGCGTCGATCTGTTTGGAGCCCCAGCGCTTGAGGAAGCCGAACGGCCCCTTGTTCCACTTCGACGGGTCGTACTGGCGCGCGGTGTCCAGCAGGGTCAGCAGGCCCTTGCCCAGTTCGTCCATGTCCTGGGCCTTGGCGATGCCCGTGACCTTGTCCGAGATCGTCGTGGCCCGGCTCATCTCGTTGGCGCCCAGCGAGCCGATCTCCGACAGCGTGAACGCTCGCCCCGAGGCCGGCGCATAGGCCGGAGCGGCGGCCGGCACGACCGATTGAGTGACCGGCGACGTCAGCGGCGGCGCGAAGTCAGTCTTGGTTGCCTGGATCGGCGAGGCCGCAGCGGGAGCTTCGGAAGCGCCAAGAGTGCGAGGTTTCGGGGGCATGGGTTCCACCTAGTTAGAATACGTGAACTCGTGTCACGACCCGCGTCACGGGTCAAGCGAAAATTGTGTCAGACGACCGGCGCAACACCCTGGGACGTCAGCCACGCCAGAAGGTCTTCCTTCGTCGAGAACCCGTGGGCCTGGATCGAATTGGCGTTCTCGTCCTCGATCAGGCACGACCATTTCAGGTCTTCGTCGTACTCGATGTCGAAGGCCGACAGGGCTGAGTCCGAATCCGTGTCGAAGGCCTCGACGAACGCGACATAGATGTCGTCGCCCGGCTCCAGGACCGTCTCGTTGAAGGCGTTGGTTTTCACCGAAAGCACTCCTTTCACCGCTTGCTGAAACTGGGGGTTTGAGTGAAAGCCTAGCTCCTCGGCGATCGCGTCGGCGATCGTGCCGTGATGGGCCTCGAACTCGGCCGTGTAGTTGAACACCGCCGGGTCAGCCTGGACTTCACCCACGGCGGCCATGAGCGCCCGATCGCGGGGCAGCTTGCAGTTGTTGCGGTAGTGAATGAGCGATCCGGCGCACATCGCCGGTTTCGCGCCCGCTTCCAGCGTCAGATGGCAGGGGATAGGCTTTTCGGCGCGAACCGAGTCAGTAAAGGCCGCCGCCGGGTAGCCGCCCAGGAAGCCTGGAGCCGAGCCACGTCGCCAAGGACATTCGCGACAGGGTTTCTTGTGACGTACGGGAGGAGCGGCGTCGATCAAATCGCCACCAGCCCTTCCTCGATCAGTTCGCCGAAGACCCAGTCGATCTGCTCGGAGCCTTCGATGACATAGGCGCCGTTGTGCCGAGGCGAGTTGGGCGAGACGTTCTCGTCGAACCAGCGCCGGCCGCCATAGGTGATGGGCTTCATGAGGATCAGGCCCGGCTCGACCGGGGTGACGTCGATATCGATCTGCATGCCCGACATTACCGCAGGCTGACGCCGTTGACCTTGTCGGCGCAGCCGAAGGCGCCCAGCATGTCCTTGCCGACGTTGCGGTTGTAGAGCCGGCCTTCGTGCGTGCGGGCCTTGTCGCCGGTGTTCATGATGAAGACCGCGCTGCTGCCGAGCGTCCCGTAGACGCCGCAGTAGGTGTAAGAGCCGTCGGTCTCGGCGAACAGCGACACCATCAGGATGCGCGCCGGCTGGCCGATCTGGGCTTCGATCATCTCCTCGGCGCTGCGGGCCAGGATGGGACGCTTGTGCGCCGGCACGGAGATCGGAGAGCGCAGGGCGTAGGGCGGCAGATAGTCGACACCCTGGGGCGGCACGAAATCGGCGGCCTGGGCGGCGCTGGCCATCAGGAGCGCGGCGGCAAGGCCAAACAGCGATCGTTTCATGGGGTCTCCTTCTTCTAGTGCAGGAGCCAGAGGACAAAGCAGCAGATCAGGAAAGTGATCAGGCGCATGGCGTCCTCCGTCTCAACGTTGCCCTAGTCGTAGAGCCCCATAATCGAGGTGTCAACTGTTTTCTTGTGAAATCACCGGGTCTCGATCCAGATTTCCCCGATGCGGTGACGCACCTCATGCAGGTGGTCCAGCATCTCCAGGCCATAGCGCTTGGCCACCACCTGGACATTGCCTCGGCGCCAATAGCCTTCCGGGCAAACGATCAAGCACGTCTTGGTGCGGCAGGTCAGGCCCAGTTCCAGGAGCGTCACCGGTGCTTTGCCAGCCGGGTCGAAGTAGAACACCACGATATCGGCCGCGTCCAGGTGATCGATCTCCCAGGTCACCTGCTCGACGAACGGCTCGCAAGAGATGTCCTGCACGAGCGCGGTGTCGAAGTCGGGGCGGCGCGGATTGAACACCGTGATCGGAAGGTCCGATAGGAGGTCGGTCAGATAGGTTTGCCACTCGACAGCCTTGCCCATGTCGATGCTGCCGGCCAGGAAGACCTTGAGCCGTTCGGGCTGCGTGACGACGCGCGGATCGTATTGCGGCGCCGTTAGGACCCTAAATGCGGGGTGGGGCATATTCGTTGGTCTCCTTGGCTGGATCGCCGCCTTCGCGCGTCCGGCCGGTCTTGGGGTGTTTGTGCCAGCCCTGGGGCTCGCCGTCGAAACCGTCGGCGGCCCAGGCGCGCAGGGCTGCGCTCGCCAGTTCACGGGTTTGATAGCACCAGCGATCGACATAGCTCCACTCGTTGTCGATCTCGCCGGTGTGCATCGTCCAGTGGAACATCAGCCGTTTGATGCCCGCCCACATGCCATTGCCCATGTCGACAAACTCGACATAGCCATTGTCGTGCAGGAAGGCCTCGAACTTCGGCGTCATAGGCCGACGCGCTTACCGTTCAGAAAAATGATCTCGCCCGCCAGGGCATGACCGTTTCCGGGCTTTTCCAGCCAGCGCATGATCTTCAGGATCGACCCGGTGGGGCTGCTATGGACCTTTGGCGCCTTCTGGAGCCGCTTGTCATAGTAGGCGGGGGAGTCCAGGCGCGGGTTGACATGCACGTCGATCCAGCGCTCGAAGCTTTGCTCCGCAAACTGGCCGCGACGTCCGCCATAGAGTTCGCGAAGGAGGGCGTCGCTCGGGCGCCCGGTCTGGTAGTCGACGCACCAGAGATAGGCGTCGCGCCCGATGATCTTGATCTCGGTGTCGCCATACTCGTCTTGGAAGACGACCAGATAGGCGGGCCTTGGGCCAGACCGCATGACCTTAGGCTTACGGTCCGGCTCCGGTTCCGCGCTGAACCGCAGCGTGGTGCGGGGCACGTCAGGCGAGTTCATGGGCCTCGGGCGTGTATCGGAAAGCCGCGAAGTGTCCCCCGGCCGCCTTGTGCGCCCGCAGCCGCGCGGCGACTTCCTGGCCCAGGGGCGTGAGGTGCAGAACCTCACCCGGCTCCATCTCCTCGACCAGGGGCATGATGAGATCGCGGCGACGCACGCCCATCAGGCCAGCGTAGACCATGTCCTGGACGCAGTGCCAGTCGTCGTGATTCTCGATGAAGGTGCCGTTGTTCAGCCGTGAGCCGAACTCGGGTTTCATCACGGCGCCATCGTGGCCGCCATTGACGCGTTTGGGCCGACGGCACTGCTCGTGCATGACGCGGAAATGCTGGCGGCCCTGACGCATGCGCGCGTCGAAGCCGACCTGGAAGCCCTGGCAGTCGACCATGACGATCTCGGCATAGGCCAGCATCGACCAGTGGTCCTTGCCAAAGAGGGTGATCGGCACGTAGCCGTCGTCGAGCGTCATGGAGCCTCCTAGAGCTTGGCTTCGTAGGTCAGATCGTCATAGACGATCACGCGGAAGGTGCGCTCGGGACCGGCGCCCGTGCGCTTGAAGTTCAGTTGCACGATGTCCATGCGCTTCCCCTCGAACTTCTTCCTGTCGGCGTCCGAATAGCGCGAGGCGTGTCCATAGGTGAACTGCGCGCCTTCCCAGCCCAGCTTCGAGGTGAAGGTCGAGGCCTCGCGGATGGCTCGCAGCATGACGGCCAGGACCACCTCGTAGGACCATTCGCCGAATTTCGCCTTCTGCGGCTCGCGGTTGGCGATCGCCACCTCGTGGGCCAGCTTGAAGACCTCGTCGCCCGGCAGGGTGAGGGTGTGCATGGTTTCGCTCAACGGCTTCTCCTTTTGTCTCGGGCGAACGGGGAAGGCTTGCCTCGGTGTTTGGCCTGCTCGGCCTTACGGTCGGACATGGCGGCCTTCACGGCGCCGGCCTTGGTCTTGTAGAGCTTGGTCCAGGCGCTCGATCCGTTGACCCGCGCCGCCCAGCCCTCCTTGCGAGCGAAGGCATAGACCTCGCCGGCGCGGACGAACGGCACGAAGGACTCGGCCGTGACCCCGTCGCCGAACGGGTCGATCTGGTCGTTGAGCAGAGAAATGCTCTTACCGCCGATCAGAGTGGCTTCCCAGAACGAGGCGTAGACGTACTGGATGCCGTCGATGCTCTCGAAGGGGCCGAACGCGCGAGGATTGAGCGTGTCGGTCATGCCAGGACCCTTTGGCAGATGTGGGCGAACGCCGCCTGGAACGAGCCGAACAACTGGTCGGTCTCGTAGAGGTGGGCGTAGGCGGGCCGCTCGGGACGGTCGATGCGGATGAACCATGCGCCGGTCGGTTGGAACTTGTCGTCCAGGCGGCTGCGGATCGCGGCGATCCGGCCGCGCTCGTCGCAGACGTCCCAGGCGTCTTCGCCGCGCTTGTGGATGGTGATGTAGTCGATCATCAGCGCACCCGGATGTTCTGGTCGAGGCCGCGCAGGGCCTCCTTTCGGGTGTGATAGCCGCCGAAGCGCTTGCCAGGACCATGGGCCACCGATTCGTAGTACCAGCGCATCGAGTCCCAGGACGAGGCGATGATGCGCTGTCCGGGGATGCCCTTTTCCTGCCGCTCCATGCGCTGACCGACCCAGCCGATCACGACGCCGTCGACGGACACCGAATAGCGGTGCAGCTTCTGTTGCTTGCCGCCCTTGATGAGCACCGGCGAGAAGATCGCCGGGACGGCCGTCAGAACGTGTTCGGTCATGGGGTCTCCTCTGTTCGATGTCCCTGCTTAAGCTACCCTAAAGAAGCTGTCAACAGTTTTCTTGCACTAGATCAGCAGATTGGTCGACGAGCCGCCATAGCCGGACTGGTGCGGCTTGATCGGGTCCTCGTGCCACCAGACCCCCGCCATGATCTCGTGATCAGGGCAGCCGCCGGCCTTGCGGACGGTGATGTCGGGCATGTGGCCGGTGTTGATGGTGATGGTCTTTTGACGATGCCGCTTCAGGCAGTAGAAGCCATCGTCCCAGAGCTTACAGTTGTTGCACGGCTCGCCGTACACCTTGCTGGCGTCGGGGATGCTTTCGTGGGCTTCGTTGACCCGTCTGGAGACCATCAGGACTTCTCGTAGTTGTCGTCGACTTCGTCCAGGAGTTCGCGTAGCTCCCGGCGGGCCTCGTGATTGTTCATGATCTTGAGCAGGAGCATGGCGGCGCTGTCCTGGGTGGTCCTGCCCAGCTTCTGGCTGAGCAGGTTGCCGACCCAGGCCACCAGCGTCACGTACTTCAGAACCCCTCGAAAGGTGATCAGAGGTTTAGGCGCCGGCTGCATCGTCGTCCTGGGGCGCTTCGGGCTGGAAGGCCACGGCGAGCACTTCCTGGGCCTGGGCGCCGTTGAGGACGCCCTTGGCGACCGCCGCAGCCAGGGCGCGCTCACCCAGGTGCCGCATGCCCAGATCGAAGTAGGCTTCGACCTCGGCGGTGGCGCGGTCGCGGAACTTGCTGGCCTCTTCGGAGGCGCGCTCGACGACGTAGGGCAGGTTCGAGGTCGCCTCGCGCAGCGCCGTCTCCAGCAACTTCTCAAGGTCGCGCAGGTCCCCCTTCTTAGGGGCGCCGCCGGCCAGGATCGTACGGCAGAGGTCACGGGCGTCCTTGGTGGCCTTGAGCGCCGTCGCCGCATCCTCCGCGATCGCCTGCGAAGCCAGATTGGCGGCGTCTTCCTTGGCGCTCGTCGGCGGCTCGGCCATGCCGACATACTTGCCGTCGCCCACCCAGCGACGCTGGATCGTGCAGGGCACGCCCATGGTGCCCACGCCGGTGATCAGTTGCGCGAACTGCACTTCGGAGAACGCGATCTTGAGGATTTCCTTGTGCCCGAAGAAACGCTGCTCGACGCCGCGCGTGAAGCGCTCAGCCTCCACGACCGTCAGGGTCATGTAGTGGCCCGTGGGCCAGTCGCAGCCGACGAGATTGCGTTCGCCCGAGGTGCGCAGGATTTGCACCATCCCGTAGGACTCGTGGGCTTCCCTGATTTCGTCGTCGGCCATGGGGTCTCCTTTTCCGTTCGGGAGAGGTTTAGGACACCCCGCAAAGGGTGTCAACAGTTTTCTAGCGTGTCCTTTGTCCTGGGATCAAGGACGCCTAGTAGTGGTTGGACAGCAATCCGCGCTGGTCCCAGATGTTGGGGCGGGGCTGGATGTAGGGATTGCGCGGATCGTCCCAGGCCAGGGTGTACTCCAGACCGATCATCTTGGCGCAGTCGGCGCCGATCAGGAACCAACCCATGTCCGAACCGTGGCGAGGCCAGCCGTCATGCGGCTCAGGATAGGGCTCGACCTGGGCGAAGAGATCAGTATCGTCCGGGTGCAGCGCATAGGGACCGCCGCCGACTGTGTGGACCACCCGGCGCGGCTGACCTTCCTTCAGGTCCTTCTGGCAGCGGCAGCAGAAGTGGTTGGACTTCGGATCACGGCGGTAGTCTGGCTCCATCCACACCGCCCGGTACGGGACGCCGGGCATGAACTCCTGCACGAAGGTCGCCTTAGCCACGCTGGTGGGCCTTCCAACGCGCGTCGAGGTCTTCCTTGGTCACGAAGGTGCGCGAGGCCTCTTCGCCGCCATAGGGACGCTCGCAGATGAACACCGTCCCCGGCGTCGCCAGCGCAATTTCGGCGCCTTTGCTGCCTCCCGCCTCCGAGCCGTACTGGCTCATGTGGTAGGCGGAGACCTCGAAGGCTTCGGCGGCCTTGGCCTTAGAGGTGGTGGCCACATAGGCGTCGCCCTGGCGAGAATTACCGGGGATCGCCGGGTGATAGAAGACGATGCTGAAGACTTTGAGCTTGGCCATCAGTCGATCACCGCGATGAAGTCGCTTCGACGCCGCTTCCAGATGGCCGGACGCCCCGAGGCTTCCAGTTCGGCAGCCACCTCGGCGGTCACCGGCAGGTAGCCGATCTTGTCGTAGGTGGTGTATTCGAGGGGCGTCGGGCCAGTCTGCGAGGCAGCGTAGTCTTTCAGCCACGCTTCGGCCGTCGCTTCGGTCCGGGTCAGCATGAAGCCGTCGGGGCGCTGGCCCCAGCCGCTTTCATGTTCGGTCCCAACGAGAACGAAGAGGAAGGTGTGGGTCATCGGTCTCTTTCTCCTGGTTGTGACACCATCTAGGCGCACGCCAGGAACGATGTCAACCGTTTTCTCGCACTAGGGACGGAACTCGATCTCGTCCCAGTGCTCGTGGATGTAGGCGGCCAGTTCCCGCCCCAGGGGCGTGATCACGTGCCAGCGCTTACCTTCGACCGCTTCGGCCACGCCCAGCGCCTTGAGGTGATTTTCAACACCGATCGCGGCGAGCGTGGTCCACTTGCCGCAGCCCGTGAAGATGCGAGTATCACCCCACGGGCAGTCAGGATTAAGCACGCCAGGGTGGGTAATGAAACGCCGCAGATTGATGGCGCCGTTGAGCGTCAGGCGCGCGGCCAGGGCGGCAAGGTCAGCCATCTTCGCGCACTCGCCGTTCGATGTAGGCGCGCATCGCCTCTGAAGAGGCATAGCGCCACGTCCAGGGGGCCTTGTCAGGATCGACGCCGTTGAACCGGCATAGCCACAGATAGCCGGCCTCGGTGTGCGGAAACTGCTCGGCGGCGGCCGGAAAACCGGTCAGCCGAAAGCATGCAGCGACCTCGGCGGGCGTCAGATTGGGCGGCCGGACGTGGGTCAGCTTGACCTTCACCTCCTCGGGCGGGGCCGGTGGCGGAGGCTCGACTTCGTAGCCGGCCTTGCGCAGCAACTTGATCGCCGCCGCGATCTCAGGCGACGGCTTCATCCCTGGACACTCTTTTGGAAGTCCCACCCATCCAGCCACGACCAGCGATCCAGGCTCAGCAGCCCGTAGGGGCAGGCCGAACGCGGCTTGCCTTGCACGAACGCCAGTTGGCCTTGCTGATAGGGGTCCATTACTTCCTCTTCTGGTTCAGGTGCTTTTGCAGGGCCTCCTCGTAACCCGACAGGGTGTAGTTGGCCTCGGCAAAGACGCGAGCGTATATCACGGCGCAGCGGTCCGTACAGAACAGACCATCCTTGTAGCTTTCGCCATCCCACACCGTGACCTTGTCGATGTAGTCGCCGCCCGTCTCTCGCCGATAGACGTCGTGGAACGAGTTGTTCGGATCGTACCGGCGCCAGGAGACCGACACGATAATGCCGTTGACGAGGCCTTGGACCTCGGCCTTGCTGCGCGGATAGGTGGAGCCGAACCGTCGGCTGTCACCGCTCGCCATCTGGCCGAAGTAGTAGTAGTCGGTGGCCTTGCCGATCGGCTTGAAGCAGCAGCGGCACAGCGGGGCGACGGCGGACTTGAACGACATTAGGTGCGAGCCTCTTTGACGATCGCGATGGCCTTCATCAGGCTGTCGACCTCGTAGTTGGTCAGATCGATAGCCTTGGCCTCGGCCTTGGCGCGGATGCCTTCGAGCGCCTCGATCAGGTCGGCCTTGTCCTGGGCCGCCTTCTCCTCCGACAGGCGCCAGCGCTCGGCGCGCTCAGCGGCGGCCTTCTTGGCGTTTTCGGCGGATTCTCTCGCCTGGGTCAAGGAAGGTAGCTTGCCAGCCAGGAATTGCTTGTAGGCCTGGAAGAGGGCCATTTCCTTGGAGTGGGCCGTGTCGACATAGGTGCGATTGGCCTGCTTGTCGACGCCGTCGACCGTGACCGTGTAGGGCTCGACGGCGGGATCGGGCTTCTGGCCCACCAGCGTCTCGCCCGTGGTTTGATCGACGTGCAGGCTGCGGATCATCCACTTGCCGCCGTAGCCGGTGTCGAAGAGGATGTGCGCGAACGGCTCGCCGTTCAGCGTGGCGTAGTTGGCGCTTTTCCAGCCCTTTTTTCGGGGATTGGTGTCTTCCCACGGCACGATCTTCAGGTCCGCGCCGGCCTCGGCCAACTTCAGCTTGCCGGCATACCGGGCGCAGCCAGGGCAGGAAGCACGCATGGGGTCTTCGGTGGAGCGGTCAACGCGCGTCGTGTCCCGCTCACCGCAGTAGAAGACGTACTCGACCCGAGGGGTCGTGGTCCCGGCATAGAAGCCCAGGTCATTCTTCTCTTTGATGAGATGGGTGTGCTGAGCGCGTCGGGCCATGCTGATCTCCTTGCTGTTCGAGACCTAGATAGGAGCCCAATGGTCGCTTGTCAACCGTTTTATCGCAGGATGGATATGCCAGCGCCACCAGCGGCTCGCCACGACCAGACCGCCAGCGATCGTTAGGGACAGAAGCTGCGCGGCGTAGAGAACGTTGATCACCAGCACATAGCCACGACTGGAGACGTGGACGCCGAGTACGGCCTTCAGGTACCAGAAGACAAGATGCGAGGCCATCTGCGCATAGAGGGACAGGGTGACCGCGCGGCTCCACCATGTAGGTCGCGTGAAACAGATCAGGCCGGCCAAGGCGCCCTGGACGCCATCGATCCAGGTATAGACGATCAAAGAGGAGGAATCGACGTAGAAGTAGACGCGCATCAGGTTGCAGACGATCCAACTGATGCAAAACATCGTGGCGACCGACTGCATGGCCGGGCGCCAGGAAAGCAGCGCAACCACTCCGGTAAGGAGGGTCGCGCCAGCAAAGATTTGCCCCCAGAACCCCATGCGTTACGGGATCGTCGGTTCGTCTTCGGGCGGCTTGTCATTGCCGCCCGAACGCTCGACCGCGACGTCCTTGATGCGCGGGCCAAAGACCCCGGCCGCATAGTTGAGGATGACGTTCAGTCGGTTGTGGATGCGATCCACGGTGGCCTTGATCTCCGGCTGATCGGCGACCTGCTGGTGCAGGATCACGAAGTCCTCGGCGATGGCGCCCACGAAGGTAATGGCCTTGTCGATGATGCTCACTGGAGCCTCCCTTTACTCAGAACGAGGTTCTGCCTAGCAGCCGCGCTGCGGGGACGCGAGAGAAATCATTGTGACGCGGCGGCTTTCGCAGCCTTGCGGGCCTTTACCTCTGCCGTCCTGGCTGCCATGAAGGCCTCGCCTTCTTCGCGATCGCGCCAGATTTCACGATGCTCCAGCAGGAAGGCGAAGCCGGCGGCCGACAACCGGTACTGCTTGGAGCCGCGCCGGTTCTTGAACTGCTTGTTGTGCAGTTCGGGCATGTTGCCGTGCCCGCGCTGGCAGAAATCGACCAGACCGCGCTTGGCGAGCTTCGCCAGCGTGCCCGAGTGGTGCGAGCCGTTCGAGGCGCCGATCTCGTAGGGCGTGTGCCATTTGATCGGGTCGTCCCGCCACAGCGGCGCCAGTTCGTTGAGCGTGGCGATGTCGCGCTCGGTCAGGGGCTTGAGGCCGGCCATCAGAAGTCCATGTCCAGAACGATGGTATGGGTGAAGCTGCCGTCGGTCAGGGTTTCCTTGACGATCCGCAGGCCATTCACCACGCGACCGCTTTGGTCCTGGACGTAGAACGACAGGCCCTCTTCTTCCTTTTCGGCTTCTTCGCACTGGTGCTGGGCCGTGCTCAGCGCCTCGATCAGATCGTAGGCGTAGGTAAGGCCCAGGCCATCGTCGCCCGAGGTTTCGAAGATCACTTCCTTGGTCATGGTCACTCCTTTCTGGCCAAGGCGTCCGCCTCGGCTTCGAGTTTACGGGCCTTGTCGATCAGCGTACTGTGACCGGGCGTGTTCACGAGGTTGCGGGCCACGTCACGCAGTTCCTGAGCCGACCGGCGCAACGCGGCGATCTCGATGTCGACCTCGTTCGACGGGTCCTTCGGGATGAAGACCACCGACGGCCGCCGCGTATAATCCCGCGACTGCTTGCGCTTTTTCGTGCGGATCGCCTTGCGTTTGGCCGCGCCGTAGCCCTCGTGATAGTAGGTGTAGACCAGCGTGCTCCTCCCCGGCGTCTGGCTGGGGACCAGCATGCTTTCGCGTTTCAGCGGAAACACCGGAGCCTCGATCCGCGTCCAGCGGTCATCGAACGGTATGGCGGGCTCGAAAGTCTTCGGGCCACCCTCGGCGGGGCTTTCACGGCCAACCTTGACACCATCGGGGTCATAGTAGACGACGTCCATCAGGACCTCGTCGCCGCAGGCGTACGATTGGCGCACGCGCCCGACGACGATCCGGCCGTCGTGATTTTCGGCGACCCAGTCGCCCTGGACGATGGGAAGGATGCGCTCGTCGCTCACAGGCCGTAGGCCTCCATGACCAGCAGGATGGCCCACGGGGCGAACGCGAAGGCCCCCGCCAAGGCAAGCGCCAGCGATCCGCCCACCATGCCGCTGATCATCAGCGAAGCACCAGCGACGGTGAAGATGCTGTAGCCGACCAATCGGTGCTTGCGGCGCGACATGATGCCTCCGGGTTGCTGAAGTTGAGAGGACTTCTATGACGCGAATGGCGTCGAGTCAACTCATTTCTTGTAGAAGTGCGAAGCTGCCCAAATAAGGGCGCCAACACCTGCTAGGCCCCAGATCAGGGTCGACCCATGCAGGACGATGCGCGCATGCGAGACATAGTAGACCAGTCCTGCGCCGACGATGACGGCAATGGCGATGCCGAATTTGGAATTCATGTCGATCCTCTGAAACCGATGCGGCATAGGCCCGTTGAGGGCCTTGTTACCGCCGGCGGAGCTTCCACCGGAAAATCTTCTGTGACGTCGATCGTGACACTTGTCAACCACGGCGTCGTGTGTCTAGGTAGAGGGACGAGTGCATGAGGACGGCGATGGGGCGCTATACCAGCTTGTTCGAGGAGGCGGCCCAGGCTGTGGACGCAAGGTCCCAGTATCCAGGGCAGACCATCCCCGGACTGTGGGAGACCTCCGATACGGCTTCCTGGTCGGTCCTGATGGGCGTGATTATGGGCGATGCCCTGGCTGTCGTCTGTCGTCGACGAGACGATTGTGTGCTCGAACATGCCCTGGAGCGCTTGATCCAGATCACGGCGGGCGTGGAGGTTGAACTAAAGGGCGACCCCGCGCAGATTGCGTCGCGCAGGCTTAGGCTGGCGGCCCAAATCAACGCCGAACGTGTGGAGACTGCCGTCGAGCGCCTTAGTCGACTCGCGGCCGAGGCAGCCACCCACCTCGAAGGCGAGAATGATCCTCGTCTCAAGCAACTGGTCATCGACATACGCGCCGCCATTGGCGACGCCAAGGAAGCAGGAAAGATCGAGTGACGACGCCGACCAAGACCAAGATCAAGGGTTCCAAACGCTTGGCCCGCCGCGCGGCGGCCCGCGCCCTCTATGGCGTCAAGCCTCCCGCTGGCGGCTACAAGGTCAAGCCCTCGACCCGCTTCTTCTCCAAGCCCGCGCTACCCTCGGAGAGGGAGACACGGATAGAGACCCTCACGGGCATCCTGGAGAAGGCGACCAAGGTCAAGCAAAACCAACCGCCCTTCTATCAGAACATCTATTGGACCGACCGCTCGGGTACGACCCAGCGGCTGGTTGAAATGCCCATGATGCACCTGAAGTCGGCGATCCATCTGGTCCGGCTCAATCGCATCGAGGCCATGAAGGCGGCGGCCAAGGTCAAGGGGCAGGCTGAGCGCAGTGCGCTCAATTCCCGCGCGGCCCTGGCCTGCGCGTGGCTGGTCTGCATGGAAGCCGAGGCCGAGCGCCGCGATCCGACCTATGCCGCCCTGCGCAAGCTGCAAGGCCACACCAAGGCCACGCCGACCCCGGTCGAGATCGCGGCCCTCCCTGGCACCTTCATCGGCGCCTAACCCCATGGTCTACTACGCCACGCGCTACGGCCTCCCTAACGGTTCGATCCAGATCACCCAGTGCTATGCCGAGTCCGAAGAACACCTCAAAGAGGTGATGGCGGCGCGTGGCATGGGCGAGGTCCACCATCCGACCGGCTACGCCATCGCCAAGCCCACCATGCCCTCCGCATGGCTTGAGAAGCGCGACTACGCCAAGGCCATCCATGCCTTGACCTGGGCGGCGATGATCGCCGTCAAGTCGGGCGTGGACGCCTGGACCCTGCTTCACGACAGGGGCCTGATGCACGAGTTGGCGCACCTCAACGAGTACAACACCGAGGTCACCGCCCACCGGCCGATGGATGCTTGGTTGAACGCCTTCGGCCACCCAAGCGGGCTGGGCGCTGAACCGATCGATCTCAGGGCGCGTCGGCTGAAGCTCGTCGACGATCTCAAGGCCTTCGAGGCGACGGTCCCTGGACTGGCGCCCACACCGCCGAAGATCACGACCGCCGACTATAGCGAACTCGAAAAGCGCGTCATGGCCTACGCCTACGACTACCTGCTCGAAGACAGCGCCATCGAGTTCAAGACCGCGCCCAAGAAGGGCGAGAAGATCGAGGTCTTCTACGACTATGCTGCCGAGGACGTCACCCCGCCTCCGCCTCGGATGCGCGAGGGCTCCCGCGACTTCGACAAGCAGCGCCTGGAGCAATCCAAGGCCGCCAAGATGCAGCGCACCCAGGCTCTGGTGGCCAAGCTGAAGGCGTCCACCGACAAGGTCAAGGAAGCCGCTGAAAAGGCCAACGCCATCTTGGCGCCGCCCTCGGAGGCAAGGGAGTCTGCGTTCAGTTCGCTCCTGCGCGAGTACGCCGACAAGGTGATGAGCGCCCCGATGCGCAAGGACGCTGTCATTCCCAACGTGTTCTTGACGGGCAGGTCCTTCCGAGCCTCAAAAGTCGAGCCGGAAGTGCAGAATTTCGATCCCAAGGAACAGAAGTTCAAGTACGAGTACATCTTCGAGGTGCCCAGCAAGACCCTAGATCAGAAAATCCTCGAAAACCTGACGCACAAGCAAGACTTGGCGTTCAAGCTCGGAAGTCCTCTGTGATGATTACTCCTGCCCGCCTGCCGGAACTGGACGACCGTTGCGCCTGCTATGGCCAATGGCTCGACGAAGACATGTGGGTCACCGGCACGATCGTCGCGATCAGCGGCAACGGGGCCACGATCAAGACCGATCAGGGCAAGGAACTGAAGGTTCCCCACCGGCGCCTGACCTGGAAGAAGGCCCGCTCGGAGTGGGCAGTCTGGTCGCCTCAGGTCGATCATGAGGTCGAGAAGATTCGCACCCAACGGGGCGGAGACGGCCGATCGAAGTACAATCGCAGGCTCGTGCCCGGCGAGTACATTCGCTGCCAGATGGGTTCGAAGTTCGTCGGCGGGTTCGTCTGCCGCGTGCTGCTCGAAGGTTTCATGATCACCATCCCCAAGGAGAAATCCCTGGTGCCCGACGCTGGCGTCGGCAACTTCGTGATCTCCGCCGACATGCTCTCCTACGACCAGGATCGTCAATGCTGGCAGGCCCGCTACACGCGGGTCAAGCCGTGACCAAGGACGACGCGCTCAAGGTCGCCGAGGCCGTGAACGCCATCGGAGACGTGGGCTTCTATCGGACCGAGACCCTGGCGCGTCTGCGTCGGGCTTTCCCCGAGGTCGCCGATGTCCTGGTCATTGACTATCCGTCCAGCCGCCAGGAAAGGGAGGCTCGCCGTGCATCTGCCTGACGACGCCATTCGCTGGAAGGTCAAGGCACCGCGCCTGCTGCCGCTGATCCCTCGGCCCTGGCTTCAGGAGGCGGCTGAAACGGTTCGCGCCGAATGGTCGGGGCTGCGTCGAGGTCATCATGAGCCGTCGATCACCTCCTATCAGCCGTTCGTCCGCGATGTGCCGGCGCATCAGAAGCTCAATCCTGGGCTCTCGTTCATCTATACCAACGGCGTGGCCCAGTACCACACCGACGGCAACTACCCGCGCTTCTTCTACCTGCTGATCCTTCACTCGCGGTCCTACTGCGTGGACGGCGGTGCGTGGCCCGAGCCCTTCGCCGCCGATCGCCCAGGCGATTTGATCTGCCTGGACAGCCACCTTGAGCACGGCCTGCGCGCCAAGTGGCTCGACGGGCCAGAAGACCTCGATCCTGAGGAGATGAACGTCAACCGCTGCCTGCCGAATTTTTGGCTGGCCTTGTCGATGGACTCCTGGGCGCTCTTGACACCGGAGCAGACGATCATGGCCTATAGCCGCGCTTTGGAGCACAACAACAAGAACATGCCGGCGCAAGCCCTGGAGATCGCATGAAGACCCACTTCCATCGTATCCAGCCGTCCACGGTCCAGGACGCCATCGAGCTTCTGCACTCGTGGATGGACGAGAACGACAAGCTGGAGTTCATCATGGAGGGCCAGTCGGGCCGTCTGCATCATGGTTTCATGCGCCACGTGCGCAACGAATGGAACCTGTGGGACACCTCCACGCCGATCGTCCGCAACACCAAGGCCGTCTACGGCGTCGACCACGCCGACGACATCTCGGGCCTCATCGAAGGCGGTCTGCTCGCCAAGCTGAACGGCGATGAGTTCAATTTCGACGCCGAGGCGCGGCGCTACAAGGACCACTGGGCGCGCGAGGCCGCCAGCAAGGTCAAGGCTGTGCCGATCGAGCCCTATGCCTTCGCCAACAACACCGGACGGGCCGACCACCTCGTGCCCAACCCGACTGCTCGTCCAGGCACATTGGAAGCGCCGCGTAAGCGGGGAATCCTTGACCGCCTGTTTTCCCACTTCAGCCAATAGGAGGCCTGACATGGCCAAGACCGACCCCAACCTGCCGTTCCTGTTCCACACCACCTACGGCGAGGGCGCCCGCCGCCATGGCACCGTGATCGAGGCCGACAGCATCGAGCATGCCCGCGCCCTGGCCGTGCAGCGCGGCCTCAACGAGACCATCGAGAGCCTGGGCTGGCAAGGCGGCGATCCGGGCCTGGGCCACTTCGGCGCCTACCTGCTGAACGAGCAGTACGTCGACGCCCTGCACGAAGCCACCTTCCTGGGCTTCATCGCCATGCAGTCGGGCGTGGCCACCGCCCGCGAGGTCCTGGGCGATCGCGGCCTGCTTCACGAGATCGTCCATCTCATGCAGATGGGCAACGATCTCGACGACGAACATCCCGATAGCCGCCTGATCCGCATCCGCGAGCGGGCCAAGGACATCGCCATGCGCGTCCCCGGCTGGCCCAACGCCCACATCAACCACTTCTATCGCAACGCCGGCTTCGTGCCGAAGAAAGAAGTGGTCGAGGCCTGATGACCGAGGTGCGCCAGGAGGCTTTCGTCCACGCCTCCACCGACCAACGCTGCGTCCGCCTGGACAATGTCCATGGCGGATGGGCGGCGCGCAACGCCGGCGGGGTGGAGAAGCAATTCCCCACCTACGAGGCGGCGTGCCGCTATGCGGGCCTGACACCCCGTGTCCAGGTTCCGACCCATGATCAGTGACGACCTCGATCTCGTCGACCCAGAAGTCGAGGCCCTGGCTCGTGCCATCACTGATGAGGACTATCGCTACGGCGGCCACGTGGTCCTGCTTTATGAGCCTGACCTAGATAAGGTCGAGGCCCATGTGGCGGCCAAGGTCGAGTCGCGCTGGCCCGAGCGCATTGAGCAGGCGCAGTCTCTGCTTGCGACCTTGCGGCGATACAACTTCACGGTCACACGCCTTCAGGGCAGTCTCGGCCTGGAGTGAAAGGCGCGACCGGAGAGCGGCGGCGAAGCCGGCGTGAAACGGGATGCGATCGTGCTCTAATTCGTTGACACCGTGACGCGACTCGTGGCACGAACAGTGCATGCAGCAGATCACCGACAGCGCGCCGCATCTTCGTCCCTATGGCTGGGCGCCGGGTGATTACCTGTCTACCTGCCTTGCCTGTCAGCAGACGTTCATCGGCGACAAGCGCGCCATCTCCTGCCATCCGTGCGCCCTCAGGCGCTTTGAGAAAGCACATCCCGAGACCATGACCGACGATCGCAGGCGCGTGCGCCAATCCTTCGCCGTCTATTTGGATCAGGACGGCGTGGTGTTCGATTTCGACGAAGGCCTGCGCCGCCTCGGCTTCCAACCCGATCCCGAGTATAACAAGTCGTCACACGCGATGAACGACGAAGCCAACCTCTGGAAGCAGGGCATGTACGAGGTGATCAAGGGCACCGACTTCTTCGCCCGTCTGCCGCTCATGGAGGGGGCTGTCGACCTCTATGCGGCTGTCGAGGACGCCGACCCGATCTTCCTGACGGCCTCGCCGAAGTTCGGCTCGACCGAGGACGATTTCCTGACCCACCCCTTCTTCCTGGGCGCGGCCTATCACAAACGCCGTGCGGTCGAGGAAGTGCTGCTGCCGCAAGTCGCGCGACTGCGTATCCACCAGTTGACGGGCAAGGAACCGCAAGCGGCTGTACCGCGTGTTCGGATCGAAGACGATCGGTTTATCTGCACGACCTCCGCTCGCAAGCAGGAGTATATGCACCGCAAGCACTCGCCCTACCAAGTGCTGATCGATGACCGCATCGCCAATTGCGAGGCCTGGGCCGCGTCGGGCGGGATCGCCATCCTTCACACCTCGGCCCGTAGCTCGATCACGATCTTCGAGCGTCTAGTCGACAAGGTCCTCGCGGGCGAGACCCTGGAGGCGGGCGTGCTGCGCACCGATTTCCCGCAGAGCAAGCAGCCGAAGGTTAATCTCGCGGAGGTCCTGGGTCGGTGAAGGAAGCGCTCCTGGCCATCTACGCTGTCGTGGCGGCGACGGCCATGGGCGTCGCGCCGCTGATTCCGCTGATGTGCATGGTGGTGGTCGCCGTGGAGAACCCCAAGCCGGAGGTGGAGAGAAAGGCCTGGAGCCAAGCCGTCAGGTTCGGCCTCGCCTGTTTCTTCGCCGGCTTCTTTATGCTGCTGGTGGCCTACGGCCTGGGGTGGATGGCGCCGACCTATCGGGGCATGCCGCTCTGGGAACAGAAAAACTACATAGCCGAGCACACTCGGCGATAGGAGGAAGCGATGGCTGTTCAACTGGACCTCGTCTGGCTCGTGGCCTGGGCCGTTTTTGCCGGCACTGGCCTGACCCTCGCGCTCCTGGCTGAAAACCCGTACGTTCGCCTTTGGGGAGGCCTCGCGGGCGGGGCGGCGATCGCGCTGTTCTTCTGGAAGCTGTTCCTGACCGCCCTTTTGGTCTTCTACGTCTTCGGCGCCGTTCTGTGGGGCCTGGGCGCCCTGCACAATTTTTCGGTCGCGAAAGGATGGCTTCGCTGATGTCCCGCATCGTTCACTGGTACGCCATCAAGCCCTGGACCGGACCAGACGCCGACTACCAGATCGCCGAGGACCTCGCCGCCGGCACCAAGGTGCTGACCGCCTGCATGCGTGACGGCAAGCCGACGCTCTATGTCGAGAAGGTCACCGGCAAGGGCCGGCCGCTGGAGATGTTCAAGAACCGCGTTGACGCCTTCTACGTCATGACCGGCGAGGAGTTCGAGGAGGTCCTGGCGCCGGGCGATCCGTTCCGCTACGTCGCCACCCTCCAGATCGACAGACCCTCAGGACTCTATTTCTATCATGTCTACGCACGGGTCCTGGGTCTGTGAGGTTCTAAATCGCCGAGACTTCGGCGGTAAAGTTCCTCGTGGCGCTAAGTCTATCGACAGAAACACGCCATACGGGAACCCTTTCCATATCTCGCGTAAGATGACGCGAACACAGGCGATAGCAGCTTTCAGTGTCTGGCTTCCGACACAACCTGCATTGATCGCTCGCGCCCGTCGCGAACTCTATGGCTACAATCTCGCCTGCTGGTGCGATCCCTTGCCTTGTCATGGGCATGTCTGGAGGAAAATCCTCATTTCCCCGTGACGCCATCCTTGACAGGGATCATGAAAACAAGGACACATTGTCACATGCTCTCGACCCCTGCGATCAAAGAGGCCTTCGAATTCGCCTGTCAGGCGCATGCGGGGCAGATGTACGGCGACCAGACCTACGACGTCCATTTCCTGTCCGTCGCCCAGACCCTGGTCGATCACGGCTACGACACCGATGACTGGATCATCATGGGCCTGACCCATGACGTGATCGAGGACACCTCGGTCACCAAGGGTCAATTGGCCGACCGATATGGCGACAATGTGGCCGAAGGTGTCTGGACGGTCTCGGGGTTTGGCGCGACGCGCGCGATTCGCAATGGCTGCATCGCCCTGAAGCTCCTGCGCCGGCCGCAGTACGCGCCGCTGAAGTGCGCAGACCGCATCAGGAACGTTCGCTCCTCCGCCGAGAACAAGTCGATCCGTCACGCCGAACTCTACTTGAGCGAGGCCGGCGAGTTCGATCCCCTGGTCAAGGGTCACGTCCTGGGCTCGATGTTCCGCGACTTGCAGGACGCCTACCTCGAAGCCGAACTCATGCTCCAGGCCGAGGGCGTCTCGCGCAAGGATTCGCCGGTGTCGAAGGTCTATTCGGATGCGGCGTTCGACGACAACGCCATCGACGCCTTCGCTGAGTCGCTGAAGGCCAAGATGGCCCTGTCTCGCGCCAAGGGTCGCGGCGGCTGGAACCGCCCCGAAGAGGTGTCCCAGGCCGCCTTGGTCGAGGCGCTGCACCACCACGTCGCCAAGGGCGATCCCCGCGATGTGGCCCTCTTCGCCATGATGCTCAACTACCACGGCTGGTCGACGGCCCTGACGCTTCCCGAGGCCGCATGACCTATACGATCAAGCAGGCGCTGATCGCGCTCGAACACCTGACTCCGTCGTTGCCGCGCGAGACAGAGGACGGCGAATTCGAGACCAAGCCGCAGGCCGACAAGTCCTGGGGCACCATCTCGCTGGCGCGTCGGCTCCAGACCTCCAAGGAGGCGGCCAAGATCATCGAGGATGATCTGGTTGAGGATGGGCTGATGATCAGGACGCCGGGCTACCAAGGCAACCCGCGCTTCAACCTGACCGATGCCGGCCACGCCTATCTGGTGCTGGGCCGCAAGGGCGGGCTGACAGCCGAACAGATCGTCAAGCGCATCCCCAGGGGACCATGCGCGGCCGATCCGATCTCAATGCGCGGGACCCTCCTGAAGATGGAGTTCCTGGGCATCGTGTCGTCGGCGGACGGCGGCCAGACCTATTCGTTGGTGTCGTAATGCTGCACGCACGCGACCAGGAGGTCCTGGAGTTCGTCCGCCTGGGCATCGAAGGCGCCGATTTCATGCGCGGCGATGTGCGCGAGCGCATGTGGAACGCCTATTTCTCGATGGTCGCTACGGCGACCATGGGACAACTCCAAGAGTTTCGTAAGCGTGGCGTGATGGGTTTTAGTCTACTGGAGTTGACCACAGAAGAAACTCGGAAGATTATTCAGGCGGAGATCGCTTGGATGCTGCCGGGGATGGTCACACGTTTCCCGGAACAAATCAGCAGAAGCTTTGGCGGACTGCATGTCAATGCTGGCCTTAGACGCGCCTATGACTTCCATCACACCAAACAGCACTTCGAGGACGAGAACCCGACCGCCGAGATCGTCGGACGGAGCGTCGATCGGGACTGGTGGCTCGTGCGGAAGAAGGACCCGATTGGGGTTCTGGAAGAGGTTCGGGCCTTGGGCGCGCGCAACGCGGTCATGTTCAGCGACCGCCCGCAGGCCTCCAAGGAAGACTTCCTGGACAGCGACGTGGTCGATGCGCCGGCGCTGTTGCCGGGCGAATACCACATCCTGCTCGACGCCCGCGCCAAGTTCTTCAAGAGGATGCGCCTGGGTTTGATGGGCTCGCGCAAGGAAATCGCCGAGCCCTTGGTCGGCCTGGGACTGATCAAGTTGGATCGGCCTCAAGACCGTTCACGCTCCGTTCATGCGCTGGAGGTCAGGCTGACGGACCTGGGTTTGCGGTTCTGCGGCATCAGCGACAAGCAGCGCAGGGCTTTCGAAAGATGAGCGCCTTCACGCCATCCGAGAAGCAGCGCGGCATGCTGCACAATGCCCTCGGCCTGTTGTGGGCCAAGGAGCCCTACCGGCGACACTACGTGGTCGGCAAGGGTTCTCCGGCCTATCACGACTGGCAGGAACTGTGCCGGCATGGCTACGGCGAGCAAGCCACCGACCCCGTGACGGGGGAACTCTATGACGCCGGACCTCAGGTCTGGTTCTATGTAACCGAGAAGGGCGCCGCCCTCTTCGGCAAGTCGCTTCCGCGCGACTAGGCTTAAAGTGTGGGTGGTGTAGATGGACTTCAAGGTTGAAAATACGCTGTGGCCTGGGCGTCGCAGGGTCTGGGTCGAGTTCTTGTTTGGAGGTCCGTTCAGCACGGCCTTCATCAACGAAAAGCAGACCCACCGCGATGCGGCCATCGAGTTCAAGACGATGACCGTCGAGAAGCTTTGCCATCCATGTGGCGATGGGTCAAAGTGGACCTTGTCCGACGCCGGCCGGGTTCTTCGCGTCCTCTACATGCTGAGCGACAAGGAAGCCGGTCCCTGGACCTTGACCCAGGTGCGCCAGTTCGCCGACATGAAGCGCCTGACCGCCGACGAGGTGTTGCACGGGCTCGAAATTCTCGTCGAGGACAAGATCGTCCTCCTTCAACCCTCTTCCCGAACCCTCAAATGGGACCTGAAATGACCAAGACCTACTTCACCCGAGACGGGCAAGTCTACAAGCTGCAACTCGGGGAAGAAATCCCGATGCCGCTCGGCGGCGCCAAGCTGCGGCACACCCAGCACCTGACCGACGCCGGCTTCAACAAGGCCGCCTACCCCGAGGTCGCCGAAAAGGAACTGGCCCAGGCCGCCGAACTGGCCGAGGCCATCCGTGAGGTCGATCCGACCTTCACCGGTGAAGCGGGCTTCTGCTAGAAATCTGTTGACAGGCCTCCTCGCCATCACGTAAGAGAGCGTGACACCAACGAGGAGGCCCGTCTTGAACGAACGCTACGAAGTCCGGTTCATCACGCCCGAGGGCGTACCGAACCCCAAGGGCGCCTACACCTATAGCGACGCCCTGTTCGTCCGGGACTCGGCGGCCAAGATGGACCCGCCCTACGCCCTGGCCAATCCCGACATCGTGCGCTTCACCGAGACGGTGATTCCCGCCTCCGCCTATCCGCGCCTGCTGGAGCCGCTGACCGGCCTGGAGATCGCCGAAATCCGCACCGCTCTGCGTCGCGGCTGCGACGAGCGCACCGCGCAACGCGCCCTGGCCCAGATGGGAATCTTCGACCGATGAAGCTGAAGCGTCCCCTCAAGAGCGCCAGCGACCTCAAGCGCGGCGCCCGGCTCGTCACGCCGGCCCAGCGCGCCAAGCTGGACCCGCTGGAACTGGCCAATGTGGTCGCCGCCGAGCGCAAGATGAAGGCCTATGAGGACGAACGCGCCGCCGGGCTCGAAGCCGCCAAGCGATCGCCCCTGGACGCCTACCGCGCCGGCAAGGGCTACACCGGCGACAACATGCCCGACAAGGGCCAGCGCGATGGCTCGTGCAACCGCACGGCCTGCCAGCTTCCCCTGGCCGGCAACCGCCAGTTCTACATGAAGGACCACTTCACCGGCGGGCGCCTCTACTACTGCCCGGCCTGTGAACGCAAGTTCACCGAGGCCGATCGGCAGTTCCGCGAGCCGCAGCGCTGCCAGCCGGACGAGGACAACGACAACCGCCCGCGCTGGGAGACCTACGAATGAACGGGCAACAGCGCCTCGCCATCTTCCTGGCCTTCGCCGACATCCTGACCGACAGACAGTTCCCCGAAGGGCAGAGGATCAAGGATTTCTCCTTGTCCGATCTGAACGACGCGCAAGAGCACACGAAGTTCGAGGACTTCCAGCAGGTTCGTCGTGTCCTGCGCGCCATGGAAGGTGACGGCCTAGCCCGGAACACCAACGGGTTCTGGAGCCTGTCGGCCGCCGGCGCCGTCTACCGCTATCTCTGCCGTAAGGCCGAGACGGCGGTCGACCCTGCCGAGCGCATCTCCTATCGAAAGCTGACCATGCTGGAGGAGTTCGACGCCTACGCGGCCAAGAACATCAATCACGCCCCGACCGAACTGCGCGAACGCAATCTGGTCGAGGCCGACTTCCGCAACAAGACCGTCTGGCTCTCGGACGTCTTCTACCCACTCTCCCTCCTGGCCTAGGAGCATCCATGACGACGTTCGAGATCGTTGACCGCGAGAACACCCCTGGAAGCCAAGGCGGCGTCGACTACGGCTCCACGCCCTTGACCGTCCTGGCGCGCTCGCCGGTCGCGGCCCTGCTCTGGATGCCGGGCGGAACCTATCATTCCGGGATTGGTCAACGCTCCTACGCCTCGGCCTATATGATGGTGATCAAGGGCCGCAGCCTGAGCGTCTGGGAGCGCAACAAGAAGCATGACTTCGAGCGCAAGCTGCATGAGCCGGCCAAGCGCCTATCGTCGGCGATGATCATGGAGCGGGCTGAGAAGATCAACGAGTTCTTCGAGGCCGACATCGCCGTCGAACTGGCCAAGGCCGTCAAGCAGCGCAAGACGCTGCTGGTCGATGGCGGTGGCGAGCCGTTCAAGGTGGACGCCAGGGTCGAGCGCAAGAAAAAGGAGGCCACGGCCGCCAAGATCGCGGCGGAAGCTGGCGTGGTGCGCTGGATCGAGCCGATCGACGTCGCCCACTGCCGCCAGTGCGGGACCAAGCTGGTCCCGGCCCTGGAAAAGCACTACGTCGACCCGAAGGTCTTCCAGCCGACCTCGCTGGAGGATGTTCAGCGTCAGTTCAACCACCTCCAGGTCGTTGCGACCGAGGGCTATTTCGGCAACGATCCTGAAGAGGCCCACCTGATCGGCGCCTACAAGACCTGGAACGGCCGGTCCTACATGCGTGGGCCGTACTTCTGCCACAACGATTGCGCGAAGGACTATGCGGTCCGCGCCGTCGAGACCCTTGAGGCCCTCCCGATCATCCCGCCGCTTAGCGACGAGGAACTGGAGGCCCAGGAACGCGCCGAACGGGACGCTGTCTGGGGTTTGTGAGAAAACTGTTGACTTGACGTGGTTGCTTGCACTATGTCACGGTCAACATCACAGGAGACCCGCTTGACCGACCAGTCGAAGATCGCTGAACGCCAACTCGCGCCCAAGCAGATGCTGCACTGGGCGCGGCGTCACGGCCTCGTGCCGATCCGGTACAGCAAGCGCCGCTGGCGGGAATATCCCCTCTTCAAGACCGCCAAGCTCAAGTTCATCGCCGGCTGCCGCGACCAGAAGCGCTTCGTCCGCGTCCTGCCCCACCTTGACCGGATGGAAATCTGCGACGGCTTCATGGACCGCTGGGCCAACTCGCACGGCGCCGAGGTGGTCATGCCCAAGACCATGGCCGAGTTTGACGTGGCGATCGAGACCCTCCTGAAGGAGTCTGAGCCCAGAGTCCGAGACACCCACCCCGTCGAGGAGAACGCCAATGGCTAGCGCCGCCGCGATCGCGGGCATCAGCACCTATGGCCTCAAGTGGCGTTGGGTCTGCTCCATCGGCCTGCGCAACAACGCCGCGCGGCTGGTCGCCATGATCGATCATGTCGAAAACCCGCTCCAGGCCCAGGTCCTCCATCCGATGTGGTTCGACGACATCGTCGAGCCCGTGCGCGTGTATGTCGAGAAGATCGAGGCCAAAGGCGTCCGTGACGACCACGAACGCGCTCTGGTGAGGGCGCTCAACGATTGGGTCTATGAGGCCAAGACCGTTCTGGTCTCCGACATCGACACGGTCTATGACGGCGACCCCAACGCTTGGATCGAATCCAGGATCGAGGACCTGCACGAACTCTACGACGTCTTCGACTACTACCGCGTGTGCTGCTACTGATGGCTGATCCTGGCCTCCTGGTTCGCGACGAGCACTACGACGTCGACGTCAGTCACGACACCGTCTGGGTCAACGACGCCGTTGGCATGTGCATTGGCCGTTTCGGTCCGCGCGGCATCGACGTCCACGCCACCGCCCAGGATCAGCTAGAGGGAGCACACTGCTTGGCCTGCGCCAAGCGCTCCGCCGACGCCGATCGGGACTGGGCCTTCTTCGTCGACAACATGCTCGCCCATCACCGTGTTCAACTCACCGACCAGGACCGTCCCGGATGAACCTGCATCAGAACATCGCCGACACGGTCGGCGCCAACGTTTCGACCCTGCTGCTGCGCACCGAATTCGAGAGCGCGGCCAACGACATCCTAGCCCTGCTGGGACCGCACGCTGAACTGGCCTGGGCCATTCATGCGGTCGAGCAGACCTTGCCCGGATGGGGCTGGTTGACGCGCAACGACGACGAGCAGGGCTACTTCGCCAACATCATGACGCCGGATTTCGCCGGCGGGGTGGAGATCATCAACGGCTACGTCCTCGACTTCTCCGTCGGCGAGCGGTTCTACGCCTACGCCAAGACCCCAGGTGAGGCCCTGTTGAACGCTTTGGGTCAGGTCACCGTACGCCTGAAGAAGACTGCCGATGCCTAGTCGTATCCTGATCCCGGCCGACCTGCTGCGCCTGCGCCAGGGCTTCCAGAGCATCGACCGCGACATTCGCTTCGTCGGCGGCTGCGTGCGCGACACCTTGTTCGGCCTCGTGCCCAAGGACATCGACCTCTGCACCGACGCCTCGATCAACGAGATGATCCTGCTCGCCAGTCGTCTGGGGATCACGGTGATCCCGACCGGCGCCGAGCATGGCACCCTGACCTTCAAGCTCGACAGTGGCCTCTACGAGATCACCTGCCTGCGCGAGGAGACCAAGCACGACGGCCGCCGCGCCGAGTGCCGCTTCGGCCGAGACTGGGACAAGGACCTCTCGCGACGAGACCTGACCATCAACGCCATGGCCATGGATTTCGACGGCGTGATCTACGATCCGTTCGGCGGGCGGAAGGACCTGGAGCACGGTGTCGTCCGCTTCGTGGGCGACACCACCGATCGCATGCGCGAGGATTACCTGCGCATCCTGCGCTGGCTGCGCTTCCATGGTCGCTATGGTCGGGCGCCGATCGACTTCCACGCCATGCTCGCCGCCCAGGACGTCCGCGAGGGGCTGTCGAAGCGGGACGTCGACGGATCGTTCCTGATCTCGCGTGAACGGGTCTGGGCCGAGATGGCCAAAATCTTCGCCGGCCCCCGCGTCGGCTACATCCTCCACTACCTCGTCCACATGCGCCTGGACGAGCACATCGACATGGTCGGCCCCTATAACGTCAACCGTCTGGAGTGGGTGGCCAAGAAGACCGACGACTACATCGTCCGTCTCGTGGCGTTCATGACGTCGGTCGCCCAGGTCGAGGCGCTGGCCGAGGCCTGGAAGTGGAGCGTCGACGAGCGCAAGCGCGCCGTCTTCTTAGCAAAAGAGGTCTATGGCAGCCGTACACGCCTGGACTGGTTGGTGCTGATGGGGATGGCGTCCAAGGCCTGGGCCGAGGACATCGCCCTCATTCGCGAGGATGAGGAGGCTTTCGAGACCCTGCGTGCATGGAATCCGCCCACCTTCCCGCTGCGGGGCCAAGACTTGCTGGACATAGGCTTCGCGCCCGGCCCGGCGATCGGCTACCATCTGGATGAACTGCGGGTCGCCTGGGCGCATGCCGACGGCCTCCTCACCAAAGAGCAACTGCTTCAAGGCCTCACGCCGGAGACCAACTATGGCTGATCTGAGCCCCATCCTGGTCCAGGAGATCACCCGGATCATCAACAGCAAGTCGCCCCTGTCGGACAAGCCGCAAGGCGCCAGCGGGGTTTCGTTCGTCGGCGGCACCCTGCCAGACCGGATCACCCACATCATCGCCTTCCACGTCGAAGGCTGGGGCCTGCATCGCTGGGCCTCCTTCGCCTACGTGATCGCCGGTCCCGATCCTCTCAACATGGAGGTCCGAAACATCACCTATCGCGAGGACCTGACCATGCCCGGCGTCGCGCCTTGGGACGACGAGGACCTCACCGCCCTGGCCGCCAAGCTCCTCTATGTCTGAACGCGTCCTGGTCGCCGCCATCAATGGCGACCGCAATCGCTACTATGCCGAGCCCTGGTGCGATCCTTGGAACACCTGGGCCTTCCGGTGGAAGGTCTATCGCCACGATCGTCTCCCATGTGAGGGCCGTATGAGCCAATACATAGGCGAGGCCGCGTCGCTCATGGAAGCCCGGAAGGTCATCGCCCGGAACATCCGCAATATGCGGCGCCGCTCCAGGTTGCGAGAAAACAGTTGACAAACGCCAGCATCTCCCCAAGGATGCTGGCGTTTTCATTTGGAGGATCGCATGACCCGCACGCCGCCGCCGCTGAATGGCGAAAAGACCCATCCGCTGTCGGCCGTTGCCCTGAGCACGCTGCGGAGCATCAGCCGCTTCCCCTGCCCGACCCAGGAGATCAATCACGGCCTGATCAACCGCTACCAGCGCGAGGGCCTGATCGAACTCTACGAGGACGTCAGTCCCTACAAGACCCACAAGGGCAAGAAGATCAGTTTCGTGCGCATCTCGCCGGCCGGCGAGGCCATTCTGCAAGAAATCGGTTGACACTTGATCGATAGGCGTCCTAGATATCGATCATCAGCAGAGGAGAGCCCTGTGGAAGTCAACGCCAGCAACCTGCGCAACGCCCTGATCGTCCTCAAAGAGGAAGACCCCAATCTGGCCCACCTCCTGGACCCGCTCATCGACGACCGCGTCACCCTGCGCCAGTTCGCCGACATCCTGAAGACGGTCTACGAGACGGGCTATAACCGCCCGTCCCTGTCAAGCTTCACCGTCACCGGCTCCAAGCACATCGGCTTCCCGATGGACATGCTGCGCAAGGGCGACTGCTGGCCGGCCACAACCGACGACGCCAACCTGATCGAGAAGCTGATCGAACGCAACGACGGCTACATCGCCCGTCTGCCCAAGAACGTCACGATCCGCCTGACCACCTGCGCCAGCGAGTACGCCCAGGACAACGCCGCCGCCCGCTGGGCCTCGTTCGGCTGGACCGTCGCGACCCTGGAACAGGACGCGGCCTGATGCGCAAAGCCCTGACCAGGGCCGTGACGATCGCCGGCCGCCGCTGCAACCTGATCGACGTCTTCGTCAAGCGCTACGACCTGTCGATGCTGCACGATCGCCTCACGGTCGACACGTCGGTCGGCGTGCGCATCCTGGGCCTGGGCTTCAACATCCAGGCCTATCAGAGCACGCGGACCTGGACCCTGGCCCTGGGCCACTCCTGGCTGCTGGATGTTCAAATCGGCGGGACGGCGGAAGCCGTCTCGTCGCCGCTGAACACGGGCGCGCCCGACTTCAATCCGCCGGGCTTCCGCTTCTGCATGACCATCCTGGGCTCGATCACCAAGTCGCGCTGGACCTGGGAGGGCTTTGAGGTCACCAACGTCCTCTTCCCCGGCCATGGTCGCGTGATGCGCTGGAGCCATCAGTTTGGCTAACCTGGACCTCCTCAACGAGTTCTGGACCCGCACCGAACGCGAAGACGAGTTCTCCGGCTACCGTGATTTCGTGCGCCGGGCGCGCGCCTTCACGCTCGATGACGACATGGCCTCGACGGTCAGCCGCTTGGCGGTCCGCGCCGATGACAAGATGCTCCTGCGGTACAAGCAGGCGGCCCGTCTCCCGTACCCGGAGATGTGGGTCGAGATGGACTATGAGCAGGGCTTTGCCGAGAACGCGTCAAACCGCCATCTTTTTGGCCGTCCCGAGCGCGTCGGCTGGATGCTGTCTCAAGGTCACCCCAACTACGGCCCGGATGCGATCAAGGTGATCCGCGTCGCCAAGACCGATGGCGGCGGTCCGCTTGCCGGCGGCGATCAACTGGCGTCGGTCTACCCGATGCAGATGATCTGGCTGCCAGAGGGCAGGATCAGCTATGTGCGCCAGGACGTTCGACGGGGCTTGCCGGCCAACGCCGAGGCCTGGATCGAGGCGTGGCACACCGCCGAGGAGAAGTTCAACAACCAGTCCGCCTCCTTGCGGCTGGCCTGGACTCCGAACGATCCCGGCGTCCCACGCGACGCTCAAGGCGACGCTGACGAATTGCTACGCCGCGCCAGCGCCGAGACCGACAAGCTGCCTCTGGCCGGCCATGTCATCGTGACCCTGGAAGGGCGCGCCTTGACCGCCTTGGCCCGGCGCCGTGATCCCAAGGAGATGTTCACGGGCGTCAGCGAACTGATGGGCGCGGCGCTCTACGATCAGACGGGCGACGCCGGTTTCCTGGTCGCGGCCCTGTCCCTGATCAACGAAATACCCGTCCGTTTCGTCGAGCATCAGCCGCGCGGGTCGCTACGGGCCGGCGGACGGCTGCGGCCGTACATGCGCTCCTCGATCGTCTCGATCGAAGTGCCCGCCACCCGTCGCCGGATCAAGGACATCGAAAAGACCATCAAGCAGCGCGTCGAGGCCGCCAAGCGCGCCCGCCACGAGGTGCGCGGCCATTGGATGACCGCCGACAAGCCGCCGCGTGTCGAGCAGACCCGCGAGACCAAGCGCTGGGAGACCTACTTCGACCGCGATGGCCGTATTCGCTGGCGGACCTGGATCGACAACCACATGCGCGGCAGCGCCGAGGTGGGCTACGTCCAGCAGGTCTACGAGGTGACCGAGAACCCGCGCCGTTCGAACTACTAGAAAACGGTTGACACAGTTGGTAGGCGTCTCTATGAGGGGGCGACTGAAACCAGGAAAGGATTTGCTTTGACCGACGAGACCGAAACCGAGCACGCCCTGTATTACGCCCTCGTCGCTGGCGCGGCCGAGTTCGACGGGCTGCCGGCTGTGCTCCTGGCGGTCTGGTCCGAGAACGACAAGACCGTCACCGGCCGGGTCGTCGAGCAGATCTACACTTACAACAACAACATCACCCACGTGACCAAGCCCGATCCGAAGAACGCGATCTTTCGGGGCCGCCTGGGCACCAACCTCTTCCGCGCCTCCAAGAACCGCCTGCTGGCCACGTTCGCCGATAAGGCGACGGCCGAGGAGGCGACCTTCAAGGCCAATACCATCGCTTCGGTCCAGGTCGACGAGTTCGGCGAGAGCGAGAAGATCAAGGAGATGCGTCAACGCGCCTTTGATCTGGAGCAGCAGGCCCGCAAGCTGCGCGAAGAGATCAGGCCTCTACGCGCCGCTGCCTGGGAAGACCGCTTCCAGCAAATCCTCGGCACGCTGCGCGACTCCGGCGCCACTCACGTCTGGTCGCCGCCCGAGGACGTCACGGCATGACGCTCCTCGACGTCTGGATCATCGGCCTCGTACCGTCGATGCTGATCATCCTCTACTGGAACACCTACGAACTGCGTGGGTGGAACATCCTCTACGTCCTGATCGCGGCGTTCATCGCCGCTGGCCTTTGGCCGATCTTCTGGCCGTGGCACCTGATCATGACCGTCAAACAAGACCAAGAAAGCTGAGCATGAACCAACCCGTCAAGCACCTCATCCTCCACGCCGTCGAAGACGCCGGCATCCAGGGCATGGTCCGCGCCGTCCTCGGCCCGGATTTCTCCTCGATCCTGGTTCCGGCCGAGATGATCCACGAGGAATGGGACAACCCCGAGCCTGTCGCCGTTCTGCTTCAGCCGGTCTATAACGAAGACACCGGGCGCCTGGGCGTCGTGCTGGGTCGACGCGCGGTCGCGCCCAAGGTGGGCGAATGGGCGTTCCCCGGCGGCTTCATGCAACGCGGCGAGACGCCCGAGGAGGGCGCAGTGCGCGAGACCCAGGAAGAATGGGGCATCGCCGGCCTCTATGGCCACACCGCCCGTATCTGGAAGGTCTATCCCTCGACCGGCGCCAAGCCGCGTCTGCTGATCTTCTGCGTCAACGGCCATACCTTGAAGGCTTCGGAAGTTCGCGAAATCCTCGGCGCCCAGAAGGGCGACGGCGAGATGAGCGAGTTCCAGGTCTTCTATGACCCGATCGAGACGGCCTTCCCGATCCACACCACCGTCCTGGCGAAGTTCTTCGCCGAGGCCGGCGTGGGCGCGAAGGAATTCCCGATGAGCGGCTACGGGCTGATCGCCTCCCGCAGCCATCCCCCGCAACGCTAGGAGCCCGGCCATGCCCGCAACCCGTCTGCGTGACCCCAAGTCGGTGGCCAAGATCATCAAGACCTTCGACGAAACCAAAAGCCTGGACAAGACCGCCAAGAAGATGAAGGCCTCGGTGTCGGGCATCCGGGCGGTGCTGCGCGTCCACGCACCGCACCTGCTCGAACCCGGCACCTGAGCCGCCGCCTAGGGCGCATGCGCCCTAGGCGGAAATTCTACAAGAAATCTGTTGACACCCTCTTTGAGCGTAGCCTATGGTGCGTACATAGCCGCTTGAGGAGAGCCCCGTGTCGATCACCATGCCCGCCCAGAAAGACGCCGACGGCAACTGGCCCGAGACGGCGTACACGCCGGTCGAACCCTTCACCGAGGGCTCCTACCCGACCACGCAGCGTTATGACCACGAGGCCAAAAAGAGCGTCCTGGTCTACGACGAGTTCGACCCGGCCACCGGACGCTACGTCCAGGTCACGCCGATGTTCGGCCCCTACCGTCGCAATCACCTCGTTGGCTATCGGCCGACCGAACACTTCGAGTGCGTCATGGCCGAGACCTACAAGGGCCGGGTCCTGAGCCTGGGCGAAGTCAACGGCTATCACGACAGCGACTTCTACGCGATCGCCTGGAACCCTGAGAAGCCCGGCTACGATCGCATCGAGTACGCCTCGACGCGCGGCTACACCTACCATTGCAGCGCCTATGTCGACGCCACCGACGAGGTTCGCGCCGCCGCCCAGGCCTATGACGAGGAGCAGACCCGGCTGCGGATCGAGGCGCGGGCCAAGGCCGTGGAAGACGCGCGCGCCGATTACGCCAAGACGCTGGAGGTCGACACCTCGGTGATCTCACGCCTGGAGCAGGCCTATGGGCAAATCGACCCGCGCCCCATCTCGACCTACGGACGCTATGGCGGCCATTATACCTCCCTGTCGCGGGCCTATGGCTTCACGCGGGAGTCCAACGCCCTCGACGCTGTCCTGGCGCTGATCATCAGCGCCAAGAAGGGTCGCCTGCGCAGCGAATTCAAGAAGAATCTCGCTGCCCAGGTCATGGCTTGGCTGGCCGATCCGGCGCCCAAGTACCCGACCCCGCTGTCCACCAAGCAACTCCAATACATCTAAGGGAGGACCCCCTTGAGCTTCATTGACAACACCCAGCCGGTCGAAAGCGGCAGCTACGCCATCATGTGGAGCGGCGGCGCCTTCGAAGTCTTCGAACTGCGCTCGCAATTCCGCGAGAAGCAAGGTGACGGCACGATCCTTCGCTTCAACGCGTTCGAGGTCACCGATCCCTATCCGATCATCCTGAACGCACGCGAGATCACCGCCCGCTACGACGACAAGGACGAGGCCCTTCTGTGCGCCGACGCCGCCAGGGCGGCCTGGAAGGGCGGCGACGACGCGCTGAAGGAACTGCAAGACGAGTTCGACCGCAAGAAGAAGCTCCTCACCGAGCGCCGCGACCGCTATGCCCGCGATCTGGCCATCGCCGGCCGCGAGAAGATCGACGCCGGCGTCATCAAGCCGATGACGATCCCGCTAAGCGATCGAGAGATCGACCGCGAGATGGAAGCTTCCTACCGCCAGGATGCGGCCGTCGAAAGCGCGCTTCGCAACATCACCGAGGTCTCCGCGCCGCTCGGTGACTTTCCTGGCCTGCCGGACTCGTGGTATGAAAAGCCGGTGTGCTTCGTCGAATGGGACAGCGACGACGGAGACCCGTCAGTCGGCATTTCCGGCTGGCACGGCCTCTTCCTCAAGCCCGACCAGACCGGCTCGATCCTAGGCGACATCCTCGCCGATCTGGCCATGGACCCCAAGGACGCCGTCGAGACCGTCACGCTACCCGAGACGACCCACGAGAAGCTCTACACCCGCCTGCGCGCCGCCGAGGCCGTGATCGCTATCCTGACCGACGTCATGGAGGATCAGACCTCGACGAACATGCGCTTCGAGGCCAATCGCGACGCCTTCCGCGCCCGTGTTGACGCCCTGATGTCCTATATCAAAGTCAACACCGAAAAGCTGCTCGACGCCATGGCCGAATGGGACGAGGCCGTCGCCGCGCACGAGGAAGCCGACGCATGACCGCCATCTTCGACAAGCCCACCGTGCTCCAGCGCGTCCGTTTCGCCCAGAAGCTGATCCGCGCCATCCCGGACGACGGCGACGCCATGCTGCCCGACACCAACGCCGCCATGGCCCAGGACGCGATCATCAACCTGATCGTGGCCTACAACCTGATCAGCGACGAGCAGGACTTCAAGTCGGTTCGCGTAGCGGTCACGTCGGACACCAGCCGCAAGCAGCCGCCGGTCCTGCTGGACCCGATCGCGCTGCGCGTGCCGGACGGTCCGCTGACGATCGACATGCGCGCCATCCGCAACTACGACATGCTCGCCGCCGCCCGTTTCGAGGCGATCATCGGGCTGCTCTCCATGCCGGGCTTCCTCAATCCCGGCCGCAAGTACGCCGCCCTGTCGTTCGACGACATGAAGGACCTCGATCGCCTGGACCGCGTGCGCCTGTCGTACCTGCTGCTGGACCTGATTGAAGTCTACACCTACGGTTTCATCGCCTAACTGCAAGAAAACTGTTGACACCCGTCAAAGGGGTCTCTAAAAGACGCTCATCCGCCGCTAGAGGAGACCCCGATGACCACCGAAGCCGCCATCCGCGCCAAGCCCTTCATTCTCACCAACGATGGTGGTGGCCAGATGCGCATCTGGGAGATCAAGGGCCTGCGCCCGCGCGGTGAACGCGAGCCGGGCGTCTACGAGATCGAAATCGCCGACACCGAGGAGAACAACTCCACGACGATCCGCAGCGACGACTTCGATACGATCTTCGCCACGGCGCCGACGCTGGTCCAGGCGCAGATCGCCCGCCGTACGGCGCGGTTCGCCTGGGATAGCCACCAGCAGACGATCGCCGCGATCGAGATGGCGCTTCAAAACGCCAAGAACAACCAATGGATGGAAGTCAAAAGCGTCACTCGCCTCGTGGCCGAGGCGGTTATCTAGCCATGACCGACCATCCGCTCGTCATCCGCCGCGATGCCATCAAGAAGCTGCACGACGCCGTCGTGCCTCTGAAGGGCTTGGGCCGCCAGAGCTATCATCTGGGCGCCAACGCCCTGCGGATCGCCCTGGAGCGCGCCATGTCGACGGAAGACGACGGCAAGTGGCGCTACGAGGCCCTGGGCTTCGTGGAAGGCACCCGCCAAGCCCTGGAAGGCATGTCGGACAGCTACTGCGACATCGCTCGCGACCCGCTCTACGCCGCCCTCTCCCATGCGCGGGACCTCCTGCGCTGGGAGCAGCCCAAGCACTACGACGCCGTCATGGCCGAGATCGCCCCGACCGTCAAAGCCCTGGAGGACCTCGCCCGTGGTTGAGTTCACCGCCGTCGACATCGACGATCGCCGCCAGCAGGTCCTGCGCGTCATCCGTGACGCCGTCCTGCGCCATCGCTCCGACAAGAAGCCCTGGACCCATCCGACCTTCGAGGCCATCCGCGACGCGGCCGACGCCGGCGCCAAGGATCGAATCTGGCGCATGGAGGCCGCCGGCTATGTCGATGGCACCCGCAACACCCTGCTGCGCCTGCGCAGCAGCTTCGTCCTGCCCCAGGGCCTGGACATGCAGCCCATGCTCGACGCCCTCATCCAGGTCTATCAGGTCCTAGAGGTCGAGGACCTCGCCGCCCTGAAACTGGAGGAGACCGGTGTCCACCGGGTCCTCGACGTTCTGGAAAGGACCCGCCCCCGTGACTGATCCGATCCCCGATCGCCTGAGCCGCAACGCCCAAGACGGCGTCTGGCGCCTCTATGACTGCGAGCAGAACCGCCTGCTGACCGACGCCGATTTCGCCCATGCCGGCGTCACGGTCGCCGAGGTCGGCTGCGCGCTCGACTCGGGCAACTACAAGTTCCACAGTCTGGGCGAGCCGGGCGACTGGTCGCGACGCGATGTGATCCGCGCCGGCACCCTGGACTTCCCGGTGCGCGGCGTGACGATCGAACTGGCCGCCATCCGCACCTGGATGGACACCGAATGGGTGAAGCGCGAGGCGGACAAAGCGGCTGCGGAGTTCGTCGACGCGATCAAGGCCCAGATCGCTGCCGCCGCCATCACGCAGGAAGACATCACCCTGCACCTCAATCCTGCCCAGCAGCAGATGCTGAAGGAGTACCTGAAGTGACCGACATCCACGCCTTCTCCAACGCCATCTACGAAACGCGCGACACCATGCGCGGCGTGGCGGGCGGTCTGGATCACCTCGCCAGCGCCTTCCTGACGACCGGCAACGCCAAGGTCGCCCAGGAACTCTATGACCTGTGCGAGGCCCTGGACAAGCAGGTCGACCGCCTGATGTCGGCCTACAGCCAGAAGGTCACCGACGACGTGCGCGCCTCCGAGCAGGCGACCGCGACCATGCTGCTGGGCATCGCCGGCGGCATGAAGGTCGCCGGCGGCCTCTCCCAAGAGGGCGAGGGCGTCATGCTCGCCCTGGCCGAATCCGTCTCACCGGGCGTCACCATTCCGATCCGCGAGGCCGTCTAGCCTTGAACGACACCACCAATCCGTCGATGCTCCGGGCGGGCCAGATCAAGGCGATCTCGACCAGCCTGGATAAGTTCGTCGCCCGCTTCGACACGCCGACCAAGCGCCGGGTGATGCCGTTCTATCTCCAGCCGGCGGCCGAGTTGATCCGAGAATCCCTCTCGGCTGCGCGCGCCGACAGTCTCCTGGCCCGTAAGGACGTGGGCCTGCGGCTGGTCGGCGCCCGCACGCTGATGGCCTCGCATCCCAAAGACTCGGTCGCCATCGTGGTCACCCAGGCCCTGGATCACGCCTCCTACGTGATGATGGCCGAGAGCGCCAATCGCCTGAAGGAGCGCTGGGACCCCATCAACGCCCTCGTCGCCAAGGTGGCGGCGATCAAGATCGACCCGCCGGCCTCGACGCCCGTCAAGGCCTAGCCGAAGGAGCTATCCATGAGCCAGTCTACGACTCCGACCCATCGCCTCCAGATCACCGTACGGGGCTACCTGATGTTCGAGGTCTTCGGGTCCTCGCCCGACGATGTCATGGCCCAGTTCGCCGAGGCGGTCCGCCGCAAGGCCAAGATCGGCGGCTGGAGCGATCAGGCCCAGCACGAGATCGACTCCATCAAGCCCGAATGGATCGAGACCATCAGCCACGGCGTCACCATCGACGGCGAGCCGTTCTGATCCTACGAGAAAGCTGTTGACAGGCCTCTTGCCGCCCCTTAGAAGGGGTTCAACGAAAGGAGGCCCTCATGGCTGGTTTTCACGTCATCTGCCGCCGCGAAGGCCGCGAGCGCGATCATTCCGATTTCCCGACCCTGGCCCAGGCCAAGTCGCGGGCGCTGCGCTACGCTGAGCGTGAGGCGATGATCGCCGGCATCTACCATGAGCCGGCCTTCCAGGACATCAAGGCGCAGATCGAGGCGTTCAAGCCCGGCTGCTTCAAGGGCGTCCAGGTCGGCGAGGTCTCGGTCGTTCGCATCGAGGATCGCTCGTGAGGGCGTTCATCTGGCAGGGCGGTGATGTCCTGCGCAACTATCGCAGCGGCCTTGTCGTTGTCCTGGCGCCGGATGAGCCGGCAGCCTGGGAGAAGCTGCGCCAGCAAAACCTCGCCGCCTTCGTCCAGCTTCTGACCGGCCACAAGTTCAGTCTCGATGAGCCGGGCGACCTCGACTTCTACTGGGGCGACCTGGACGAAGACGAGAAGGTCAAGCCCGGCTATCCGATCTTGCCTCAGGTCTACGACGTCGGCGCCGCACCTGTGGCGGTCTGCTGGGGAGGCGATTGATGGCCATTCCGACCTACACGATCGAGCGGGACATCGACGACACCCATCAGCGGGAGTTGATGTCCCTGGCCTACGAGTGGTTCGACAACGCCACGGGCAAGGCCATGTTCAAGTTCGCCTGCGGGCAGCCGTGCGATGGCCGAAAGCTGCTCGCCGAGGCCAAGATCGCCTATGCCCAGGCCCAGGTGACCAGCCATGCGGACCTGCCGCGCCTGAAGGCCCTGATCGACTACGCCGCCGCGCAGGTGGCCTATGCCCGTCTGCGCATCAAGACCCGTGTGCTTCTGATCGAGGCGGCCAAAGCCGGCGTCGACAAGTACGATGTGAGAACCTGGATGGAGGAAGCCTATGCTGACCAACCGCGTGCCTGACTTCATGCTCGATCCAGTGACCGGCGTGGGGCCGACCATCAAGCAGCGTATGGCCGAGCGCCTGCGCATCCGCCAGGACCTCGAACGGGAACACCCCGGATGGAAGGTTCAGAGCACTGTCGAATCGCGCTCGGGCGGGATCGAGGCCGTCATGTTCAAGGACGGCGAGACCTTCCCCAAGCGCGTTCACTGGGACCGAGCGGCCTATCTGGGCCGCCAGTTCCTGCTGCCCTTCAACTAGGAGCCCCCGATGGGCGTTAAATCCACCGTCCGCCTCTCACGCCAGGAAGCCGAAGAACGCTATGTGCGTTTGAAGCTCGAAGACCAAGCCCTGGCTCGGTCCTTTCGCGCCGAGGCGGTCATGATGACCGACACGCAACTCGAAGATGTGCTGGAACGACTGAACGATGATCGCTACCGAGACGAATACGGCTCCAGCAGCGGCTACGACAACTACCTCATCACAAAATACCCCCACGCCGAGGACTAAGTTCGTCCTGATGCTGGGACAGCCACGTCAGGCGCTCTGGCGGCGGGCTGCAAGAAAACTGTTGACACGCCTGCTCTAGGTCGCCTAGAACGGGCGTGTCAACGAAAGAGGAGACACCCCGTGGCCCAGGCCGAGAACGTGAGCGTCGTGCTCATCATCTACAAGCTCTACGAGACCGACAGCGCCATCGCCGTCAACGCCGGTGAGCTTCAGATGCAGCGGGACAACCCACGCGGCCTCGCCTACCTGCCCAAGAGCCAGATCATCATCGGCAATACGCTGGCCTCCCATGAAGGCAAGGTGCGTTCCAGGGGCGTGCCGGCCAAGGTCGCCGAGCGTCTTGGCATTTCCAAGACCGGCTATTACGCCGTCTCGGGAGGCGAGGCAGTCATCTCGCGTGTCGAGTGGTGCCCGGTTACCATGCCCAAGTGGCTGGCGGACAAGAACGGCTGGACCCATCAGTCGCCAGAGGACATGGTCGCGGTCTGCAAGACTTGGGCCTACACCGACATCACCGTTCAGCAGGCCCTGGACGCGATCGCCTCGCCGGGCGATCTGGCCCTGGCCCGCAAGGCCGAACGTGACGCTGCCGATCCGGTCCAGAGCCGTCTGGCCTCCTCGCTGAACTTCCTGATGAACATGAAGGAGGAACCTAAGGTCGCCTGGGAAGCCACGGAGAGCGGCTACTACTGGATCGCGCTCAACGACCACATCGATTTCTATCCCGAGGGCCGGCCGCGCCCATTCCTGGTCAAGGTCGAGGTGGATGAAGCCTACGCCATGGTCACCGAAGTGAACGGCGCCTTCCATTTCGAATTCGACATGAAGGTCAAGGATCGTCCTCGCAACCAATACAAGATCGCGTTCATGGGCAACGTCGCCGGCATCCCGACGACCAATTGGGAATGGCTGGGCGTGACCTGGATCAACGAGGTCCATCCGCCGGCCATGCCCAAGGAGATCGCCCTGTGCGAGTGAACCAGCGCAAACCGTCAATCCTGCGCTGGGTTGAAGACCGTAGCGGCGCCATGGGGTATCTCGGCGACATCTACGTCGCCCACGTCGCCGACTACGGGACGGGCAAGCGCTATTGGCGTACCGAGTTCGCTGCGCCGGGCTTCAATAGGTCGGGCAAGGGCATCGGCGAGGCCTACTGCCGCCGCCAAGCCGAAAAAGCGATTCAGAACTGGCTGAACGCGGCCGGTCTTGCCATCAAGCCGGCGGTAGAGTAAGCCAGAACGTCACCACGAAAGGGGCAGCGTCACACGCTGCGCAGATACCCGCTATGCCGCATGTCGTCACCGTCGAGGAAGCTATGGCGATCCTCGCCACGATGCCCAAGAAGGCCGTCCTGGTGATCGGTGGCGAGTGCGTCGCCGGACTGACCTTGCAACGCGGACGGGTCCGTGATGGGTACTACAATCAGCACTTCAAGCCGCACGAGGATGGGCGCATCCAGGCCGTTCGCTTCACGACCGTCACCGAACTCTCCACCGGCGAAGTCACCGAGGTGCCCCTGTGATCGGCGCGCTTGATCTGCTGCTACGCAAAGCCGGCGCCGTGCGCTTCTCGGTCAACGAGAACCGCAGCTTCTATGAGACAGCCGCGATCGACTTCCATAAGCACATGATGCTGCCGGAAGAATGGTCGAACACGATCGAGAAGACCATGGTCGAAACCCTGGGCGCCCAGAAGGATTCGCCCATCACGACGACCAAGATTTTCCTGCGCGACGAGGTTCAGGGCAAGGAGCGCGCCTTCACCGCCGGCGTCAATCCCGCGCTCGTGATCGCCAGGGCTCTTGACCGCTGGCGTATCGAATCAGGCTGCCTCGATCCGATCACCGACTTCTCGGCCGACGAGACGCTGGAGTTGGAGCAGGCGATGATCTACCTGACGGTCGAGTCCGTCTCCTGGTACATCGACGGCAACGAGCATCTGCGAGACGGTGCGCGGACCTACGCCGAGATCGTTCGGGACTACCCGGTCTCGTTTCCAACCTGGGTCGGAGCGCCCGTCGCCGACGACTACGCCGGCGACATCGTGATCCTGACCATCTATCCCGACACGCCGATCGGCTCCTATCGGATGGCGGCGGCGACGCTGCCCGAAGTCCTCCGGGCCGCCAACACCTTGATGAGAGACCTGCGCGGACAATGAGCCTCTTCGAAACCAAGGACGCATTTGGCGACCGCATGAAGGCCTATGAGAAGGTCGAGACCGGCCGCCGGTTCATGCCCGGCCTGCCGCTCTATGTCCGCCTGGATGGTCGCGGGTTTTCGCGCTTCACCAAGGGCATGGACAAGCCCTTCGACACCCGCATGACCGAGGCGATGGCCGAGACCACCCGCACCCTGGTCGCCAAGACTCACGCCTCCCTGGGCTACTGCCAGTCCGACGAGATCAGCTTGGTCTTCATGCCCAAGGACCAGATCAACGACTACTTCTTCGCCGGCAAGGTGCAGAAGATCGTTTCGGTCCTGGCCGGCCTGTGCTCGACGGTCTTCTACCGCGAGTTCGCCGTGCAATGCGAAGACCACGTCGCCAAACGTGGCGTCGAACATGCCGACCAGTTTCTGAAGCGGCTGCCGCATTTCGACGCGCGCGCCTTCCAGGTGCCGGTCCTCTACGAGGTCGCCAACGCTGTTCTCTGGCGCGTCAAGGACGCCGAACGCAACGCCGTGCAGATGGCGGCCCAGGCGGCCTATTCGCAGCGTGACCTTCACAAGCAATCGACCCGCAAGCTGCGCGAGATGATCGCCGAGGCCGGCATCGACTTCGAGGCCTATCCCAGGGCGGTGAAGTCAGGACGCTTCTATGCGCGCGTCACCGAGGAGCGGCAGACGCCCCCGGACATCCTGGCCAAGATGAAGGAGAAGGACCGCGCCAAGAACGCGACCATCACCCGCAGCGAGGTCCAGGAAATCATCCCCGAAGGGCCGATCACCTACCAGACGATCGCCGACCTCCTGAAGTTCGACCAGCCGCCGGCGGTGGCCCCGTGAGCCGTGTCGTTGTCCACGAGCGCAACGACCGCTCGATCTTCTACATGGTCGCCCTTGATGGTGCCGGCCCGCCCACGCGTCTGCATGCCGACCCCGACAAGGCCCTCAAGGAGGCCAAGCGTCTGGTCAAGCACTTCAAGCGCCCCGCCCGCATCCTGATGCAGATCGGCATGGTCTTTCCGAGCGCCCATCAGGACGCGGTCATCGTCGCCAACTTCACCGTGGGCCAGTGGTACACCGAGCATGATGACACCTGACGAATTCGCCGTCGCCTATCCAGGCTGGAAAATGGTGCTGTCCTTCCCCCATCCGCCTATCGATCTGGGCCTGCACGGCAAGGCGCCAGATCAGGTGCGGGGGTGGCTTGTCTCACGCCACTATTGCTGCACGCTCCAGCGCCTGAACCCCACGCAGGTCAAGAAGAAGCCCGACGAGCGGGATGACGTCCTGGAAGGGGTGGGCGGGGAGAGCTTGACCAGCATGCAGGAGGCCTACGACGAGGCCATCCGCCAATTCACCCACTGGCGCCGCGACAAGCTCGACTTCTATCGCTGGCGCTATGCCAAGCACCTGCTCGAACGAGCCCTTCCAGGCGTGCGTGAACGGCTAAAGCAGCCCCGCTGGTTCCGGCATAGCTGGCAGGACGAATACCCCGACCAGAAGCCGCCCAAGAACCTTGACGGCGCTCGGGAGTCGCTATGGTTTCCCGAGCGGTTCATCAACGAGACCTATGAGGCCGCCTGGGGCGACGGCGAGACCGTCCTGACCGTCGTGGCCGCCCGTTTCGGATGGACGCGAGGGCAGGCCTATCAGGCAACCGAGGACTGGTTCCGCGATCCGGTGAACTACAACTGATGCCGCTCTACTTCAGCACCTACAAGTTTAAGTCGACCAAATATCCGGGTCGGTGGGCCGAAGCCGCGACGCAGTTCTATGCGCGCAACTATGGTCATGCCCTGCAAACCCTGAAGATGCGCAACCTTGATGAGCACGTCTGCCGGCCGCCGCTGGCTCGGCCCGGTATTGTCACGGGCGTTGAAGGTCCACCGGAGATGCCCTCGGATTTGCTGCGGCAAGGACGGCTGGCTGAAGCCATGCACGCGGCGATCTACATGGGTTTCTTGGCGCACGCCTGTGAGGCTACGGAAGGCTACGATCTCCTTCATGACATAGGCGTCCTGCATGAGGTTGGGCATCTGCTCCTGTTCGACGCCTGGGAAAAAGCAGGGTCTCTGCGAAACCACTACAAGGCCACCGGACGGGACAAGGAGATCATTGCCGAAGTCGAAGCCCTAGAACGCCGCATCCCAGGCTTTCACCCTTCCTGGTCAGGCGTGGAAGAACATCCTGCGGTCCCCTTCCCGCAGCGTCTCGCCTGGGCCAGGGATCGCATCGCTGAGCCGGACTGGTACGCCCAAGACATCCCCGAGGACGCGCCTAGGGTCTTCTTCGGATAGCCTGCAAGATAACTGTTGACACCTTAGTCGGCGCCGACTACCCATGACGCAACAGCTTTCACCAGGGGAGTCCACGTGACCTACGAATCCAAACTGAACCCGCCGGGCTTCGTCACCGAGGAGGGCGGTTTCCGCGACTACCTCCACGTCTGGATCAAGGGTGACGCCGACACCGAATTGGCCCTGGGCGTCAGCCTGGGCACGGACGAGGCCGACGAGCCGCCCTGCCTGCGCGAAGCCATCGCGGTGATCTCCGCCTTCGCGGCCGGCGTGATCATGAAGCAGCCGGGCTTTGCCTCCATGAACGAGGAGCAGCGCGAATACGCTGTCCAGGGCGGCGTCTCCCAGCTTCTGATGGCGGCGATCCAATCGGCTGCTCCGACCTTCAGCCCCCACCCGCACCTACTGCCGCCGCCAGAGCCGATCGAGGACGACCCCGATGCGGTCCAGGCCGTGGGTATCTGGGCCACACCCGGCGCCGAGGGCGGCTTCTACGCCGCGTTCGTCGACCATCCCGACACGATGCCGGTAGGCGCCATTCTGGCCGCCGCCGCGCTGGAAGCCGCCGCCGAAGGTTCGGACGAGGACGCCTACGACACCGCCCTGGTGCGTGCCGTCCAGGCCGACTTCAACAAGACGATCGACACCGCGCTGATGGTGGGCACCGTCCAGTGATCCGCAGCATCGCCCTTCGCATCCCGACGCTGGCCCTCCTGGCCAGCGCCATCGTCTCGACCGCCCAGGCTGGTGATCTCGCCGGCTCGGTCAGCCTGACCAGTGCCTACATCTCGCGAGGCACCGACCAGAACGTCCTGAACGGTGCGGCGCTCCAGGGCTTCGTGACCTACAGCCACGGACCGTTCTACGTCAGCGCCTTCGCCTCGTCCATGAACTATGGCGAGGGCACGACCAAGGAACTCGACTTCTTCGGCGGGGTGCGCAAGAGCGCCGGCCCCTGGACCGTCGACCTCGGGTTCGCCAACATCAACTACCCCGACAACCACACGCCGCTGAACTTCGTCGAGTACGACCTGAAGGTCGACCGCGCGATCGGCAAGGGCAATGTCGGGGTCTGGCTCGGCTACACCGACGCCTATTTCAACACCTATGGCCAGGGCGTCTGGACCGAGGCCCACGCCAGCTATCCGATCACACAGTCGGTATCGATCAGCGGCGCGGTCGCCAACCAGGACCTGCCCAACAACTTCGACTACCGTACCTGGAACATCGGCCTGACCAAGGCCTTTGCCGGCGGTGTCAGTGCCGATCTGCGGTATAGCGACACCGATCGGCACGACCTGGACCCGCGCTGGAACACCTACGGCGCGCGGACCTCGCTGACCCTGACCAAGAGCTTCTAAGGGGGACCCTATGAGCCTGCTCGAAATCCTCGCCACCGCCGTCACGGTCGCCTGCGTCCTGCTGGCGGTCAAGCGTTCGACGTGGCAGTACCCTGTCGGGATCATCGGCACGATCCTGTTCTTCTTCGTCTTCTGGGGCGCCAAGCTCTACGCCAGCGCCGCGCTCCAGGTCTTCTTCACCTTCGTCCAGGTCTATGGCTGGTGGTACTGGACGCGCGGCGATCGCGGCAAGGCCCCGCCGATCACCACCTTCCCCCGAGACATCCTGGCCGCCGTCATCGTCGGCGGGGTCCTGCTCGCGTTCGCCCTAAGCGCGATCCTCAATCAGTTCGTCACGCCCAAGGTGCTGTTCTGGGATACGGCGATCTTCGGCCTGTCGATGGCCGCCCAGTTCCTGCTCGACCGCAAGAAGATCGAGAACTGGATCGTCTGGGGCGCCGTCAACGCCATCTCGGTCATCGTCTATTCCAACCAGGGCTTGAAGGTCGCCGCCATCCTCTACGCGGCCCTCTTCGTCAACGTCTTCTGGGGCTACTACGAATGGGCCAAGGCCAAGCGCGCCCAGAAGATCGTCTGGGACGCCGAGGCCAGGAAGTATCCGCCGGCGCCGCAGCATGAGCCCCAGACGGGAGACCTGCTGCCGTGAGGTTCACCCAGATCGTTCCCGCCCACCCGTTCGAGGCCAAGCCCGAGAAGGGCTTCGTGCTGGGCAAGTTCATGCCGCCGACCGAGGGCCATCGCTTCCTCTGCGAGTTCGCGCGTGAATACTGCCAGAAGCTGACCATCCTGGTCTGCTCTCTGCCCGATGAGCCCATCGACGGCTTCCTGCGCTTCCAGTGGATGCGCGAGATGTTCCCCGACTGCCATGTCGTCTGGTGCCAGGAGGTCCTGCCGCAGGAACCGGTGGGCGAGGACCCCCAGTTCTGGGAGACCTGGGCCGGCGTCATCCAGAAGTACGGCAGCCGCTATGGCGAGCCCTACAAGCCCGACGTCGTCTTCGCCTCGGAGCCCTACGGCCACAAACTGGCCGCCAGCGTCGGCGCCCGGTTCGTACCATGCGATATCTCGCGGACGGCGCGCGACATCTCGGCGACCCGCATCCGCGCCCAGCCCCTGGCCAACTGGTCCTATATCCCCAACGTCGTGCGTCCCCACTTCGTCAAGCGGGTGACCATGTTCGGCCCGGAAAGCAGCGGCAAGTCGACCCTGGCCTGCGCGCTGGCCAAGCTCTACGACACCCTCGTCGTGCCTGAGTACGGCCGCACCTACACCGAGCAGTTCGGAACCGACGTCGGCGCCGAGGACCTGATCCGCATCGTCCAGGGCCACCGCGCCAGCGTGACGGCCGCCAAGCGGCAGGCCAACCGCATCCTCTTCGAGGACACCGACCCGATCATGAGCGCGGTCTGGTCGGACATGCTGGGCGTGGCGCGCGACCCCTGGTTCGACAGCTTCGACGACAAGGCCGACCTCTATCTGCTCTGCGGCGTCGACATCCCCTGGGAAGACGACGGCACCCGCTACTTCCCGTCCCAGTCCGCCAGGGAGCGCTTCTATGGCCTCTGCAAGCTGGAACTGGAGCGTCGGGGATGCAATTACGTCGAGATCAAGGGGTCCATGCTGGAGCGCCGCGTGGACGCCATGAACGCCATCCAGAAGGCCTTTGGGATCGAGCCGTCATGAACTTCACCTACTTGGGCATCCCCTACACCTCCAAGAACCCCGATCCGGTCGAGGCCGCCGCTGAGCGTGCCCGGCGAATGGAAGGGTTCTGGCAGGCCTGCGCCATGCTGATCGATCAGGGCGAAGAGGTCGTCTCGCCGATGACCCTGGAGCCGGCCCTGACGGTCGTCCCGGACCTGCCCTATGAGTGGCCGTTCTGGCAGCACTATTCGCGTCGGATGCTGGCCATCTGCAACAAGCTGGTGGTCCTCCAGTTGGACGGCTGGGACGTCTCGTCGGGCATCGCCGGCGAGGTCGAGGAAGCCAAGCGCCTGGGCCTGGAGATCGTCTACCTGCATCCGCAGGACGTCGAGACGTGGAAGCAGGAACGATCCCGTGGCGAGTAAGCTACCCGCGACGAAGGCCGGGCGCGCGGCCTTCTCGATCATCCAAGGCGCGCTGGAGCCCCTGGGTTTCGGCATCGAGTTCGAGACCAACTCCAAGCACAACTTCGTCGTGGCCTCCCGACGCGGGCGGCGATGGACGTTCGGCATCTCCAAGGGCGGCAACGCGCGCGCCGACCACTATACCAACTACGCCAGGAAGTTCGCGCGCAGGGTCCTGGCCGAGGCCGCCGCGACCTAGACTTTCCGCTTGCACCGTGTCACGAAGCGTGTACTGATGACGCGACAAGTGACACGGGGTATCTGATGGGCGACACCACCGACGATCCGTTCGGCGGCGACGAAGGGTTCTTGAGCTACGTCGAGTCGCACTCCAAGACCGAACGCGCGCTGTTTGCCGTCGACCATATCGAACGCTTCGCCAAGCTCGCAGGACCGCCGTGGAAGTTCGATCCGTCGAACTATATCGGCAAGGCCTTCCTGCCGATGCCGTACGACCATATCGCCGGCGCCGTGAAGGCGGCGTGGAACCGGCACAAGAACAAGCGCCGGCCGCCGGTCATTCTCGATCCCGGCACCTATGGCGGCAGCAAGGCCTTCCATAGGCTCACCGAGGACCTGACCAAGGCCCAGGACCCCAAGCTCACCCGGCTGATCTCCCGGCACTTGACGGACCTGCGAAAAGGCCTCAAGGACCTGGAGAGCCTGTCGATCAGCAATCACCGGCGCATGGGCCTGCTCTGGCTTCGAGAGCACGAGCGGACCGCCGAGGAAGCGATCATCCCTCGCCTCCACGCCATCGGGACCAACGCGTCCCTCTACCGCAACCTGATGAAAGCCTGCTACCGCGACTCGCTGAGACGCGCGGCCGGCGTGAAGAAGAAGTTCTGATGTCCCACCGTGACGCGACGCCCTCCGACTTCGAGGGCAAGAAGATCATCCTGGCCGAGGTCGACGCCATCAACGTCTGGCGCCTGCATTTCGACGATGGCACCAACGTCACGGTCGAACTGACCTACTTCGGGCCGGAGGTTGGCTATGGCATGGCCGTCTGCGAGTGCGATCAACCCGTGCCGGAACTGGCGGCCTGACATGCGCCGGCATCTTCCCAATCGTGGTTGGCTGACCCGTTATGGCCTCTGCGTCTACGGCGGTGAGGTGGACGATCCCAGTCTTCCACTCCCCGACGACGCGTCATTGATCACGCCCAAGAGCTTCCGTCCAGGCACCTTCGAGGTGATCGGCATCTACAAGACCGAGAAAGAGGCGATCGACGCCTGGAAGGCCAAGGCATGGCAGACCGTCGACAACGCCCATGCCCGGTACCGGATCGCTGAAGCCTTTCTCGAAGACTTGCCGCCTGTCCATATGGACCACGGCTTCTTGCCGGGAACCCTGCGCGAAAAGTTCCTCGGGGCGATGGGTCTCCAGGAGATCAAGAATGGCTGATCCTGTCCGCACCCTGCGGATCATCGTCGAAGAGACGGTCACCAGAGCCTACGACCTTTCGGTTGACGCCGATCCCTCTCACTTCGCCTATGTCGACGCGTTGAGCTACAACGTGTCCGACCCGGACGTGCGCTACATCCCAGCCGCCCTCAAGGGTTATCTGAGCAAGGGCGGCGAACCGGTCGAGCTTCCCGTCGGCCTGCGCCCATCCTCGGAACTCACCAGGATCACCAAGGTCACGCAATTGGCCTGTGATGACGGCGAGCCCTTCCACAAGATCGTCCGCACCCCGTCCACCATCTCGGCCGGTCCCGTCCGCGCCAAGCGCAAACGCTGATCCTGGAGACGCCATCATGGCCATCATCTTCTCGCCCGCCTTTCTCGACAAGGTCGAAGACCTGCTCAACGATCGCCTGGAAGGCAATCTCAGCCCGTTCCTCCTCCAGACTATCAATGGCAGCCTGGACTACCTGCTCAACGGCAACCTGAAGTACACCTACACCCGCAACTACCTGGGCAACGCCAGCGACATGGGCACGCTGTTGCGCACGCTCCTGCCGGGCGCGGCGATCGTCACCCAGGTCAAGAAGGGCTTCCTGACCATCGGCGCCGGCACCGAGGTCACCATCGAGTACGACGGCGAGACCTACACCGACTTCGTGGCCACCACCGACGAGGTCCTGGCCACCGTGATCGCCGCCCTCGCGCCGCTGCGCTTCAAGCTGGCCAAGGACGAAACCGAGCGCGCCGAAAAGGCGCTCAAGGCCGAGGCCCGTAAGGCGGCCAAGAAGGCGGCTGCCGCCAAGCCCGCCGACACCGGCCTTTCGGTGACCAAGGAAGCCGACAAGCCCGCGCCCAAGAAGAAGGCCCCCGCCAAGAAGCCCAAGCACGAGGTGCTGGACGCCGGCGCCGAGGTCATCGAGCGCCCAGTTCCCAACGAACCGACGGGCAAGAAGACCGGCGAGGTCCCGGCCAAATCGTCGGGCTCGTTCCGCCCAGCGGGCTTCAAGGCTCCTGTCGCCGGCCGCAACACCTCTTCGACCAGCGGATCGGTTGGCCATCGCCAGATCGTCCGCGACCCGTCCAAGCGCTAGTCCATGACCTGCATCGTCTACCGCGACGGCGTCCTGGTGGCCGATAGCTGGGTGCTCGACGTCTGGACCAAGATCGGTCGCTTTCCCAAGATCGCTAAGCGCGAAGGGGTGAACGGCACGATCTTGCTGGCCGCGTCGGGCGACTCCGGCTACTCCAAGAACTTCCTGGACTGGGGCCGAGGCCCTGGCCTGAAGGACTGGATCAAGAAGGGCGACGAGGTTCACGAGGGCATCCCGAACCTGGGCGAGGGCGATCGCACCGCCAACGGCATGCTGATCATGCCCGACGGCTCGTGCATCCGCTTTGATCCAGGCTCGCTGCCCTACGTGATCAAGGCGCCGTTCTATGCCATGGGATCGGGCTGCTGGGTGGCGCTGGGCGCCCTGGAAGCCGGAGCCACCGCCGAGGAAGCCGTCCTGGCCGCCGAGAAGTGGGACGTTGGCACCAACGGTCCGCTCATCACCTTGAGGCACTGATGATCAATCTCACCATCACCGAAACCGTCACCAGGACCTATGTTCTGCTCGAAAATGAGGAGAACTTGGCCCTGCTCGCCGACCTACGCGAGACGATGCTGAAAGCCAACGAGCAGCCCAGCGTCATGGTCTTTGGGCAATTGCCCAGGCCCAAGGCGGGTATCCCCGCCGCGTTGCGAGGCCAGGAGCAGAACGCCGTGTTTGAGATGAGCAGCTATCGCTACTCCACCTCCCAGCGACGCGAGTCCGGCGAGCACGGGCACGTCTTCACGCCATGAGAACCGCCGAAGAGATCAAGGAACTGCCGCGCCTGGAACCCCGCTACGGCGGGACCTTCGTGTTGCTCAACGACGAGCGCATGCTGATCCGCCGCGACGTGCCCGACTTCCAGATGGGCGGCGAGATGAAGCAGCTTGCCTCCCAGGGTCGGGCGATCCTGGTCTTCAAGGAGGTCCACCACGACTGCCGCCACTGCCGGGCGCGCCGCGAGGCTTTCGCCAGGGAGCATCCCAACCTGACGCGGCCCACCTTGATCGAGCGCCTTCGCGCCGCCAAGGACCGTGACGCCTACTGGTGCAATACCTGTCAGGCCACCGGCTGGGTCGTTGAGCCGATCGAGGACCTGATCAAGCGTCTGGACATCGTGACCTGGGAGAAGAAGGCCGCCGCCCTCTCCAACGAGGAACTGAAGGTGGAAATGGCCCAGGCCAGTGACCTCAACTTCCGCCTCCACAAAAAGGGCTTCCCGCCCGACGTTCTGGCCGCCGAAGCGGCCCGCAGGCTCTAGGAGACACCCCATGCTGCCGCAACTCGTAACCGTCTTCTATCACCTCGATGGCGCCGTCACCCGGCACCTGGACGTCGACGAGGCCGTCGCCCTGCGCGCCGATGAAACCGGCAAGGCCGAGTTCGAGGGTCAGACCTACAACGCCGATGTCTACTGGGACACCTACGGCCGCGTCGACATCTACCTGAAGGCGGCCTGACCATGGCGCAGATCGTCTGGCTGGCCATCCTCTTCCAGGTCAAGCACTTCGTCTTCGACTGGGCGTATCAGCCGCCCTACATGTGGAAGAACAAGGGCACCTTTGGTCACTGGGGCGGCATCGTCCACTCGGGCATCCACGCCATATGGACAGCGCTGATCCTGGCGTTGTTCGCCGCGATCACCCTTAAGTCCGATGACGCCGTGCGCGCCATCCCGCTGATCGCCCTGGCCGAGTTCGTCGCCCACTACCTGATCGACTGGGCCAAGATGAACATCAACAGGAAGATGGGATGGACGGCCACGACCCATCACGCCTTCTGGGTTCTGACGGGCTTTGACCAGCTACTCCATCAACTCACCTATGTGGCGATCATCGCCTATTGGGTCAGCCTCTGGTAACCACATGGCCGATCACTTCCAACCGATCCTGTTCTGGGGCGCCGACTACCAGGGCTGGACGACGCCCAGGTCCGAAGGCGGCCTAGGTCCCGAGAACGCCCGTGAAAGCCTCGGGATCGAGGTCTATCACCACTATGGGGTGACGACGCACGAGGCGGTCGCCGGGACGGCGGGCGGTGAAGTGGTCTACAACCTGACCCGGACCCTGTGGCACAAGCCGCGAGAGGATGGCGGCGGGCTTCATGACGATGATCACACCTGGGACTTCGAGCCGCCTAAATCCTTCGGCGGGCGCGGCCGGGTCCAAATCTACAAGACCGAGAAGGCCGGCTACTGGCCCTTCAACCCCTACGGCGTCCAGGACGGTCCAGGCGCGCGATGGTTCCACGAGGAGTACCGCGAGCCTATTGTCGGCGAACTCCTGGCCGAGGCCGCTTACTGCGAAACGACCATCCTTGACCATGCTGGCGAGCTAGTCGACTGCCGCGACACCGTGCGTGGTCGAAAGAAGGCCAGGGACCTCAAGAGCCTGATCGAGAACCGAGAGTGGCTGCGCAAGATGATCCTCAAGCGCTGGCCGCAGACGGAGGTCTATCTGGCCACGCCGCTGATCGCGCCGGCGCACCTACCGGCCGATCGCCTCAACATTACCAAGTTCTCGGCCCAGCGCCTGGAGAGCTACCCCATCGTTCGCGCTCTCCTGGGAGACCACCCGTGCGCTACTACCTAGACTGCGAATTCGACGGCCACGGCGGCGCGCTGCTCTCGATGGCGCTCTATCGCAAGGACGCCCGCGCCCTCTACATGGTTCGCGACGATGCCGAGCAGATCGCCAACAATGCCTGGGTCTGTGAGCACGTCCTGCCGGTCCTGCGCAAGTCGCCGAGCAATATCGGCATCGAGACCATTCCGATCACCGAGTTCGGACCGACCCTGGCCAAGTTCTTCGAGGGTGAGCAACCCTTCATCGTCGCCGATTGGCCGGCGGACATCATCCACTTCTGCCAGCAGTTGATGATCCAGCCCGACAAGATGGCGGCGGTCCCAAACTTCGTCACCCAGGTCATCCGCATCCCCGACGCCTACGCCGACACGCCCTTCAAGAGCGCTGTGCGGCACAACGCCATGTGGGACGCGATCGTCCTCTGCGACGCCATCGAACCGTGATCCCCAGAAAGGTCACGTGACACCTTGACGCGATCAGTGTCATGGAGGATGAAAGGTTAAGCAAGAAACCGAGGTTCTCCCGTGACCGCCCCGCCCACCTGGGACTTCTACCCGACGCCTCCGGGCTCCCTCGAACGCATGCGATACCACGTCGACTCGGCCGGATCGCATCTGCACTTCGAAATTCACAACGCCGACGGCTCGGACGACGCGCCGTTGATCGATGGCGATGCCCGCATCTTTGGGACGGTCAACTGGGAAGGCTGCATCAACTGGCGCACCCACAAGTACATGAATTGCCACTTCTGCTCGCCGGCCGATTCGCTGCGCCTGCATGAGCTATTCAAGGGCCTCTGGCGCCTCGCTAGCCTGACCTTGCCGCATTGGTGCGGGGACGTGGAGGAAAAGGCGTGAACCGAGCCGACATCGACTTCACCCAGGCGTGGTGGAGCAACAAGCTGGGCGACCCGCCGGCCCTCCTGCGCTTCCTGGAGAAGCTGCACTACACCGAGTTCAGCGGCTACAAGGACAACATCGACGCGGCCTATCGGTGGGCGCCGCTCAATCCGGCCGCCCACCATATCTTCTGCCAGACGGCCGAGGACGAGATGCGTCATGCTGAGCTTCTCGTACCCCTGGTCCTTGATCGTGGCGGACGCTGCGACGGGATCGATGCGCCCCCGCCGTCCTTTTACTGGGACGAGATGGACAAGGCGATCGTCAGCCTGGACACATGCGCCGCCGTCTTCCATCTCGGAGAAAAGCTCGCCGCCGAGCGCTTCGAGGTGATGCTGGACAACGCCGGCAACCCCGAGGACATTCGGGCCTTCCTGGAAGCGGTCATTCCCGACGAGCAGCACCACGCCCGCATCTTCGGAAAACTGGCCGGTCCCGAAGCGATCGCCGCGATGCAGGCCCATCACGACAAGACCGTCATCCAGTTGAAGGACGCAGGCGGAAGCTGATGAACACCTACATGATGCCAACCAGCGCCTACGAGGCGCTGGACTACCCGCGCCGGGCGTCCTCCAATTGGGTCAGGGACCTGCCCGACTGGACCTTCATCACCCTTGCGCCGGGCGACGCGCCGCCTGACGGGGCCGTACCGATCAGTTTCATCCGCATGGCCATTGATCAGGCCTACAACGCCTATCATCGCAACGGCTGGATCAACTGGGAAGGCGGCCCTATGCCCGTCCCCCATGGCACGCTTGTCGACGTCAAGCACCGCGACGGCGAGACCCATACCGAGCAGTATGCCGGCTCGATCGAGGGAGCCGCCGCAGAGTGGCACCACGGTGACAATCTAGGCTCGCCAACCGACCCGGCCGACATCATCGCCTATCGCCGGACGCCCCGGCGTGGATGACGCCAAGACGGTCCAGACTGTTCTGGAGGTGGCGCGGCGCTTGGCGGCACAGGGATTGGAGCCCTGGCCGTCGATCGCTCCGAAACTGACCGGCGCCTATGAGGAGCCTCAGTTCGTCTTCATGGTGGGCAAGGCCGAACTGCGGATTGATGAGGCCATCCATCTCGTCCACCCGCCGACGCAGGCCAACGTCGTGATCCTCAGTCAGATCGAGAAGGTCTACCGCGCGCGTGGCTAGTCGCACCTGCCTCAACCCGTCCTGTCGCGTGCGCTTCAAGCCGGCGCATCGGGGTCATTTCTGGTGCGACGCCCTTTGTCGCCAGAGTCATTTCAAGGCCGACACCGGGCAGGACCTGGGCGGGGGCTTTGGGAGTCTGTCCGATCCCAAGATGGTTCGAGCCTTCGACAACAAGTGGATCACCGCCGCCGGGCGCCGCACGCGGCCAACCAAGAAGAAAGCTCCGTCATGACGATCATGACCGTCACCTCGACCGTCTCGTTTCGCTACTTCATGCAGAAGTCGAAGGACTGGCTGGCCTCCCACATCCAGACCCTGGAAGGGCTCCTGGACCGCCCCAGGACGCCGTACAGCGCCCTGATGACGCTGCTGCGCTACGACCTAGCCAAGATGGCTCTCGCCCTCCACAGCGAGCTTCCTGAGGACGACAATGACTGACCTCGCCGACGCCTTCGTAGAGCGCTATGGCGCCGACCTCTTCGACGAACTGTGCGAAGGCGTCCTGTCACCTGAAGCCTATCCCCACGTCCGGGTCACCGAGACCGAAAGGCACAATGCCTGCAACCACACCTATCGTGGCGAGATCGTCCGCGAGGGCCAGGAGACGGTGTATTTCTCCCTCGATAGTGGGGATTGGAACGGAACCTGCCTGCGCTACTTCAGCGAGGAGACTTCCGAAGACTACGAGCGAGGTCATCGGGCCTATGTCTTTGATCTTAATCCCGCCCGCTTGGCCGTCCCCGTCGCCGAGGTCCGCCTGAAGGTGTCGATCTGGCTCAACAACTACCTGTCGGTCACCATGACCAACGGCGAATTCAAGGACAAGGAGCGCGGCTACGGCTATGACTCCACCTTCGCCCCTGGCGTGGTCACCGACAGACACTATCGCGCCTACGCCGCCTCCCGCGATCTGATCCCGACCTCGACCTGGATTCCTGAGACCATCGAGCGGGTTTCCACGGCCGAGTTCAACAACGCCAGGATCGAATACGAGAAGGCCTCCGATATCCGCTTCCGCAAGCAGTTTCGCGACAAGGTCGAGCCGCAGCACGAGGAGGCCCTGAGCCTGCGCGCTGGCGAGTTCTTCCGGCTGCTGTCGATCCGCTTCGCCAGTGAGGGGCGCGAGAACGCCGCCGCCCTGGCGAGGGACGTTTCCCAAGCGTGGCTTGACACGAAGAACGATTCACCAAGTTCTGCTTGAAGTCTGTCACGAATGGCGTCATGATGCTGCAAATACTGACGCAGAAAGGGCCAGTGCCCGTGAACAAGACCAACCCGGATAGACGCTCATTCCTGGCCATTCTGGGCCTCGGCGTCGGCGGCTTTGGCGCCGGTTTGGGTGGAGGGCTCCTGGCGATCAAGCCGCCCGAGCCCAAGGTGATCGTGGCCAACTTGCCTGCTATCGACACCGGCAACGCCGGGAAGTATCTGGCCTACGACGGTGAGAATATGGCCTGGATCAAGGTCAATCCCCAGGCCCGTCGAATCCTTCAAGACATTGAGAGCCATCTGTGAACGCCTCCGACCTCGTCCCGCTGCGTGACGGCGACCTTCTGACCCTCAAGGGCGTTTTCCGCCTTCAGGATGAGAAGCCCCACGTCGATTTTCGCTGCGCGGGCGCCCCGTGGCTGCCGCTGCTCGAAGGCGTGATGCAGCAGGTCGTCAGTATCGACCATCTGCTGCACAAGGGCGACTATGTTTCGGCCTCTGGGCAATACGGGCACGTTCGTCAGGCGCTGATGGCCAACGGCGAGATCGCCGAACCGGGGCAGCGCCCCGATGCCTACTTGGTCGACATCGAGCGCGACTCCTATGGCGCGTTCGGCGACAAGCCCAGGCCCAGCGGCCTGACCCTGGTCGAGGCCAGTAAGGTTCATCTTCGTAAGCGTACCGTCGCGCTCCCCGCCGACAAGGATTGACATGACCTCCAACATCCAGACCGTTCGCCCTGGCTCCGTCACCGAAATCTCTCTGGTAAAGGCGGGCCTTCTGAAGCTGGCGGTCTACGGGATCGAACCGGCCAGCGAGCACGAGCCGATCGAGTATCAGGCCCACTACATCGTTGGCGACACAGTCGGCGCCATCCTGCCGCTCCCGCTGCTGCGGATGCTGAAGGCCAATCGCGACTACATCGCCACCATGGTCCAGGGCCTTGCCGAGTACGACGGGCTGGTCGACGAGGTCGATGGCGCCGGGCTCGTAGTCCAGCGCTATGAGGACAGCAACGGCGAGACCCAGATCAGGACCATCCTGTCCTGGCAGGGCATGACCGTCGGCGTCTTGGGCGACGGGATCGGCGAGATCGACCTGATCCTGACCGCGCTCGAACACATTCCGTCCACCTAAGCCAAGGAGACACCCGATGGCCAACGACCAGAACCGCGATTTCACCTGCTGCTACCTGCTGATGCGCGTCGACCTCAAGTCGCTGTGCGTCGGCAAGGCGATCGCCCAGGCCCACCACGCCGGCTTGCAACTGGAGCATGACTCCAAGGAATGGACGTCCGAGCAGCAAGCGATCTTCGCCCGTTACCGCAAGGAAGCTCGGGGCTTCGGCACGACCATCACCCTGGCCGTCACCGAGCAGGAGATGCGCGCGGCGATGATCCGCGCCCGTGACCTGGGCTACCTGCACGGCGTGGTCCACGATCCCGAATACCCGTTGGTGGACGGTGGCTTCATGCACCACATCCCGCTGGATACCTGCGCCTACGTCTTCGGCGAGAAGCGCTTCGTCGAGAACGCGGTGATCGGCCTGGACCTGCTGCGCCGCGCGAGCCTGTGGCAGCCGGTGCCCAAAGTGCCGGCCGATGGCTGATCGCGAACACAATTATGCCCAACTGCGCATGGCCCTGAGCCGCGAGTTCAAGGGCCATGCCGAGATCAGGAAGCTGATCAAAGGCCAGCGCCTGCGCGACAACCTGGACGCGGCCGAGGACCTCGCCGGCGTCAAGGCCGTGGTCCATGACTTGATCACCAGCGTCTACGGCGACCATCCCTGGCTCCGCGACCCGCCTCCCGTCTACACGGGCGAGATCAAGAAGGGCATGGAGTTCTTGATGACGGTGGACCTCGATCATGAACGCCAAATCAAGATCGTCGAAGTCCATGAAAGCGATCACGGCCAGCGTAGCTACTCCTATCGCTACATGAGTGGCGTCGGTAAAGGCCACATCGAGTCGCTCGCCGATGACATGCTGCGCGGCGTCATTGAGCCGCTCGACGATGAAATCCCCTTCTAACCGAGAGACCTTCCATGGCCTTCATCCGCCTGTCGGCGAACGACATCCTGCACCACTTCGATCTGAACAAGGTCACCGTTGGAAACATCCGCGTCAGCGACGGCGCCGGCATCACCATCGGGATGGGTGAAGAAGATTTCGATCTGGAGATCGATATCGAACACCCCGACTTGCCCAAGGGCCGTGTCGAGGTTCACGCCGACTTCAAGTACCACGATGACGGCGGCATTACGCTGCTTCGCATCAACGACGTCGACCTCCAGGATGTCGAAGGCGAGGACGACTGACCTCTTGACGCCGTGACGTCGATCGTGTCATCTGGTCACCAATCACAGCAAGAAGCGTGCCAGATGGCTCTCCTCCAGCATTACCAGATCGGCCAACAGGTCCGCGTCCGTCTTCTCGCAGAGGAGCCCTGGACCCAGGATTGGCAGGATTACGCTGACCTGTGGGTCGCCGGTGTCGAGTACGAGATCGGCAAGGGCACGCCCTCCTACACCCTCGCTGACCACTGGCCGCCGCGCACGCGGGGCGACATGACCAGCGAGTTCTCCGAACACCACATCGAGGCCGTCTGATGCTCAGCCGTCAAACCCGCACCCAGCACATCGTCCTCGTGACCGTCGATCCGGCCAAGTTCACGCCGGAGTTCATGGAAGAGTTCCGTGAGCACTTCTTCGACTATGACACGATCGAGGAGCACATCGAGCACCTGGGCAGCCTCTACGGGCGCGGTGTGATCGAGGGCTTTCCCAACGAGTTCATCGAAGGCTATGGCGTGGCCAAGGAGATGGGCATCGCCTTCAAGACCCTCGTCGAGCAGACCGAACTGCTCTACGACTACGAGGAAGTGGAAATCCGCCCGTGATCTTCCTCAACGAGAGCTATCGGCCCGAGCCGGAGAAGGCTCCAGCGCTGGACAACCTCTGTCTGGAGGTTCCGGTACCGCCACTGCTGTCCGAGGAAGAAAAGGACGCGCGCTTCCGCGCCGCGATCGCCGAGGCCAAGAAGGCTTGGTATCCGAAGTCTAACGAGAAGGCCCTGCACGACTTCAGTCTGCCGGCCATCGTCCGGGGCTTCCTGGCCCTGCATCAAGGACCGGCGACCGAGGTCCTGGCGATCGAAGAGGCGGGATTCATGCCGCGTCTGTTCGCCAAGCACGGCGAGCGGCACTGCCAAGTCACCCTGGTCTCGGCCATGGACGACATCGGCATTTCCTACACCTACCAGCCTGACGGCTACGGCTACACCGAGCGCCTGTCGATCTACGACCTGACCGACTTCACCCTGACCAATCCTTTCCGCCAGTTCGGAGAGACGGGCGAGGTCGAATACGTCCAGTACGAGAGCGGCCGGATCGGGCGCCGCAAGAAGCGTCGTCTTCGGAGCCGCCTGTGATCGCGCATCTGGTCTTCTTCGCCGACGGCGACGTCGTCTTCGACGGCAAGATGTACCATTTCGAGGACTGCTACGGCGGCGTCGGCGGAAGCTACGACGCGGCTGTCCAGGTGGCCTTTAACGAAGGCTGGGAGGTCCTCGTCTATTTCGTCGAGCGGTTCGACGAGGTCAAGACGATCGAAGAAACCGAACGCCTGATCAACCTTTGCTACGAGACGGGCGAGCGCCGTGTCTGGTTGCTCAAGACCAACTCCAAAAGAACGCGACCTCTCCACATGAGCAAGTCCTTCAGCCTGGACGATCACATCAGCAGCCAGCCGCTTTCGGTCGATAAGCCTAAATTGGTCGACCCCGACGCGCTGCATTACAATGTCTGGACGTCGTCAGGCCATTACTTTGCTGGTGACGCCGAGGCCTACGTTAAACGCTTCAACCCGCGTCACGTCGAACCCACGCTCCAAAGCATCGTGGCGCACGCTCAGCGCAGCGACTACGATCTCGTCATCACCAAGGGCGCGGCGTCGCCGCGTATGATCCAGCGCTTCGGCGCCTTGGTCTATGACCTCAACGACGTCTTCATCGTTGATCCGAACAATCCCGACCAACTCAAGGAAGTCGATCTCACCAAGCCCGATTGGGAAAAGGTGGTGCGCGGGCAGGCTGTCCTGACGCCCGCCAAGGAGCCCTTCGTCCTGCCGCCGGCCATGGGCAAATGGATCGCCTTTGGTCTGCCGGCTCTGCTGTTCCTGGCGGTCCTCACCATCACCGGAGCCTGGACGCCGATCTTCGATGTCCTGGGCGCTTGGGGCATTGGTTTCGTCCACGTCTGCATAGCGATCGGTCACTGGTTCGCCGTCTATTGGTGGGTGCCGCTGATCCCCATCGTCCTGATCCTGCTGGTGACCGATGGCGGTATCCTCCTGATCTTGGGCGTCCTGGCCCTCCTCGGCCTGCTCTGGGGTCTCTGGAGCGGCACCGTGGGGCTCTACCACTACGGCAAGGAAATCCAGGCCAGGGAACGGGCGGCCATCCATGCTCCTCGCTAACTGGCCCGGCCGCCGGCCCGTCCTTCCTGGGGACCTGATCTTCCAGTTGGAATGGCGCGACGAGCCGGGCGTCTGGAAGGACGTCGAGCCCGTCAATCCCGCCCTCTCGTCAAGCTTCCAGCTTGCAAGCCTCGTTGAGGAAGGCATGGTCTCGGTGCGCCGGTACGGCGACCTCAAATACCTGCCCAACTTCCGCATCGCATCCTACGAGCCACCCAGATGACCTACGCCAGCTTCAGCAAACGTGAGAAGGTCAACCAGACCTATCAGTCGGCGCGCGCCGTCGAGGCCGCCATCAACAACCTCGACTTCTCCGCCCTGGACGATGGCGGCGCGCGGCTGATCGCCACCCTGGAGACGGCCTTGGGCAAGCATCGCCTCGCCGCTGAGAAGCGCGCCGAGGAGACGCGGATCGACGGCATCCTCAAGGGAGATCGGTGATGGGATGGGCTGACTGCGGCGACGACAGCAAGGGCCGGCCGATCGGCTATGGCCATGCCGCGATCTGCGATCAGGAAGGCTGCACCGCCGAAATCCATCGCGGGTTGGCCTATGCCTGTGGAGGCATGCACGGCTCATCGCCGGGTTGCGAGGGCTACTTCTGCGACGAGCACATGGGCTCGGCCTGGGACCCTGGCGAGCAGCAGCATATCCAGGTTTGCGCCAAGTGCGAGGCCGACCTGGAGAACGCCAAGGCCGAGGCCTACAAGGATGTCCTTCTCTCGGCCGTGCGCGTGGCCGCTCCGGCGCCCGACTTCAAGCCGATCGACAGCAAGCGCATCGACGTCTTCCTGCAAGGCCACTTCGTCGGATCGCTCAAGGCGCGCGCCAGCGGCTCTTGGGAGTTCGTCGACGAAGGGTTCACCATGACGATGGGTCAGGATGCGCCCTCGGCGGTGTCCCGCTGCATCGAGCACTTCACCCAGCCGCCACTGACCCATCGCCAGCTACGCGCCCGGATCATGGCGCTGATGGTCGAATGGGACGACGAGGACCTCCACCTGCTGCCGACTGGGTCGGGCTTGGTGTCGGAGGCCGATGAGAAGGCGATCGTCGCGGCCAAGGAGCGCCACGCCCGCTGGACGGTCAAGATCGAGCCCAACCACGACGTCATGGACCGTCTGAAGGACATGGCCCGTGAACGCAACGCCCAAGTCAGGATGATCTGATGGCCACCGACTACACGCCCGGAGCCGGCATCGGCATCCTGCTGGACCTCAAGCGTCTGGACAAGCCCGGCGGCATCCAACAATCCTGCGAACACGAGCAGCGCATTGGGCAGCGCTTCTGCCCGGTCTGCGGCAAGTCGGTCTACAAGGATCGACCGGCGATTGATTCGACCGCACGCTGGGCCGTGTCCGAGCAGTTCCACGAACGCCCCCAGTTCCACACACCGTCTGAGTCCAACATCCTGCTGGCCTATGCCGACTATCACGAAGACGTCTGGTTCCTGGGCTGGGGCAAGACCTTCGACCGCGACGATCGCCTCGGGCCGTACGCTCTCCCGGACCTGGAGGACCTGGATCGCAAGATCGACGACTTTCTGAAGTCGCTCAAGGGCCTGGACGACCCGGACGTTATCGTGGTGCCAAAGTCGTTCGGCTTTCACGTCTTCATGCCAGGGTGGTGATCATGTGCGGCTGCGTCGATGTTGAGATGGGCTCCTACGCCAACCAGGAGGAGCGCTGGGCGCCCACCGGACGTTTGGTGGGCATCGACCGCTGCTTGCTCGATGAGATCGAAGGGCTTTGGCGTCTGGGGATCGTGACGATCGAAAGCTGCTGTGGCCACAACCAGACCAGCGGCTACATCGCCGTAGCGTCCGGGCACGAGCCAATCATGCGTGCGCTGGGCTATAAGCCCGATCCCTTGATGCCCGATCGCGTTGAACTCTTCAGCCCCAAGAGCCTATGACCAAGCTGCGCATCATCCCGTCGAGCCTCTTCCAGGCGCTGAAGGAGCAGCTTCCCCTGTCGCGGCTACTGCGCAACTTCTTCGTTACGCGCAACGCCTGGGGCATGTTCCACGTCAACAGCCACATCGTCGGTGCAACGGGAAAGGCCAAGGTCACCTATTCGTCTAAGGCCAGCGCCGAGAAGGCCGCCACGTCCATGGCCAGGAAGCATGGCGGGGTCTTCAGGCCCTACAAGTGCGTCTACTGCGCCGGCTACCATATCGGCAAGAACCGGCCGACGGAGCCGCCCAAGGATGAGTGAGCCCGAAGAAGACATCGGCAATGAGATCGGCGACGATCCATGGATAATCGATGCTAAGACCTGGAGCGACCAGGACATTCTGGAACTCAAAGATCGGCAATATACCGACGAAGAGTTCAAGCGCCTCTACATGCAGGAATGGGAATATGAGCCAAGACCACCTGAACCTGTTCAGTCACCGCCCGATCCTCGACCACGGCGAAGAACCTCCCCTTTCCGAAATCATCGAGACCTACTACGCTAAGCATGGAATGGCGGCGGACAAGGCCGCCCAGGTTGCCTACGCCTATATGTCCAAGCTTTCCTCGGACATCCAGGCTGCGACCGCCCCCGACCCTCGCGACGACAACGGCCACCAACTGGCGCATCTGTCGGTCAAGGTCGCTGCGCTCCTGAAGCTGCCCACCCAGTTGATCGCGGGCGACCGGGCGCACATTGCCGCCGTCAAGCTCTACAACGCCATCCAGAGTGGCGACCAGGACGAAATCTTCGCGGTCCTGCGCGAGATCAAGCAAGCGTTCCCAACCCTCTGACCGTTAACCACAACGCGTGAGAACGCTGTTGACAACCTAAGATCATGCGCCTATATGCCGCATCCTTGACGCGGATGCTTTCATGGAGGCGCCAATCATGTTACGACATATCTGGTGCGACATGTTCCACTGGCTCCGCTGGGAACTGATCGACGCCCCCGACAAGGCCAATCGCCGCTGGCGGTGCAAGGAGTGCGGTCACTTCCATCATGTCGACTAGGCTTCCCCTGTCCTACCACGCCGACGTCTTGCTGCGCGAGATCGTGCTGAGCAACGGCCGGCATTGGGATAACCTCTCTCGCCAGCAGAAGCTGATGGTCCACGCCATGCGTCGGCGCGGGTATGTGATGTTCATTCACGTCGCCGACGGCATATGGGTCGAGCCTTTGTACGAAGGCCGGAAGGCGGTGGCCTGATGCCCTGGGACCGGATGGAGCGTCACAAGACCCGTAGCTGCACCTCCAAGGTCCGCTATGGCTCCGAGGCCCTGGCTCGCGACGGCGCCCAGGACATGCTCAAGCGCACAGGCCGCAAGCGCGCCGGTGTCTATCCGTGCGAGTTCTGTGGCCTTTGGCACGTCTCCAGCGACGGCGTCGGGCGCTTCATCGTCCTGCGAGAAAACTGTTGACAAGACCCTCGTAAGGCCCGATAACGCGAGCCTCGACGACGAAGAAAGGCCCGCCGCCCATGATGGAAGACAGCCCCCTTTGGAAAGCCATTGGTCTCTGGGAAGAGATCACCGGCGTGGCTGTGCCCAATGCCGACGGCTCGTTCAAGGGCACGCTGGGCCAATACGACATTCGCCAGACCTACATCGAACTGCGCGAGACCCTGGAGCTTGATCCCACCGAGGTCACGACGAACCTGATCTTCAATACGTTCGTCAAGCAGTGGATGGCCAAGCAGCAAAACAGCCTGCTCGACCTCTTCAACGACCCGGTCAAGTACGAGCAGATGCTGGAAAAGCCGCGTCTGCTGATGAGCATCCTCAACCGCCCCGAGATCATCGAGGCGCGCGATGCGTTCCTGGCGTCGTTGAACGAACTGACCGTCCGCTACGGCGCCGATCAGCGCAGCGATCTCCAGAAGACCCTGGGTCAACACGACCTGCTCGCCTTCCTGCGCCGCGATGCGCTGCGGGCCTCGGCGCGTCTGCGCATCCACCAGTTCACCTCGGGCGCCCCCGAGGCCGCCGACTACAAGCCCGTCTTCGTCAAGACCGTCCACCAGTGGTGGAACATCAATTCGCTGCTCGAAGCGGCCCTTCGCATGCCGTCGGGCATCTCGCTGAACCTGATCCGCGCCCCGGACATGTATGAGTCGTTCTTCTGTTTTTGCATCCGCAACGGCGGCAACCTTTTCATTCTCACCGACGCGCCCGAAAACGCCCATCCGCTGCAAGGCCTGTTTCGTCGCAAGCCCGAGCGCGCCTATGAGGCCCGCGTCAGCAAGTCGTGGTTCCCCTACGACCTGATGAACCTGGAGTGGGACGAGGAGGCCGAGCAGTATTTCCAGGCCGAGTCCAAGGTCACCGCCGTGGCGACCTATCAAAACCAGCACCTGCCGCTGAAGCCGATCAACGAGCTTGATCCGCCCGAATTCCTGTGGTGCTCGATGATGCTCGACCTGATCGTCGAGAAGTTCTGGCGACAGAACTACCAGCACCCGACCCTGTCCTACACCGGCGAGATGCTGGTCATCGAAAACCGTCTGGAGGCCAGTGCCGCGAGCGCCGGCCTGCCCGTGGCCGCCTACCAGCCGCTGAACCTGCCGGCCTTGACCGCAGCAGATATGAAGACCGACCTCCTGGACGAGGCCGCGATCGGCCGATCCTATCACAAGCCCAACCTGTGGCTGGAGGAGCGCTATGGCCACAAGGTCCAGGACGCGGCCCTCAACCTCGTCGCCAACGCCGACCAGTTGGTCCTGATGGACAAGGCCTCCGGCGAGATCACCACCGAAGGTCGCGACTTCATCAAGAAGTACGAGGCCATCCCCTCGGTGTTCACCGATCAGAAGGCGCAGATGATGGCCGGCCGCGTCAAGATGGAGGTCATCAACCCCACGCGGTTTGGCACGCGTGAGGAACTGGACAACGATCGCAAGTTCATCGCCCGCTACAATTACGCCACCGAGATCGGGCGCATGGCCAAGGAAGAGTTCCAGCAGCGCTCCGACGAAATCATCAAGTGGTGGGAAAAGGCCGTCCGCAAGAATCGCGACAACCTGCTGGCCTACGCCGCCGCCGAGAACGTCTGGGTCTGGTCGGACATGAAGGGCTCGGGCGACACCTTCGACCACATGCGCTCGGGCGCCGGCCCGCGCTACCGCGTCGACCTGGGCCAAGGTCGCGACAGCGACGGCTATTTTAACCGTCGCTACAAGGACGCCCACAAGTTCACCCACCGCGTGTCGATGGACGACTTCGACTACAGCACCCTGGGTTTCAAGTGGATCAACCTTGGCGACTATGAGCACAAGCGTCGCTATCTCTGCGCGATCAACGACACCAAGGCCTCGTTCATGCAGTGCTTCCATCCGACCAACGCCGCCGAACTGGCGGTCCTGGCCGGCTGCGCGGTCGAGGAGCTTCCCGACGTGCTCCAGCACTGGACCCTGGCCGATCCCTACGACGGCAATCACCTCTTGAGCCGCATCGACCCGCTCAACTGGCAGGTCAAGAACCCCTGGCTGAGCCTGAGCTTCCGGGTCGGCATCCCGCTGTCGGTTCGAGGCGCGGCCAAGATCGCGCCCTTGGCCCGCAAGCCGGCGATCCCTGACCTGATACCCGACGAACTGATCGTCGACGATCGTCCCTCCTTCCCGTCTCCTTTCAGGACCGATCCCGCCGCATGAGCGACGAACTCGTCATCTATTCGATCATCAGCCAAGCCGCCCTAGACGCCATGAAGGGCAATCGAGGCAAGCTGAACGCCCAGGCTGGGCATGCCTACCTCCACGCATGGTGGGACGCCGACGAGCGCTTCCCCAAGGTCGCCAAGGCCTACCGCTATTCGGACGCCGCCGTGAAGGTGGCTCTCAGGATGGTCCAGGACCTGGATGTCGAGGACATCCAAGTCGCCGGCACGGCGGAAGACCTTTCGGCCCTGTACGACGTCTTCCACGGCGTCTGCGGCATCACCCTGGTCCGGGACGCCGCGCGGACCGTGTTCAAGAAGCCCACGATCACCTTCCTGGGTGTTGGGCCGATCACCAAGGCGCGGTTCAACGAACTGGCGCCGGGCTTGCGTCCGCTTCTGTAGCGGTGTGCGAGAAAACTGTTGACAGCTTTCTGGGAACATCCTAGAAGACTGTCAACAGCCGCCGCAAGGAGACAGCCATGACCGCCCCGACCGTGACCCGCAACCTGATCGTCGTCGACAAGGACGTGGTCAATCCGAACCACGATCGCCGCGTCAAGCATGGCGAGGACAGTCTGGCCAAGCTCACCGTCGGCGAACGCCTCGTCGTTACCACGGCCGACTATGGCACCCACAAGGAAGTCAGCCTGCGCCGCATCGGCGCCAACACCAGCCTCTGGAAGCGCGCCTTCGTCGAGGCGATCCTGGCCAATGCCTCGCCGGCCGAGCCGGTGAGCTTCGTCGAATGGGCGGCGCTGACCGGCGACGAGGGCGAGGGCATCAACCGCCGCATGCTGGAAATCCTTTTCCAGACCAAGCCCGACATCGTCAAGAAGGCCCACGCTTCGGCCGTGGCGCGCTATGACGAGTTCGAGGACTGATCATGAAACAACGGAGGATCAAGGATCGCTACGGCGATAGCCGCCGCGCGCCCATGACGATCAACGACGCCATCGTGGTCATCCTGGAGCACATGCAGTCCTCGGTCGCGAGCATGGCTCGCATGCCCGAGTACCAGAACCCCCGCAATCCCAACCGCCTGCCCGAGAAGTCGCTATCGTCTTCCAAGGTCCACCCGGCCCGCTATTGGCAGGCCGCCGCGCGCCTGATCAAGGAAGGCGCCGTGGTCGCCACTTGTGGCAGCCCCGACGTCCGCGACGACTTCAATAACCCGCTGTTCATGGTCGCTGGGCCAAACTACGACAAGGCCATCCGCACCTACCTGGGAGACGTCTGATGGGCGGGCAGTTCTGGGTCGGGATTGCGGTCTGGTCTGGCGGTCTGGTTTGGGTCCTGTCCGTGATTCGACATCTGAGGTACCGGGCGCTGGAAAAGCGCCTACAAGAAAACTGTTGACTCACGGCTCTCGTCGGTCTAGGTAAGGGCTACGCAACGAGGAGGCCCTGATGACGAAGCAACGGTTCGAGGTCCTGGACGCCCTGCGCGGCGTCGCCGCCGTACTGGTGATGCTCTATCACGTGGGCAACACCTTCTCGGCCGAGGCCGGCATTGACCATCTGGCGATCTTCGCCAAGCATGGCTGGGTGGCGGTCGACTTCTTCTTCATGCTGAGTGGCTTCATCATCGCCCATGCCTACGACGCAAAGCTGGCGGCAGGGCTGGGCGTCACTTCGTTCATGCGAGCACGCATCAAGCGACTCTATCCCCTGTACTTGGTTGGAGCGCTCCTGGGAGCGATCGCGACAGTCTCGCTGACCATGGCCAAGGGCCAGCCCGTCGGTCCTGCCGAGGTGGTCCTGGTCCTGACCACCACGCTGCTATTCTGCCCCATCCTGCATGCCGCGCCCGCCTTCATTTTCAACGTCCCGGCTTGGTCCCTGTTCTTCGAGATCGTCGCCAATCTCGCCTATGCCGCCGGTTTCAAGTGGTCGTCCAAGCGCGCCCTGCTGCTCGCCTCACTGCTGGGGTTGGTCGGGCTCTGCGCCAGCCACCTTGCCTACGGTACGCTGGACGTGGGCTGGGCCGGCAACAATTTCATGGGTGGACTGGCGCGCATCACCTTTGCCTTCCCCCTAGGCGCACTGCTTTATCGCCTGCACGTTGAAGGCCGCTTCTCCTGGGTACCGCGCGTCAGCCCGGCCACGCTGATCGCCCTGCTGGTGGTGTTGACCTGCCTGCCGGCGCCGCGCGATACCCTGATCGATCTGCCGATCATCGCCGTGATCTTCCCCTTGTTCCTGATCGTCGCGGCCCAGGCGCGTTTCGCCAAGCCAGCTAAACTGCTTCTGCAAGGCGGCGACCTCTCCTACGCGCTCTATGCGACCCACACGCCGGTTCTCGTCCTGGTGTCAGCAGTGCAGTTCGCCACGCATGCCTCGCCCCTGATGCTGCTCGCCGCAGCACCCCTGGCCATCCTTCTAGCGATGGTCGCCCAGCGTCTGACGACTCAATCGCACAAGAAAGCTGTTGACACCCATCTGGTGGTGGCCTAAGACTAGGCCATCAACCGCGAAGGGAGCCCCAGCGCATGCCGAAGAAAATCCACACCGTGACTTTCGCCGATGGCGCGACCGCCACCCGCGAGTCCGAGAATCGGACCTACAGCCACGTGGTGGTCGGCAAGCACGACAAGCGGGTCGATATCGACTACGCCCGCAAGCGCGCCCGTAGCGATCGCAGCAACTACGACTACTACAAGAACATGGCCAACGCCCAGCCGGGCGTCCCCTCGACCTACACCTCGCACTCGGACGACCGTCCCTTCACCTTCACCTATACCGCCGCTGAGATCGCCAAAGGCCAGGAAGAAATCGCCGGCCGCGACCCCGAAACCTACTGCAAGGACAAGCTGGCCGAGCGTCTCGACGAGATCGAGAAGAAGGCGGCCGAGGGCTATTACGACCGCTGGAACGCCCTGACCTGGGCCTCCCGCGCCGATCTGGCGGCCAAGCAGGTGAACAACTGGTCCAAGACCTTCACCGAGGTCACCATCCTGCCGGTCGAGCACCGCGAGGCCGCCCCGCGCAAGAAGAAGGAGGCCTAGCCCATGGCCGAGCCCTATCTGGCCCCACTGAACGAAGAAAACCTCGCCCTGGTCGTCAAGGCCCTGGAGCGCTACGGCATGGACTGCCGCGCCGAGGTCTTCAACGAAAGCCTGTCCCTGGCTGACCGAGCCGCCGCCAGCGCCAGGGCCGACAAGGCCCGCGACCTGCGCATGGACCTCATGAACCGCACGGTGACGCCCTGATGGCCTGGACCTGGGAAGCCCGCAACTCCAAGACCAAGGAGGCCCTGTCGGGCACCGCCGCCACCCAAGGCGAGGCCCGCCAGATGGCCGAGCAGGGCAAGGACCGGCTGGGCTTCAAGAACACCGGGGCCTATGTCACCTCGCCCAAAGGCGTGGTCTGGCACTACGGCCTGCGTAACGACAACCGTTCCGGCTCCGTCTGGCGCCGCCTGGACAAGGACTGACCCATGACCTTCGAACTGATCCTTCGGGCCATCGCCGTGACGCTCGCCTTCCAGCAGGTCGTCTCGGGCTTTGGCGCTACGGTCGAGCGCACCGAGACTGGCTACGTGATCGGGGCGACCTACGCCTGGGCCAACCTCTTCTTCGCCGGCGCCTTGGTCGCCTTCGCCGTCTACGGCTTCAGCCTCTTCCGCTAGGAGAAACAGCATGGCTCGCCGAGCCCCCTTCGACTTCGTCCAGCGCACCGCCCTGGCCCGCACCTACCTCGACGATGGCGCGCCGTTCTCGGCCGCGCGCATCCTCGAAGAACTGGCCAAGGACATTCGCGAGGCCGGCGAGGAGCGTAACCGCGCTCTGGAAGCGGCCCTGGAGGGCAAGACCAAATGATCCATCCTCCCGGCTTGATCCAGGCCGTGCGCGGCCTGAAGGGCACCTTCCTCGCCGAGGGCGGCGGCCGATTGGCGACCCCCGACGACACCGTCGCGGCGATCGACAGCGTCTGTCGCTACATCGAGGCGACGCTGCCGCTGGGCCTGTCCGCCGCGATCGGCTACCAGATCGTCCAGAACGGTAAGACCATCCAGGTCAACGACGCCACCTGGGAGCAACTGGCCCAGGCCGTCGTCGAACTGCTCGACTTCCTGGAGCACGCCGACAATCTCACCGAGCACCTGACCAGGGCCGTGAACGCCGCCCGCGATGGTAAGGAGCTTCCGATCCTGATCGAGGCTGGCTGATGGCCCTGCGTCTTCGCAAGACCAAGCCGACCCTCTGGAACGGCAACGGCTTTGGCACGTCCGCCGCCGAGTGGACGCTGGCCGACTATCCAGGCTGGTCGATCTATAAGAGCGCCGGCGACTGGTACGCTCGGAAGGGCGACCTGGAGGTCTATGCCTTCCACCGCAAGGACCTCCTGGCCAAGCTCGAACCCATCGTCAAGGCAACCGCATGAACTACCTCCAGCACCCAGTTCGCTTCATGGGCCAGCCGATCGGTAAGACCGCCACCTCCAAGCTCCAGGCCGCCCTGGCGGTCCTGACGTGGCTCAAGCCTGGGCAGGTCCCGGCCGAATACTGCCCGGTCGAGCGTAAGGTCCGGTCCAAGGGTCTGGACGCCGGCAAGGTCAGCAACATCCACCTCTACCCCACCATCGGCAGGCTGGTGAAGAACACCGCCTATGATGGCCAGGGCTTCAATGTCGGGATCGGCCTGCCGGATCGGCGCCTCAGTCGCAAATCCTAGCTCGTGACGTGAAAAAGGCCCGGAGTCACCTCCGGGCCTTTTGCATGATGTATCAGTCATATTGGGCGAATGTGCATGATATGTCATGCAAAAAGGTGGCGGCCCCGGCGGGAATCGAACCCGCGACCTCTGCTTTCGGAAAACAGCGCTCTTGTTCCGCTGAGCTACGGGGCCATGGCGTGCCCGGCCGGAATCAAACCGGCATCCGGCGCTTAGAAGGCGCTTGCTCTCTTCGTTGAGCTACGGGCACGAGGGGTCAAGGGTCGGCTTAGCGCCGCCGCCTGGAGACCGTTCTGATCGTGACCGTGGAAATCATATCCAATCCCTAGCCCATATTTCCTGGGCTGTAAAGAAACGTGATTCGTGACACGATGACATCTTGCGCGTCACAGCGAACCCAGGGTATCAAAGACCCATGTCCGACGAGGCCTTCATCGACCTGCTGCTGAGCGACCCGCGCAATGCGGGCCTGACGCGCGGCTGGCTGGAATATGCCCTTGGACTCCTGGGACGCCACACGCTGAGCGCCATCCTCTCGCCGGGAAAACTGACCGCCGAGGAACTTCGGGCCGTTTCGGCACGCCCCCGCGAGGCCGCCTGACATGCCCCAGAAGATGTTGAGCGTCTGCACCTGCCGCCAATGCAAGCGCGCCCGCCGGCGTGGACGCATCCTGGGCGCGCGGCTCCTCAAGCACCTGGGCAGCAAGGCCCATTTCCAATCCGGGATCGTGCCGTTCGCTCGATACGCCAAAGGCAAGCGCATCCGCCGCCCTCAAAACCAGAAGGACCTCGACGAGTGAACCGAGCCCTGCCGCTCCTGGCGCTTTGCGCCCTGGGCCTGACCGCTTGCCTGGACCCCAAGACCAAGGCCGCCATCAAGGCCAATCAAGAGGCCCAGGCGCGCGAGTACGAGGCCCAGCAAGCCCGGTACCAGCGCGATGTCGACTACCTCTACCGCACCAAGGTCGTGCGCGTCTGCACCGCCAAGTCCACCTACATCGTCCAGGGCGCTGACGGCCGGCGTTGGGTCTCCAATGGACCCAACCCCGGTCAAAGCTGGATGGCCATCCGCGACACCGCCGGCCACACCAATCCCTGGGTCACGGTCGATCCGGTTTCCTCCGACATCGCTCTGACGGACATCTGCCAGTGACCTTCGATCGCTCGCGACCTCTCTACCGCTACTTCGCCCTGCCCGAGGACGGCGGCCCTGGCTGGTTCGAGGTGGGCGCCGACAACCGTCCCTTGCCTCGAAAAGTCCCTGAACTGACCGAATTCGCCCTGCGCCGGTTCCTGTCGGCGGCCGACTGGGGCGACGCCTTCCTGACCGCCTTGGGCGAGCACAAGAAGGCCACCATCTACTTTGGCCCCGACAGCGTCGAACTGGCCAGGGATGTCAGCGACGCCCACAAGCTGAACTTCCGTCGCGGCGATTTCGGTCGCTTCATGCCCTACTTCTACTACAACGACGGTTCGCGTCAGGCCGGTACCGGCGCGCCCAAGCGCTCGCCCGCCGAAGAGGCCGCGTTCGGCTACGAGATCGTTGGCGCCGACGGTGAGCACAAGCACGTCCTGGACGCCACCCGCGACGAACTGCTCTTGGCGATCGTCAACCTGACCGACTGCATGGAAGCCGTGCGCAGCGACGTGCTCGTGCGCCTCAAGCAGATCGATCGCAGCTACAACACCGGCGATCACATCGCCAACTGCCTGGAGGCCGGCTAGTGACCGAGAACACGCCCAAGGAACGCGACATCGAAGGCCTGACCGCCATTCTTGGCGATTGCCTCGTCACCTTCGAGAGCAACATGGACGGCATGGCCTTCAATTACCACCAAGGCCACGGTCCACCTTCCATGCAGCCCCAGGCGCGCTACGCCGGTGAGTTCGACGCCATCATCCTGGGCTCCAACAGCGACAGTTTCTACGACATGGAAATCCATGCCGAGGCGCTGTACGATCGCCTGGAAGCGTTCTTCGCCGAGGCGCACGGCCGGCGCATCCATGCCCTGCTCGAACAGGTGACCGACCACGAGAGACGCTATGTCGAGCACCTCTTTGGGCCGGACGGCGCCAAATGATCGACATCAAGAGCGCCGGGACCGAAGACCTCCTCAAGGTCGTCGACGTGGCGACCGAGTTCGAGCACGCCCGTCAGCAGGCCTACACCAAGGCCAAGACGCATGCCGAATTCCAGCCCTGGTTCGAGCGCGCCGAGGCCCTCTATCAGGACTTCTGCGCCGCCTATGGCCTCAAGCCCAAGCCGGTCTTCGATACCGAGGAGCACATCCGCCTGCGCATCGCCCAGGGGCACCCCGATTTCCTGCACTACGCCGAGAAGCCTCAGTTCGCCGACGTCGTGCCTTTCTCTTTGCCCCGAGAGGGCTGGTAATGACCGCCAAGCCGTCTAAGCCCCTCAAGACCCTGGCCCAGAAGGACTCCCGGTACTGGGAGCAGACCCTGGCGTTCTTGAAGACGTTCAACGAGCGCTTCGACCACCTGCCAGCCGAGCCCTTTGCTGCGCCCCGATGGATGGGCGCCTGTCATCGCGACGCCGAGCCCTGGCAGGAGACGGCCCACGAAATCTACATCCAGGCGTACCGGATGTGGCGAAACTCGCTAGGGCCGCGCACCGACCCGCTGTTCCCTGGGTCGATGAAGTCGTTCATCCAGGATAAGCCATCGGTGGGTTCGATCGTGTTCGTCGGCAGCATCCGGCCGAGCATGAACCTCTGGAAAGCCGTCGGCATGATCACCCTGATCGAGCCGTGCCATGAGGGCCTGAGCGGCGCGCCGCGCCTCTATGATAAGGATGGAGGGCCGTTTGGCTACTCGCCCATGTGGACCATCAAGCTGTTCGATGGCACAACCATGCGCTGGCACAACTGCGACCCCCACAACATCCTCACGCCGCGCCTCACCAACCACCTTCATGATTGGTGCGCGCCAATGTCTCGTGAAGAGGCCAAGCGTCTCGCCCCTGGAGGGCCTCACTGGTGAGCTACGGAACCGAAATCGCTCTCGACTACGAGGCCCTGCGCGCCAGCGGCGCGGTCCCCCAGAACTTCGGACTGGGCTTTATCCAGTTGAAGCTCACCGAGCACAGCCGCGTCCATTTCTGGACCGGCGAGCCCAACGTCCCCGAGGACGAAATCCACGATCACCGCTACGACTTCACGTCCGAGGTGATCAAGGGCTTCATCGAGCACGAGACCTTCGACTTCCGGCCGTTGTTCGCGGGCATCGAAAGATTGCGGCTGGGCGAGTCGCTCGACGGCTGGACGATCGAGAACGTCTCCTGCGATCCGAACAATCCCGCGCCCATCGGCGAGCCGCGATACGGCCGCGTCGAGCGCACCGGCGCCTATACCCTTCAGCCCAACTCCACCTACTGGTTCCCCAAGGGCGCCTTCCATCGCTCGCGTGGTAGCCGAGGCGCGATCACCTTCCTGGTCCGTCACCTCGCCGAGCCCGCGCCGGAAGTACCCAAGGAGATCGACTGCCCCGAATGTGACGGAACCGGACTGGCCGAGGCCTATGGCGAATGGCCCGTTCAGTTCGAGACCTGCGAGGTCTGCGGTGGCGGCAAGAAGGTTCGAAACCCTGACTACTATTCGCCGCTCGCGGGGCTCCACGCCCGCGTCATTCGCCGGGCCGGCGCGCCGAAGGTCTGTCCGTTCGCCGATCCCCGCCCGCCGGAGGTCCTGTGGGACCTGATCAAGGAATTCATCGAGCGATGAGCCAGCAGATGGTGGAGGCCCTAAGCCCGATCGAAAAGCCCGATGGCCTCTCCGACGAAAACTGGGAGGTCCTGAAGACCGCCATTCGCTGGCCCGCGATCACGACCGTCGACGGGGGCCTGCATTTGACCTCCTGGGCCGTTCTCGACGGGATCATCAATATCTGCGTCAACCGCCGTAGCGGGCAGCCAAAGTCATGATCTACCTCCTGATCGCCGACGATCGCTGGTACTCCGATGGGGACCGCCTGCCGATCCTGGCCTCGCCGGATAAGCCGCTGCTGGACGCCTATGCGGCGCATCTCAACCGCTTCAAGGTCTTCCCCTATCCCGAACCCGGCGTCGCCGGCGAGTACGTGCGCAAGCCCGTCTATAGCCATCCCGATCTGGCCGAACGCAAACGCCTGCTCCTGGCCGAAATCGCCAGGATCGCGCCTGATCTTCCGGCGAGCGCCATCAGCGACATCACCAGCGTCAGTTTCGAGGTGGAAGAAGTTCCCCTCGCCCGTCCAGGATTGCTCGATCAATGACCAAGTACACCGACGGCCTGACCGCCGAGGGGCTTATCCGCTTCATCGCCACCGAGCCCCTGGAACTGAGCCACGACAAGGTCGAAATCCAGAACCGCGAAACCAAGCGCTTTTGCCTCGACTGGCTCAAGGCCCGCTACGAGGACGGACCCGGCGCAGATGCCGTCGGCAAACGCTGCCGCGCCCTGCTTAGCGCCTACCAACAAGACCCGCCGGTGATCCTGCAAGATACTGACCCTCAGGACGTCTCCTGGGTGCCTGAAGGCGCCGACCGGCGTGTGGTGCTGCATGCCCAGCGCATTGCCGTCCTGGAGGCTCGCTTGGGCCTCCTGGATGGTGAGGGCAATCTGCTGGAGCGGCCCAGGACGGCGCCGAAGTTCCTGGGCTTCAGGGACGACTTCTGATCATGAGCGACGAAGCCGAAAGCAAACGCCTCGCCGAATGGGGCTTCTACGACGCCCTACGCTACAAGGCGCCAAGTCAAGACCATCCAGCCTATCGCGCTGAGTACGAGCGCATGGCCGGCGACATGATCGATCGCCTTGATCCCTGCAAGTTCTGCGGCGCCAAGATGACCGTGATCGAGCCCAATGGCGAGGACTGGACTGGCATTACCTGTGCCAATCCCCAATGCACCGGCGACGTCAGGATCGGATTGACAGACCCTGACAAGCATAGACGCTGGGTGATCCTGGCGGGCGCCTGGAACAATCGGGACATGATCGGATGACCGTCGACAGCTTCACACGGGATGCCTTACTCGATCTGATGTTCGCGCAGCCTTCATCCAGCATCCTGAGAGAGCGAGGCCTGCGGGACCAGCGTGCCGGGAAGCCTCGCCTCTCTGGGAACGAGCACTACTTGAGAGGCTACGAACTCGGGCAGGAGCTTGAACAGCGACTTCGTGAGGGAAACACGCCATGAGCACTGAAGACCTCGGCGGCCCGGTCTATGGCGATGAGCGGCTCTACGCCCATGCCGCAGGCTATAAGAAGACGTTAGACCAGATCAAGAGTGAGAACCTCTTCTACAATCCCGAGAAGGCCAAGAACGAGCCGATTGACTACCTGAAGCTCACGGCCCACCGTCGCGCCAACCACATCGGCATGGCCATGACGGATTATGGTCGCATCTTCGTCGGGACCGAAGCTGAGATGCGCAAGGCGGCAAGCGAGCGGAGCGAGACGCGCCGGCGCGGCGTGCCTATCGCCGAGGTCTTCATCTACGGGCTCTCGATCGCGGCCATGCTGATCCTGGCCTGGATCGCCTGGGGACCCCACGCGTAAGAACCCTGTTGACTTCCCACGTCATGGGGCCTATCACCGTGTCAACTGCAATTGCACGGAGACCCATCGTGAAGATGGTCATCAAGAAGACGACCGGCATCCACTTCCACTGGTTCGCCGTGCTGGTGATCGCCGCGCTGTTCTGCGGCGCCGGCTACGTCATCGGCGTGCAGGTCACGCCCCAGCAAGTCAGCCGACCCGTACTGCCGCCGGCCCAGCCGCTGAAGATCACCGTGCTTAAGGACGGCACGCTGATCGAGGACCCGCGCACCGGCTGCGCCTGGATCGAGCGCGGCTGGATGGGCACCTCGACCCTGCGCGGCGACAACTGCGAGAAGGTGGTCCGTTGAGCATCGTCGGCTCCATCGTCCTCGCCCTGGCGGTCGCTGGCGTGATCATCTGGTGGGTGAAGACCACCAGCGACTACGAGGCCAAGTTCAAGATCGCGGTCGACGCCAAGGGCGTGCCCGAGGTCTACTCTCTGGCGTTCTTCATCAAGAACATGCGCCAGGAGTTCGTCACCGACCTCACGCGCCCCGAAGAAAGCCGGATCACCAATCCGACCGCCTATCAGGCGCGCCTGGGACAAGCCGCTTCGATCCTCACCCTGTCGGCCGGCGCGGTCGATCGCGCCATTCGAGCCGACAATGGCGAGGTCCTGGCCGCCGCCCTGCTATTGGCCGACAGCCTCAAGGCCGTCGCCGAGGTCAAGAAGCACACCAACCCGTGACAAGCTGCGCCTGCTCCGAGAAGAAGCGTCCGCTGCCGACGGCCCTGCCGGAGGGCTCCAACGAGCGTCCCCGGCAGTGGTTTGTCCTGCGCCGCAACGAGAGCAGCAGCGCCTTCAACGGCTACCGCCGGCAGTGGTCGGACAAGTCCTATGTGCAGTGCCGTGTCTGCGGCTGCGCCTGGGACACCAAGGCCGCCTATGTCAGCGACCTCCCCAACTGCGAATACTATCCCGAGCGGGTCGCCCCCGCCGTCGAGCCCTGGACCGATCAATGATCACGCTGCCCGAACCCCTCAAGCCCTGCCCGTTCTGCGGCGGCCCTTTCGCGATCAGCCAGGAGCCGCACGACAATCACCCGATCGCGGGGATGTACTACATCTACCACACCGATCGGACGACGCCGGAGCGCTGGCACTGCCGGATCAACGTCGACAACCACTTTGACTCGGTCGAGGCGGCCGTGTCGTTCTGGAACGATCGTCACGTCCCCGATGAGCGGATCATCCTGCCCAAGATCAGGGTCGCCGAACTTTGCTATAGCATGGGCTGGACCGCCGGCTACGGGCAAGCCCTGGTCGAGAAGGGCCTGTGCTTGGCCGACGCCTGGGACCTCGACAAGCCCGAAGCTATCGCTCGCCTCCAGGCCGGAGGCGAAGACCCCGGAGAGGAGACGCCATGACCGCCGCTGAACAGATCGCCGAAGCCGGCAAGCGCTACCTCTACTTCAAGAACTGGCGCACCAAGGAAGTCGCGGACAATCCGATCGACGTCACCAACCGCTCCGATCGCGAGATCGAGAAGATCAAGGCCGGCATGGCCATCAACATCGGCGGCGACTGGTACATCGGCGACACGTTATATGACCGCGAGGACGTGGCGTGAAGAAGCCGACCAAGGCTCAACTGCGTATCTTTTCGCGCGCCTATCAGCACCCGCTGAAGCTCGCTGAGCCGCATTGGTCCTGGCAGGGCCTCAAGCGTGCCAACTGGCACGCCACCATGAGCCGGCTGGTCGCCCAGGGATGGTTCAGGACCTATCCTCACGGCGGCGGCTACGAACTCACGGAACTGGGCATTGAGGTGTCCGGCGTCGGCCGACCTGCGTTCCTGATCGTCAAAGGCCAGGAGGCGGATATCGAGCATATGCACCGGTCGCTCCAGGACCACATGAAAGAGACCTACATCATCCCACGAGACGAGGAGGACACCGATGGACCTGCATGAACTGCGCGAAGAGATCGAGAGCGGCCGGCGCATGCTTTCGAGCGAGGCGGTCGATCATCTGCGCGAGATCGGTGAGCCCTATGTCAAGCTCCAGAACGAACTGGCCCAGGCCGGCGGCCCCGTACTGCCATCCGGTTACGAGTTCCCGATGAACGTCGAGGGCTACGAGACGTCGTTCCACAAGGGCGAGGCGTCGGTCTACATCTGGGGGTCCTGGACGCGGCGCGGCTGCACCGACCCGGAATCGTGTCATCTGCCGGTCGCCTACGTCTACGGCACGTTGTCGGAACAGGCCAACATCCTGGCCGGCATCAAGCAGCAGATCGCCGACCTCCAGGGCGCCAAGGCCGCTGCCGCCGAGAAGGCCCAGTACGCCGAATACCTGCGCCTGAAGCAAATCTACGAACCCGCCAGCGTCGGTTGACAGCGATGCACACCTACAAGGAACCCAACCGCATGCGCCTGATGCAACAAATCTGCCTTGTCGTCGCCACGCCCTTGGCGATCTTCGCCCTGATCATCAGTCTCGTGGCCATCAACGGCAAGGCTCCGCCCGTCGAGAGCCCGTCCATGTCGCCCAAGCTGCGGGTCGAGCGTCTGGACGGCGACGGGCGCAAGCAACTGATCCAGGACCCGCAGTCGGGCTGCGCCTGGGTCTCGTCGGTCGAGAACGTCTACAAGCTGCGCGGTGGCCCCGAGTGCGAGGTCAAACGCCTCTAGCCACTCCACAAGAAATCGGTTGACAGTCTGATCAAAGCCTCGCTAGATGGGGCCTCGAACCAAGGAGGTCCTTGCTTGCCAGATCAAAAACTCCTGAGCCTGCTCAACGAGCTTGAGTGCCTGGAGACCCCGTCGACCGCACTCGACCTGGAGCTATGGGGCCTGCTGTGCGCCAAGCCGGAGTCGCCCGATCCGCGCAAGGTCGGCGTCAAGCCGCCGGCCTTCACCGGGCGGTTCGAGGACGCCTGCTGGCTGGCCTGCTATCTGATCAAGCCCGAGGACCACAGACTGCGCGCGGCGGTGATCGAGGAAGCGGTCATCACCGCTACTCACCGGCTGGCCGAGGACGATTCCAAGTGCCAGGGCAAGTTCTTCCTGGAGCGCGCCGCCGTCCACGTCTGCGAGAACGCGATCAAGGCGCTCATCGATCCCGAGGCCTTCCGGGCCTTCGCCTATCGCCGCAAGCGCGACCGCGCGCACACCGAACTGATGGTCGACTGATGAAGCGGCCCACCACCTACACCAGCACCGCCTACTTCGCCGAGGAGCTTCGACTGGAAAGCATCGACCTCGTCCAGGACGTGCTGAACAACCTCCAGCAGACCCGCGACGGCGAGGTCCGCACCAAGAACCGCAAAGGCCGGCTGCGCGAGATCGACTACGCGTCCAGCATCATCGAGGGCCAAATCCTCAAGGTCTTCCAGAACCTGACCGTGGAGGGCACGAACAAATGAGCGACTCCGCCATCGCTGAGATCGACGAGCTTCTTGATGTTCTCAACGGTCCCATCCACCTGGGCAATCGCCTGCTCTACAACGCGCGCATCGCCATAGCCATCGCCCCGCACCGGCATTGGACCTCGGGCGTCGTCGAGCAGAAGATCGCCAGGACCAATCCGCGCAAGATCGTCACGACCTATCGCCAATCCGACGGCTCGCTAAGCTATGGCACCGCGTGGGCGCCGGAATGGATCGAAGACGCCGACAAGGCCCTGACCTTCATCCGCCAGTCGTTCCCGCACGCGCGCCTGACGATCCACACGCCCTGCGACCTGGATGAGGCGGTCGTCACCGCCGAGGCCGATATCGGGCATGCGCGCATGTCGACCTTCGGCCCGACCCTGGCCCAGGCCGTGATCGGCGCGGCGCTCATGCTCATCCGCAATCGCCTGACGGATCGCACATGACCCCCACCGAAAAGGTGCTCAAGAACGCGCGCCACATCACCCAGGCCGAGCGGCACGTCTACGCGATCGGCGACGAGTGCTGGCGCGCTGACTATGCCCGCATCGAACGCGGCGAGGTCGTGCGCCAGATGCCCTGCGACTTCGACAGCCAGGGCAACATCATCCGGCGGGGTGACGAAGGCGGAGCTTACACCCTGACGGTCGCCAAGTTCCCCTCGGGGTACCAGGAACAGACCTACGGCTGGAAGTTCTTTCCGACCAGGGAACTGGCGATCTACGAACTCCAGATGATCATCGAGCGCCGGATCAACGACACCAAGCGAGACCTCCAGAAGCTGGAAGACTTGCGTGACGCGGCCCTGGCGATGGACGTGCAGGTTCGCGAATGACCGAAGACGCCGACAAAGGCCCTTGGAAGTGCTTCCACTGCGGCTACATCGCCAACACCGTGCGCGAGGGCCTGGATCACTTCGGCTACGACGAGACCGAGGCGCCCGCGTGCCTCCAGGTCCTGACCGAGACCGAGAAGGCCATCGTCGAGGACCGGCGTTTCTGGCGCCACCGGGCGCTCACCGCCGAAGACCATCTGGAGCAGGCCCACCACGAGCTTCACATGGCCCGCTACGACATCCACCACCACTTCCGCGTCCATACCCTGGCCGAGGCCGGGAACGCCTACGACAACCTCAAGGGCGAGGTCGAGGCGTTGAAGGAGCGCGTGCGCTGGGTTCCGGCCTGGATCAGGCGTCTCTTCCTGCCGAAGGGGTACTACGATGTGCAGCCGTAGGAACGAGTATCTGCCGACGATCTGGGAGCGCGTGACCAACACCCGGTGGCTCTACCACTTCGACGAGCGCTACCTGGGCATCCCCCTGCACCGTACCTTCGGCGGCGCGATGCCTTGTCGCGTCCGGGCTAAGGACATGTCGACCTCGATCGGCAACCGCACGCGCCTCATGGTCCGCGCCACCGGCGAGGTCAACCCCAACCGCCTGCCAACGCACCGCGTCTTTGGTGGCTATGTGCCAGCCAAGATTCGAGCGCGCCACCACGTCTGGACCATTTCCTGTCCTTCCACCGGCGCACGCCTCTAACTTCGTGACACGGTTGACGGCGCCGTGTCATCCTGAGATGATCGAAGCCTAGCCATTACCGAGTGACCATGACCGACTTCGACACCGCCGAGGCCAAGTTCAACAAGCTGATCAAGCGTCTCGCCATCAAGATCGGCCAATCCCAGACGCCCGTGCCGGGCTTTGCCGTGGGCCTGTCAGGCACCGACTCGGCCCTGGCCTTCCTGGCGCTGAACGCGGCGATCAAGATCGCCTGGGCCGACTACGGGCTCAAGCCGCGCCTGATGGGCATCCACTATGTCAACGCCAATCGGCTGCGCCAGGGCGCCTTCGAGAAGGTCGGCATCCCGTGGCTGCGTCGCGAGGTCCCCGAGGCCACCATCCAGGTGATCGCCCCGCCGGGCGGCAATCACGACCAATACCGCTGGGCCGACCTGCACGTGCGCGCCCTGAAGGCGATCGATCCGGTCAGCGGTGACCTCTCGCCCCTGCCGGTCGAGGAGAGCTTCTGGGTCTCGGGCACGATCAACGCCACCGAGCACGCCCTGGGCAAGTACAGTCTGTTCGCCAACGCCGTCTCGATCCAGCCGATCCGCTCGATGTGGAAGTCGGAGATCATGGCCCTGGCCAAGCAATGGATGCCCGAGGAGATCGTCGAGGCTGCCCGCATCCCCGACTGCCTATGCGGTCGTGACGAGGTGGCGGCCGAGAATATCGAACTGGTCGATGCGGTCCTGCGCAACGACTATGATCCGTCCAAGGTCAAGCCCAAGCTGCTCAAGACCATCGTCGACTATATCCGCGTGACCAGGGCCGAGCACGGCTTCCGTTCGCGCATCCCCTACGTGGTGTGATCATGCCGGGTTCCTATGACATCGAGACTTCGGGCCTGCATTGGCCGGGGACGCCGCGCAAGACGCTGTCCATGAAAGTGATCGGCGCCGACAAGACCATTAGCACCCTGCGACTGACCAGCAATCGCCTGGAAGGGCTCCAGTCCTTCGTGCGTGCGATCAAGGCTGAGCAGGAACGCTCGCGCAAGCAGTTCGCCGCGCGGCGTAAGCGCTACATCCAGACCGTGGGTCATCGCGATCGCGGCGCCGGCGGCCCGCTGCGCAAGGTCGAGCGCCTGACGCGGGAGGCCCACAAGCTGCGCCGCCAGTTCCGAGCCGCCCATGGCTGATCACCGCTTCAACGTCCTGACGCCCATCGTCGAAAAGGTCCGAGAAAAGACGGACCTCAAGGCCGTGCGCAAGGCCCTGTGGTTTGAGCAGATCGCCCGCTTGGAGGCCAGGGTGCGCGAGGCCCCTGATGCCGAAGAGACCCAAGACTGGCTACTCGCTGAAATTGTCTGCGCCGCCTACTACACGCTCCGCTCGACCTTGGGCGGAAAGCAACTTCGGGCCGATGCGTTCCGCCGGCTCATCTATCTGAGGAGCCAATTCGCGTGAAGCTGACCGTCACCACCGTCGAAAGCGTCGAGGCCTGGGGCGACACGCTGTCCCTTGTCAAGGTCAAGGGCATCGACAAGACCGTCGTCGCCAACCGCAAGGAAGACGACTCGTTCCGCTGGACCGTTGGTGAGCCCGTGGTCTACGTGCCCGAGAACGCCATCCTGCCCGAAGAAGTCCTCAAGGCCCGAGGCTACTGGGACGAGGTCAAGAACAAGGGCCTCCTGGGCGGCTCCAAGGGCAACCGCGTCAAGAACCGCGTCTTCGGCCGCACCGAGGACAACCCCGGCGTGGAGTCCAGCGGCCTGCTGTTCAAGGTCGCGATCGAGCAGGGCTACGAGTGGTTCGTGATCGGCGGCGCTTTGGGTAACAAGCGCGTCTTCGAGGGCGACGATGTCGCCGAGTTCCTGGGCGTGACGGAGTATGTGGCATGACCGAAGCTGCCGAACACGCCTATCTGCACGCCAAGATCAAGCACGCCATCCTCGACATTCATCTGGTCGGCAAGCGCATCATGGGTCTGGATGAAGTCGTCGACAACGTCATCAAGATCATGGAGGAGCAAGTCCTGATCAGCAATGACGCGCGTCGCTACGACTTGCCGCCCACGATCATCCGCGCTTTGTCCAAGTGCGGCTTCGTCATCCTGGGCGTCCACAAGGGCGAGCATCCTTCCATCTACCGGATCGACTGCACAGGCCAGAAGACGGTGTCCCTGGTGCGGACCCGCCATCCCCAGGAGACCTGGATGGTCCTGGGCGCCAGCTTCCAGGTCGAGGAGGACGCGCTGTCCGCCCTGGCCACCACGATCGCCAAGGACTGGGCCGACCACATGACCCGCGTCAGGCAGACCGAAGGCAAGGTCGCCGCATGAGCCTGCTCGATCTCGTCTCCCGCGCCGACATCGAGCGCGCCATCGCCAAGGCCACCGCTCCGAGGGGAACGGTCGCAGCCGCCGTCACGGCCATCCAGGACCTCATCATGAAGGCCGAGACGCGGCAGGAACTGGCCAGCCAATACGACCTTCCCGTGGCTGTCCTGGACGCCTTCACCAAGGCGGACCTGCCAATCACCGAGATCGCCAGGAACCCGACCTACGGGTTCATCTGGGAAATCAACGTGCGGGTGCTCTACAACGACGACCTCCGCGAGAGCGAGCCTTTGGTCTATCTGGTCCAGGGCGCGCATGACGGCTGGCTCGTGGCCAACGAGCGCTATGACATCCCCAACAACAAGCTTGAGGCCCTGTCCCAGGCTCTCGGAAAGGTCAAGGACCATGGCTAAGAAGCTCGATCCGACCCTCAAGGCCGTCCTGATCGGCGCGACGATCGCCGTGGCGCCGTTCCTGGGCATGGCCTATTACGCCGGCGCGCAGGCTGCGGCCTTCACGCCCAAAGGCGCGATCGAACCGGGCGGCTTCCGCTGGCGTGGCCTCTCCGCGCCGGCCAAGGTGACCAAGGTCGCCGAGATGCCCGAAAGCGACTGCGTCGTCTATCGCGTCGATACCGAGGGCTCCAAGCTCTACATCGTGCGAGGCAACTACCAGAACTGCTCGATCACTTCGACAAACGCACAGGACGACAACTGAGCATGCACGCCAAGATCACCGCCTATAAGGGTCTGCTCGTCATCGAGATGACGACCCTGGAATCGATCGTCGGCGAGGTTACCTGCTCGCTCGACACGCCCGGCACCTTTGGCCAAGTCATCAATGACACCGCCAAGCATCTGGGCATCTCCGAGGAGGGCATCGCCCTCATGAAGGCCTTCAAGACCAACCGCAGCAGCCTGGGCGATATTGACTGGTTCGCCACCGGCGAGGGCAAGCACGCCTTCGGTTGGATCGGCGGTCCCTTCGCCCTGAAGGACCCCACCACCGACGAGGGCTCGCGCGACTACCGTGTCTTCGACGGCGCCTATGTCTCGATCCCCAACGATGTGCCGCAGGGCGCCCGTGAGGCGATCGACGCCCAGGGTGAAGCCTGATGGACCGCAAGGACCTCGACGCCATCCTACATCTGGCCGGCATCAAGCCGCTGGGCATCTGGGAGACCGTCAACGGCTACTCCAAGACCCGCGAGGACCCCTGGTACCTCGTCCACACCGACTTCGGCATGATCCACATCGGCTGGCGCAAGCGGGTGATCAGCATCGACTGGGAGCAGACCAAGGTCCGTGTCATCGTCACCGAAGACGACGTGACCAAGGACGAGACCCAGGTCCACGCCCACAGCATGGCTGACGCCGCCGTCTATCTGCGATACTGGCGTCTCTTCGCCGAGCACACCGCCGCCGTGGCGCGGCGTGATGCAATCGACGGCGCGCCGGTGACGTCATGCTAGACCTCAATCTTTCCGTCGAAGAGATCACCGACATCCTCGAACGTGAACTGTCCTCCCACGAGGACATCATCTACGGCGAGAAGAACGCGGCCCAGAGCATCATCGACTATGTCCAGGCCAAGGCCCTGATCGCCTCGCAGCATGACGCCTACGGCCTGCCGCTGTCGATCCTGGAGACCTTTCGCAAGCACAGCCTGAAGGTCGAGTATGTCAACCGCAAGGATGACCTGCCCGATGCCATGGACGTCTACTTCGAAGGCGGTCGGGAAATCACCCTGTGCCATGTCGAGGTTCCAGTCGAGTCCTGGGTCGTCGTTTCCTGGAACGGCAAGCTCAAGCGCCCCGAAGTGGAGCTTTTGGCCACCGACATGGCCAAGGCCTGGGGCGCGGAACTGAAGGCCAAGGAAGCCGGCCAGCCCAAGGGCAAGAAGGTCCGCTAGGCATCGTGCGAGAAAGTTGTTGACATCGGTCTCCGGGCTGGCCTAGATGGGGTCAACACCAACCGGAGGCCAGATGCCCTCTCTCAGCGAAGCCACCGACCTGATGCTACTCAAGCAAGGTCTCGTGTCCCTGGAGGACCTGGAGCGCAGCCCCGTGCTCCGGCCGCTGAATTGCTGGACCCTGTTCCTCGACACCTTCAATCTGGGCTTCAGCCACGACTGGTCGCTGCCCTTCCTGGAGAAGACCGACTGGGGTCACCTGGAGGTCCAGACCTGCCATGTCTGCGGCGCCGTGCGTCGCCCGCGCTTTGGCCCCTACTACGGCGTGGCCTCCGCGCCAATGACCCCGCTCCAGATCGAAGGACGTGCTGCATGATCCCCGCCATTCGTCGGTTCTTCGGCCTCTGCGAGCACGACTGGGAGCGCATGCCTCAGACCGTCTCCAAGACCCTGGTCCCGGCCAACCCCCGCGTCGACACCTGCCTGGGCTTCGACGTGGTGGTCGTCAAGACCTTCCACCAGCGCTGCTGCCTGCGGTGCGCCAAGGTCGAGGTCACCTGCATCGGTCACGAGACTTTCCCGCTCTCCACCTGGAAGGGCGACCGCTCGGAGCTTTCGATTTGAACGCCCACATCACCCACTGTTTCCAGGGCGAGTACGAAGGCTCGTGCAAGTACGGCGACGAGGACTGCCCCGCGCGGTTCGTCGCGCCGGCTCTGGCACGCAAGGCCATGGCGGATTCACGCTACTTCTCCGACGACGAGGCGCCGTTCAGCGGTCAGGTCTTCGACGGCGACAACCGCCTGCTGCTGATCGTCGGCGAGAACGCGTCGGGTAAAAGCCTGATGTTCCGCGTCCTCAATGCCTACGCCAAGCGAGACCACGACCTGACCGGCATCACCATCTCGATCCGAGAGCGCACCGATTCCTCCGTCCCGTTCCGCCGCATGTTCATGTTCGGCGACGAGGCCGAGCAATCGACCGGCGCGACCTCGTTTAGCACCATCGAGATGGGCTTCAAGACGGCCAACGGCGAAAGCCAGGGCAAGAACCTGCTGATGATCGATGAGCCCGAGATGGGCCTGTCGGATGGCTATGCCCGCGCCCTGGGCGAGTACCTGGGCGAGCGCGCCCGCGACCTTCCCGACGCCTGCCACGGTCTTGTGGTGGTGACCCACAACCGTCCCCTGGTGAAGGGCATGCTGATGGGTCTGAGCGCCACGCCTGCCTTTGTCCACATGGGCGCGACGACGCCGCTGTTCGACTGGCTGGAACACCGCGAAACCCGGTCCGTGCGCGAACTGCGCGCGCTCAAGGAAACCGCCTCCGAGCGTCGCAAGCAAACCCAGAAACTGATGAACCGCAAGGACTGACATGACTGAGCAGACTGAAATCGCCAAGGCGAAGGCCTATCTGGAAACCCTCGCTTCCGACGGGACGCGCGTTGAGTTCGATGCGAACGGCTATCTCGCGCCCGAGGGCGTCGACGCTATCCGCACGGTCCTGGCCCACCTGGGCGCCCCCAAGGCTGGAGTCGCCAACCACGGCGTTTCGAAAGAGCACGCCTACGAGAACATCCGCTTTGCGGTGTTCGACGCCCTGATCGCCAAGATGCCGCGCGGCTCGTACGACTACCTGGAGCAGGCCGCCGAGGTCGCTGCCGAGGCGCTGAAGAACCCGGCCTTCGCCTGGGTCTTCGACGTCCTGGCCGAGAAAGAGGACGCGCCGTCGTGAGCGACGATCGTCTCGACCCGCCGGTCCTCCAGAAGCTGATCTACAAGCACTTCTACAACGGACCCGTGGGCGGCGCCGCGCTGCGTCTGGCCAAGATCATCAACCGCCACGCCCAGGGCCTGCCGATCATGGCCTTCGAAGAGGTCCTGAACGAGTTCCTGGTCCAGCGCCTGGGGCTAAACGAGACGACCGATCCCAAGCTGGCGGCCGAGAACAAGGAGGCCCTGGCGGCCGAGCGGGCGAGCTTCTGGAAAGCCCTGAACGGCAAGGTGGATGGCGGCATCGTCCATGACCTGATCGCCTATGCCCGCGCCAAGGACCTCTATGAGTGCTTGACCGAGAAGGTTCAGCAGTTCGATCAGCCCGTCATCAATGCCTTTGGCATGACCGTCGACCAGACGATCGCGCACTTGCAGAGCGTCATCGCCGATCGCACTGCCGATTTGGCTGCGGCGACCGACCCGAACAGGCGCGCTGACCTGGAGGCGGTGATCGCCGACGTCCGGGCGGCCCTGGCCAAATTGCAGCCCATAGAAGGAGTCCAATCGTGAGCCAGGACATCGCCACCTCGACCCTGCCCTTCTTCCTGGGCGCGCTGGTCAAGTACGCCAAGGACGGTCCCAGTTCGTGGATGCTCTGCGAGCGGGCCGAGGACCAGGACTATCTACCTGAGTTGATCAAGGGGACCTGGACGACCGACGGTCATCCCAACTGCTCCCACTTCTCGCCGGAGTTCGTCTACGGCTTCTTCGCCACCAGGGAAGAGGCCGCCAGAGCCTGGGCGGTCGCCGGCGCCGCGTGGCGCACCAACGCGCTCCTGCTTCAAAGGCTGCGCAGCCAACTGGCGCTCGCCGAGACCGAGCAACGCCAATCGGCGATCACCGTGGCCAGGGAACTGGCCACCATGATTGAAACCGTTCGCGGCGAGGACATCGTCGCGACCATCAAACTCGTGGACGTCTAACATGGGCCGCAAGCTGATCCTCACCCGTCTCAATCCAGAGCGTGAACTGTCCCGCGCCGACCAGCGCACCTTTGAGGACATCCAGGCCCTTCTGGGCAAGGCCGGGCAACTGGCCGATCGCCTCGGCCCAGACGTCTCGGTGGTCATGGAACTCTGGGACGCCGAGGAGACCGGCAACACCGTGCGTGGCCGGCTCCAATACGGCTGCTCGGGCGCCTCGATCTGCTCCTCGCGCATCGCCCCTTGACGCTATTCATGACGCCATGCTACGGCTGGCGTCATGAAAGAGCTTTACCACCAGGACCTGCACGCGGTCGTCTCCGCCTCCGGTAAGAGCCGTCTCGTCTACGGCTCGGCAAAGGACGCCACGGCGCGCGCCGAGCAGCTATCGCGCCTGGAAGGTGGCTCCCTGGTCCAGACGTGGCCGGTCAGCGACGTCTACCACATCCTGCATGACACCGAGTTCAACGCCGCCGAGCGCCGGCGCGCGGTCAACACCGTCACGCTCCTGGGACAGGCGGCCAAGTCCTCGCCGCTCACCGTCTACAAGGCGCCCGGCGACGTGCGCCCGGTCGAGCCGGATGCCTCGCGTGAGGTGACCGAGGCCGGCCTGCGCATCGACGCCGGCATGATCATCCACAAGCTCCAGAACGGCCTCTCACCTGTGACCCTGTCCCAGGCGCAGATCGACACCCTGGTCGACGCCTGGGCGCTGATGCTCCGCGATGTCGGTCGCCTGCATGATCTGGAACTGATGCAGGACGCCTGATCCGCGTTCCACCCTGGCATTAACCCTAACGACGAGACGCCCCGTGACCGACAGCTACTACACCGAGGATGGCGATGAGTATGCCGAGCGCGCGGCCCACTGCGAGGGCATGCTGGGCTTCTTCCGCGAGGCCGAGCAGGAGATCGCCCGTCTGTACCCGCCGATCGATCGCGCGCTGAACGAGGCCAGCTACACCATGAGCGAGATCGGCCTGTGGATCGATCAGGAGGGCGGCATCTCCATTCCGGCCATCATCCAGGCCTGGGCGCTGGTGGAGACGCTGCGCCGCAATGGCGGGCAGTTCCCCTCCAAGCTGCGGATGTAGTCCCATGAGCAACGCCCTCACCAGCGGCTATGTCCAGGAGATCGAGGACGCCGATCGAAAGGTCCTGGCCGAGGACCGCGACCGCTTCAATGGTCCGCTGTTCGAAGAGGCCCTGCAAGACGACACCCTCAAGCGCGAGGTCGCCAAGGGTATCGACGCCATGATCCAGTCGGGCATCTGGTTCAGCGACGCCGATCTCCATGACGCCCTTCAGGCATGGTCGCTGGTCGAGGCCATCCGCCGCAACGGCAACACCTACCCGGCGGAGCTTGAGGCGTGATCTCCTGGCCCGAGACCTACAGCTTCACCCGTGAGGAGATGCTGGCCTTCGTCAAGCAGCACGACGCCTATTCGGAGGCCTTCCGCTCGGCGTTCCTGGGGCTTGTGGCGGCCTCTTCGGGCGATCGCGCCATCACCATCCTGGGCTTGACCCGCGAGGGCCAGCGCGATGATCGCTTCTGCTATCTGGGCCACATCACCGGCGCCGATGAGCGGCTGCTGATCCGCTGCTTCGAGAACGTGCGCTTTGGCGAGGCGCCGCCGGTCCTCACCGAAGAGGGCAGCAACGTGCTGCACTTCATCGCCCAGTTCTATCCCGACGAGATCAACGACCACATCGGCCCCTTCAGCAAGGCCTATGCGCACCTGCGCGCCCCACCCAAGCCCAAGGCCGACAAGAAACCCAAGAAGGACAAGACCGATGTCGTGGTTTGACGACTTCAAGGCGTGGCTGGGATACACCCGCCAGCACAAGAACCCCGAGGCCGGCGAGTTCCGCATCCACCAGTTCGCGCCCAACAGCTTCGTCGTGCAGATTTTCGATGGCGGCGATTGGAAGGGCCTTTCGCCGCTCGGCCGCATCGCCAACTTCCGGGCGCATGTCGAGTTCCACGAGAGCTTCGACCAAGCCGTCGAGAAGATGACCAACCTGCGCGCCCGCTGGTCAAGACTGTACGAGGGCGAGATCGAGCGTCTGCTGGGCAGCGAGATCAACTACTATCCCGAGAGCCTCCATCCGGTGCGCAAGCATGGCAAACGCTCGTGGAAGGTCGAGAACAAGGCCACCGAAGTCGCCCTGAAAGGGTTCGGCGGTTGACGCCAATCGCGGCGCCATGATAGCCAAGACGTCATAGAAAAGGAATCGACATGCCCTGGTGGTGGCCCTTCAAGCGCAAGGCCCAGGTCGAAGTGACCGAGCCCGTCCGCACGCTCCAGCCCTACGACGTCCGGGTCGTCCAGGTGGATGCCGACACCTTCTATGTCGAGGCCTACGTCGACAACGTCTGGCGTCGTATGCTCTCCATGCGCCACTCCGACTGGCGCCTGACCCTGGCCAGTGGTAAGGCCTGGAAAACCTTCGAGGAGGCCAAGGCCGCTGCCGAGGCTTTCACGGCCTACCGTGTCGACTGGATCGCCAAGGAAGCCATCCGGCTGCGCGAGCATCGCAACAACTTCTATCCGACCGAGTACGTGCGCGAGCCAGTCAACGTGGGCATGAACCACGAGGCCAAGGCGGCTTCGAACTTCCGCCTGAGCTTCGGATGAGAAACCGCGCTCACCAAGTCCTGGCCCTGCTCGCCGAAGCCTCCGACGAAGGCTTCGATGATATCCTGTGCGATGGCGCCTGCTATGTCGGGCACGTTCGCATCAGCCGGGGCACGGTGACCGAGCTTCTGATCCACATGGCCATCTCGCGCGCCGATGAGGATACCGAGCGCTACACGATCAACGCCACCGGTCTGGCCATCCACCGACGGCCGGCGCTGGCGTGCGACATCCTCAAGGCAATCGGCCAGGGCATCGCGTTCACGGTGGACGAGAACGACCAGATCGAGGTCCTGGACTATCCTTGATGGCCAAGACCCTGATCCTCGAACAGGCGATCGAACGCTTCCCGGTCCTGCTCCTCCTGGCGCAGGGCGTGGGCCGCTGGACGCGTCTGCGCGACACCAGCATCGACGAGTCTACCCTATCGGTCCTGGTCGCCGAGGGCGTTGTCGAAGTCGGCCGCTACAAGCCCGATCAGCGGGTGCGCGGACGCGTGCGGACCTTCCGGGCTCTGGCCCTGACCGCCAAGGGCGAACTGCTGTCGGCCATGCTGCGCGACGCCTTTCGCGAGCGCAATCTGGCCTGGAGCTACGGCCCAGACGATGGCATCGGGCGCGTGGCCATGCGCGCCGACTGGGGCCAGCCCAAGATCGAGTACGTCGCTGACGGATACCTGGGCCGGCGCCGTAAGGTGATCACCGCCCGGCCAGATAACCACAAGACCAAGATGAAGAAAGCCGCCCAGCAGGCCCTGGCCAAGTGGCGGCTTTGGCAGAAAGCACCGACATGAGCGATTACGAGCGTCAATTCGAGGAACGGTTCGACGACCTGGAGGTCGATCGTCGCCGCGCGCGCAGCCTGATCGACGACTTCGCCACGCATGCCGTGCCCGAGGACAAGAAGGACGCGGTCGACAAGCTGATCGGGCTGGCCAACTACTTCGATCACCTGGAGATCAAGCTGGACGTGGAGACGGCGATCGCCGCCTGGGCGTTGGTCGAGGAGGCGCTGCTGTGCGCCCCCGAGGAGATCGACGACCTGATCGCCGACATCGAACGAGGCTGAAGATGCAGACCGGCATCGTCGATCGCACCTTCGAGACGCGCAAGGAATACTGGGTCGCACGGGGCTTCTCAAAGAAGCTCAACTGCTACGTCTATCCCCACCACGGTTGGTCCTGGATTTCCTGGACGCGGCAGATCGGGGACACCCACGACACCCTGGAACAGGCTCGGAACAACATCCGGGGCGGCTATATCGAGGACATGATCGAGACCCAAGAGGTCGTCGACATCGAGTTCCTGCACTACAAGCGCACCCGCCAAATCGCCGAGCATGTCGAGGTCGTGGCCTATAATCACGATGGCGAGCCCTCGACCTTGGCGGAGCCGACCGTGGTGGTCGAGAACTGGACACTACGCCCGGACGACTACATCGGCATCGGCAGTGACGACGGCCGCGACATTTCCATCTATGGTCGCATCACCGCCCTGCGCGATGGCAAGGCTTATATCGACGTCCTCAATGGCGGCTGGACCTTGGTCGTGCGTATGGACGGCGACAAAACCATCGTCGACGCCGAATCCGACTGCTGCCAAGGCGGCGACGAGGACGAAGAGTCCAGGGCTGGCCGGCCCGTGCGCGTCCTCTTCCAGGGCGTTCCAAATCCGAACGAGGACCCTGGCTGCTACACCACCCAGATGAACGCGTGGCGCGATCAGCAGGAGGGCGTGGCGGCATGACCGAGATCGCACACTATCGGCATCCAGCCCAAAGCACGCGTTGGGAAACGGATTTCTATGTCTTCGCCAAGGTCGAGTTTCCTTCGAGCCAGGGTAAACCGATGTTCGAGGAAGTCGTCTGGGGCTCCGACTTCGCCAGGACCGGATGGCGCAAGGTCAATGCCGAAGGTGTCAGTCCGGTCGGTTTCGCGCGCCGCGAGGATGCCGACAAGGATGTGATGTCCGATCGCGCGCGCTGGTTCAACGGCCAGGAACTCACCGCCGTCCACGATTTGCGCTTCCTCAAGCGCACCGTCGTCACCGCGACCTATTACGAGGACGTTCCGTGACCGCCGACCTCGAAGTGATTCTGCGCACCTACCACAAGTCCGGCCGCAACGGCGACCGGGCCATGCGCGACACGCCCTACCGCGACTACGAGGTCGTCCTGCGCCGCGTCGCCGATCGCGTCGAGGTCCCCGTCCGCCTCTTCGATGGATATGACAGTTTCAACGTTTCGATCCGCTCTGATCAGCACCGCCTCGCCGATGCCCTGGCAAACCAGTTGGCCGACTTCTTCCACACGTCCGTCATCCGCGAAGACTATGAGCCCCAGGTCACCACGACCTGGGTCAAACGAGAACAGTAAGGGGGAACCCATGGACCGCCGTTCATTCTTGGCCGCAGGCCTCGCTACCGCCCTGGCGCCGGCCATCGCCCAGGCCTATCCGCTCACCGATCCGACCAAGCTGATCGATAGCTTCCTGATCGACCGTGTCACCAGCGGTGATCTGGCCTTCCAGCCCAAGACGCCGGCCATGCTCTCCCTGGCCCGCAATATGACCAGTCGCCTCTTCATGGAGCCGGTGGACACCACCTCCTATCGCCTGTCCGACTGGGGCGTGCAGCGCGGTCACTTCCTGCTGGTCGACCGTCTGTTCGATCCCTCCAAGGGTGGCGCCAAGAAGCTGATCCGTGACGTCTACGCGCTGAGCAAGGAACACCACCGTGATCCTGCGGGGCGGCGCTTCGTGCCCGTCACCGGCGGCCGTGATCGTGATCTGATCGCCCGCATGCAGTCGCGCGATCGCGCGCCCGGCGGCATCGTCACCACCACCCTGACCCGCGCCCAGGCCCAGCAGAACGACTGGCGCATGGCCTTTCTGCGCGCCGGCCGCCTGCGTCCGTCGGGCTACCTGCACACCAGCGACATCCTGCTGCTGGAGCCGACAGCGGCCTTCCCCAAGCTGACGCGTGTGGCATGATCCCGCCTCCGATCGTCCAGGACCAGCATAAGGTCGAGACCTACTTCGTCGTCCACGCCCAGGCGCGGTCGACCAAGAACGGCAGCGTCTGGCCGATCTACCTCGCAGGTGACCGGGTCCTGAAGGGCTGGGCGCAGTATCCCTACCACATGACCGGCGACCCGCCGTTTCGGTTCCAGGCCATAGAGGCGGCTAGGGCCGCCGCCGCCAAGGACACCGTCGGCTACAAGGTCGAGAACATCGTGGTCACCGAGCACGTTGTCGATACCCGCACCACCATCAGGACGATCGATCACCGATGCACTACGACCTGAAGCAAGAACTGTGCATCATGGGCGAGGACGTGGAACGCGACCTCGACGTCCATGGCGGCTTCGATTGGATGGTGCTGTCCTATTCTGCGACCATCTTCTCCCATCCTGTCCTTGTCGAGCGCTTCGAATCCGAGGAGATAGCGATCCTCGCGGGACGCCAGCGGATCGAAGATGGCTATCGCCATGTCGACGTCGTCAAGCAAGTCGCCTATTCCTGTGTCCCCTGGATCGAGGACTGACCCATGAGCATCACCCGCCGCGCCATCCTGGCCTCCGCCGGCCTTGCCGGAGCCCTCTTCGCCGTGCCGGCGATCGCCAAGGCGCCGGTGAGCGAGCGCATCGAAAAGTGGCTGGCCCAGATGGTCCACGACGGCAACTACTCGGTCCATGTCCAGGCGGTCGATCCCGAGGTGCTGGAAGCCTTGCGCGCCGGCGCGCTCGCTGAGCAGCATGACGCCTGGGTCCCTGACAGTCCCTCCAACGTCGTCACCATCTCCCGCCGCGACATGGTTCGCCTGACGCCGCGCGGCGTCGAGATGGGACAGGTCTTCCTGGCCGCCCGCCTGGGCCTGCACGCGCGCTACCTGATGGCCCAGGCGATCGACACCAAGCCCGCCAAGCCGGGCTATGCCTACAAGGTTTTGCGCGGCAGCGAGGCCGAGAACGCCAACTTCAAGCGGTTGTTCGGCAAGGCCTATTCCAACGGCGCCTTGCCGCGCACGGTCTTGACGCCCGAGCAGGCGGCCAAGGGTGACTGGCGCATGGTCCTGCTGCGCGAGGCCTATCTTCGCTCCGTCGCCGCTGGCTCGACTCTCATCGCCCTGGAGCGCACACCCGCCGGGCAGGACTGGTATCAGGCCTGCCTGATCGACCAGCAGTACGATCGCGTCGAGGCGCGCCTCAAGAAGATGGGCATCAAACCTGTCTTCGACATGAACCGGGCCGAGGCCTTCATGGTCGACTTTGGTCGCGGCAAGATCGTGGGCGCCTGATGATCGATCGTCGCGCCCTCCTGGCGGGCCTCTTCACCGCACCCGTGACCCTGCCGGCCATCGCCCAGGCCCTGCCCGTCGATCCCGATCCGGGGCCGGGCAAGATGTACCTTGGCGTTGATCCAGGCGCCCGCGACTTCGGCACCGCGATCTGGATGGTGCAAGACACGAACGGCGCCTACAGGATCACCTGCCACAAGAGCCAAGGTGGGACCTGGGACGACGCCGTCTACCTCTCGACCGACGGTGTCAACCAAACCAAGCTGATGCCCGGTCAGAGCCTGATCCTGCGCGGTAACGGCGTCATGGAGCACCTGCGTCGATGACCGAGCAATTCACCGTCGAGGAGATCGACCGCTTCCGCCAGTGGTACAACCACATGGAGGACAGCAATTTCGACTACATCGAGGCCGAGGACGCGCAGTTGGCGATCAAGGTCCACGACCTCGTGGGCCGGCGCGTCAGCAGCCGCACGCGCGACCTTGCCTTCCCGCCCAAGCACTTCCTGCTCTCCTTCGACGAGGAGGACATGCGCGCCCAGGACTCGGTGTCGGTGACCCTGACCCTGATCACCATCCTCAAGCACCGAGGCATCGCCTTCGACATCACTTCGGAGTCGACGATCACCCTGGCCTGCGCCGCCGAGACGCTCGACGAGATCATGCCCGATCTCCCCGGCTGGCGTCACGCGCCTCTCTACCAGTTCTGAGCGGACCTGCCCGTGACCATCTTCATCGATCAAGTCATCCCGGCCGCTGCGCGCACGCCCCTTTTCGTGGTCTGCCTGACGCCGCTGAACGAAACCGCGCCGCTCGTCTATGAAACGCGTCCCACCCGCAAGGAGGCCGAGGACTTCGCCTATGCCAGCCTGAGCCGAGGCTACCGCCGCGCCGATGTCTTCGAACAGGTTCCCGTCGCTTCCTATAGGATCGAGCGATGAGCGCGCCCGCACCGCCCGGCGATCTCGTCGGCAATGGCGACGCCGTCTGGGGATGGGCCGATCGCCTGTCCAGACATACCCACGACCTGCACAAGAGCCGCGAGCTTTGGCAGCAGATCGTCCAGGGCGACATGTTCTGCGGCTCGTGTCGGCTGTGGATGACCAAGTCCTGTCCCCGTGAGCACAATGACGGTCTCTCCGGCTACAGCCGAGGTCCGTCCAGCGGAGCCTTGAAGTGCAGTCAGTACCAGATCAGCCCGTCGGCGGCGAAGCTCCTGGAGGAGCGCAAGGCGCAGTACCAGGAAGTGAGCCTGCGCCTCAAGGCTGGTGGGTAGACTGGTCCTATGAGGACGGTCTTCGCCAGCAGGAGGCTCGCCGCGAGAAGTGGTTCCAGAACCTGCTGATCAACGCCTCCTGGGACGCCTTGGCCAAGATCGCCTGCCCCGACGAAGGGCTGCGCGGCATCGCCCATGATGGTCAACTCTTCTGGTGGAACCCCTGGCTGGCCACCCACGGCGACGCCATGCGTTGGCTGGACAAGCGCGGTTTCGAGGGCCGCGACGCCTGCATCGAGATGCACTTCGACGAGGACGGCAGGCTCTATCTGACGGCCTGGGACCAGACGACCTATGACGAGGCCCTGGCCCACCCGTCGCTGAATGGCAAGACCTGCAAGCCCTACCGGGCGCGGCGAGGCCTGCCGCGCTAGTCTGGCACGAGCCGCTTGACAGCCCTCCGGCACTGTGCGAGAAAGCTGTTGACGCAGCCGCCCGGAGGACCTCGATGATCACCGCACTTCAGCTTCAGAACGCCCTGGGCGCCAACGGCTTCGTGCATGTTCGCACGTCCAAGCCCGGCCAGATCGTCAAGCTGATGCGCACCGTCGAGGGTCTGGCGGTCAAGACGCCCCAGGGCGAGTTCAAGGAATTTTCCGCCAACGCCTGGAAGCGCGTCGCCGCCTTCGTCAACAAGCAGTTTGGCCTGCGGCGCCCGCCGGCTCCGCGCCTGGACGCGGACGAGCGCTTCGAGCGCGATCGCCGACTGGCCGACCAAGCCGATGATCGGCTGCGCGAGTTCGACTACACCCTGATGTGGCGTAATCAATACGCCAGCGGCTCCGATCATCGTTCGTTCGGGGCATGCCACGCCGTCGATCGCAGGGGGCTCAATACCCTCTGTGGCCGCAAGGTCCCCCAGCACCTGACCACCTACGAGGTCGACAATCTCGACTGCCGTCAGTGCATCAAGATCGAGCGCAAGCTGAAATCCCTGGTCTCCAAGGTCTACTAAGTGCTGCCTGTCGACACCCACGCCAAACTCCTCACCCGCGACCAGTTCCGCGAGGGCGTCTTCGCGCGCGATGGATACGCCTGCGTCTTCTGCAAGCGCACCGCCGAGGAGACCAAGGAAGGCAAGCTCGACGCCCACCACATCCTGGAGCGCCGGCTGTTCCAGGCCCCGCACGAGAAGGGCGGCTATTTCCTCAACAACGGCGCCACGGTCTGCGAGCACCATCATCGCCTGTGCGAAGCGACGCAAATCTCCACCGACGAGGTCTATGCCGCCTGCGGCATCACGCGGCGCGTCCTGCCCGATCACCTCTACAGCGACTTCGACTACGACAAGTGGGGCAACATCGTTCTGCCGACCGGCGAGCGCCTGAAGGGCGAACTCTTCAGCGACGAGTCGGTCCAGAAGGTCATGGCCGAGGCCTCGCCGCTGCCGGTCTTCAAGCACTACGTCAAGTACCCCCGCACCAATCACCTGCCCTGGTCGCCCGGCCTCAACGACGATGACCGGGTGCTCAAGGACATGGGCGCCTTCATAGGCGAGCGGGTGATCGTCACCACCAAGATGGACGGCGAGCAGACCAACATGTACCGGGACCACTTCCACGCCCGGTCGGTCGAGAGCGCCCACCACGAAAGCCAGGGCTGGGCCAAGAACTTCTGGTCGCAGATTTGCGGTGACATTCCCGAGGCATGGCGCGTCTGCGGCGAGAACCTCTACGCCAAGCACTCGATCGCCTACGACAACCTGCCCACCTACTTCATGGGCTTTGGCGTCTGGACCGATCTCAACGTCTGCCTCTCCTGGGACGACACCCTGGAATGGTTCGAGCTTCTGGGCGTCACGCCCGTGCCGGTGATCTATGACGGCGTCTATGACGAGAAGCTGATCCGGGGGCTCTACGACGAGAAGACCTGGGACACCTGCGAGGGCTATGTCATGCGCGTGGCGCGGTCCTTCTCCTATGGCGAGTTCCGTTCCTGCGTGGGCAAGTTCGTCCGCGCCGGCCACGTCCAGACCACCAAGCACTGGAAGCACGGGCAGCGGGTCGAGAAGAACGGCCTGCTGGTCAGCCCTTGACGCAGGACCTCCTGGCCCTGGCGCGCCAACGGCGCGAGGAGATGTACGCGCGCATCGCCGCGCGGATGAACGTCGACTACGCCGTTCAGGCGCCGCCCCCGGAGGCTGGTGACCAAGGCCACTGGCGTCGGCGCCCCGGCGACAAGACGCGCCTCTCCCTGGTCCGCGAGGTCCAGAAGAACCGCTGCTATCTGTGCGGCAATCCGATGTCGCCAAAGGCCCGTCGCAAAGCCTCCGCCAGTCGCGACCATGTCGTGGCCAAGGCGCGCGGCGGCAAGAACGCCGAAAACATCCTCCTGGCCCACACCCGTTGCAACAGCGAGCGAGGCTCCCGCCGCGCCTATCCGTGCGAACTGATCTATCTCCAGGCCGTCAATCTCGTGCTCGACGCGAGGATGAGGCGCAACAAGCCGCGCGGACATCGCTTCGCCGCCAAGCTGCGCGCCTTGATGGAGGGCTCGTGAAGACCTTTAGGACCAATCGCATCCGTCTAGGCCAGTTTCGCATCCGCGATCGTAGCAACCAGCGCGCCAAGACCGCGATCATGGGCGCGGTGATCGAAGCCCAGGGTAAGCCGCGCAAGCGCGCCGCCATGCTGGAGGCGGAAAACCACGCCAAGCGCTATCGAGCCCCGCGCGACCTGGGCGAGGTCCTGCCCAAGCACGGGCCGCCGGCCCCAGAGCCGCCTCCCCCGGAAAAGAACTGGCGCTCCAAGCCTCGGCCTCGATACGACATCGACCATCTGGTGTCGGTCTATCTTGATCACCGCCGATCGCTGGCCAGAGCCGCGCGCGCCCTGGAGATGCACCCCTCGACCCTGCAAGCCAACCTCAAGCGCCATAGGCCCGAGGTCCTCCTGCCGAAGGGTCAGCGCTACGATCACGACGCCGCGCTCGAATGGCTCCAGGCCGGCGGGCAGATCGAGGACGTCGCCGCCGCCTTCGCCGTCACGCCGACCATGATCGAGGCGATGCTGAAGGCCCGCGCGCCTGACCTCCTGCCGACCAAGCGTGAAGTCGACGAAGACGCCGTCCGCGCCGCCTATCTCGTCTCGGACCTGGACTTTGGCGACTTCGCCAAGCAGCAGGGCTTGACTCCGCACCGCGCGCGTCGGATCACCAAAGGCCTGAAGCGGCCCTATCGGCGCCACAAAGCCTACACGATCTCCGCGCGCGACGTGGCGATCCTGGCCAAGTTCGATCAGGAAGGCCTGTCGACACGCACCCTGGCCAAGGTCTTCGGAGTAAGCGCCCAGCGCATTTCTCAAATCCTGCTCAAGCACGGTCGCAGCCCCAGCCACCATAAACAGCAGAATCAATTCGCCGAACGTCACGCCCGCAAGGAAGCCAAGGCCAAGGCGCGCGCCGCCCAGAAGGCGGCCTTCAAGGCCAAGCGCGACGCCGACGGGTTCAGGCGCTACGACATCGCCAAGGCCCGCGCCCTCTATCTGGAGGGGCTGTCCCAGACCGAGGTCGCCCGCCGCGTCGGCGTCCATCCCGTGACCATTCACCTCATGGTCCATCGCGACTTTCCCGAGATCGTCGCCGAACGCGCCCGTCTGCGAAAGAAGGCTTGACCTTGCTCCGGCATCGTGCGAGAACCCTGTTGACACGCCGACAGGCGCCAACCGCGAACGGAGGGCCAAGACCATGAAGACCGCTGACCTGGGCCAGGGCTGGTACGCCAACGCCAACGACGATGGCAGCTTCACGATCCGCAATCCCGACAAGGGCCAGCGCATCAACATGACCGGCGAGGAGGCCAAGCGCTTCGTCGCCCTCTATCGCGAAGCCGAGGCGGAAGTCGCGGGTAAGGCCGACTAATCATGAAGCTTGGCCCCAACGACATGTTCGTCGTCCGTGATGTCATGGGCGGCGTCGCCGTGGCCTTCCGCTCGGAGAGCGTCAGCGGCAACCAGAGCCACTCTCTGGACATCGCCCGCTTCGCCTTCGCGACCTATCCGACGATCGGGGCGGCCCAGGACGCCGCCCTGGCCCTGCGCAACAAGCTCAACGAGGCCCTGGTCAGCGAACGTCTGGCCAGTCTCGTCCTGACCTCGCCCGAGTGGGACCCCTTGCAGGTCTACATCACGGGCGATCAGGTCGCCTACAACGGCGAGGTCTTCGAGTATTGCGAGGCCGAGCCGACCCGGCTGGGGAGCGCTCGCCCCGACTACTCGCCCCGCTGGGAGAACGTCAAGAACATCGGCCGGCTCAACCATCGCCGCGCCGAACTGATCCGCCAAAACGCCACGCCAGAAGAGGAGTCTGCGTCGTGAACCACAACGAAATGGCCGTCCTCTACGTCACCGACCGCTGCGATGACGACGGCGACACCTACATCTTCCTGACCTTCGACAACGAAGACGAGGCCAATGCCCTGGAGCGCCGGCTGTCGTCGGCCCTGTCGCGCACCCACAGCAACGACGGCCTCTCGTACGAGGCCTATCGCCGCCGGCGCCTTGCCGCGCTCGTCGAGGTCGAACCGGCCCTGGACAGCTTCTCGCCTTTCCACGAGATGAACCACCAGCGCATGTCGTTCCACGTCGACGTGGTCCCGCTGCGGCAGGCGCCGCGCACTCGCATGCAGGTCAGCCAGCACCAGCCCTCGGCGATCGCCCAGGACATCGGCCGCCAGGAGATCGACTCGCTGCGCCTCGCCGGCATGAACGTCGAGCGCGCCCTGCTGGAGCACGCCTATCACATCCTGCTGGCGGACATGCCTCGGCATGAGATCAACGACAGCGCCACCATGGCCGCCATCCGCGCGGTCGTCATCGACAAGGTTGCCTGACATGGACATGTTCGAAAACGCCACCAACATCGCCTGCGCCGTGATGGCCGTATGGTTCGCCGGCGCCGTCTGCTATCTGGTCGTCATGATCGCCCTGGCGTTGATTTCCAATGCGATCAGCGCGACGTTCAAGTGCGAGAGCGCCCTGACCGCCGCGATCGGCGTGCAGATGGACCGCTTCGGCTACGACGCCAACGCCCTGACGGTCGCGGCCGTCTGGTTCATCGCTGTCCCGTTCCACATCCTGTGGACGATCACCGACACGATCAAGGCCCTGCGCGCCAAGAAGCCCTCGGAGCCCTACCAGGGCTGCGTCTGACCCATGATCACCGCGCAGGAAGAACGCGACGCCCGCGAGGAGGGCTGGCAGGCGGCCAAGGCCGGCAAGCGCAAGTCCTCCAATCCCCACTTCGGGACGCGCGGGCGCGCCTGGGCGCAAGGCTGGATCGCCGGCAAGGATGACAGCGAGACGCCGCAGCGGCCTGACCTCGACGAGGCGTGAGATCGTGATGGCCTGAGGCCGTGACGAAGTGAGAGTTTGAAGTCGCGAGCGGGTCGCCGAAGGCGGCGCGTGATGCGTCCATAAGCAAGGAACCCAGATGACAGACGCTGTGACGGGCAAGGACCTCTACGAGCAGGAGGTCAACAACGCCAACATCCACTCCAACCGCATGTACGCCTGGGACGAACTGACGCCCCTGCTCAAGGCGGAGTGGAACCACAAGGCCGCCCAGATGGCAGCCAACAAGGCCCCGCCCGTCGAGCCGCCAATCACCCCGCTCGACCGCGACATCCTCGACCTCTTCCAGGAAGAGGGCGCCGAGACGATCCTGGAGCTTATCCCGCTCCTGCTGCAACTGATCCGCGCCATCGCCCAGGTCCAGAAGACCGCCTCCAAGGTCCAGCGCTTCGGCAACGTCAAGAACCCGTTCGCCGGCGACGGCGTCAAGCCCAACTTCGAACTGCTGGAGGACGAGCTTGGCGACATGCTGACCCTGGCCGGCATCCTCGGTTCGCGCGGCATCATCAACAAGGAGCGCGTCGACGCCCGCATCGCCTGGAAGACCGGCATGCTCAAGACCCACGGCTCGATCGACTGGACCAAGCTCGACCTGCCCGAGAACCAGCCGCGCACCTTGAAGGACGCCACCGACGAGGACTTGGCCGGCCCGAACTTCGGCGGCTATGTCAACAAGGCGCCCTACCAGGAAATGCGGCTGCGCCAAGCCATGACCGGCAACAACGCGCCGGCCGAGAAGGACTGGGTCGAGGCCCTGAAGGTCCTCAACGCCTTCCTGCGCCTGACGCCCGAGGAACTGGGCCACCGCCAGGAAATGGCGATCGTGCGCAAGGGCAGCGGCTTCCCGGCCAGGGACTTCAACGACTACCCACTCGAACACCAGAACGAGATCAAGCGCCGAGGCGCGGCGATCCTGGACATGCTGTTCGACCGCAACATCGCCGATGCGCTGGGCCTGTCCGCCGACGACTTCACGTCGCAAGAAAACGGTTGACACCCTCCGCCTAGCGTGGGACAAGGGCGCATCGCTGAACAACCAAGGAGACGCCCGTGCTGCAAATGGTGAAACTGGACCCACGCATCGGCGTGCTTCAGACCGAACGCGGCACGGCCTTCTACGCCTATCCCGGCGGCTATGACGCCCCGCCCGTGCGCGGCAGCCGCGAGAAGGTCGAGTACGCCCTGGGCCTGCGCCGGCGCTTCAATGCGCTGGGCGACGTCCCCTTCGGTCCCTACCTGACCGTCTATGACGTCGAGGTCACGGTGCGCTACCGCCATCGGCGCGTCAGCCGCGCGCCCTTCCGGTTCGAAGGTATCCGCGCCCCGTCCAAGTCGGCCGCCAACCAGGAAGCCCGTCGCCTGCTAAAGCACGGTCACGGCGGCCTGCCGTTGTGCAAGGCCACCCTGCGCGTGGAGCACTAAGCCATGAAGACGACCCACAAGCTCACCCAGGAAGAAGCCAACCTGATCCGCACCACCGCCTGCAAGAAGGTCGGGCGCGGGCGCGTCAAGCTGGAAGTCAACGTCCGCGCCGACGACTTCGGCGGCGAGGGCTTCAACATGCTGGCCATGAACGGCCAACACGAGATGATCGACACCGTGCCCTGGAGCCGGTTCCGCAGCCGTGTCTTCCCGCTGGTCGACGGCGCCGCCATGCTCGACGTGGCGATCCAGTCCTCGCACAACGATGGCGACGGCCCCGAACTGCTCGACCATGTCAAGCCGGTCTGGGAGAACGGCGTGCTGGTGCGGATCGAAGGCTATCAGCGCATCCTGTGGCAGCGCGCCGCGTGAGTCGCCTGGACCCCAAGGACCGGTTCTGGGCCGGCGGCAGCGGCGAAGGCTGGTTCGTCAAGTTCCACCGCGAGCCGTCCTGGCATCCGGGCGCGCCCGAGGAAAGCACGATCGCCGTCTTCGCCGCGCGCGACTACGTCGATGGCGAAACGGGCGCCGCCAAGGCCGCCAGCGCCCTGGCCGCCGATCTGAATCAAGCCCTGGACAAGGTGCGTACGAGCGCATGACCGAGCCCGTCATTCCTTCCCTGACGCTTCTGGCCCTGCTGCGCGAGGCCCAGTCGAGCGTGATCCTGTCCTGCGGGACCGAGATCAACTACATCGACGCCGACGTGCTGGTGGCCAACGTGGCCGAGTACATCAGCGATCACACCGTCTCCTGGCTGGAGCACCTGCTGGTCGGCGTCCACGTCACCGAGGCCGAGCAAGAACTGTCGATCGGGCAGAACGACCCGGAGTTCCCGACCTATGTGGGCCTGCGCATCTGGGCGCACCGCGTCGAGGGCAAATGGAACCGTGACTTTCTCACCATGCTGCGCGCCCGGCCGGTCCAGCAGTCTCCCGCCATCAAGGATGCCCTGGCCGACCCCGACCCCGCCGACTGGGCGGTCAAGCGCTACCTGAACAAGGGAGACGTCATCGTCCGCCTCAACAAGGACGGCGTGATCGTCGACGTCGAGGCCGTCAAGCTGGTCTGACGATGAACCGCAAGCCCCGTCCCGTCAGCGTGCGCGGCAAGGCCGAACTGGTCGAGGGCACCAAGGTGCGCTTCATCTGTCCGCTGGGCCACACCCAGGTCGAGGACCTGGGCCGCAAATCCTTGCCGCTGCCCAGGCGCTACTCGGCCGAGGCGGTCAAGCGGCTGGCCCACTGGTGGCGCCAGGGCGTCACCTTCGACTGCAAGCGCTGCACCAGGGACAACCACAAGACTTAGGTCGATTAAATAGACTCGATACTGTCAATCACGTCACGGTGTCATTTCGGCTTGCATAGTCGTTAATCATGCCTTAAAAGGGACCCTAAATCCAGAGGGACCTTCACATGACCACCCGCCGCGCTCTCCTCTCCGCTGGTATGGCCCTGGCCGCCACGTCGGCCATACCGGGTATGGCTGCCGCCAAGACCCTGAAAAACAAGGACGATTTCGATAAACGCGTCCTCGACGTCCTGGCCAACGGCGCCAAGACGGGCGGCGGGTTCCAGGAAAATCTCGACCGCGATGTCGCCGACTATCTGGTCAAGCATACCCTGGCCTACGGCATCACCCTCAAGAGCTTCGGCGACTACCACGTCGCCAACACCACCAAGCCCACGACCGTCGACATCTACGGCCTGACCAAGGAAGGCCTCCAGGCCGGCAACATCGTCCTGGCCGATCGCCTCTCGCCTGACGCCGGCGCCATGCTGCGCAAAGCCTTCGCCCACCGGGTCCCCGCCGGCGCGAGCCCTTGGGGCACGCGGGCCGACGTCGTGCGCAACCTCTACGCCCACTTGACCGGTCCCACCCACGAGGGCCGCTTGCCGGTCGCGCCTCTGGTCCTGAACGAGACCACCTACCGCAAGGACTACATCCTCGAAAATCTGGAGAAGGGCGCCCTGCGGCCGGCCAAGTGGTCGGGGGATTCCTACGCCGAAGGCGGCATCCTCTGGGTCGAGCGCACCCCCACCTTCCTGATCGGCCGGGACTTCCACGACGGCATACACTGGGAGATCGACTCCGTCGCCCTCAACAAGGACATCGTCCAGTTCCAATCCCTGCCGGCCCACGAGCGCGACACCTACCGCCGCCTGATCACCGCGTACGCGCCCGGCCTGTTCGGCTAGCAGCGCATCCCGCGACGCGGTTCGCCCACCTCAGGGTCGAAGTGTGCCGCGCGAAGCGCTCGCGTTATGGTATTTCAAAGTTGCCTAACGGTTGCCGTATCAACAGGTTTTCTCAATTTCTGAGAGTCATCGCCCGGCGGCCGTCTTGGCACGCCCCCGCGAGGCGATCTCTCATGACCCGAGCCCAGGAGGTCCCATGCCACGCGGCGGCGTCCATCGCTATGTGATCGGCCAGCGCTGGTACTCCAGCCAGGAAGTCCAGAGCCTGATCGTCGAGACCCTGCCCAAGCTGCCGGCCGGCGGGCGCACAGCCGCCAAGCTCGATCTGGCGTTCGGCTCGGTCGATCTGGCCCAGACCACCATCTCGGCCATGCTCAAGAAGCTCGCCGCCCAGGGCCGCGTGCGCAAGGTGCGGCACGGTCACTACGAACTCCCCTCCCGAACCAGGGCCTCCCATGACTGAACCCAAGAAGCGCGGCCGACCTCCCGGCGAAGCCAACCTCAAGCGCCGCGTCGCCGGCAAGGCCTACGGCACCCGCGAGTTCAAGAACCTCGTGCTGGAGACGATCAAGCAGGTCCCGACCGGCGAGCAGACCATCGACGGCATCCTGAAAATCTGGGGCGACCCGCTCTGGCACGAGGCCGAAGCCAAGCTCGACCTGCGCCGGGTGATCAGCCGCTTCCACGACCAGGGCAACCTGATCCGCATCGATCGCGGCGTCTACGAGGTCGCCGAAATCCTCAAGCTGACCGCCAGCCACGACATCCAGCTTCTCGCCGAGCAGGCCCTGCGCGAGGCCGGCGGCTTCATGAAGGCCAAGGCCCTGCGCAAGGCGCTCGGCTATAGCTCCCAGGACGCGGTCAACGCCAATCTGTTCACCGCCCTGCGCATGGAAGGCTCGCGCATCCGCCGCGACTGCCACGAGCGCTACACCTACAACCTGCCCGAACCGGACCTCAAGCGCCTGATCCTGCCGCCGATCTGGGCCAGCGCCTACTATCGCGGCGTCTATCTCGGCGCGGCCCCCTCCCCCGAGCCGGGCGCGACGCCGTGGATGGAGTTCTTCGACAGCCACATCGCCAAGGTCGGCGAAGCCCTCTACCTGTCGCGCAAGGCCGCCGGCGCCGAACTGGAAGACGTCCTCGACTATCCGGCCATCACCAAGGCCCTGGACGCCGCGCGCATCCGCAACCCCGCGCGCCTGACCAATCGCGAGATCATCCGCCAGATCGAGGAGATGCCCGACAACATCATCGTCGTGGGTCACCGCGAGACGCGGGCCGGCAAGCTGGTCGAGATCAGGGCCACCACGCCGCGCGACGAAAGTGATCCGCGCCTCGTCGACATCCGCAACGTCCGCCTCGACATCCTGGCCAACCTGGAAAGCCCGCGCCCCGACCAGCTTCATCCTGAGCACTTCGACCGCTTCGACTACGAGAGCCTGGGCCGCGACTTCTTCGAAGCCTGGGGCAGCGTGTTCCATATCGACCCCGTCGCCCTGTCGTGGGGGAACCTTGGCCTGCGCGAAGACGGCGGCTGGCACAGCGTCAAGGGCAGCAAGCTGACCACCAACGTCACGGCGCTGGACGGCGGCTGGGAAGAGGAGCCCGACGCCGAAGGCGATTAAGGGCGCGCCTCACCAGCAAAAATCAGCAGTTCAATCCAGTTGTTGACTATAAGCATAGAATAAAGACTAGGCTCCGAGCCCCAGCAAACACTGGGCCGGGGCCTATTTGCTGCGCCCAGGGCTGCGCGCCGCACACCACCTTCCCCCAGAAAGCTAGACGCATATATTGTAGATTAAAAGACGAGCATAAAGGCTAGGGCAGGAGGGCTGAACACCACCTTCCCCCAGAAAGCTAGACACACATATTGTCGATTAAACGTAGAACATAAAGGCTAATGGGATGCAGGCCCATCTGTGGGACACAGGGCTTGCCCCAGAAAGCTAGACACACATATTGTCATCTAAACGTATAGCATAAAGGCTAATGCACCTCACACCATACAGGGCATAGGCTGTGCCTTTCAATGAACCACACTACCATTTAGCCTTTATCTTCTACTTATAAATAACAATATTCTCACTCTATGGGGTAAGGAAAATAGGAATCTAGTATAGAAGAGAGTAGTAGGGATTGTGCAGCGTATGGTTGTATGGTTGCCAGATCGAATGGGCGTCAGGGAGACACGGAAGAGGCCCGCTCCGCGTAGGACGACACTGAGGGGTCGGTTTGAACTTCCGCTGAAATGCGCACTCAGACTGCTCAAATTCGGTAATCCCTAAACCGGGGACGGTCGACACCAGAAGACGCGACCGGCGAAGGAGGGCGCAGCCCGAGTGAGGTGGGAGGCGTAGCAAACCTATGGACCTCTGCTTCCCAACCATAGGACCTCCTGGTTCAAACCTCTGGACCTCCTGGCGTAGCGACGCTCGAAGATGGAGGCCCTGAAGATGGCGGCCCTGAAGATGGAGGCCCGACCGGCGATCGAGGCGCAGCCGAGGAGACGGGATGGGATGGGAAAGGATTCATGACCCGATGTCGCGTTTCTTGACGTGTGTCACGTGACGTGTCATGAAGGTTACCGAAGATGGTTAATGCGCCATCCAAGGACCACCCGATGTTCACCTCCATCCGCGCCGCCGATCCGCAAGACCCGCGTCCCCAACTGACGGACGAGGCCACCCTGCGCGCGGCGATCGCCACCACCCTGCCGCTCTACGTGGCCCTGGCCAAGACGCGCGGCGCCGATCTCGTCGGCGACCAGATCAGCTTCGCCCTCGAAGTGGCCTTGAAGAAGGCGCGCACCTCTGACGGCGACTGGGCCTGGAACGCCGCGCGGCTGATGGAGGACGCCTTCGGTCTGCCGGGCGATGGCAAGCTGCTCGCCCTGGTCGAGACGACCATCGCCCGGCTGAAGATCGAGTGGGAGAGCCTGACCCGCGCCTGGGTCATGCGCACCGGCTACCGCATCCCCGCCGCGCTCGACGAGAAGGTCGAGGCCGTGGTCAATGGGGTTCCGGTGGTGGGCAAGATCGTCGGCGTCTCTCGCGCGCTCGGCGTGGCCTACATGGACAACGAGGCCCACACCGAGACCTACCGCATCGACGGCGAGGACATCATCGCCAACTACACCCAGGGCCGCTTCTCGCCCGAGACCCCGGTCCTGGGCTCGCGCTACGAGGACGCCCCCGCGCTCGCCGCTGCGGCCGAAGCCGCCCGAGGCAAGACCCGCAAGCTGCCGGCCGCGCCGTCCGATGATGCGGCCTCGCGTCAGCAGCGCATCGCCGACGCCTATCGCAATGGCTCGTTCGGCGCTGATCTCGACGGACCCGGAGCGGCCTGATGATCGACACCAACACCTTCCTGTTCAGCATGGGCATGATGGCCGCCGTGGTCATCGCCCTGACCCTGCTGATCCGCGTCGCCGACGCCCGCTACGACTATGAGCGGGGTGTCAAGTGATCGGCCTGACCTTCCTGGCCGTGCTGGCCTTCGGGGCCTTCTTCCTGTGGCTGCTGGGCTTCGACTTCGAGTTCACCGGACCGGACGCCGCCTGATGGACACCCTTGGCCTCATCCTGCTGCTGATCGTCGCGGTGCTGATCCTCGCCATCGCGCTCGGCTTCTGGGCCACCATCGCCCTGGTCAACATCCTGGCCAAGGAGGTGCGCGTGGTCATCGCCGACCAGCGCCATCTTCCCAAGGAGGCCTCGTGATCAACGCCCTCCTGATCCTGGCCATCCTGTGCCTGGGGCCGTTCGCCCTCCTGGCGGCGATCCTGCTGTTTTCGGCCCTGTTCTCCTGGGCGGCCTTCCGCCACGCCGACGTGCAGAAGACCCTGACCGTCAAGGTGGGGCCGTAAGATGGAAGTCCTGGCCCTGATGGGCGCGATCCTTGGCGTGGCCTTCGCCCTGCTGTTTGGCGCGGCGGCCGTCTATCTGGCCCTGCTGCTGGGCGCGATCGTGCTGGGCTTCCTGGCCCTGTTCATTTCCGGGTTCGCCATGATGGTCGACGAGATCGTCGACATGGTGCGCGACCACTACCGCCGGTGAGCATCGTCACGGCCCTGATGGCCGCGTCGCTGATCGCCATCCTCTACCACCTCAAGCCGGGCGCGCACCGATGAGCACCTTCCTGCAAGTCTCCCTGGTCCTGGCCGGCGTCCTGATGGTCATCGGCCTGTCCTGGGCCATGGGCCATTTCGAGGAGTTCATGCGCGGCTCCCTGGGCGCCCCGGAGCTTCCGGCCCACGACCTGCCCGATGAACCCGAGTTCGGATCGGAGCGTCCGTGACGGAGATCATCTTCCCCGCCTGCGTGGCGCTGGCCCTGGTCATCGCGATCTTCCGCCTGATCGACCACTACGACGGGACCTGACGTCCGTGAGCCTGCTTCTCGTCGCCGCCTTCATCGTCTGGCTGGCCTACGCCGCCGCCCGCAATCTTCGAGTCTGATCCGATGACCTATTTCGCTCTCGTCCTGGCCCTGTCGCTGGTCAACACCGGCGCCCAGATCACCACCGCCTATCGCAACTGCGAGGAAGGTCAGGTCGCCTGGGGCGTTATCCTGGCCCTGGCCCAGGCCATCGCCCTGGCCGTCTACAAGGCGCCCGCATGACCGGCTTTGTCGTCACCCTGCTGATCACCGCGATCGTCTATCACGCCCTGATCCTGCGCGATGTCTTCTGCGAGTTCTCGCGCGACGAGGGCCAGCAGCTTTTCCACGGCGTCGCCGCCGGCCTGCTGCTGATGTTCGAGATCGTCGCCGTCGGTAGCCTCTGGATGGGCAAGTAAGCCATGGCGCTCGCCTACGTCCTCGCCGACATTCTGGCCATCGCCGCCGGCGTCTATGGTGCGATCACCGGCGCCGTCTGCACCATGGACGATACGCTCAATCGTGAGCACAGCCTGCTGGTCGGCCTGTGGGTCCTGATCTGCCTGGGTTCGGCGACCATCGCCGCCCTGGGCGTGGTCGATCTGGTCATGAGGCTGCCGCCCGCGTCATGACCCGTATCTCGGCCGCTTTGTCGTGGAGCCTTCCGTCGTGAGTGTGGCGGCAGCAGGCGCGGTGGGGGCTTACGCCGCCCAGCGTATGCGTGAGGGAGGCTACCCGCCTCTCGCGCCCATGACCCGCGCCGAGAAGTGGGGTCTCGTAGGGGAGGCTGTGGTCATCGTCATGATCTTCGCCGCCCTGGCCTGGGTCTACAGTCTGGGGTCCTGATGTCTAGAATTCTCGGCGTCGACCCCGGCGTCAAGGGCGCCCTGGCCCTGCTCGACACCACCAACTGGACCATCGCCATCCGCGACATGCCCCTGGAGATCGGCACCAAGGGCAAGGAGAAGGTCTCCGCGCGCGGTCTGCTCGATGCGATCGCCGCCGCCAAGCCCGACGCGGCTTTCCTCGAAGAGGTCTACGCCTCGCCGCAGATGGGCGTGACCTCGGCCTTCTCGTTCGGCGACGGCTTTGGCTGCACCCGCACCGCGATCCTGGCCTATGGCTGCGTCCTTTGGCCGATCCGTCCCCAGGTGTGGAAGGCGGCCATGAAGGTCCCCAAGGACAAGAAGCAGGCCACCACCCGCGCCAGCCAGCTTGTCCCGGCCGCCCACGGCCTGTTCTTCGGCCCGCGCGGCGGCGCCTTCGATGGCCGAGCCGAAGCTGCGCTCCTGGCCCTCTATGGCTGCTTCCACCTGAAATCCACGCCCCCCAGGCCTCTCAAGGTCGTCGAGTTCCCCGAGTAGTACCCAGTATGACCTTTTTCACCGTCCAGCCCTACCGGGTCCGCCAGCGCAAGACGCGGCTGAAGATCAAGAGCGCCCTGGAGCGCATCGACCTGATGCCGCGCCCGCAGGCCACAGTCCACCCGTTCGCGCCCAAGAAAAAGCGCGCCCGACTGACCGGGCCATACCAACCGGTGACCGGCCATACCCGGCCCTACCAAGTGATCGGCGGCGTCCATCCGGTCTATGACGAGTGCTTCGCCACCGCCGACCACGTCTACGAGGAACCGCGCAGCCCCCAGATCGTCCCGACCGGCATCCTCGACGAGCGCGGGATCATGCTCTGCCGCGTCTCCATGCCGATCAAGCAGCAGATGGGCTTTTGCACCGGCGGCAACGCCTGGACCGGTGACTTCGACGAGGAGGTCGAGGCCCTGATGCCGGCCGACATGCTGCGCATCTCCACCGGCGGCGGCGGGGTCAGCGAGATCGACGCCTCCGAGTTCGACGAGGACTTCGACGACGAGGACGAGGACTGATGGCCTATTTCAACGACCGCGATTGGCAGATGGCCGGCCTGATGCTCGCCCTGGGCATGGTCACCCTGTTCGCCATCATCGGCGCGGCTATCGGCGCCGTCGTCGCCCTGCCGTTCATGCTCTGGTACCACGACTTTTTGCCGCTGCCGGCCTTTCTGGCCGTTGGCGCCGGGGCGGGCGTGGTCTTCACCGGCGTGGCCATGCGCCCCTGGGACATCCTGGCATGACCCGCGCCACCGATGCGATGCTCAAGCTCGCCGCCGAGATCGAGGAGGCCGAAAGCCGCCTGTCGGCCGCCACCGACTACTGGGCCGATCGCCAGAAGGACTACCTCAACGCCACCGAGGAGACCGACGACGCCAAGGTCCTGGCCGCCATTCAACTCAAAGCCCTGGTCGCCTATGAGCAGGTGGTCGACGCCATCGCCTTCAAGGGCGTGATGGTCGTCCAGCTTCGACGCCTCCAGAAGGCCCGCAGCGACGAGATCGCCCGCCGGGGCCAAGCCCGCAAGCGCCTGGGCGGCGCCGACGATCGCGAGGCGGCCTGACATGCCCGTGCTCGCCAACGCCAAGCAGGAGCTTTACTGCAAGCACCGCGCCAACGGCTTCGTGCCCAAGAAGGCCGCCCAGGCCGCCGGCTACGCCACCGGCAGCGCCGTCTACCAGGGCCTGGAGGAAGACGCCGATGTCGTCGCCCGCATCCATGAACTGATCGACGAGCGCAATGAGGCGAAAGCCGCGCGCATGGCCGCCGCCCAGGCCAAGGCGCTCGCCGAGGGCCACACCGTCGGCACCATGACCGGCGTCTCCCACGCCTGGGTCATCGAGCAATTGAAGATGAACGCCGAGGACGCGCGCGAGAGCGGCGACTTCAAGGAAAGCAACGCGTCCCTGAAGCTGATCGGCGAAGCCTTGGGCATGTGGGGCGGAGGCCTTGCCGGCAAGGACGGCGCCGGCCCTGGCCTGCTCAATGGACCGGGCGAAGGCCCGACCCTGATCGACATCGACTCGATCGAGAAGCTGATCGGCGTCACCGACCAGTTCCACCAAGCCGCCTTGGCCGCGCCCGCCGAACTCAGTGTCGAGGACCGCGACATCGCCATGAACCTGATCGCGGGCCAGGGCTCGAAGAATCTGGCTGGCGATCGCCAGCTTTCCACCGGCAGCGAGACCGACGTCGCCCTGCAACTGCTCGACGCCCTTGACGAGGGCGAGAGCGAAATCGCCGCGCGCGAGATCATCCCGCCGCCGCCCTATCAAGACGAGGACTAGAGATCATGGGCCAGCCCAACTTCGCTCCCAATTCGCCGCTGGTCGGCTTCAAGAAGTTCCTGCTCGGCGGCACGGCCGTCTATCGCCTCGCCATGACCGAGACCACCGTCAAGTCGGCCTATGGCGAGATCAAGGCCTGGGGCGTGCGGGGCTGATGCGCGCGCGTCTGGCCCTCCTCCTGGCCGGGATCACCGGCGCTCTGGTCTTGTCGCTCACCCGCCCGGTCAGCGCCAGGACCAAGCTGATCTCCCTGGCCGCGCGTCCGCCCTGGGTGGGCAGAAAGCTCCCCGCCCACACCGCCTGAAACCTTTCAAGGCCCGCCCGATCAACGAGGCGGGCCAAACCCATTTTCGATGACGAGTAGCCCTCACCAACCTGGACTGCTCATCCTGTGACCCTTAGTACCCTTAAGCCCCCCGTTTCGCCCTATCCCCACGAGGAGCGCGCCAAGCGTCGCGCCGGCGTGCGCCGCATGCGCAAGCTCGCCGAGGACATCCGCGACGATCACGTCCGGGGCCGGGACCAGGACCCCCAGCGCGCCACCGCCGCCACCGCCATCACCGGCGTGTCCGAGCCCCGGCACCAAGTCGCCGTGCTGGAGCAGATCGCCGACAAAATCCAGACCGAGCACCTGGACAAGCTCTATCCGCTGGCGCGCGACGACTTCTCGGCCTTCTGCGAGGTCATCAGCCCCGAGGAGCCGCCCGAAAGCCCCTGGCACATCTGGCTGACAAATTTCCTGCAAGAGGTCGAGCTTTCGCCCGATCTCAACAAGGTCGTGCTCAACGTGCCGCCCGGCCACGCCAAGCCCCTGCACGAGGACACCCTGGTGCTGATGGGCGATGGCGCCTATCGGCCGCTCAAGGACATCGCCGTCGGCGATACGGTCTGGACCCATGCCGGCCGCGCCCGCCCCGTCACCGCCGTCCACGAGCAGGGCAAGCTTTCCACCGTCGAGATCGTCACCGAGGCCGGCCGTATCGTGCGCGCCGCCCCCGACCACCCGTTCCTGGTCAAGCTGGGGACCAGGGACGATGGGACCCCGATCGCCGAGTGGATCAACGCCGGCGACCTGCGGCCGGGCATGCCCGTGGTGCTCTCGGCCCACAAGCCGCCGAGCATTGAGCGCCTGCGCTATGACGGCGACCACACCACGCCCGAGACCTACGACAAGCACCTGCGCCGGGCCGAGGCGCTGGGCTACATGGCGCTGGGCGGCGCCCTGCACTGGCAGAAGTCCAAGACCCAGGTCACCCCCTCGCCGGACTTTAGGCTGTCGACCCACAAGCGCGCGCTGATGAAGCACATCGTCAAGCTGGTCAAGACCGGCCTTGGCCATCACATCAGCGTCTGCAAGGTCGCCTCCCAGAACACCTTCGTCGCGCGCCTGGGCGTCAAGGGCTTTCGCGATCTCAACGCCGGCGACTGGTTCACCTACGAGCCCGAAAAGCGCCGCGTCCCGCCGGTCATCTTCACGTCGAGCAAGGACGAGATCGCCGCCTTTCTGGGCGCGGCCTTCTCCCTGCGCGGCGAGGTCATCCGCCGGCTGCGCGGCAAGAACCTGCGCCTCTACCATCGCTCGATGGACCTGCTGCTGGACGTGCAGAAGTTGTGTGCGACGCTGGGGGCCACAGGAAGCCTCGACAGGGGCGATCCTGATTTTGGCGGCCGACCCTGCCTGAACCTCGACTTCGCCGCTGTGGAGGCCCTCCAGGCGGCCGGAGTGACCTTCGACGGCGAGACCGACATCGACCTCGTCAACCAGCCGCCCTTCACCATGCTGATCCCGCGTCCGAGCGACACCGACGCGGTCGTCTCGGTGCTGCCGGCCAAGAAGGCCCGCTGCCTGTGCCTGACCGTCGAGGAGGACCACAGCTTCACGGCCGAGACCCTGGTGGTCAAGAACTCCACCTACGCCTCGCGCCTGTTCGTGGCGTGGCGCCTGGGCCGCGATCCCAACCAGCGCATCATCGGCGGCGGCCACAGCCAGAACTTCGTCGAAAACGAGTTCTCGGCCAAAATCCGCAACATCGTCGAGAGCCCCGAGTTCCAGCGCGTCTTCCCCGGCATCACCGTCGACCACAAGACCAACGCCAAGCAGCAGTGGGCGATCGCCGGCTACAAGGGCCAGTACGTGGCGCGCGGCGTGGGCCAGGGCATCCACGGTTTCCGCGCCACCTTCATCTGCGTCGACGACCCCTACTCCAAGATCGAGGACGCCAACAGCCCCGTCCACCGCCGCAAGGTCGAGCAGTGGTTCGACGCCGATATCGGCTCTCGCGCCCTGCCCAACTGCAAGACCTTCCTCATCATGACCCGCTTCCATGGCGAGGATTTGACTAATCACCTGGAGGAGATGAATAAGGTCCTCCCCGACAATGCAAAGTGGAAGATCGTTACTGTTCCGGCGATCTGTTTTGATGAAGAGACTGATCTTCTAGGCCGCAAGATCGGGGAATTTTTGTGGGATTACTATCCGTTGTCCTACTTTGTTGACAAGAAGATTCAGTTTGGATTTTTGGGTTTCGCCCTCACCTACCAACAGGTGTCGTCTGCCGCAAATCCCGACAACATCGCCAGCAAGTTCAACTTCTACGATTTTCTGCCCCACGAGTCGCCTGAAGCCAAGGCCCGCGCGCCGCTCGACCAGTTCGGTCGGCCGCAGATTAACGAGAGTGATTTTTACCGGCGCACCATCGTCTCGGTCGACACCGCCTCCAAGACCACCGAACGGGCCGACTACACCGTCGTCCAGGTCTGGCGCGAGGATTTCAAGGGCAAGCACTATCTCGTCCATCAGGATCGCCGGAAGGTTGAGTTCAACGATCTGATCTCGATGATCGAGGCGCCGGCCATCAAGTACCGGGCCGATCAAATCCTTGTCGAGGACAAGGGCTCGGGCACCCAGTACCTCCAGAACCGGGGCTCGACCGACAACCAGAAGCGTCAGGCCCCCTGCCCGCTGGTGGCGGTCAATCCGGGCGTGGCCGGCAAGAGCTTCCGCTTCGATGGGGTCACGCCGATGATCGAGGCCGGCGATGTCTGGCTGCCCAAGGACGCCCCCTGGATCGAGCAGCTTCTGGTCGAGGTGGGCCAGTTCCCCGACAGCGCCCACGATGACCAAGTCGACGCCATGAGCCAGTACCTCAACCACGCCAAGAAGAACCGCACCCGTTACGGCAGCCGCAAGATCACCAAGCACACCTGATGACCACCCTGGCTTACAAGGACGGCGTCCTGGCCGCCGACACCCGCATCTGCGACGGCACCCTGATGCTGGGCGTCTTCACCAAGATCAGGCGCATCGGCCCGGTCTTGACGGCCGGCTGCGGCAACGCCCAGGACGTGGCCAAGTTCAACGCCTGGGTCAGCAGCGGGATGGAGGGCGAGTTCAGTATGGGCGAAAGCGAGTGCTGGCTGATCGCCCCCGGCCAGCCTGTCCTGATCTACGAGAACGACACCTTCCTGCGCATCGACGCGCCGTTCTACGCCAGCGGCACGGGCGGCGAGATCGCCCGAGGCGCCATGGCGATGGGGGCCGACGCGGTCACGGCCGTGCGCCAAGCCATCCTCCACGACAGCGCCACAGGCCCGCCGATCGACGTCCTCTACCTGGACGGCCGCCCCGGCGAGCGGCTGGCGGCCTGATCCGCCCAAGACCACGATCGGCGACATCTTCAGACAGTCGCCGATCGTCGACTTTGCCCCCTGTGGGGCGCGTTAACCATGTTTGTTTACCCTCTTTGGCCCGTTAACCTTAATAAAATCCCTGGTAGTACCAAGTAGGACCGGCACTACCAGCGGTAATACCGGAGAAAACGCCCGTGTTTCGCTACATCGCTGCCCTTTTCGACCACATCGTCCACTACAAGCTCGCCCCCGCCCACCTGAAGGTGGAGAACCAGGGCGCCCTGGAGCGGCTCCAGGCGGCCGATCGCCAGATCGAGGCCGGCGTCTATGCCGGCAGCGACGTGCGCGGCACCCGCGCCTACGCCTTCCACCACATCCCGCCGCGCGAGCGCCTGATCGCCGCCAACAAGGGCCGCGACGTCACCAGCCTCACCCCGCGCCGCGAGCGTCGCCTGTCGGTGGCCGGCAAGAAGCCCTGGGAGCCGCTGCTGGTCACCGAGCCGCCGCGTGATCCCGAGGAACTGGCGCGCGAGCGCGAGGATGAGGCCCGTGCCCTGCGCGACAGCGCCGAGCATCTGGCCAAGCGCGCGGCCACGCGTCTGGCGCGCCAGCGGATGCGCGAACGCTACGCGCCTTATCGCAGCGCGGGTCAGGAGGTGCTGAGCAACGTCGGCCTGGACGCCACCTGGGTGCGGGCTGGCTATCAGCAGGCCATCGACGACGCCCATCCGATCGCCGAGACCCCGGACGAAGTCTAGGGACCCTCGTCCCAACCGCTCGGGGACCCGGCCGGAAAAAGGCCAGGGACCCTGGCGGAAAAACCTCCAGGGACCCTGCGCCAGACGAGCCAGGGACCCTGGCCAAAATCGCTTCCAACCCAGACGGAAATTCGTAAGCCATGCCCCACGACCTCCTCGCCCTCGTCTATTTCACCCTGGCCAGCCTCCTGGCGCTCGCCATCCTCTTTGGCGAACTCGACTGGGATATCGACGGCCGCCGGGGCAGCCTCAAAGGCCCGCTCGCCCCGCCCGGTCCTAGTTCATAGTTTTCGTGACAACATTTGATTTCATTGGGCTTTTTGGCCTGCTGTCACGATTCAAAAGGTTTCACGCGTGCCCCGAGCCCTGCAAATCCACCCAAAATGGGCGATTTTGATCGATCTCGGGCTCTGGCTGATCGTCAGGATCATCGCATTGGTCCACAATGCGAGGCCGGAGGCCGGTGCGCCACCCACCAAAGCGTGAGACATGTCAAGCCCCCTGGCTTGGCGTGTCATAGTTTGTCCGAAAGGTGACAGGGCGGGCGCAAAAGAAATCCGGTTGACTCCGCAAACCCAGGCCAGACTTGACGTTGCGCCATTCTCCGCAGGTCTTGCGGCGATTGCCCAGGCTATTCTCCGCACGTGTCCGCAAAACCGCCTATGTGACGCCCTGCTTGACACGGCGGGGGCGCTGTGACACACAAAAGGCTCGGGCGTGCGCTCGGATGGAAAGCCCCGCTGTCGGCTTCACGCCAAGGCCTGGGTGGACCACCAGCGCTAGACCTGCCCGCCGGCGCCCTCGACCCCATGCGATCGCCGGCGGGACCCCACCGCCTTGGCCTGCCACACCCGGCGAGGACCCAGGGCGAGAAACGCCCACCAGAGCCCGCCGCCCTGGTGGGCGTTTTGGTGTCCGGGCCTGGACTTGACGTCGGCCCATTTCGCCGCCGACTTGACGCCGGATCATTTGCCCGGCCGACTTGACGCCAGCGCATTTCCCCCAGACTTGACGCGAACGCATTTCGAATTTGACGCGAGCGCGTTTCCTTCCCAAATTTGACGCGAGTCCATTTCAAACTTGACTTGACGTCATTTCATTTCCTTGACCTGACGCCGTTCCGTTCCGCCGGGCCTTAAGGTTAACGGCGGATTAACCATACGGCGAGTAAGGTTAATTTTCAAGGTTAACGGGTAGGATGAACGAACGTGGTTAACGGGCCTTAAGGTTAAATCTTAAGGTTAACAGGCGTTAAGGTTAACGCTTAGGGTGAAAAATTAAGGTTAACGCGCCCGGCCGGACCGCCCAGGCCCTACCGGCGCCGTTAAGGTTAACGCCAGGGGTCGAATCGTTAAGGTTAACACCCAAAAACAGCGAAAATCAGCAAAAATCGTCCAAAAACAGTGAAAATCAGCGAAAAATAGCGCTTTTCAGCCTGAAAATCGCAAAAAATCCGTGTTTTGGCCCATTTTTGGGTCATTTTCGCGCTCTGACCCGCTTCTGGGCCAGCCCGAACGGGCGCCGGCCGGGTCGTGATCCCCCGGCCGGTGGGTCAGTGGAGAATCCAGAGCAACAGCGCCAGAGCCGCCAGTGACCAGCCGTTCAGCAATTTCAGGTGTGCGCCTCTCTCGTCTGCCGTGGCCGCTCGCCACGCTTCCTTCATCGCATACAAGAAAACTGTTGCCAAGCCCCAAAGATCGCTTGACAGCATAAAAGCCCAATGCGACAAGGGGACATCCAAACGGGAGACACCCCCCAATGACCACCGAAACCCTCGACCTCCTCTATCCGGTCCTGATGCTGGAGCAGAAGATTCCCCACCGCGAAGGCATGTTGCGGCTGGCCATCGTCCTGCGCGACTTCGGCCCCAAGGCGCCCCATCGCTACGTCACCCACCTGCGGGCTGAAAACCCCGTGCCGGGCTCTGACCACGCCTTCACCTACAGCTATGAGCATGGCACCTATTCGGCCGACCTGCGCCGCGCCCTGGCCGTCTATTTCGAGCGCGTCACCGAGCGGGTCATGACCGCCATGGTCGTGCTCCACGACCTGCCCGAGGTCGCGCCGCCGGCGCCGACCGTCACCGTGCCGCTCGAACTGGCCCAGACCGCCTATGGCCTGATCGATGACAACGAACTGGACCTCTCCAAGGCCTGCGGCAACGTCACCTTGGTCGAGGCCGCCATTACCGGTCTGGCCGCCGTCCTGGGACCGCGCCGCTACTTCCGCGATGTCGAGGAAGGCAACGCCAAGCTTCTGGAGGCCTTCGAAGCCCAGCAAGCCGCGCGTGACGCGGCCCTAGAAGCCGAATCCGAAGAGGAAGAGGCCTAAAAAGCCCGCCCAGGCCTCCCCGGCCTGGGCGTGAGCCCTCCAGGGGCCGTTAAGGTTAACGCCAGGGGCCGGGACGTTAAGGTTAAGGCCGAAAATAGTGCGAGAAACCTGTTGACACGCATTGCGGCCCTATGCGAGAACAAGGCTCCACTTCATGAGGAGCGCCAAGCATGGCCCTGCCCGATCACTTCCTGGTTTCCGTCGACGGCTCGCTCTATGACACGCGGGTGCAAGGCTGGAACCAAGCCGCGCCGCTGCGGATCAATTACCGGATCGTCAATCGCGACATCCACGGCATGAGCGAGGTCAAGGCCGCCTTGCGCTGCGGCGCCTTTACCGACATCGGCGGCTATCCGCTGTATTTCGTCACGCAGGACGGCCGCGCCCTGTCCTTCGACAGCGCCCGCAAGATGCTCTATCAGATCGCCGACGATTTCCAGCATGGCGCCTCGACCGGCTGGCGGATCACCGGCGCCCTCATCAACTACGAGGATCACGACCTCGTCTGCGATCACAGCGGCGAGAAGATTCCGGCCGCCTATGATCCGGTGCAATGGGCCGCAGGCTGCAATGTCTCGGGCTTCATGCCCGACAGCGAGCCTTCCCACCATGCGACCTGGGAAGAGGCCAAGGAAGACTTGCGCGCCCAGGTCGAACTGGCGCGCGAGCCCTACGAGATCGGTTCGGACGAGGACGACGCCCTAGCCCGCGTCGCCCGCGCCCTGGAGGCCCTTAAGGAAGGCCAAGAGCTTAACATGGGCGCCATCGGCTATCGCTGGTGGGTCGAACGCCTGTAAACCAAGGAAAGGACCCCTTCCATGTTCATTCTCATCGTCGGCAATCCCAGCGACGGCTTCACTTATTACGGCCCCTTCGACGAGCATGACGACGCCGTCACCTATGCCGAGGCGACCGGCACCGAGGGCAACCCCTGGTGGGTCGCGCCCCTGGAAGCGGCGGACTAGCCCGTCATGACCGCTCTCGAAAAGCGCGGCTACAAGGCCGCCCAGGCGGGCGTCAAGTGGTGGAACAACCCCCACCCCAGCGGCTCCCCGGCCGCCTATCAGTGGGACAAGGGCCACACCCGCCACCGCCTCGGACGCTAGCCGAGCCCAGGCCTTCGCGCCTGGGCTTTGCCCGCCCCCTGGGCGTTAAGGTTAAGGCCGAAAATAGTTCAAGAAACCTGTTGACACGCATCAGGCTCCCATGCGAGAACAGGATCAGACGAAACGACAAGACCACAAAGGAGGCCGCCATGAAGTAGCGACAATCTGGAGCACAACTCATGGAATTCTTCGTCCGCACCACGCTGGTCAGCATCGCCCGCCACTGGGAGGACGGCGCCGACGTGATCGCCACCTGCTATTGCGTCTGTGTCGAGTACCCGGACGGCGCCCGCTATGTCCACGACTATCAGCCGGTCGACCGCTATGTCAGCGCCGACGACGAAGGCGAGCCCATCTATCCCTGGCGGGACGGCGAGGCCATCAAGGCCAAGCTGGACGCCTTGCGCGATGAGATCGCCGCCCACGTCGCCGCTGGCGGGAGCCTCGATCCTGGCCACTGGTTCGAGGTCGATCCGCGCTACGGCTCCCCGGCCTATATGGGCCTGGACGCCTTCGGGTTCTTCCGGGCGCGCGAAAAGCAAGAGGCCGCCGAGCGCGGCGACTGACACCCAAAAGGCCCGCCCATCCGGCGGGCCTTTTTCCTTGACCACCGCCTGGGGTTAACCTTAAGGCCGCGTTAAGGTTAAGCCCGCCCAGGCCCGTAAAAAGATGCAAGAAACCTGTTGACACGCATGGAAGGCCTATGCGAGAACAGGGCTCAACACCAACGCCAGCCGGGAGACACCCCATGGCCCTCGTCACCGAATCCTTTGTCGTCGATCTGGCCTGCGGGCGCGCCCTGACCAACGGCGAGCGCCGCATGGTCGCCGCCGTGATCGACTCGCTTCTCGACCCGCATTTCAAGTCGACCGCCTGGGTCAAGGGCGGCGACCATCGCGAGGCCGTCCACTACTGCGACCGCGTGACGCCCTACAGCCTGCACGGCGAGAACGCCAACGCCGCGCGCGTGCGCACCGAGGCCCTGACCACCCGCGACCATGACGCCCCCGTCCTGCTGTCGCTGTCGGTCGGCGACACCATCGGCGAAATCGCCCGCTTCTACACCATCGCCGCCGCTGTCGAATATCTCGACGGCAACCCCGATATCGATCCGACCTCGCTGCACATGGGCGCCTACACCATTGACGCCCCGTTCGGCGTGGCCAATGACATCGAGGCTGACAAGCTCCTCTATGACCTGGGCTATCGCCTGCACGCCATGGCCGGCGGGTCCTGGACCTACAGCGATCCGCAGGGCCGCCTGTGGGACGGCGGCGGCAAGCGCGAAGCCGTGGTCATGATCGCTCTGAAGCAAGCCGCCGACGCTGAAGAGGCCTAAGGCCCGTGAAGCGCCGTCACGCCCTCTTCCTGTCGGTGATCGCTTCGGCGCCCGACGTGGTGATCCTGCAAGCTCCGGCGCACTTCCTGCGCTGGAGCGACCACCGCAAGGCCATCCTGGCGTTCATGCGCCAGACCTACGGCGTCAAGGCCGCCGACGTTCACGCCGTCGAAGGCGTCGCCGGCTATGCCGAACCCGACCCGACCGACGACCCCGCCGTCCTGGCGCGCTTTCAAGCCGCCTTCGCCGGGTCTGACAACTTCCCCAAGGTCGCCCTGGCGGCCTGGGACGGGCAGGCCTATCGGCTGGTCCGCCGGCCTCTGGCGTGAGGCCGCCACCGCCCAGGCTTAACCTTAACGTGGCGTTAAGGTTAAGGCCGAAAATAGTTCAAGAAAGCTGTTGACAGCATAGGAGGCTTATGCGAGAAAGGCTCATCGAAACGGGAGACACCCCATGGACGACACCTATCCGCCCCTGACCCCCGGCCAGCAAGCCGCCCTGGTCGCCTTCGCCGACCAGCATGGCGGCCTGGGCGAGGCCTGGAAAGAGGCCCTGAGCGACGCCTGGAGGACGTGCAGCGAGCCCGATGCGCTCAAGGCCGACCTGCGGACCATCCGCAACACCTATGGCCCCTCCTGGCTCTATGACGAATACGCCTGGGGCTGGCGCCCGACCCTTCCCGACTGGGAGCGCGCCGGCCGCTGGACCGACACCCCGCCGCAGCCGACGCCGGGCAAGGCTCGCTGGAGCGCCGCCTTCGACCCGCCGGCCATCGGCGACCGGGTGCGCGTGACCACCAACGGCCTGGGCTGGGCGCGGGTCACCGGCTACTTCGTCGAAGCCGACTGGCTGGGCGTGATTGTCAAGCTGGAGGCCCCGGCCGACTGGTATGTCAAACAGAACGGCGGCAACGTCCCCGGCCACAGCTTCGGGACCGAGATCGCCCTGACCGACCCCGCGACCGACTGACCTGGACGGCCCTGGCTGGGAGACCAGCCGGGGCGAGGCCTAACCCGGCGCGGTTAACCTTAACCGCCCATTAAGGTTAACCGCCGGCGCCCTGGGGCGGGCGAAAGAAAATGCAAGAAAACTGTTGACACGCATCTGAGGGCTATGCGAGAAAGGGCCATCGAACAACGGAGGCCCCTCATGGCCAAGCTATTCAGCGACCTTCAGGACCTTGCCAACTCGACCTATGTCGTGCGCATCGTCGACAATGGCGGCCAGAGCGCCGACCGCTACACGATCGTCACCGCCGATGGCGACTATTACGCCTACAGCGCCAATCCCGCCCATCCCCAAGGCGTGGGCCTGAGCGGCGAGGGCATCGACCCGCAAGTGCTGGTCGACTGGGTGGAGCGCGGCGAAGCCGTCGACCTGACCATCGGCGAGCTACCCGAGGCCGCCGCCCGCTGTCTGCTGGCGTCGATCAACGCCAGCGTCGAGGACTTCCTGTCGGCTGTCGAGGACCCGACCAGCAACGCCGTGGCCCCGACCCGCGAAAAGGCGGAGATCAATGACGGCGTGATGGATTGCTTCGGCAAGGGCATCTATCGCGTGGGCGAGGGTTTCGCCGTGCGCATGGATGGCCTGGACGCGGGCGATGATCGCGGCCCCTTCATGAGCGCTGTCGAGGCGGTCAAGGCCACCCTCCCCGATGAATACGCCTGGGCTGGCGAGGAATACCTGTCGCCGCGCGACATGACCAAGATCACGCCCGAAGCCAAGCCGCTCGTTCTGGTCCACGCCCTGGAGGCCATTCGCGACTATGAATATCAGCGCGACAACCCCGGCTCGTTCTTCGACGGGCTGAACGAGGACGACACTGACGCGGGCCTGGGCATCGTGCGCCGCACGCGCTACCTGTCCAAGGTCACCGATGATGCGACCATCGTCGGGCTGATCGGCGAGGCGCCGGCCTTCGCCCTGGCCCATGAATGTCTCGACCAACTGTGGACCCTGGCGCAAGAGCGGTGGGAGGCGGGCCAGTGAGCGCCCGCGAACGCCGCGCCCTCTCCGAACTGCTGGCCCTGTTCCACGCGGTCAACAGCGGCCACGTCAAGGGCCGCAACCCCTACGCCTTCCCGGCCGTCAAGCTCGCCAACGAGGTATTGACGGGCGACCCGCTGGACGGGGTTTCCACGTCGCCGAAGCCCTGGACCGGCATCGCGAGGCGGACGGCAAGGCCTTGATTTTCGAGGTCGGCGGTTGCCCGGACGGCTGCTTGCTGTCCTACAGCGGCGCGGTTCCGCGCTGCGTCAACTGCGACACCGAATATCCCGAAGAAAACGGTTGACAGCATAAGGGAGCTATGCGAGAAAGGGTCATCAACGGAGACACCCCGCCCATGTGGACCGAAAAGACCTTCAAGACCCGCGCCGCCAAGGAGGCCTGGATCGCCCGCAATGAAGACCGCTATCAGATCGTCGAGATCGTGGTCTGCAACGCCTACGGCGTGACCTACAAGCCCCTCCGACGCGTCTACTAGGAGACCTCGCATGATCCCCGACTCGGTCCGTAACCCGCAAGATCATTGGACCCCCATCGCCACCCGCGCCAAGGCTGACGCCCTGGCCTATCGCTACAACCAAGATGACGCCGGCCCCGGCCTCTACGAGGTCCACGAAAAGGGCGAAAGCTTCGCCATCGCCTACTATGACGAAGACGGCGCCTTCTGCGGCTACGTCTAACCCGCTCCTGTCAACTTGAAGGCCGGCGCCGCTCTCCTGGCGCCGGCCTTTTTCTTGCCCGCCGCCTGGGTCTTAACCTTAAGGCGAGATTAAGGTTAACGCCGCCTTAAGGTTAACCGGTGCCCCGCATCCCGCCCGGATGCAAAAAACCTGTTGACACGCATTTCGACCCTATGCGAGAAAGGCGACGAACACGGGAGACACCCCTTATGACCACGACCATTCCCGGCGCCGAGCATACGATGATCGGACAAGCCGCCTATCGCTCGACCAAGCGCCCCGACCAAGTGCGCGAGATGGCCTATGGCGCGTTCCCGGCCGCGACGTCGGACTCGCCCTTCGCCGTCAAGCCGGCCTGTGGCAAGGTCCCGAGCGCGCGCGTGCTGGAGGACTTCGACCCCGCCGACGTCTTCACGACCAGAGCCAATGATCGCGGCGGCTTCTATGCCTCCGCCAACTTCGGCGGCTCTGAGGTGTCGTGGATCAGCATCGCCGGCTATGGCGACACCGAGGAGGCCGCCCGCGCCGATCTCATGGCCCGGTTCATCGCCGACCGCGACGGCAAGGGCAAATTTGGCCCTCACCATCCCCTGGTCGGCTATGACTGGGGCTATAAGCTCGCCCCGTTCTGGGACATGCTGGAGCGCGAGGCCGCCATTCGCCAGCCCTTCAAGCGCCAGCTTTACCTGGGCAAGCTGAAGTCCGGCCGCCCTAATCCCAAGGGCTTTGACGTGTTCGTCGATGTCGAATGGACCGGCGTGCGCCTGTCGCTGTCGGGCGTCATCGGCCCCAAGGCCAATGGCAACGCCTGGGACGGCGCAGGCCAGATCGTCGGCAGTCTCAAGCGCAAGGACTTTCTGGAGTTCGCCCCGTCCTGGCATTATGGATCGGCCCTTGACGGTCTGGTCCAGGCCTGGACCCGCTGGCACCTGAACGACCTGCGCGCCGGCACGCTTCGGCAGGAAGACCACCTGCGCGGCTATGAGGCCAAGCGCAACATTGAGCAGGCCAAGGCCGCCGGCGCCCATTCTCTCGACGCCACCCGCGCCGAACTGGCGCGCGTCCATATGGAGCCCGACACCTGGGAGCGCCACAACGGCCGGCCCTATAGCTACGGCTCCGCATGGCTTCGCGAGGAGGTCCCCACCTACGTTCTCGACTTCCTGCGCAATCTCCCCGCCCCCACCAAAATCAGCCCCTGGAGGTAACCCGCCCATGGCCATCAACACCGCCGGCCTCGTCGGCAAGCTCAAGGAAGCCCTCGCCGCCGCCCCCAACCTGACCCTATGGGCCAAGGAACGCGGCCTCTTCCATCAGAACGTTTCGGCCGCCGCGCGCGGCGACACCGTGCCGCAAGAAAGCATCGCCAAGGCCCTGGGCTTCCGACGCGTCCACGTCCAGGCCTATCTGGCGCCGGGCGAAGCCCTGCCGCTCCTGCCGCCCGGCTGGGAGGAGGTGCTTCCCGGTTCGGCGACCCCGGTCGACTGGAAGCCCCGCGACAAGGCCGCCGCCCCCGCCCCGCGCCGGGTCGGTTCGCCCGACCAGATGGCCAAGGCCCGCGACGCGCGCCGGCCGCGTTCCGCGCCGGTCCAGCCCCCGGCCCAAACCGCCGGCAAGCCTCGCCGCAAGAAAGTGCAAGAAACCGGTTGACAGCATAAGGCGGCTATGCGAGAAAGGCTCATCACTTCTGGAGCAAGCCCATGGCCGCCTTCATCTGCACCGCCGATCTCAACGCCCTGGTCGAGGACATCGCCTATGACGTGGAGATGGAAGACCGCGCCGCCGAGGAACTCGACGGCCTGGACTTTGGCGACCGCTGTTACTACGGCGACCGCGCTTACCATGGCCAGCTTGAGCTTGCCCGGATCATCGAGACGGCCGTCGCCGCTCATCCCATCCTGTACGCCTAGCAGAGGAGGCGCCGCTTTGCCACGCTACCGCACCGACTACAGCGAAGACGACGGAAAAACCGTCATCATCGAGGAAGGCCTGACGAGGACGCAGGCCATGCAAAAGGCCGCGATCCTGTCGCGCAAGCACGGGACCGCCTACGCCGTCGCCTCCGACGACAAGGGCCGCGACACCGGCCAAAGGGTCTATGCTGACGGCCGGTTCAGCTACCAAGACGACAAGTTCTAAGGCAAGAGGCCCGGAGCGATCCGGGCCTTTTGTCTGTCCCCCGCCCGGCGATAACCTTAACGCCGCGTTAAGGTTAACCCCCTGGGACGGGGGGCGCCGCCGCAAAAACTGCAAGAAAACTGTTGACACGCATTTCGACCCTATGCGAGAAAGGCGCATCAACCACGGAGGACAACATGTCCACGCACCCGCTGATCGCCGCCGCCCTGGCCAATCTTCGCGAAGGCCCGGCCATGGTCGCCGGCCCCGACCACGTCACCAAGGTCACGTCCTACGAACTGACCCGCGCGGTCATGTTCAAGGCCGCCGACCAGATCGAACGGGCTCTGAGCGATTTCCCCGCCCCGCCCGCCTGCCTGGGCGCCTTCCTGATGACCGAGTTCGACCGCCTGGGCGACAACTGGGGCGCCCTGGGCGACGCCATCACCGAAGGCGAGGCCCTGGCCAATGCTGAAACCGTCCTGGCGTGGTACTTCAACGCCACCCGTGACGACGGCGACCCGGACGGCTACACGCTCAAACTCGCTGGCGCCCTGCCCAACGACGCCGAGGCCGCCCGCATCCGCCGCGACTACGCCGCCGCCCTGGAGGCGCAAGAGCAGGCCAAGGCCGCCGAGGCTCGCGCCTTCGCCGACCGTCACGCCGCCCTAGGTTCGGCCGAAGCCGTCGCCGACCTCCTGGGCTCGCTGTTCGACACGCCGCGCACCGCCGCCGAGGCCCTGGGCTACAGCTTCCATTTCGTCCCGGTGATCGGCGGCGAGATCGAGGGCGAACGCGCCTGGATCGGCGAGGACAAGGCCGGCGAGCGCGTCCATGGCGACTACGCCAGCGCCGACCAAGCCGCCCGCGCCGCCCTCATCTACCACGTGCGCGCCAACCAAGCCGCCCAAATCGTCAAGGACGCCTGACCATGACCGCCGCCGCATCCCTCTTCGAACAAGCCCAGATCGAGGCCGCTCAAGCCGCCATCGACGCCAACACCGCGCGCGTTGGGCTGGAGACCGAGGACGCCACGCCCGGAACCGACCTTTTCCACCTGCTGGGCTCGCTGCTGACCTGGGCCGACGCCTGGGCCGTGGACTTCGACGACATCCTGTCTCAGGTCCGCGAACCGGTGAACCTCTCCAAGACCGTGACCCGCTTTGATCCGGCCACCTATGGCCAAGACCAGCGGCTTGCGGCCATCCGCGCCAATCTCGACCAGCGCAACACCCCTTCCGTTCCGGTCCTGACCCGCGACGAGGCCGAAACCGAGGCCATGCGCGATCTCGCCGCCGTGGTCGGCAAGGTGATCAAGGTCCACGATATCACCGGCTATTTCGGCGAGACGGGCCAAGAGGACTTGCGCCCCCACGACGGCGCGCCGGCCTTTTCGGTGATCGTCCTGCCGTCCGACCGGGACGACGTGATCTACTGGAATGACGAGCATCTGGACGTTCGGTGGAACGTCACCCCCGCGCCGGGCGAAACCCGCCTCTACGAACTGCGCTCGCTCTGGGTGTTCGGGCGCGGCTATGTCATCGAAGGCGAGGGCTGATCATGGCCATGCCCCTGGGCTTGCGGACCACCGCCACCAGCTACGCCATTGACGTGGACGATGACCAGTTTCTGGCCATGATCCAGGCCGAAGGCTACAAGGGCGGTGATTTCGAGCCGTCCCTGTTCGACAAGCTGCAAAAGACCCCCGCCCGCGACATCGAATATAACGGCCACTTCGGCGCGTCGGTCTATTTCACCCTCACCGAGGAAGACGACACCCCCGCCCTACGCGCCGAGCTTGGCCGGATGATCGCCGAACACCTAACCCTCTGCGTCGCCCACATGGCGACCTACGACAAGGACGCCTGACCATGCTGAATATCGAGGACCAGACGATTCGCCTTCGCGAGGAAGGCAAGAACAAGACCACCACCGTCATTGGCGGGGTGCTGCTGTTCTTCTCCTATTCGACCCTGGTCGGCTTTCGCTGTCCGCGCCTGGGGATGGTGATCAACCCGGCCGCCAAGAGCTACGGCGTCACCACCGCCCGCCACGTCGGCGAATTTGGCCTAGGCGCGCCGGGCGTGGGTAAAACCGCCACCGAAGAAGACTTTCAGCGCCTCGCCATGGGCGCGGTCATGGGTTCGTCCGGGCCTGACTACCTACTGTTGAATTAAGCCCCGAGACGAGCACTAGGGCTGTCACGAATCCCCTCATCTATGACAGCTTAAGAGCCCGTTTAGTCTTCCCTGTACTCTGTTGCGCCAGTATCGGCGCGGAAAGTGATGCGCCTATGAAGCTCCTCGAAGGTGGCGGACTGCTGGCCCTGTGCTTCCTTTTCTGGCTCCTCCACTGACAAGGCTGTTGACAGCATCAAGGCCCTATGCGAGAAAGGCTCATCGCCACCGGAGACACCCGCGATGACCGATTACGACGATTGGGGCCAAGAGGCCTATATGGACCACCTCCATGATCAGGCCGTTGACGAGGCTTTCGAGCGCCACGCCGACGACGCCTATGAGGACGACCTGGGCGCCGAAGACCCGGACCTCGAATTCCCCGATGAGGCGGACGACGAGGAAGACCTTCGCCGGGCCGAAGGGCTCATGCCCTGGGCGACCCCCGAGGGCGTCGAGCCTGGGCAGTTCCCCCGCCGGGCCTATGACGACGACGAAATCCCGTTCTGACCTCCTCCCTTCGAAAGGCCCCGCGCGGGCCTTTCTTTTTGCCCCGCGCCTGGGGTTAACCTTAACGCCGCCTTAAGGTTAACCCGGCCGGATCGTTTTTCGTCTTTTGTGTCGGGCCGTCTTTCGTTTTCCGTGTCGAGGTGCAAGAAAGCTGTTGACAGCATAAAAGCCCTATGCGAGAAAGGCTCATCGCAACCAAGGAGCCCGACCATGGGACTCAAGATCGAAATCGACACCGGCAACGAGGCCTTCCAAGGCGTGGCCGGCGAGCATTGCGCCACCCTCCTGCATGAGGTCGCCCGCAAGCTCGATCAAGGCGCCCGCGCCGGCAATATCTACGACGGCAACGGCAACAAGGTCGGGACCTACGAACTCGACCACACCGACGCCCCGGAGTCGTGAGCCGTGGCCAGCTACGTCATCCAGATCAGCGTGAACGTGGAGGTCGATGACCTCCCCGTTCTGTTGGCCGCCGCCATGGCCAAGGCCACGGGCGACGACGGCCTGACCGAAGATCAAGCCCGCGATATCCTGACCAACTCCGACCCTCTGGGCCGGCCGGATGTCAAGGCCTGTCTGACCATGCTGTTTGATCCGGGCGTCAGCCCGGACGGCACGTCGATCAATGACAGCATCGTCACCCGCGAGGACTACGACCAAGACGAGGCCATGGACGCCTATGAGGCCGCCCACGGCGAGGACGAGGAAGGGGAAGGCGATGACGAGGACTAGGAGCAAGAAGCGCGTCCCGCAACGCCTGCTTCTGGCCAATCGCGCGCCCCTGGTCGCCGGGCCTGACCCCGCCACCCGCCGCCACTGGTGGGAGCTTCTGGAGAGCGTCGGCGAGCCGCGCGACCTTGAGGCCCTGCTGGTCGTGGCGATTGACCAAGACGCGGCCGAAACCGTCGCCGGGGTCTTTCCGCTCGCCGGCGCCGACTATGAAGCCCAGAGCCGCAAGGCCGACGCCCTGGCCGCCGCCACCACCCGCCCCCGCAGCCCTGGCCAGCGCGACGCGCTCAACGCCTATGTGCTGCACGTCAATGACCCGAACGCCGAGCATCATCCATGAGCTATTCCGGCCCGATCACCATCGCCCAAGGCCAGCGCTTCCAACTAGACAGCTACGGCAACGGCGCGGCCTATGCCTTCTATGACCGCACCGCCGGCGCCAGCGTCTGGCTGGACGGCGACGACGCCACCCAGTTTCGCGCCGACTTCGACAACGCCGAAGACCGCCGCCCCCATGACGGGCCTGACCAGATCATGGCCCATCTGTGGGACGAACACGACTACGGCGCCGCCGCCACGCCGCTCTAAGTCAAGGCCCGCCCATCCCCCTGGGCGGGCCTTGTCCTGGGCGATCGGCGTTAACCTTAACGCGCAAGAAAACTGTTGACACGCATTGCAGCCCTATGCGAGAAAGAGCGCCTAGGCCGCTTTGGCCCCTGGAGACTTGCGTCATGGAACACCGCGACTTCGTTCCCCACATCATCACCGCCCGCACCGTGGATGGAACCGTCTACTACGAGTCCAGCCACTGCACCGCCTTCCATCTGGGCTATGCCCGCGCCATGGACAAGGCCGACGCCGAGCGCCGGGCCGCCGCCTGGAAGCGCGCGGAAAAGGACGGCGCCCCGCAAGCCACCATCGACGAGGGAACCTATGGGATCACCGTCGTGGCCACCACCTGGGAGGCCCTGGACAAGGCCCGCGCCCATCGCGCCGAGCTTGAGCGCCTGGAGGCCAATTTCCTCGCCGAGGAGGCCCATGACGACCAGTTCGACGACTATGAAGAACCGGTCATGAGCCCCGAGGATATCGCTGCCGAGGAAGAGGCCGCCCGCGACTATCTGGCCACCATCCAGCCCCATAAGGCCGGCGACGTGGTGCGGATCACCGACGAGGGCCATCCCCATTTCGGGGCGCTGGCCACCGTCGCCGAGGCCGAATGGAGCGGCTATCTCGTCCTTGACCTGGGCGCGGGCCTGACCTGGGGCTGGGCGACGGGCGTGCAATCGACGGCCGATTTCCCCCAGCCTTGAAAGCTGGCCTCGCGCCAGCAAAAAGGCCCGTCCCCTGGCGGGGCGGGCCTTGTCCGGTCCGATCGGGATTAACCTTAACGAGAGATTAAGGTTAACGCGCCCTTAAGGTTAACTGGTGGCGTTCTTGCGCGTCGTGGCCTGGGGATTGGCCTTGAGCCATGCGTCGGCTTCCGTGCGGGTCGAGAACGGCGCCCCGCCAATGCCCTGCGTGCCGTCATCCCATTGAATGGTCCAACCCACGTCCTTGATTTCCCAATCCTCCGCCACGCCATGGGGAATCGGCGTATGAAGCGCGATGCGGGTAAAGGGCGCGCGCTTGAGTTGACGGATGCGCGCCGGAATGACTTGCGGCATGTGTGGAATTTCCTTGACAAAGGCCTTGCCCCATGGGCGGCCCGAAAGGCGAATGTAGCAAGCGGCGCTTTCGTGTCAAGAAATGCGACATGGGCTAGAATCCTGTTGACACGCATTGCGGTCCTATGCGAGAAAGATCGGGCAAAGGCGCATCCCGCGCCGCTGGGAGACACCCCGCATGGACCTGACCACCTTTACGGCCAAGGCTGATTTCGTGCTCTGCAATGAGCCGGTGACCATCACCGTCAAGCCCGCCGGCCGCCCGCTCTACCTGTCGTTTTCCATCGACCAGATCGGCATGATCGGCGGCGCCGAGGAGCTTTACGCCAAGGCCGAACAACACGGCGTCGAGGACCTGATAACGGTTCTCAACATTTCCAACGTCCTGTCGCTGAAGTCCATCGAGACCTATGACGACGAAGACCGCGAGGCCGTCGAAAGCCTGCGCTACGCCCTGCTCATGCTCGACGGCGAGCGCTACGCTTCGGATGTCCAGTTCGAGGACGTGGACGAGGCCGAGTTTTCCAACCGCGACGACACCATTGACAGCCGGCAAATCGTCGAGCGGGTCGAGGTGCTTCGGAGCGCCCTGGAAACCGCCGGCTTCGACACCGCCGACCTGTCCGCCCTGGAAGACCTCGACGCCGACGAAGCCGTCAAGGACGCCGACCAGCGCGACGCCTTCAACGCCATCCGCGAGGAATTCCTGATCCTGGCGCGCATGGTCGAGGAGGGCGGCAACTACGGCGAGGATTGGCGGTTCGGCGCGACTCTGGTCCGCGAATCCTACTTCACCGAGTTCGCGCAAGAAGAGTGCGAAAGCCTGGGCTTCATCTCCAAGGACTTCCCGTCCTGGATCGCCATCGACTGGGAAAAGACCGCCGAAACGATGCTACACGACTACACCGAAATCGACTTCGACGGCGTGAGCTACTACGTCCGCGCCTAGGTGAAGCTCCTCGAAGGCGGCGGCCTGCTCGCGCTCTGCTTCCTCCTCTGGTTGCTTCACTAAACCCGGCCGGCGTCCATGACCTGGGCGCCGGCCTTTTCTTACCGCGCCGATCGGGGTTAACCTTAACGCCGTCTTAAGGTTAACGGCGGGCCTGGAGGCGAGGGCGTCAAGGCCGCGAGCTAGGATTACACGCGATGGCTTAGCCGGCGTCCAGCCGGCGGCGCCTTCGACCACCGCGAGGCGGCCTTGACCCTCGCAATCTCGCCGATCCGCGACCAAGTGTCAACCGTTTTCTTTTTCCAAGAAACCTGTTGACACGCATCGAACGCCTATGCGAGAAAGACTCAACGTCAACGCCTGGAACCCTATCCATGCCCCGCACCGTCACCAAACAGGTCTACACCTTCAAGGAACTGAATCCCAAGGCCAAGCAAAAGGCCATCGAGTGGTATCGTGGCCTGAACGATCAAGACTCCGGTTGGTGGGATTTCGTCTATGACGAAGCCGACCGCATCGCCGAAGCCTTCGGGATCACCCTGCGCCGCAAGGAAGCCGGCAAGCCCAATAGCGGCCCGGACATCATGTTCACCGGCTTCTGGAGTCAAGGCGACGGCGCCTGTTTCCAAGGCCGCTACGAGTCGCCCCAAACCCCGGCCGTCGAAGCCTTCGCCGCCCTGGGGATCGAAGACGCCACGCTCAAGGCTCTGGCCGCCCGCCTCGACGCCCTGAGCGCCAAGGTGCGCTTGATCAGCACGGTCAAGCACTCCGGTCACTACTATCACGAGTATTGCACCGACTTCGAAACCGAGCGCATGGTTCCCGACGACGCCGGCGACGACTTCGATATCTACGATTTCGACCACGAGGACGAAAAGGAACTGATCGACATTCTTCGCAGCTTCATGAAGTGGATTTATCGCCAGCTTGAGGCCGTGGACGAAGATCGCAATTCCGATGAGACGATCAGCGAAACCCTGACCGACTCCGATTACGAATTCGAGGCGGACGGCTCGCCGACCAACGACTAGGCCAAGCCCGCCGCGCCCGGCCTCAACGCCGGGCGCGTGTCGGGTTTTGGTTTTTCAAGGTCCTGTTAAGGTTAACGAAAAAAGCCCTCGGACGGCCTGAGAAAAACGCAAGAAAACTGTTGACACGCATCCAAGCCCTATGCGAGAAAGGCTCATCGCAACGGGAGACACCCCATGACGACCCAAGCCAAGAAGCGCCGCAAGCGCTACCCGCCCAAGAGCGACGCGGCCAAGGCCCGCGCCGCCGCCAAGAGCAAGGCGTTCTTCGCCCGTCACGCGCTCAAGGCCACCGAGGCCACGATTGCCGCCATGAAGGCCGGCGATCAAAAGGCCGTCCAACGCCACGCCAAGGACGCCCGGCGCCTGACCCGCTGGATGAACCACAAGCGCGACATCGCCGCCGCCTTCGCGGCCGTCTTCAACATTCGGGCCGCCGCCCAAGCCCTGAGAGCCGCCGCATGACCCGTCGCCCTGCCTTTCTGACCGTCCTGGGCGGGATTGGCCTCATCCTGGCCAGCTTCGTCCTTTCGGCCGCCAGCGCCCCGGAAAAGCGGGTTCTCGTGGGTCAATACTGCGACGGCGACCCCGTGCGCCTCTACGGCCTGGAAGACGGCGAGGAAGCCGCGCAAGCGTGCGCCATCGTCGAAGTCCACGCCCTGCCCAAGGGCTTCTGACCATGGCCGCCCCGAACGACAGCCGCGAGGAGCCGGTCAAGGTCGAAGACCTCAAGGGCGGCATGATGTGCGATCTTGAGGGCGACATGTACGCCGACAACGCCGGGCGCTTCCCGGAATTCGAGTTCGCCTATGCCGTCGTCGTCGAAGTCGACACGGCCCCGCGCTACGAGGCGCCGGGGACGGTCCTGGTCGAGTTCGACAAGATCACCGTGGCCTTTCCCAAGGGCCACACCCTGCCGACCATCAAGGAACCCTAGACATGGAACGCCTCAACGTCCACGTGCTGACCGTCACCTATGACAGCGGCAACCCCGTCCCGCCGTTCGTCGCCCTGGGCATGTCCAAGGAGGAACTTGACGACACCCTGGAGGCCCTGGCGCGCGAGGAAGTCGATAACCGCTATTTCGAGGAAGAAGACCTCTTAGACGACCTCGCCAAGTTCCTGACCGCCGAACGCGTCGCCGAGCTTGAGCCCCTGGGCCTGGACGCCATCGGCCTACTGACTCCGGTCGAAATCGTCGACATGGCCAAGCGCTTCGCCTCGATCACGCCAAGCTTTGACGTGCTCCCGCTCTACCGCGACCCGCCGCCCGTCCGCGCCTTCGATCTCGACGACCGCGAAGCCGCCGCCGTCCTGACCGGCCTGCGCATGATCCAAGCCCAAGGCGTCCCGGACGATCTCGACGACCTCGCCACCAATGGCGGCGCCTTCGAGCCCCTGGACGGCGACGCCATCGACGGGCTCTGTGTGCGGATCAATTTCGACGTGACCGGCGAGGCGCCGGCCTCCTGACGCAAGAAAGCTGTTGACAGCATAATCCGCCTATGCGAGAAAAGGCTGTCAACGGCGATCCCCGCCGCATGGAGACACCCATGAAGTTCATCAAGACCGACATCCTCGACCACGGCCGCGCCTCGACCCTGCGCAACGCCCTGGGCACGGCCCTGGAGCGCTACACCGAAATCGGCAAGGAATTCGAGGGCTACCTGAACGACTATCAGGCCCTGGACGAGGCGGGCAAGGAAGCCTGGAAGGCCCGCAACCACTGGATCAACCCGCGCGCCCTGCCCGACCTCAAGACCCAGTTCGAGCGCCAAGCCGCCGACGTGCAAGACCTCATCAACTGGCTTGACGGCGACAAGTTCATGAACGAAGACGGCGATTTCCCCAAAGGGACCGAGTTCACCATTGTCGCCGGCCTGATCCGCGACTTCTAAACGCCCTGGTCAAGGCCCGCCCTCACGGCGGGCCTTTTCCTTGACCTCGCGCCGTTGTTAACCTTAACGTGCAATCGTTCGCCTGTTAACCTTAACGGGACATGCCTGATCCGTTAACCATAGCCTGCAAAAAAGCTGTTGACTCGCATCCAAGCCCTATGCGAGAAAGGGTCATCAGCAACGGGAACGATCCCATGACCCAAGAATACACCGCCGAAGAACGCCAAGCCAAGTTGACCGAAATGGCCGATCACTGGCGCGAGCAACTGAAGGACGCCCAAGCCCGCCTGGACATGACCGTCCTCGTCGGTCAAGGATTCGTCTGCGCTCTGGAGCGCGATCTTTCCATGGCTATCCGCGCTGACGGTCCCGACCGCTATCGCCTGTGGCCAGTATCGGCGCGCATGGTTCCCATCCTCCACTTCACCAAACTTGACGCCATGCGGGTCGCCGCGCACTGGAATGGCAACCTCCCCGACGATAAGCAGGACCTGCGAGTCGTCGCCACCCATTACCGCGACGTGCTTCAAGCCTATGTCGAGACCGCAACGGCGCAAATCGCCTGGATCGAAGGCGGCTGCAAGGCCGCCTGACCTTGACGCCCTCCGGCTCCGGCCGGAGGGTTAATTTCTGCCCAGCCCGCGTTAAGGTTAACCCGCCGCCGGCCTGGGATTAACCTTAACCCGCAACCGTTTGCGGGTTAACCATTCGATGCAAGAAAGGTGTTGACACGCATTTAGGCCCTATGCGAGAAACGCCTATCAGCAACCGGGAAACACCCCCATGCCGCAATTCGTTCTCGACACTTCGGGCAAGGCCCGTGTTGGCGCCACCAAGAATTTTCCGAACGGCGTCACCATCAACTGGAATGATCTCGACGCCTTCACCCAAGGCTATATCGAGGCGCTGTTTTTCACCGAAAATTCCCCGGCCTTCACGTCGGACGAATGGCACGGCGAGGAATGTCAAGCCGCGCTTGAGGCCGGCACGTCTGACGGCTCGCTCCCCGGTGACGCCGGTTTCGCCGACCTTCATGAAACCGCCCTGGCCACCATCGTCGAGGAGTGCGCCGCCTTCCAACGCGAAAACGCCGACCTGTTGGCGCAAGCCTATGGCCACAACTTCCCGGCGCGGGTGATCGGCGACGGCACCTTGCCCGATTCCCACCGCCCGGCGTGGGACTATGACGAGGCGGCGGCGGGGCGGGATTTCTGGTACACTCGCAACGGCCATGGCGTCGGCTTTTGGGATCGCGGCCTAGGCGAGGTCGGCGACAAGCTTTCCGACGCCTGCCGTTACTCTGAGGTTTACGTGTCGTTCGAGGCTGACGGCAAGGTTCATCTCTAACCCGGCAAAGGCCCGCTTGACAGCGGGCCTTTTTCGTGCCTGCCCCACCTGGGTTAACCTTAACGCCAGCCCGCTTCGCCTTAACGCTCTTTTTGCAAGAAAACAGTTGACTCGCATCCAAGCCCCATGCGAGAAAAGGTCATCAACCACGGAGCGCCGCACATGGCCAAAACCGAAACCGTCGACCTCGCCCTGGTCATGCTCGATGAGCAAAAGGCCGCCCTGGGCGCCTCCCGGACCTTCACCTTTCACGAAGTCCGCGCGGCGTTCATCGACGCCAAGGCCCTGACCACGCTTGAGGCCACCTTGCACAAGATCGCTGAACACGAGTGCAACGGCTATCGCAGCGACATCACCGAACGTTTCGACATCCGCCGCCGCGACAAGGCGCAAGCCGCCGCCACGGCCATTGCCGAGCGCTACGGCCTGACGCTCGATTTCAACGGCGACCCGCGCGGTTCGGCCCTGAAGATCAAGACCCCGCACACCGGCCGTTACAACGGCTTTGGCGGGCGTGAGGATGGATGGTGCGTCTAGCGCCATCCTGACCCCCTTCCACCCCCTGTAGCGCGTCCCTCTCAAACCCCTGGCCCTAGGAGACACCCCATGGCCCGCACCACCACCCACACCCGCACCGACAAGGCCAAGCGCGAGACGCTGGCGCCGTGGGAATATGACCGCCAGCACAAGGCGGACAAGAAAGCCGCCAAGGCGTGGCGCACCGATCGCCAAGGCCGCCGCGCCCTGGCCTCTTCGGACGCCTTCAAGGCCCACTAGGCGGGCTCGAAAAAAGTTCGGCTCGATGCGAGAAAGCTGTTGACTCGCATCGAGCCCCTATGCGATAAAGGGTCATCAAACGGAGACACCGACATGACCCACCTGCAACGCGCCACCACCGACCAAGTCACCGTCGAGCACTACGCCGTTTCGGGCGGTCAACTGACCGTCACCCGCGCCCCCGCCCGCGCCCCGATCTATCGCCTGAACGGCTTCAAGATCACCTACTTCGAGGCCAAGCGTAAGCTCGCCGCCTAAGACCCCTCCCCGATAAGGCCCCCTCCCTGGAGCGGGGCCTTTTTCGTGGCCGTTAGCCAAGCGTTAAGGTTAACCCGTAGGGTTGATTTCGTTAACCTTAATGGGGCGTTAAGGTTAACGGGCCGGCCCAGGCTGTTAACCCTGCGGGCGAAGAAAGTGCGATCCTGTGCAAGAAAGCTGTTGACTGCATAAGCGTCCTATGCGACAAAGGGTCATCAACAACGGAGCTACCCGATGTCCTTCCGCCTGACCCTCACTGACGAAGCCCGCTTCACCGCCGCGCGCGGCGCGGTCCGCACCGTCCGCGAACAGGCCCGCCCTGAGCCGGCCAAGGACGGCTCGGGCAAGTACGTCCTGGCCTCGCAAGACGCTCTGTCGCGCATCCGCGCCGTGCTGGGCAACTAAGCCATGAAGGTCACGGCGCACTATGGCAACGGGCTCTCGCGGGTGATCCCCTGCGAGACGCCGCAAGCCGCTCTGGACGCGATCAAAGCCGCGCTGCGCTATGATCGTTCGGCGACCTTCACGGTTGACAAGCGCCTCACCCAAGGCGCGCCGACCCGCGCGGCCTCCGAACGGGTTTGGCTGCTGTAGAAGAAAAAAGCGAGTCGACGCAAAAAAGCTGTTGACTCGCATAAGGCCCGTATGCGATAAAAGGTCATCAGCAACGGAGACACCCGATGACCTTCCACCACACCATGATGAGCAAGCTGGACGCGGCCCAACAGTCGGGCGAACTGTCCTATGCCCAGCACGCCGACATGCGCGCCACCCTGCGCGAGGCGAACATGCGCGGTCAGGTCTTCACCTCGATGATCGAACTGCGCCAAGCCTGCAAGGGCGCGGGCCGCGACTATCAGGGCCGCTTCGCCAGCTAAGGCGGCCCAAACCCTCCCAAAGCCCCGACCCCTAGGCCCGCCCTTCGAGGCGGGCCTTTTGGCGTCTGCGCCTCGGGGAGGCTCCAAGCCCCCGCCCGCCGGCGACGGTAAATAAGAAGGTTCCAAGAAAGTATGGCCCTACCGGAAGGGGTCCAGGGACCCAAGGCCGGGGTCTGTTGCATTTCTGCCACAGGCCCCTC